TATGAAGGTGATAGAAAAAATGGAAGAGCTAAGCTCAAATACTATTTTTAATATAACTTTAAAAGGAGATTTTACAATAAGTAGAACCATAGTTGAATTTTATTTTAACCCTAGCAATAATTCACTACTTCATTTAAAATTAACTTCAAATCCAATGGATGATTACAAACATCCAATGTATAAACATCATATTGTACAAGACTTTGACTTTAAAAATAAAGGAAGGAAAGCAGCAGTAGTACAAGCTATCTGGCTGTTCCTTAACTGGTATAACAAAAATAAAAATAAATAACTATGAAAATAGTAACTATTAAAAATTATATTACAGTATTAGAAAATATGAAAAAATTATTTGAACATAGCGATTCTGATGATAAACAGACTATGTGTGATGATTTAAATGAAATGTTAGATAATCAATTGTCAAATGATTTTTTTGGGACAGAAGGTCAACGTGATCCTAGAGGAGATCAACGTGATTAAGTATAAACTATAAACTAACTTTTAAAACAATAATTATGGCTGGAATTGACAAAACATACACTTCTAATTACAAAGAATATCAAGAGTTAGTAGAATGGTCAAGAGGAAAAGCGATAGAGTTTAAATACGGTAAAAAAACTTTAAAGATTCCTGTTGCTAATTCGATTTATGAATGGGATGAGCAGGATTTTGTAAGTGAATTGCCTGTTCTTAATACAGCTACTTGGGAAGACAGGTTTCTTTGGGATACTTGTCCTTGTCAGTTTGTTATTGATAGGTTACGACAGGTTTACGGTGGAAATTATTTGGAAACAGTTGATCTTAATAAAATTCCGGATAATTTCAAGACCAACAGAAAAATTCGAGTAGTTAAAGATAAACTTACAAAATGGCCTTTAAAAAATAAAGGAATATCAAACCGACACCATTATTGGTGGGTGCAAACAGAAGACGGCAATGACCTATCTTACTCTTCTAAATTAGATGCTTGGACTGTGCCCGAATCATTCCCATCTGACACAAATACAATGAATGGCAAAACAATTAAGAGTATTATTAGGAGATTGCGAAAAATGTATCTGCCATCAGGTATTAAGTTTATGTTGATTGGTAGATATGTAGGTGAAATTTATACAATTGAAATTAAGTAATATTTTTATAATTCTTAAATAAATTATATAAATCAGGTAAAATAATTTTTTTAATGTACCCAAATAAAATACAAGAAGTAATAGAAGATTGGCGCCAAATTATTTTTGAAGATGAAACAGAATTAACCGACAATATCAACCACCAAAGAAATGCTGTTGAGACTATCATTGGTCCAATATTATTGGACCAATGGGTTAACACAGGCGAAGCTTTTATAGAAGAAGATGCTGCGCCAGAATTACTCCAAAAAATTATTATATATAGTCATCTCTTATCTATGAAAGACACAGGACTTGTTAATTCATACAAAAAAGAAGAAGATGAAGAAATTTTTTGGCTAACTGATGCTGGCAGAAAATTTTTTAAAAATTAACATTTCATTAACAAATATTTAATATTCTAACAAAAATTTTTAACAACCAACTGTATATAATATACGTTATGAATACATATTTACTCAATGTCGAAAAAATATCAGGCAAACATGAAATTAATCTAATGACAGCTAATCAGAAAAAATTAAACTGTGTTGTAGAGATTATAGAAAATGATGGCTTAGGCAATCAGATGGTTTATTATAAAGTGATACATTTAGGTGATACAGTAGGAGTTCATTTTAATATTAATGATGCAATAAAAAATTTCAATTTAATATAATTTCCATTGGACTTGTAGCTCAGGGGATAGAGCATCCGCCTTCTAAGCGGACGGTCACAGGTTCGATTCCTGTCAAGTCCACAATTTAAAAACATACTATGGAGCAAAATAATAAATCCGCAATTGAATATTGTGAAGAAAAGTTTCCACAAATGACTCAAGAATTTAAAAAAATTCAGGAGGAAATGTATGAAACGTTTTGTAAAAAACAAATGAATTATGGACCTACTAATATTTCTGTAGGGACAAATCTTCAAACAGATGATGACGTTAAACTTTCATTAACAGGAATTTGGTTTAGAATTAATGATAAGGTGCAACGTCTCAAACAATTGGTGGTTTTAAGTTATCGAGATGAGGTTGGTGAATCCATTCAAGATACATTTCAAGACTTGTCAGTTTATGGCATTATATCTCAAATAGTTAGCCGAGGTAAATGGGCTAAATAAATTTTTTAAAGCTATGAAGGTTGATCATTTATTAAAAAACATTCGTTACGAAAACGGCAAAGTTCTTTATGAAGGCAACAAAGAAAATGCTGTAGACGAGGTTCGTAAATTTGATTCTTATATTCAAAGTAAAGAAGATGAAATCCTAAAGTTAAAATTTAAGTCAAATATGATTAAACTTTCAATCAAGGAAAAACCTTAATCATAGTTAATGAACTTAAGTATTTTTTAATCAAAATAGTCAGGTGGCGGAATTGGTAGACGCAGCTGTGATGATTTTGCTGGAAGGTGAATCTCCTTAACTATTAGCAGGGTTAATCAGTTCTCAATCGTCGTGCAGGTTCGAATCCTGTCCTGGCTACAAAATAAAAAAATAAAATATGAAAGTAAGAGATTTAATAGAAGAGCTTAAGCAATATAATCAGGATGCTGATGTATTTGTAATTTCTAATTATAGAGATATTGGATTTACATTGGCTTATGGCAGCAGTGAAGGCGTGGTAAAAGAAAATTGTGAAACAGTATCTTTTTATCCTGATGATTTAGGGAGTGAAACAGAAAATACATAATTTTTTTATGAGATATAAAATTTCAAAAAATAAAAAAATTGTTGTGTCATTTGATTCAAGCGGTGAATTAATGGTCTTATGGGATATTTTAAATGATGAGTTAGTTAGAACATCTGATCCTATGATTTATAATTGGTTTAAGGGCAAATCGGGTTTTATTACACCAATTCCTTTTTGGAATGAAAGGAATTACGAATGGCGATATAGATAAAAATACGGTCAAAATGCTCCGATGATGGAATGGTAGACATGAGGGACTTAAAATCCCTTGGCTTTAAGCTGTGCAGGTTCAAGTCCTGTTCGGAGTACTAAACAATTTAATAAATGCTATTATAAAATTTAAAAATTAAAATGCCATGAACATGTACAACGAAGTTAATGAAGAAGTAACTTATCAGGTTGATCAGATTGCTCACTTTTTAAATTGGGTTGGTTATTCTACTTTAAGCAAAAAATGGATTGAAGATTTTTCAAATTCTGGAACAATTTTGGAATCAAAGGTTATTGAGTGGTTTAAAAGATATGAATTAACAGTTTCAGAATTTATGGAAATGCAAGATTTGTTAAAAGGTATGCGAGCGCATTAAAATGGAAGAAATTACACTTTTTAAATTGGTCAAACATGGAGGAAAAGCATATCAAGTATTAAGGACAATGCCACTTCACCAATTTTTACGTAAAGATGGAACAATCATAGCAGAAAAATATAATGCTTGGAAACAATGGCTTGAAGCTGACCATGTGTTTAAGACAACTACACATTTTGTTTTTTGTGAAACTGTTATAGACCTTGATTTTGAAGAAATTTCAGCAGAAGAAAAGTAAAATTACAGGGCCTCTTTGATACAAGGAGGCCCTTAACTATTATTAAAATATAAATATGGAAAAAATAAATTTGATATCCAGAGATACAGCTAAAGAAATAGGATTTGACTTTGACAAAGTTGCGGAATCAGTAAGAGAATTTGAATGTATTTATGATGAACACCGCAGAGGAAGTAATTTTTTTCAAATATATGTAATTGAGATTAATGAGAAATACTTTCCAGAGTTTGATTCCAAATTTTATGGTTTTTGGCAAACCAATAATTTTATTTTTGATACAGAATATGGTTATGATAGCAGAGATATAACAAATCTTGAACGAGTTATCCCAAAAATCAGAATAATAAAAGAACGCTATTGGGAACCTGTTACAAATTAATGTTTTTTAACTCTTATCTCTTATCTCTTATCTTTTTTCTCTTGGGCTAGAAAATTTTAACACTTTTTAGAGAAAAAAGTTACCCAAAAATTTTTTTAGTTCGCAAAAAGTTTGTATATTTGTATTATAATTGATTAAACAACTAATTATGAAAAGGTATTACCAATTCTTACAAGATTTAATCCTTCCTCGAAAATTTTAACACTTTTTTGAGAAAAAAAGTTGCCCAAAAATTTTTTTAGTTCGCGAAATGGTTGTATATTTGTATTATAATTGATTAAACAACTAATTATGAAAAGGTATTACCAATTCTTTACAGAAAATCTTGATGTGGAAAATTCTAAAACTTTGATAGGAAAACCTCGTCTAATGCGCTATCCTCAAAGATCTAAAATTTGGAAGGATCTACTAAAAACATTAGATGCGGCTGAATCTGAAGCAATACGCGTAGGTTTTGAATTGGTTACCCCTTGTAACAAGAAATAACAAAAAAATAAATTATTCATTTTTTTATTCACCTTAAATTTTTTAAACATTATGAGTACTGTACCTTCAAACATTTTGAAATTTGCCAAAGAAAAAGGAGCTGAATCTTTAGTTAAACAAATAGCAAGATGGGCAAAAAAAGTTGATAAACAAATTGTAGGTGGAACTGCTATTGGTAAATATTATGATACGCTCATTCTTGATTTGACTTACCAAGGCGGAGAAATACGTATTAATCTGGAAGATGAAGTAGTAAAACTATATGGAGACGAAGTTTTCGACGCCAAATCTTTTGTTAAGGTGTATAACGAAAATAATGCATAATTAAAAATGAAAATATTGCACATAAGCGACACCCACGGCTTTCATAAGAATTTGTCAATTGCAAATGACACGGATATGATTATCCATTCTGGAGACTTTACAAATTCAAGAGAAACTCTAGAAAGCAAAATGGAAGCCGAAGATTTTCTTAATTGGTATGTTGACCTCAACGTTAAATATAAAATTCTTGTTGCGGGAAACCACGACGTAATAATTGAAAGAGACAGTCTTTTTTTAAAACCATATATTGATAAAGGTATAATATATCTTGAAAATGATTGGGTTTTACTTGAAGGATTGAAAATATTTGGAAGCCCTATAACCCCTTCTTTTGGGCATGGATGGGCCTTTAATAAAGGAAGCACAATTTTTAATTATTGGAAACATATTCCTGATGACACAGACATTTTAATTACACACGGACCTCCAAAGGAAATATTGGATTTAACACTGAATCGTCAAAATAAATTTGAGCAATGCGGTTGCCCTCATCTTAGGAAACGTGTATTTGAAATTGCTCCTAGATATATGATGTTTGGGCATGTACATAATTGCAAAAATGTTTTAAATGCTGGAACTTTTAAAACATCAGGACTAAGAACAATTTTTTCAAATGCATCTTGTGTAACTGATGGACGCTTTGATTTGGGACTTACATCCCACGGAAATTATTTTGAAATTTAATTCTTATAAAATAATCAAAATCAATTATTTATCATAAATATTTATTCATATGAAATTCAAAATAGAGATAGAATTAGACGTTAATTTTGATCATATAATTTTCGAAGTTCCAGATGATATCTTTGAAAAAGAGAAAGATTGCCTTGATGAATATTACTATATTCAGACTATAGAAAAGTGTCTTAATAATGCAGCAGTTTATGCTGTATCAAAAGATATTAAAGATATGGCTGATGACCATGATGGCCAATATAAGTATATCAAACATCACAACCGTTGTGAAATTGCTTGCGCCATACAAATTGCAAACAATGCTAAAGTGACCACAATAAAAGATGAAAAATAAGTATATAATAGTTACTCCAGATTTAAAACCTTTTTTAACTGAATCCAATGAAATAAAATATTTTGACACCAAGGATGATGCATTAAATACTTGTGGCATTTACGAATTGGAAAATGTTTGGATTGTTAAATTTATTCAACATTATAGCGAAGAAATATAAAATGCAATGATAACTTTTAATAAAGAACAAAAAGAAACTATATTAAAAATGATATCAGAATATTTGGATGAATACGGTAACAGTGAATGTATTGCGCAAGGAGACGAAGCACAAATTAGAGCAATTGAAATTATGTGCGAAATTGCAGATATCATTAATCCAATCGAATAACACTAATTAAAAAATTTAATATGGAAAATAAAGATTCAATAGTAAATTTCATATCTTCTACGATAGAAGATTCTTGGGTTGCATACGGAAAAACTTTAACACCCGAGGAATTTTTAAATATTTGCTCACAAATTATGTGTCAGTTTGATACTGATGTAGCTATTCAAGTATTTGATAAATTATCCAAAAGCTTTGGAGAAATTGCAAAGAATGAGTCCTTATCAATAAAAGTAAATTACGGATATTAAGTGGTAAAATCATCCACAATTAAAAGACATGTATAAAAAATAAGTTCATGGCATATCAAGGGCAAAAAGAATTAACTCAAGAAGTTTTTAATAATCAACCATCAGAAGTAAATTGGGCTGGCGTTGATTATGATGGTTTATTAAAATTTGGAAGAGCAATTAATCCAAGATACACTTGGGCATCAGAAAGCTGGAGAGGATATGAACCGATTGGCGAAGAAGTTGAGAATAGCGGGTATAAACCTTTAACATCAATTAGACGAATTTAGTCAAGCAGCGGAATTTGGTAGACGATACATCGGTTTGGAAACAAAAAGTTTATAGAATTGAGTTCTGACCTGGCTTTAATAATATTTCATCAAACAATATTTTTTACCCAAAACTACAATCAAAATATGGAAAATTTTAATTTAAACATTGGAGATACCATAATGGATTCGGTGGTGACTAAGATGAATGAGAAAAGTTGTTGGCTGAATGGCAAGCGCCACAGTTGGAACTCTATAAACCGATTATTTACAAACTTTAATGATAGCGAAATTATCTCTCAAAAAAATTTGGATATACCAATTGATTGGGCAAACAAAGAAGAGGTTATTAAATATTATAACTCTTTTAAAGAGTGGTCTTTTTATATTTCGGTTGGTTGTATTAGTAAAGGTAATACTAAATTAATTGAAGTCAAAGATGGATTAGTTTTTGATAAAGGTGTGTTTTGGGTGCCTGCTCCTTCATCTTCGCATTCCAACTATTGTGGAAAAACGCAAGTTAATGACGGCTGGTATATGGCAACATTAATGCAACATAATAATGGATGGTTTAGTGTTAACGGAAAAAACAAATCAAATGTTTTTAGTATTAAACATGCGGTTAATGTTTCGCCTTCAATAAATGACATTAAACAATTAAAACCTAATTCGTTGGACTTGCGCAGTGGTTCACATTTGTATGTTAGTTATAGTCAGTCAGGCAGAACAGGTTTAGAAATTCACAATATTTCGATGATTGATTTTGCAAATTTTTTTAATAGCAGATATTCATCAGACACTTATGGGAAAAAAATAATTATTCCTAAATCAATCATCAATCATTTAGAATATAAAACTGATTTAGTAGAACGTTTAAACAAGATATTAAATGAGGCTAGTTATACCATTGTGGATAATGAAGATTGGGAAGGGTATACATTTGAATATCTTATCATTAGCGAAAAAGACAGCAAAATATTTTTTAATGAAATATCAAAAGAATTGCAAAAGCTATGAAATTTAAAAAATTTGCAGACGAAAAACCAATGGTTTATTGTACATGCATTGTTATTATGCAAACAGACAATGCTAAACCTATTGATATTGATATCCCACTCCCTTTCAAAAGTTGCATTGCGTATTTTAATGAATACGGCGAATGGAAGGATAATTTCACAGCCAAAGTTTTAGAACATAAGGTTGTTGCTTGGGAATATTTGTCAGAAACATACAGTTAAAAACAAATAATATAACAACAGAATATGAAAACTTTAACACCTGATCTGATACCTGAGGGTTTTAGCTGGGCGGCGGTTGACCAAAACGGTTATGCTTATGCGTATAAATCTAAACCAATTTCTGACGGCTGCGATGAATGGATTGAATTGGAAAATGAAAATGAAAATCCTTTCCAAATTGGAGAAGGATTTAATCCCAAAAATTGGGAAAATAGTTTAGTGAGTAGAGCAAATACTTCAGTAGAATCCTCTATAAAAGAGCGTACTTTAGAAGAAGGCACGATGTGTGATTTTGAAAAATGTTATAATTTATTATCCGAATTTTCGCCAAGTAAAGATGAACATTACATTGTAATAAATAGAGTGAATGGAAAAGCAATAAAGAATGTTAAGAAAACAGAATTGCTTGCGGAACTGGCCCACGTTAACAAACTTAGAAAAAAACTAATTAATGCGCTAATGAGTTAATTATCCAAATACTAAAAATTTATAATTAAAGACTTATGTTAAAAGGAAAAGATCCATACATATTTGTAAGATTTGGCGGTCTTAATCTTAAAAAACAAAAAGCTTTTAAGAAAGACGATTCAAAATATTCTTACCACAGTCCACCAGCAAAAAGAGGCTTTTATGCTATGCCTAAAATAGCACAGGAGTTTTTTCTATTGGGTGCTCTTGATAAAACCCAGCCTGGAGTTTTTCCTAAGTCCAATGATGGCACACTGCACTGGAGAACTAAATTACGTCAAATCAGAAAAGAGTTCCGCAAGACTAATGGAGTAATTTGGCATCACCTTGAAGAATATGTAAGTGAGGCTGATGTAATACAAAAACATGGTACTTGGGTAAAAACCAGTATAAAGGTTTGGGTTGCAGCTTTTTCTAAAATGTCTACTCGTTACAGATATGGCCGAGATAAAGATTTACTTGAATCTGGTATTAATAAGCCCGGTATTGGTATGAGTATTACTGGTTGGTATTCACGAGACCATTGTGAAGTATTTTTTGATTCTAAAATATAATTTATCTCTTTTATCTCTTATCTCTTGTCTCAGAAAATTTTAACACTTTTTTAGAAAAAAAGTTGTGAAAAAATTTTGCCAGGTCGCGAAAAGTTTGTATATTTGTATATAAATTAAAAACAACCGCTGATATGCAAAACTACAAATTATTTCTTGACGATATCCGGGTGCCACTTGACTGCACAAAATACAATACCCCTAACATGCCAAAAACTCAGGATATTTATAAAGAAGATTGGGTGATTGTTCGCAGCTATAACGAATTTGTTGATGTTATCAAAGAATATTATGCCGCAGGAAAAACTATTGAAACCGTATCTTTTGACCATGACTTAGCAGACTTTCAAGATAATGTTGAATATACGGGAAAAGATTGTGCAAAATGGCTTGTTGCTTTCTGCATAGACAATAACATCAGTTTTCCCAAATGCTTTGTTCACAGCGCTAATACTGTAGGAGCAATTGGAATTATGAATACCTTAAATGATTATTTCAAATACCAAAATTTTCGTTAACATTTCATTAACATTTTTTTGGTAAAAATATTTTGCCAGGTTGTAAAAAGTATGTATATTTGTATATAATTAATAAACAACAATTATGAAAAACGTTAAAATGCATGTTCTTCAAGCTCTTCAAATGCGTTTCGGTAACAAGTCTTTTGGATATACCGACATATTAAAAGAGGTTCTTTTATTTAATCAAAAGATTAACGATTTTTCTGAATATGATTGGCGTAATCCACAGCACCGCGGCTATTATGCATCAGCAATTACAGGTCACGGTGGAAAATATTGGTACAAGTTTACGGCGCAAAATCCATGGCGCCTGGTTAAATTTTCTTTTGAAGGAAAAACCTGTTATCAGGTTGAGTGTTGCCTATAATTTGTATTAACAATTTATTATCATTATACCAAAAATTATCACATATGTCAAAAGATAAATCAGTACTTGACAAACAAGTTGTTTCAACCTGTCATTCTATTTTGGATTTATTGGAGAGTGAAGGTATTAAATATATTATGCGAGACGAATTTCAATGCATAGAAGTTATCCTAAAAGGGCAAGACGAATTAAAAGAAAGCGGCAAGTGGCCTTATATAAAGGTAGGAAGATTCGTTGATCCTGTAACGGATGCCGATGAATTTTATGTTAAATTTATGATAAGTGACTTGTACATACGTGAAAACCTGTCATGGTTTAATGCAGTATACAATCAGCCAATAGAAAAAATATTGGATATGACACGCAATTTTTTGTTGCATGTCAAGAATGCTGAGCAGGAACAAGCAAAAATTAATCAGGAATTAAAAACCAAGATTAAAGAGTTGCGTGAATTTTGTAAAGTGCATAACATTGACATTAAAAAATATTTAACACCAAACAATTAATTTTCCATGGAAAATTCAAAAAATTCTTTGCCCATCCTCGGTGAATTTAAAGCACCTGTTAATGTGCCTTTTATCATCGACGTTCCGTATTACGATAAAGAAATTCTTGTGATTCCTCCAAAGTGGTTGATAGGATGGAAGCTTGAATGTGATGGCAAAATTAAGCGTACTTGGGCACAAGAACATAAGGATTTTTATATTAAAGAGGTCAGACGGACATGTAGACCAAATACAATAATGATGTATGGCACAAGATCAACTATTCAGTATTTTGAAGATTGGTCAGAAATGGTTGAAATTCCATACGAAGAAGTTAAGAGACGTGATGACATTGCCCGAAAGGAAATTGAAAAAGAGTTTTTTGAAGAAAACCCCGGTGCGCCATATTTTCCTGACGATGACCCGATTTGGAAACCTCATCAAGATTATTGGACTTCTGTTAAACGTGAAGAAGTCTGGGAGTCGTTTACTCCTCCTGTAATTAAGTGGGTTCCTGAAATTTTTTCAATTCGGAAGTAATTATTCAACTCTTTAATTAAAATTATTATGCTGCATAAAAATCTTAAGGTTATTTCCACTTATGAAAAAATAACCAAGTTTCTTGATAGCCAACAAATAAAATATGATTTTTATACCATTTTTGACGGTGATGAAATAAATAAAGAGATCGAATTTTCTACATCTCTTGATGCCCGTCTTTTAATTAAAAGCTGGGGCGATGATGATGTAAGTGTTCATTATCAAGCAAACGTTAAGATAAACAAGCCGAATGGAAAATGGTGGAGGTCTGAAGGCGTATTCTCTGGAATTATGGTTTACAATTCCGATGAAGGATTAACCAATGAACTGCAAGCATTTCTTGAAAAGATCAGGATTAAAGAAAAAGAAGTAGAGCAGTTAAATGTAAAACTTAAGGAATTTATCAGTCTTTGTCAAGAAATTGGAATCCCACCTGAAAAATATTTACACCCACAACTAATTAAGTAATGCAAATTATTCATTTATTTAACAATTAAAATTTAATACGATGACAGAAGATAAACGCCCAGCAGATCTTAATTTGCAAATCTTTTATCCCGAAGATGACGGACACCCATATTTAATGTCTCTTGATAATGAAGAGTCTATGACTATCCGCTTTACAGCTGGCGTAAATTTGCCAAAGCTGTTAGCAACAATGTCGGTTGCTTATGATTTGCTTAATAATCTAGAAGACCTAACCGATATGGCCAAATCACATAAAATATTTCGGGAAACAGAATACGGCGAAATTTTACTTGAAGACATTGAAGAATGTTTAAGTAAACTTGAAGAACGCGAGCAGAAGTGGTCCAAGACTTTAAAATTTTAACACTTTTTAAGAAAAAAAGTTACCCAAAAATTTTTTTAGTTCGCAAAAAGTTTGTATATTTGTATATAATTAATAAACAACTAAACAATACAATCATGAAATTATTCGCCATTGCTGTTCTTGCCTTTTCTCCGATTGCCTTAACTGCACAAACTGCACAAACAGCACAATCTGCAAAAACAAAAAAACCACCGGTAATTGCTGCGCCAGCTATAATTGCAGAACCAAACAATTACGGTTATAAAATTGCAATCAATGATACATTGGCTGAAAACACAATTGACAGCATAGATATCAAAATTCAAGAATACAAGCGCCAACGTGCACTTATTAAAACTGAATCAGATAATTAATATCTAAACTGTTTCTTATGTCTCAGAAAAATAAAAAGTCTATTCCTCTTCTTCGATTTCAGAAAATGGGCGAAGACGCTAAATTAGCTGATGAGCCACGAGTGCCTATTCTAAATGCAAAATTCAAAGAAGCCGTATTTTCCGAAGGCGTTGAATTTGTTGCAGCATGTAAAGCCTGGATGAACGGTTGGGATCAAAAAAATATTCAATTAGCAAACGCAAAACTTAATACATCACTTTAAAAAATTTATTCATTATGTACTCAACACTTATTATCCGTGACGAAATGATCGATCTAAATGGTCCAATGGGCAATGCCTTTTATATCTTAGGACGAGTTAAAAGTCTTGGTCGTAGCTTTGGCTACTCGCCTGAACAAGTTAAAGAAATTCAAGAAAAGATGATGTCTGGTGATTATGACCATTTGTTGGAAGTATTTCGCGATTCTTTTGAAGGGTTGGTAGAACTTGTATAGACGGTGAAAAATATATAATCAAAAGAAAGCCCATGAAGCTGTATATCAGGAAATGCTATTTGGTAATTGCACTTTTATTTGGTTCAATTGTAACATTAGCATTGAGCGGTTTATTTGCTGATATGGGCTTTTCTCCTATTCAAGAGATAAAAATTTTTTTCTTTTCTTTGCTGATAGCATTATTATTTTCAACCAAAATTATAAGCAAAAAATGAGTAATTATATCAAATCTTGTACTTGTAAACATTGCAAAGAACAAAAAAGAAACGTAAACAAAAATGTTAAAAAAAGGATGAAGCGGTTACTGCATAAACGTTTGCGTAAAATGGATTTGGATAACCCGAAGTATTTTAATTTTTATTGGGCTTAACTTAAAATGTCTTTCATATGAACTGTATAATTTGCAACTTTAATAAAGAGACAAGAGACTTTTACAAAAATAAATTATGTCCTTTGTGTTATGACACTGGCACAATATCATTTCATAAATATGTAAGATACCGATTGGACTCAGAAGTTATTCGATTAAATAATGGAAAGAAGGCTACCTTGAATGAAGATACTATTAAATATGTAGTTAGGCAATATGAAACGGTTATATATGACTGCTATCAAAATCTAAATAAAAAAGTAAATAGAAAGATAGAATCATTTAATGGTTCTTGCACTTCTCCTGATGAAGTTGCTTATTTTTATATTAATCAATTTGTATGAAGACAGATAAAGAATATACATTAGCCTTAATGAAGTTTACCACATTAGGTGAAGATACACAAGATATGTTTAATGAGTGGTTTCTAAAAACTTTTGATTGCAATGTTAAATTTTTCTGCGAAGTTGAAACATATGATAAGCCCAAAGTAATTTACGACAAGCATAAAAAATGGACAGACATATTTTTCTTTGTTCATAAAAAAGATTTAACAGATTTTCTATTTAAGAGAGGGCAATATAATATTATTTTATGGGATGAAATAGATAACCCATACACAAGGTCACTTTACCCTCAAGAATTTATAAACCAACTTTAGTATGTCATATTTTTTTATCTTTGCTTTTATAGCAGCAGCACTTTATTTAAGAATAATTTTCTTTCTTTCTTTCTTTGAAAAAACAGATTCTATTTTTAACAAAATTAAACAAGCGACAAACAACAAACAAAAATAAATGAAGGCAATAATTGCAGTAAATAAAGAAGGGTACATTGGATTAAAAGGAAAATTGCCTTGGGGAAAAAATTCTGAAGATCTTAAACATTTTAAAAAATTAACATACGGACAGACTTTATTAGTAGGTCATAATACTCTCTTAGAATTGCCTATATTAAAAGATAGAATTTTAATTATGGATATTAAAGGAGAAATTAATCTTGACGTTGATTGGTGTATAGGAGGCAAAAAAACATATGAAAAGTATGCTCCTTATTTTACTGAATTGCATATATCATACATTGATGATTCAACACCAGGAGACACTAAATTTCCTGACCTGCATAACCTAAATCCTGAATGTGATATTTTTAATTATTATTTTTAAATGGAAACAAAATTACGCGGATTTTATAAAATATATAGAGATCCCAAATACGCAGCTATTAATATATTGGATGATGACACCGCCATTTTATTTGAAGGAAAAGATGGAAGATATTCGCTTGATCCTACAATAGGAAAGCTTGATGACGTTTCAGAATCCGCATCTTTTATAAAAGTTAACAAAGACGCAACTTTGGTTGAAGCAAACGATGCTTTTCTCGAAAAAAGATTGCCCAGATGGAAAAAATAAAATTTATACATATGAAAGACTTACTTTTAATTTCTTTGCTTTTTAGCTTTTCAAGTGTTTATGCACAAACTGAAAATCCTTTGCACCCACAATGTGAAGAAGACGAAACAAAACTCCATGAACTTGTGCGTGTCATAGACAATATTAATTATGACCGAGTAATGCAAGCACATACGATTGACAGCTTGTCTGAAGAATATCGAATAACTTTGTTGGAACTCAATCAGAAAAAAATTGAAAATGAATTATACCGCGAGCGAGTTAAAAATTTCCACGACGAAGAAATTCTACTTGCAAAAAACGGTGTATTAGCACACGAGAATAAAATTTATAAGCGTCGTTTTTATACTGCTGCAACTGTGGCAATTGGAAGTATAGGTGCTCTTTTGGCTTTAATTTTTTAAAAAATAATTTGCTTTTTTTAAAACTTTTTTGGATTAAACCAATATAATTGTTATATGTCAATACAAGAAATTATTCAAATTGTATCCGAGGAAACTCACATACCTGTTAAAGACATTACAGGAAATTCTCGCAAAGAATCGGTTGTAACCGCTCGTCATTTGTCCATGTGGGCTTGTAGATATTTCACAGAATATTCTCTGCAAAAAATATCCGAACAGCATGGAAAAAATAATCATGCAACCGTTATTAATGCATGTCAAAGTATTAAACATATGATGACATATAATCCACAAATTGCAAACTTGTGTAAACTTATCAAAAACAAAATTAATTAATATGAAGCTTTTAAGTCTATCACCATCGTCTGAAGAAAAATTCAGGAAAGAATATTTAAATGACCACAGCAAATTTATTCACACATCTTGGCTTCTTAAGGAAGACTTGGGAAAAACTTCAGTAATTAATGGTGTAAATTGGACAATTGTTGGATTATGGGATATTGAAGGAATCCGCAGACAAATTTTGTTGCGTTCTGAAAATGGAACTTATGCTTTTGAAGACAGCAAAATTGTATGTCAAGGTATGGGAATTTATAATATGAGAAATCTTGTAACGGGCCAAGAACATAAGGATTGGGTATTTACATCCAAGAATCTAACACCTATGGATATTTCTTCTGATGAAAATGAATCCGAAGAAATTGAAGAATCAGGCGTATGGACAAGGATTGATGATGAAACAAGCAATGAAGATGAAGATGAAATTGTTGATCCTTTGGTTAAAGCATTACAAGAAGACATCACAGATGAATATGATTATTAATATATGAAGCAAACTATTAAAGAAGCGCAAAAACAACGGCGTGAAAGAATTGAAAAAATTGTCTTGGCAAAAAAGCAAAGACTCTTAGAGAGTCAAGAGAAAAGAGACAAACAACGCTTGCTTGTTGAACAACAAGAAAAGGAAAAACGAATACAGCTTCTTGAAGAAAAGATTGCTATTTTGGAAAAAACTATAAATCAAATCAAATTAGATTTTGCTAGATATAGAGCAAGAAACAAATAATAAAATATGACAAAGAAAATAATTTTTTTAGACCACGACGGCGTATTATGTTTACCCCAAAATTGGGGTTCAAGGAAACAGAAGCAAAATACATGGGCAGGTAAAAAACCTGGAATGTCTTTTAAAGACATTCCTATTGCTTATAGGTTTGATGATTTTGACAAAGAAGCAGTAAATATCCTAAATGAAATTTTGGAAAAAACTGATGCTGAACTTGTGATTACTTCGGAATGGAAAAACCACGCATCTCTTGAAGAATTTGCCAGTTTTTACAAAGAGCAAGGTGTAAACAAACAACCCATAGCAATGACCGTTGGCGATTATGAATTTGCTTGCTCGCCTGAGCAAAGACAATCTGAAATTTTAAATTGGGTTAAACAACAAAAGGAAGTGATTCAATGGGTTGCAATTGACGGAGTAATTTCCGATCGACTCAAAGAAGCTAAATTTATTCCAATTGATAACGATTCATTGGGGATAATTACTCCTGGTATCAAAGATAATGTTTTATTTTTACTTGGATAATTTATAAATTATGAATAAACTAGACAGAGATTATCAAAATCTTTTACAGGAAATTTTAAATTCGGGTATTAAGAAAGACGACCGAACTGGAACAGGAACATTATCTGTATTTGGTAAACAAATCCGTCATCAAATGTCCGAAGGCTTTCCTGTTTTAACAACCAAGAAAATTCCATTTCGTTTAGTGGTTGCTGAACTTTTGTGGTTCTTAAAAGGAGAAACCAATATTAAATATTTGGTAGATAATAATTGCCATATTTGGGATGGCGATGCTTACAAAGGATATGAACGAGAATGCTTCATTCACATGACAGATCCTATGACGAGAGAGGAATTTATTTCGGCTATTAAAAACGGCAACAATAAAAAGCCACATTTTATGCCAGATCATACAGGTTATAAACTTGGAGATTTAGGACCAATTTATGGTAAGCAATGGCGGCAATGGCAAGGTTGGCGGGACTTGCAGGCTAAGACTGGCAAGGGCTTTTCGGTTTGGTATGACCAAATAGCGCAATTAATTCATTCATTAAGAGCAAACCCAGATAGCAGAAGGTTGATGGTTAATAGCTGGCATGTTGATGAAATTGAAAGTATGGTTTTGCCGCCGTGTCATTATGGGTTTCAAGTTTATACAAGAGAATTAAGTTTGGAAGAAAGACTTGACATCAGGAAAAAAGAAACCAAAAACGGCGTGATTGATTATGATAATAAAAATCATAAATACTTAGACAGTTTTGATGTCCCAAGAAGAGCAATCTCTTTAATGTGGAATCAGCGTTCAGTAGATACACCTTTAGGACTTCCTTTTAATATTGCTTCATACGCTTTGCTATTAACAATTATTGGAAAAATTGTCAACATGGTTCCTGAAGAATTAATTGGCAATCTGGGTGATACACATATTTATTTAAACCAGGCTGAAGGCGTTAATGAACAGTTGACCAGAGAATCTCGTGAATTGCCCAACTTAAAAATTTCTGAGTCTGTTAATTTTAACGGCAACATTGATGATTTTTTAAACAGTTGTCAAATCTCTGATTTTACTCTGGAAAATTATAAACCTCATCCCACAATTCAGTTTCCTCTCTCAAATTAATTCTTATGTATATTATATCAAATCGAGGCAATCTCAACGGAAGAATATCTGAATTTGAAAACCAACCTCAATATGTTGATGAAGCAATTGTTAATCACGGCTTATTTGTCAAGATCGACGTTTGGGTGGTTGATAATAAATTTTATTTGGGTAATGAAGAACCCACTTATTTAATTGATCCGCATTGGTTGATTTATCGTGAAGCGGATTTGCTGATTCAAGCAAGGAATGTTGATGCGGTTAAATTTTTAAACTCTTTAAATCTCAATTGGTTTTGGCATGAAACCGATGAATTGACTATTTCGTCAGGTGGTACTGTTTTGTTGTTTAATGACAATCTCTTTATTAAAGACTGTATAACATTTGTTGAATCCGAAAACAAAAAAATTGTATCTGAATCAGGAGTTTGCGCAGATCACCCAATTACTTATATGAAGAAGTACTCATGAAAAAAGTAAAAAACAAAACACAAAAAATTTACCGTGAATGGAAAAGCGCCACCATGCTTGAAATTTGGGAAGGCGTAAGAGACAATTTTATTTTTGGTTTTTTGGGCGCAACTTTGGTGGTCTTTATTGCAACACAAACTGATATTGCAGTATTACTTGGGTATCTTACTTATTATTTCTTTATGGGTAAAATTGTTAATCGGCCTAAATATGTAACTGACCTAGGACAATTAATTGTCTTTCCTGTTCCATCAGCATTGGGTGCATTTGTGGGTTATAAACTTTCTTACTATTTGTTATCATCTCTCTAATTATGAAATACATTATCACAATATTTAAAGAGCACAAGTATGAATTGCTCTTGATCTATTTTTATATGTTTGTGGCGCAACTGCTGTTTTTGACTGAGCCTTATGTTATTGGCAAAATGATCGACGGCTTAATTGCACATGACTATTTTTGGTTGTATCTGTTTATTGGAATTGCGGTGTTTGAAAATTTCTTTGTCTATCGCAGAATGGTTTTTGACACCAAAGTCTATACCAATATTTACAATCAAATTGTTTTTAAATATTTAGAGAGAGGCAAAGATTTGGACCCGTCAACTCGAATTGCACGTACATCCATGTCATATGATATAATTGACTTTTTGGAAAACCACATCCACTATTATATTTCTGCGGTCTTGGCTGTCCTGGGATCTTTCCTGTTTATTTTTTGGCGTGACCCACTTACCGCATTTATTGTCTTATCGTGTATAGGTCCAATTGTGGCAATTGTTTATTTTTTCTATCAAAAGATTGAACAGAGTACCAGGTTGCAAAACACACAGTTTGAAAAGCGTGCGCAAATCCTTACAGAAAATTTACCCGAACGCGTACAGACATTTTTTCAACGTCGCAGAAAAATCTTGATCTTGGGATCAACATTGCAAGGAAGAAATTGGACATCTCTCAACTCAACGAAAAACCTATTTTTAATCCTGGGTTTGGTTGTTCTTACACAAGGCAACCAAACCATTTCACAAGGAGAAGCTGTCTCAATGTTTTCATATATCAACCAATTCTTGGCTTCTCTGTTGTCAATACCTATTGGTGTAGAAACCTTTACTCGAATGCGTGATGTTATAGGTAGGATTAAGGAATAGAATAATCTTGTCCAAAACTATTCCATATCTTAAGTATATAACTACTATTAATAATTCATATACCAGCTGTACTCCGTGTTATGCTTATAGATTTCCCTTGACTTCTCGATGACTCAAGGCGTGAAAAACTATATCTGCTCAATCAGCACGTCAACATATAGAGAACGTTTTAATCTGATTATCTTAATCCTTATTATATGAATAATTTACCAGACAAACCCGGTCTAACTCTGCAAGGCGCAAAAGAATGGATTCAAACCGAACTCAACAAAGGACCTAATCTCTTGTTGTTGAGACTGATTTTTTTGACAACTATGTTTATCTTGGTGGTCATTTGGTTGCCCAATTCCTCGATAGAGATTAATATCAAACTCAATGATATTGGTCCACGGGAATCTCGAGAAACCATCGAAACACCGCTGATGGCAAATGCTGAAGAAATGAGTTTATTGCCTGTAAGAGTGGAGACACACGTCTCCGCTCACAGCATTTTAGACGAGAAGCAATCCGCAGAAAAAAAATCTCCCGCTAAAAAGAAGCGAGAAAAACAGGCAAAGAGAGAACGCACCAAATCCAAACGAACTCCGGATTGGGTAACTAAACTTCCCAAATCGGCAATGAGTGAACAACAGTTGTTTATCTTGAAATACTATCAAGTGGCACAACAGGAACAAGCTAAGTTTGGCATTCCTGCAAGTATTAAATTGGCACAAGCAATTGTGGAAACCAACGCAGGCAAAAGTCGACTCTATAAAAAAGCCAATAACGCTTTTGGAATCAAAGGAGTGGGCCCAGCAGGTTTCATTCGTGCAGACGATGATGCACCTCGCGAACGATTTAGAAAATACAAATCCGTATGGCAATCATTCCGCGACCATTCGCATTTTCTGCAACAACCCAGGTACGCCCGATTGTATCGCAACAAAAACTATCGGGATTGGGCCAAAGGTTTAAAGCAATGCGGATACGCAACCAGTCGCACTTATGCCAAGGCATTGATTCGAACGGTTGAATATTATGAGTTAGATAAATTTGATTAGCATGAAAGCAGAACAAAACTATCGCATTACTCTCACAGGATCAAAACGAGCACTGATTGTATTTTTAATTGTATTGGTGTTTAACTTGATCGTCACAGGAGCCATGTTGGCGTATATCGCAAGCGCATTGGGGGCTGTGATAAAAAAATACACCCTGGAATTTATTGTGGTTGACTTATTGTTGACTGGATTGTTAATCAATTATCTATTAGATCAAAAGTTTATCCAAAGTGAATCTCATAATGACTCAGATGATGAGATGTTGCCACTTAATAGTTAATAGAATAGTTAACATTAATCGTTTGAGCGACTTGCAGTATGTCTCGACTGTCAACCAAGGGAATGTCAATTAATTGACATTCCCTATTGTTTTTATCAAGAATATTATTCTCAATAACAAGGTGCATTCTCAAGTTCAACAAATTTGGAAATTTTTTTCCTGGAAATTTTTTTTGACCAGGACATATACTGGAGATTGCAAAAAATGGTTGCGGGCAAAACTATGAAACCTGTAAACCTGTGTGCAAAATCTGAGATCTCTGAGTAACATAAGATACTCAGAGATACTCATAAAATTGGTCTCTTTATGTGAAGACTTGACCATGCCCGCCTTCTGGGTCAAGAAAAGTTTGTTTTAAATAGCTCTTAGAAAGTCTATGAAAACCTGCATACCTTTTTGCACAGAAATGTGTGTTGCGTTTTATCTCAGTCTGAGTCCTATTACCTTTGTCCCAACTACCTGTTAACATCTCATTAACAACAAGATCTCCCATTGCGGGCAAACTATTTTCCCGGATGGTATATAAATAATATCTTACTTATGGCAACTAGAATACTTAGATCTGAGAAACTATTTAAACTATTGGATATGGTTAGTCCAGGTTCAATAGGTATTACCCTCTATCCGTTTATTATACTGAGAGACAGTTGGTACAACAGGACAACCCAGAAGGGTATTGAATTAACCATTAACCACGAGAGAATCCATATCAGGCAACAGATAGAGCTATTGGTAGTGGGCTTTTATCTATGGTATTTTATGGAATGGATATACCGTGCCTTGACAGGCGCTAATCCATATTATTCTATCAGTTTTGAGCGGGAGGCATACCGGAATGAGGCTAATCCTGATTACCTGAAAACCCGCAGATTTTGGGCCCATTTAAGGTATCTAAATCCCAGAAAATTTTAACACTTTTTTGAGAAAAAAAGTTGCCCAAAAATTTTTTTAGTTCGCGAAATGGTTGTATATTTGTATATAAATTAAAAACAACAAAAACAAAATTCATTATGAACTTTGATCTCGCTTTAGCTGAACGTATTATCGTTGAAGGATTGTCTCGCGAAAAATTTCCCTACATCATTACGCGGGATTTTAATGTCACCTTCTTGCTTGAAACTCGCTGTAAAGCGACCATCACATTTCATATTGATGCTTGCGAGACAATGGGAGTTGATGCGCCACCTGTTACTTTTGAAATTATGAATCCCAACCAAACTGAAACCCTGTTAATTCTTACTTTGCCATTCCCTACAATGGACCAAGTGGCTATGAATTATATGACGTTCTTGACGGCATTAGAAAACCACGAAAAACAGATTGTTGAAGTTGAGGCTAAAATTGCCCGCCGCATTGCAGCAATTGAAAAACTGTGTGATAAACATGGCTTAGAAATTGAGGATGTGTTGGGCCGGTATTAATCGGTAATAATCTTGGTCTTTACATTTATCAACAAATTAAAAAAATTAGTTATGTTCAAGAAAATAATTTTTGATTATCAGATGAAGGAGGTTGACAGGTTTCATGGCGCTAAAGGAATGCCGGTTGTTGTTCAGCTTACTCCCAATAACCCTGCTGACCGTTCAACTGAAATGACCATGTTTGGCGCCAAGTACTCTCTTATTATGCAATTTAAGCAATTGCATGCCGATGGGAAAATTGGAACAGCTGAACTTGAGCGGCTTGCGGATACTCTTGATAAATATGTTGACTTGTTGAAAGGCCAATAAACCACAGAGTTGTTAACATTTCATTAACAAAAAAGTTGCCCAAAAATTTTTTTAGTTCGCGAAATGGTTGTATATTTGTATATAATTAAAAAACAACAATTATGAAAAACGTTAGCACTGATATTCTGAAACTGATTGCTGAAAAAGAAAAACACCAAAACAAGATTAATGAGATTGATCGGAAGATCAACGAGTATGAAGATGGTTTTGTTTATGTTTTGTTGCTAACGGACCACCAAGACAACCGAATCGAAAGTTTTTGGGTGGTGACGAAAAATGAATACAATTGCAAAAAATCCATGGTTAATACATGGGATTATACAAAAGTGTTAATGACCAACAATCCCAACTGCCAAAAAATAGGCAAGATTGATGCGGTATTTTGCACTGCCGAAGAAATCATACAAAAAATGGAAGAAGAGGACGTTGCCGTTTTTGAAGATGACGTCAATGTAAGAACGGTATGGTACAAAAATTATGCTGCTTCTTCTTCAACATCCCTGGAAAAAATTAGTGAAATTATCTTAGCTTAATCTTAAACAGCTTGTTTATGAGAAACAAAAATGTTAAATCCCGAGTAATGCGCGCCCTTAAAAATAGGTTTGGTGACGGGGAATTTTCATATACTGATATTGTCAAAGAAGTGCTCTTGGTCAACGGAGAAATCACTGACTTGAGTGAATATGACTGGCGCAAGCACCGTGGGTATTATGCTGGCACCATCAGCAAATGGTGGGGATACTTTTACAAGTCAACTCCACAAAACCCATGGCGCCTGGTAGTGGTTTACGTTGATGACAAACCCCGGTATCGGGTTGAAGGTCCTAATCCAATTTTTTCTTAACCATTCACCGCTTTCAATAATGAACGATACTCTTAAAGCAATGCTTGATTTGCAAACCCACCTAAGAAGACAAGCAACTGAATTGGATAAACAGATTCACGCTTTTCAGGATGGCTTTGTTTATGTACTCATTCTCAATGACCGTGACCACTTTGTGGGAAGGCACAGCGGAACTGTGGTTAGGTTGAGAAATGAAGTCAACTGTCAAAAGTTTTTGTCTGATTATCAGTTGGAGTCCACTATTCTTTTGCTAACCAATAATCCCAATGCTGAACCCATTGAAGACGCTGAAACTCTCATTTGCTCAGTTGAAGAAATGATTGAGAGAGTTAAGGCAAATGACGACAGCTACTATGGAGTTAAAGCCAGCCGTGACCAAGTGGAATATTATGATTATGAAAACCAGGTCAGCCAATCCCGGTCCCTGTATGATTTTTGTAACTCACTTACTAAGTAAATTATGACAACCGCAATACTCTGTTTCTTGGGTGGTTTTTGTGCCGCCCTTCTATTGGGCCTACTTGCTCGTAACCGCTAAATCTCTCTAACCATGATTAAGACCATCTTTACTTACATTCCGTTTATGTATGGCGGTGACATTGACCCCAACCGCGTTTGTAGTTTTTTTACTCGGGCTGAAGCTGAAGCATATCAGGAGGTGACAAACCGCAAGTATGGATATCAAAAATGGGAAATCATCGAGAATACATTAATTGATTACTAAAGATTATTCATTGTAATATTATTTGCCTAAAAATAAAAGTCCGTTAGAGGCACATCTAGAATAGGAGGTTAAACTAATTAGTCTTAAACAAAATAATATATTATTTATGTTGAAAAATTTTAATAGTAAAATAAGGCTCGTTGATGAAGATCAAGAGAAAGGACTTTTAACTGTAACAATTGATGACAATTCACAAGAAATCACATTGCAAAAATCTGAATATGATTTGCTTTGTGTTATCAAACAACTTAAAGCAATAGGTTCTCTTACTGAAGAGGATGCACACAATCTTGTAAATAAGATTGATGCTTACCTAAAAATTAAAAACAATTACTCTTAAACTCTTAAACTCTTTATAAGTGGAACAAGTTTATATTTACATACCCTATTTCAGCGATAGCGCTGATATCGACCACAATTCGGTCAGGATATTTTCAAGCCTTGATGAAGCAATGCATTATCGGCAAGTGATGAGCACCAAACTTGGACATTGCAATTCAGAAATTATTGAATCAACATATAACCCAAAAGCAATTTACTTAACTAATTTAAAAGAATAATAAAATGGAAAATACCACTAAGCTTCCGCGCAATGTTGGGGACTTTATTTTCACCGTCCTCAATGACGGCAAAATTTGCGAGGGTTTGATAACAAGAATCCGTGTCAACAATGAAGACCAAAACAATATAACCATTTGCTATGATATTAAAACCGCGGATGGAACAGCTGAGGTATATGAACAGGATGCCTTTGGCAGTATTGTAGAATTAGCGGCTACGCTTGTGTTTACTTAAAGTAAACAATCAGCAATAACTTCTCAGAAATTTTAACAATTTATTAACAAAAAAAGTTGCCCAAAAGTTTGTTACTCTCGACTATTAGTTGTATATTTGTATATCAATAATTTTTAAACAACTTATTTATGGAAAACGTTAAAAGCACCAGAACCATTGAGCTTCCACGAAATGTTGGGGACTTTATTTTCGCCATTCTTAATGAAGGTAAAATTTATGAAGGGTTGATAACAAGAATCCGCATCAACGACGAAGGGCAAAACAATATAACCATTTGCTACAATATTAAAACCGCGGATGGAACAGCTGAGGTATATGAACAGGATGCTTTCGGCAGTGCTGAAGAATTAGCAACTATGCTTGTAAACAGGTGCGTTTACTTGTAATAGGCCGGCAATATCTTCCCAAAAATTTTAACACTTTTTGAGAAAAAAAGTTACCCAAAAATTTTGCAGTGTCAACTATTAGTTGTATATTTGTATATCAATTAATTTAAAAAACTAATTCACAAATTAAATATTTAAAATATGAAGGCAATTATTAAGACCTTGTCTATTATAGCTATCATTTTAATACCCAGCATTTTGGTTACATTTAATCTTGACGAAGCTTTACAATCTTTATGTATTAACATTGCATTAGCAATATTTACTCTTTTTTTAACAGGCGCTTTTATTTTTTTAACAATTAAAGCAATAGACAAGAATGAATATTTTGTTGCATACATATATGGATGTATTGCTTTTTCACAAATGATTATTTTTTGGAACGTATTAATTAATAACATTTATTTAAAAAACTAATTCACAAATTAAATAATTTATAATATGAAGCATTTAGAAAAAGTCGAAAAGATTATGAAGTTTGAGTCTCAATTTATTAACACAGCAGGAGATTCATCAAGTTTGGATTTTAATAAACTTAAATCAGCTGGTTTTTCAATTTTTAATATGACATCATACGATTCAGCATGTGAAGTGTTGCAAGTGTCAAACTCAACGGACTCTTTTATTTGTACCATTTGTCCTAATAGTTTTGGCAATTCTATTTTTGTTGACATTGCTGAATTTTCTTAAAAATAAAACAGGACTATTAGCTCAGCAGGTAGAGCCTGAACTTTTAATTCAGAGGTCGTAGGTTCAAATCCTACATAGTCCGCAATAATAAATTAAAATGTGTTGACTTCAAATGTCCAGTAGGGAAGTACACTTTAATAAAACAAGAATGGGGAAAACTCGAATCGGCCGATAACGATGAGTACCAACGAAGGACCCTTTTAATTATCTCTTTTATCTCTTATCTCTTGTCTCAGAAAATTTTAACACTTTTGGAGAAAAAAAGTTGTGAAAAAATTTTGCCAGCTTGTAAAAAGTATGTATATTTGTATATAATTAAAAAACAACAACAATTATGACAACCAAGCTTTTTAAAACACTTGCCCAACTTCCTGCCAGCCATTTTAACTGCATAGAAAAACGCGTGGACACCGACTACATTGACGCTATCGAGCAAATGGTTTTTATGTTTGACACCGACAAGAAGCGCCAAGCGGCAATTGCCAAACTAGTTAAAATGGGTGTTGCCAAAAGTGACATGTCATTTGCTGAAGGCTACAACAACAACTTTGCTATTTTCATTGACCAATTTATTCCTGGCTGTGACCCGATAGACTTTTTTTAAAAAAAATAAAAAAAAGTTGCCCAAAAATTTTTTTTAGTCAACTAATAGTTGTATATTTGTATATAAATTAAAAACAACAACAATTATGAAAAACAAAAACGTTAAATCCCGGGTAATGCAAGGACTTATGTTGCGCTTTGGCAATCAAGAATTTACTTACACTGACATTGTGAAGGAAGTACTCTTGGTTAACGGAGAAATCAAGGACTTGAGTGAATATGACTGGCGCAAGCACCGTGGCTATTACGTAGGTTCCATTACTGATTTAACTGGCTACTTTTACAAGTTTACAAAGCAAAACCCATGGCGCTTGGTCAAGGTTGACGGACAACGTTTGTACCAGGTTGAGTGTCAATATTAATAAATAATTTATACTATGCAAGATTTCATTCTCAAATTTGGCAAATTCCGCGGGCAGTCATTCTTGTCCACACCTAAATCATACCAAGCTTGGTTGACAAGCCAGGCTTGGTTTCAAGGTCCAGGACAGGAAGCTACTTTAGAAAAAGCGCCATCTTATTCCCTAATTAAGAATGGGTAAATCCACACAGCTGGTTTAACCAAAGAATCCGCTGATGAAATGTTGACTCGACATAAATCTTGCTTTCCCGAGTACCGCTGGGAAATCCTCCTGGATCAGGATACACAAGGATTTCCCACGGCGCACGGAGTTTTTGAAAATCAACGGCGCGCGTACCGTTGTTAACCACCGATCAGGACCAGGGTTGATTCAACTGCTAGTGAAGATACAAAAATCGGAATTGACCGAGGCATGTGTTAACCCTATGGCTGGGACTCGCTTAAGCCCTAAGAGCGTCACATACAGTTTGACCCTGGCCTGATCACAATTAAAAAACGGGACACAGTGTGGTTTAAAACAACTGGGTTGGCCTGTATGAATTGCCGGCAAATTTATACAGGTACCGTGTGGGTTCGAATCCCAGTGTTCCACAATCAAGGTCAGGTGACGGAATTGGCATCCGAAAATAACGTGTAAGTGAATCTAACCCGCGAGGTAGTTGAGCGGAGAATAAAGCACGGGATTGAAGAAGTTACTTATCTTCATACAGGTTCGACTCCTGTCCTGACCGCCAGTGGATAAAAACTTGAATTGCAAGTCGGCCGAAAGCCCAAAGCAAAGAAAGAAGCTAAGTCTCGTATCCTTCGAATGTAGTATAAGCTTCTTAATTTTAAAAAAACTTTAACTATGTCAAAATTAAGCCCGGCATCAAAAGAAAAATCCCATCAAACTTTATACCGAATTTTAGAAAATTCGGTTTATGGAGCGAGAGCAGAACAAAAATTTATGGAAGACACCACTCTCAAGCAATTGACAATTGAAAAACAGTCACTCTTGTTTATGGTTGGCTATTTGGAGGAACAACTTCACTTTACCCAATCAGACGAACGAATCAATGACATCCGTAAACAGCAAAATGATTTGCTTACGCGGATTGCAGAGATTGAAGACACGGTCAAGGCTGAGTTGTTTCCACAAGTCAAACAATAATTTTATATGAAGGATTCTATTACTTATATCCGGGTTCAAGACTTACTTGATTATTTTCGGGCTGAGGACTATGTACACACCGCTGATTATTTAGCAGGAGTATTTAAGAATCAAGAGACAGTCAAATGGGCAAGACTAACATCAGCCCTCAGGAATTATTTTACCAAACAAATCGAGGAATACCATTTTCACAATTTACGTCAACTCACATTTGCACAATAAAAACTATGAATCAAACTCTTGAACAGCTACAATTAACCCGGAGGCAACTACAGGAAAACATTGACTACATTGCCGAACAAATGCTTGAAACCGATGACATTGATGCCCGGCATGAAATGCACAGGCGGCGTGAATTTCTTAAAGAGCGAGTTGCTCGTCTTGAACGCATAATTCGGGAAGATTACCAGGAAATTTAAAACTTTGGCGGCAAAGATGTCCTTATATTTCACTTTCTCAAGCGTTTGTTTTTTTATTTGTATATCAACCAACAATTTATTTATTATGTCCTCTATGAAAACTCTGGAAATTGAAATGATACCCGTGGGTTACAATTATGCCGCCATTGACTCAAATGGGCATGCGTATGCCTTTATTACCAAACCCCGTTTACGCGCAGGTGCCTGGCAGTCAAGCTCAGCCGCCTATCATTTGGGTAAACCTACCGCCTATCATTTGGGACATCCGTTTGATCACAACGGTTGGCAAAACTCTCTTATAGAGCGCACTCCTTTTATGGGAGACCACCTCATTTTCGATGAACACCTGCAACATCTTAGCCGCGAGACGGATTTCTTGGACATCATACAACCCGGAAATGAATATGTCATACTGAATCCCGCCGCTGAAGGAGGAGTTAATTACGCCAAAACTTTACTATTAAAAGAATTAGCCAAGCTGAACGAAAAAATTGAGGAAATAGAGAGGGCCCGCGAAGCAATAATTCTTGAATTGCAAAGATGATAAGGCGAAAATTTTAACACTTTTTGAGAAAAAAAGTTGCCCAAAAATTTTGCCAGGTTGCAAAAAGTATGTATATTTGTATATAATTAAAAAACAACCGATCATGGAATTTAAAGCATACCAGGTTTTTATGTGCGAGGAGTATACCGCTGGTACCTCTTACTCTCTCTTGAATACTTATGTAGACCAGGAAGCAGCGTTTAATCGGGCCAAGGAATATGCCCGTGAATGTGCCGAAATGGCTGCAGAAACTGATGAGCCTGCAGGTATGTTCCAGGAACACTTGCCTACTAAAAATACTTGGACCTGGTATGTTGACATCAACAACGGTTTTATGGAGGTTGCACAGGTCAGAGAAATCAACATTGTGGGCGCTCCTTGTTAACAATTCATTAACAAAAAAAGTTGCCCAAAAATTTTGCCAGTTCGCAAAAAGTATGTATATTTGTATATAAATTAAAACAACGCAACAACATGACCGACAAATTCCAATCACTCTACAACGCAATCGTTAACCAGCTTGAAGCAAACGGAACAGAATACAGCTTTGACCATTGCTTTGACCACAAAGAATTTACTGTTCACAGCCGTCTACATGTTGTTATTGAACTTGGCCGTTTCACAAACGACAGTAAAGACACTGATGAACTCTATGAGTTCTACACTAAGTATAGCATCACAACCCGGTTGCCTTATTCTGATATTGAGCAAAAGCTGTATTCTTCCACTTCATTTAACCCCACTCCCGAAGAGACTGCTCATGAAATAACAGCTTTTTTGAACCGCGTACAACAAGAGGAACTGCAAGAAGCAGCACTGGAGGAAATTCTTCGAAGCCAGGTTTATGAAGTAATTACCTTTTGTTTGCAACATGACATCAACCCAGAAGTTTTTGTCTCTTATTTGGCTGGCAGAATTAAACGCGATACGGGATTAACACTTTGTTAACAAAAAAAGTTGTGAAATAGTTTTGCCAGGTCGCGAAAAGTTTGTATATTTGTATATAATTAATAAACAACCAATCACGTTCACCAATCACCATCCTATGCGCACTCTCCGCTCCATTTCCACTGCCACCGCCAATCGTTCTAATCGCTCTCAAGAACGGGATTCGATCGTCATCTTTGACGGCACCAGCAATTTCGTTGAGTCGGCTATCAACTACGAATTAGCTGAAGACGACGAAATCATTTACCGCGGTACCTACGACCAATGTAGGATATTCTGTGATCGGGAAAACGATAAATTGTAATTCCAAAAGCCAACCCCAGAAAACCTATTCACCAGCAATTCTCATTCATATGGACTCAGCAATTAAACTTCGGTTTCTTCACAACGTTATCGTTGACAGGCTCAAGAAAAACCATTTGACTTATACCATGACACCTCTAAACGGTCGAGTGGAATTTCTGGTGGAAAGCCCCCTGCATGTGGTGGTTACTCTGGGACGTAATGAAGATGAAGACACAGGTATGGATGAAATCTACGTTAAGTACACGGTCAAAAACCATCCGGAAACGCAGGCGCTGAAATATTCGTCTATCTCTTACAATCCCGAGGTACAACAAGTGGCCGATGGATTGGATTGGTTCCTGTATCAAACAAGAGAAATCCTGGAAAAAGAGATTCAGCTTGACCAGACAATTCGGGAAAAGATTGAGGATGTAATTGGATATTGCCTCCATCTGGGGATTCATCCCAACCGCTATGTTGACTATGTGGTCTCAAGAATGTCAAATCCCACTGCACCCGTTAACCCAAAGCCCTAAACCTATTACTGTCTTATGCCAGCAAAATCTTTGTCACACAACCCAGGTATCAAACAACTGTTTAATCTGACGACAGATTTTCTCAATAACCGCAAAGAAAAATATCGGGTTCTTGAAGAAAACGAGAAAACTTTTAACAGGAAAGAAATTCAGATTGAGAGTCCGCTGTACGCGGTAATACACATTGGTCTCTTTAAGAACAAGGAGTTTGACCGGGATGAAATTTATATGCGCTGCTTGATAAAACCCGATGCTGATTCAGGCAATATTACCAGCCATACAATTGCATATGACCCAACCCGGGATGATGCCCTTGAATATCTTGATTCTTTCTTGTTCCGCCTGCGTGGATTTTATGAATCTGAAGACCGACTTGACCGGGCCATTAAAAACCACATTGACAACTTGGTTGAGTTTTGTCAGGCACAAGGAGCTAATCCGGGTGATTATGTTGATTATGCAGTGTGCCGTTTGACAGGCGCTGATGCCCGATAAAAAGTTGGGGATTCCCGAAAACTAATTTCATATCAGTAATATAAATTAAATAATAAAGCAATGATAAGAGCTCTTACTTTTGGCTACAAACTAACAGAGGTTTCAGGTGTCTTTGAAAATGACAAGGAATTTTGCAATGTTGAGCATCAACCAGTTGATCCTACTCGAGAGTCCTTTGTTTGCACTATGACTCGAGAGTCGCTTACTCTGATTCATCAGCTTCAAGCACTTCTCAATGAAGGTCAAATTGAGAGAGCGCGGGTTGAACGGCTTGCCCTTGCAATTGAAGATTTTGTGGATTCGGTTGAAAGAAACAGGGAATAATCGGTCAGAAAGAAATGGCGCTGAACGATTTGCTATTGCAATCGAAGGGTTTGCAGATTCAGTTGAAAGAAACAGGGAATAATCGGTCAGAAAGCAGCCAGTTTAAATTTTCCGCAGCGCGCTCTGTTAACAATTCATTAACAAAAAAAGTTGTGAAAAAATTTTGCCAGGTCGCAAAAAGTATGTATATTTGTATATAATTAAAAAACAACAATTATGACAACCACAACAATTAAACTGACTGACGCTGCAATCTGTGAACTGCTTGACGCTGAAATCTCTGAACTGCTTGCCAACACATGGGTAACCATCTGTGCTCAAGACAGAATCAATCTAGAGGCTAATCTAAATGGAGTGTTCCGGGTAATCAACCGTCACGATGACAACTGCTTTGAAACACGAGATCTACGCGAGGCAAAACGCACATACATCAACCAACTGTATGCCGTAGGCATTCCTTCTTACAAGATTGTGGCTGAATTTGAAAACCTCTATCCAGAGTAACAGTTTATAACTATTCTTGATTTTTTTAACTTCTTAACTTCTTAAACATTAACAACCATGGGAAAAGGTAAAGGTATTGTTGGCAGCTCAAAATCTGATAGAGCAATGGACAAAATGATCCGTCTAATTGAACGTGGAGGTACCGGGGTAACAGGTACCATGCGGGTTAAACCCGACCATTCATTTGAAGCACAACTGAAATCTTCCCAAAATCGCGAAGAAGAGTTGGAAGAACTCGAATTGGAACGTCGTTATCCTGACTATCTTAAAGCCAAGGAAGACGTGATGGAATCCGCCCGAATTTCTTTCTACCGCCAGACCCGTCGAGAGCGTGAAGAAAACGGTCTCTCAGAATCCAGGTATGTGTCGCGGGCACTACGCGCTTGGAAGGCGGTACATCGGGAAAAATGGTTGTCTCGTTAGTTTAAGTTGTTAAGAAAACCGCCATACAGTGGCGAAGAGTTATTGGGTTAGGCCAGACCCATCAGGGCAAGTGGCCGTAATGCTTGCCCTTGAATAAGGAATATATAGTCTATACGGATGGGTGCCAGAGTGGTTTAATGGAGCGGTCTTGAAAACCGTCGTACTGAAAGGTACCGAGAGTTCGAATCTCTCCCCATCCGCAATTATTTGGTATTGTAGCTCAGTTGGTAGAGCGCTGGTCTGAAGAACCAGTAGCACTGGTTCGATTCCAGTCAGTACCACAAAATCACTTCCGATATCTCCAATAGACGTAATTTGGGTAGAATGGGCAGAAATCTCTGCGAAAAATATACTTTCCAACACGGAAGAAATCACACACAAAGAGCCTTGCCGTATTTCACTTCTAACGTCTAAAATCTTCCCACTACACGCTTTTCATAGTCCAATCAATGGCAATCATTTAGAGTACATTTTTAATTTTTTGGTTGTCTTCAAGACTCTTTAGAGTGATTTGTACTTATTAAAACGAGTACATTTATCCACTGGTCAATTCCCATGATCAGGCCTTCCGCCAGCACTGGGAGTGTTGGTTCTACTGTTATATTGTTTCCATTGTTGATATATAGTTTGTTATGTTGTTACCCAAAATCATTCGCGGTTATGGATATGATCCTACCAGTGGTTATTATCAGGATCAAGAGTATTATTGGATTCTTGATGAAACACAAGTTCCTTTTCGTACTGATCTATTATTAACTGGACAGGATCAACAATTCTCTACGGACGCTACTAGTTTTTTTGCTGCTAGTGCCTATTTATGTAATCGGGCAACGAGGTCTTCTGAGGGTTGGATTCAGGTATTGGGCTCTGCTCATGTTGTTCCTATACATGCAATTACTGAAGTGGTTGAGACTTTTCCCTCAAGTGGTAGTAGTGGTTCAAGTGGTAGTAGTGGTTCAAGTGGTAGTAGTGGAATTGCTGCGTATGGGTCTTTCTTGTCAACGGTTCAACAATTGGGCGTTGAAGATGTGGCACAGGTGATTAGTCATGATCTTGTTGATCAGGCAACTGGCGTAAGTCTCAGCCTGGATGGACAAGAGATTGAGATTGGGGTTGATGGCATATATCTTATTTTGAGTAGTATACAGGTGGTTCATACTGCGGGAGGAAGCGCGGCGGCAACTTTTTGGTTGCGAATCAATGGTTTGGATGTGGCTTATTCGTCAACTGATCTTTCACTTAATGGCAACGGCACTCGTGATTTGTTTGTTATTAACTATCAAGTGGCTCTTAATGCAGGGGACACAGTTAGCTTGGTTTGGTCACCTGATACCAGTAATGTTAAATTGGAAGCCATTGCCAGTCGGACAGGTCCGGTTAGACCAGCTGTGCCCAGCGTGATTACCACAATTACAAAAATTGATTGATATGAAAAGTTTTCAAGAATGGTTGTCTGAAGCCAAACGTCCCAAATGGAGAGACAGTGATGCGCCTGAGGCAGAGGGAAGATTTCGGGATTTGAGTATCCGGGATTTGGCTGCCTGGCTAATCAAAACACGCAAGAGTGATCTCAAAAAGATCAGCGGAAGTCTAACGCAACAAATTGTTTTTAACAGGAATGAAGACCCGGAATACGCAGAAAAAATGGAAAAGACACGGAAAGAGGTTTATCGGCAATTGGGACGGAAAGACTTGTTGGCCGAAGCGGAGTTGACTGATGTTGACAATTGGGATGTGGATCGAGTAGTTTACGGGAATCAGACTCAAGAGTTTCAAGAGATTGCAGAACATACCCACGACCGGATTAAAAACTGGTTTATTGCGCAGGGTTGGGTTGACAAGTTGCGGGCCGAGGCGCCTCGCAATTCAAGCGGAGAAACACGCGCGGATTTGGAAGAATTGTTACAATTCTGTAGTGAAGTGACGGCTGATGAGATTACTTTTGCGCGCTACGTTGATGATGTAAGCAATTTGGCACAAACATTTATTGACTTATTGAAAGCCGGTGGGTATGATGAGAGTATGGGAGACTTTTTTAGAATTGACAGTCAAACCGATAGTCTGCTGTTCTTTCTGAAAGACGTGATTAATCGTCCTCGTCCTTACCAATTGGCAAAATGCTATAACATGCCTATTTATCCCTTGATTCAAACTGATGCAATGACGGCTTCATATCCCAGTGGACATGCACTTACAGGATTGGTTATGAGTCGATATTATGCGCAAAAATATCCTGCGCTTCAGGATGAACTCAAGGCCTTGGGGGAAAAGATTGCACGCAGTCGCGAGATAACGGCAATTCATTATCCCAGTGATACACGAGCGTCAAGAAAGATTGCGGATATTATATTTGAAAACAATTTAATACAATGAAACTATACATAAAACTATTTGAAGAATTTATCGCTGAAGGCGGATGGGCCACTACCAAAACGCAAGGCACCAGTATTACACCTGATGTAATTGGTGAAGTGGTTAAACTTATGGAAAAAATCTCCAAAGGATTCAATCAGCATTTGGCCAGTATTGGTCTGCCGCCGCTGGATTTTGTTCGCCCGATTGGAAGTGGAACTTGGTGGACCGAAGATTTAGAGAATCAACCCGACAAGACATATGGTGATGTTGACTATTTGGTAGGTTATCCCACTCTTGCATTGGACGCCAACGAACGCAACAACGAAATCTCTTCTACCAAATTGTATAATTCTGAATTTATGGATTGGTTGAAGTCTGCTAAGATTCCAGAGGTTGACCTGGAGGAAAGTCAAGCAGTATCAAGTGATGCGTCACTTAAATTGATATTGGAGGTTGCAATGCGCAACGGCGGTGTGGGATACGTACAAGTGGATTTGGTAGTTACACCTCAAGAATACACTCAATGGACACTTTTCCGAATGACACCTATACGAAATGTTAAAGGATTTGTCTTGGGTAATCTCTATTCATCATTAGGTGAGGTTCTTGACATTTCAATTCAAGCAAGAGGTGTACGTGCCAAATTTAACGGACAAGTGATGGCGCCGTATAGCAAAAGAGCGGGTGTTGATGATATTCTTATAACTGCGGATGCACAAAACTTTATCCGTGATATTGGCAAATTCTTTTGGGAACAATCAGGAACATCACAAAAATATGAGCCTGCATCCCGCTTAGCAAATTGGCGAGGTATGAATGCCAACAGTCCTAAGTTTGAAGATCTTTGTGAAGGTATTCGTGGTTTAGGTGAAACACTTGAACAGTTGGGCGAATTTGGAACAACCATTAAATACAAATCAGCTGATGAATTTTATCGCGCAGTTGTTGCAAGATACGAAGAAAAAATGATGAAGATGTTTAATGCATCCAAGTTTAATAAAGCTGAATCACCCGAAGCAATTAAAACCATTGAAAAGGTGAGAAAAGTCATTCAAGAGTATGTTGCTTTAGCCAAATCTCTCTTAAAATAATCATCTGTTATTGCATAGCTTATAACAGATACATTTTGAACATGTTAAATGCCAATTTGATAAATTTTGAAACATACCGCGAAAATTACGAGGAATTGTTTGAAAGCCGTGAAGATTATCAGATTTTTGTGAGAGCATTAACCGAAAGAAATTACGAATTATTTAAAAACGAGATTAATCCCAAAAATCTTAAGCGCGGTTGGAAGGCTAATCATGTGGATCACAAGTATAGTATTTCACAAGGATTTAAAGACAAGATAAATCCGTTTTATATTGCGCATCCTTGCAACTTGCAAATGTTAAAGGCCAAACAAAACAAACTTAAAAACGCTAAGTGTGATCACACTCTTGATGAATTGTTTGAAAAGATTAAAGAATTTGGTGAAGTTTAAGAACTACAATATATAATTTGAATAAAACTATTTTAGAACAGTTAACTTCACAATGAATAAGAACGCAATTAATGTAAGAGCACACACTTGTTATTTAGGCAAGACAGGCTATAATGCACATGCCCGTGGATTTTTCAGAGAACTCTCAAAACATGTAAATTTACGAGTTAGGAATTACACTTGGGACGAAAACCCCAGTTATCTCAATGAAACCGATTTAAGTATCCTGGAAACAATCACGCTTACAACTGGCCCAGATAAGTATGCGGATTTTCCAATTGATGAACATTCGCATTTTAAAGATTTCCAATTTACTACACCTAAAGACAAGTTTCAACCCGACGTGGACATTGTCTTGATGGATATGAATCACCATTACTTTTATGAAAAGTTTGATTCGCGCCTCAAGATTGCATATACGGTTTGGGAAAGCACAAGATTGCCTGATTATTTTGTAGAACAACTAATCAATAACTTTGATTTTGTTTGGGTTGTTACGGAATGGCATAAACAAGTTTTATCTGAACAAGGATATCCTATTTCACGTATTCATGTGGTCAATGAAGCAGTGGACGCAGATTTTTTTCCCGATTCGTTTGATCCTGATTTTGACGAATATCAATATGGGCGTTTCAAGTTTAATATTTTTGGACGATGGGATTTTAGAAAATCTATTCCTGAAATGATTGCGGCATTTTTAAAAGAATTTAACAAAGACGAGCCAGTTGACCTGATTATTAGCGTGGATAATCCATATTCAGTTGATGGGATGAATAGTACCGAAGAAAGACTGGAACATTATGGATTTATTGACGAAAGGATCAAGGTTAAACATTTTGTCAGCCGACAAGACTACATCAAGTATATCAAGAATGGACATGTAATGTTAACATGTGCAAGATCGGAAGGTTGGAATATTCCTTTGATTGAAGCAATGGCTGCAGGCACTCCCGCTTTATATACTGATTACGGCGCTCAATTGGAATTTGCTGCGGGGAGAGGTATTCCTGTTGAAACTGTGGGACTAGTTGAATGTTTAAGCGGTGACACATATAATGTTCAGGCAAGAGCGGGAACTGAAATTCCAGGATATTATGCACAACCTAATTATAGAGACTTTGCCCGGAAAATGCGTTATGCATATGAAAATTATTCAGTTCTAAAAGCAAAAGCAGTTCAAGATTCATATGCCTTAAGAGAGCAATTTACCTGGGAAAACGCAGTTAAGCAAGGTTTATCATTTATAAATGAAAAATTATCACCTGTTAATATTAAGCAACTAGGTGAATGTGTGGTCGTCCTGTCGCACGCAGATACACTTGTGAAAAAGATGAAAATGGTTGACCTTGTCAATCATCTTAAAAAGGAAGGTTACACAACTGTTTTGTCAACTCACATTAACGAAGAATCGCCTGCTAACTTTACAATTATTGATTCAAATAATTTTGTAATAACACAAGAAACCGCTGCAACGTTAAATTATCCCGTTCCTGTGTATAAGTACTCTGATGATTTGGTGAGTATTATAATGCCATATCAAGTCAATTACGGGCCAGCAATTTTTTCTTTGGTTAAAAACGGTTTGGACTTTGCACTCTCTAAAGGGCACGATGTTGTTCATTTTATGAATTATGATTATTACATCCAAAATATGGAAGTCATACAGAGTCATTCTAAAGCGTTAAGAACAATGGATGGCATAGGTTGTATAACATATCAAGCAGAATCGGCAAAGGGAAACGATTGGGGCTTTTTTAGTGTGAAAACTCGCAAACTTAAAAAAGTGTTTAATAAAATTAATTCGATTAATGATTACTATAATTACGGAGTTTTATTTGAAGAGTTTATGAGTAATCTTATGCAAAAAGAAAATGTTGATTTATGTGTGTTACCTCCTCTTGATACTGCAGAAATAATCAAAGATACTGAATCCTTGCAAACGCATTCTTTTTTTAATTTAGGTAAAGACAAATTGCATTATGCGATAACACAAGAAAAGTCAACTCAGAAATTTATTTTATCGTTTTTTGGAACAACTGATTATGAAATTAAAGTTAGGCTTAAAGCAGGAAATAAATTCTTTTCGTTTAATATAGGAAAAGAAGTTAAACACTTTGCAATTGGCCGGTTTTTGAATTTTCCTTACATTGGAATTGAAATACAATTACCTTCTTTTGAACAATCAAGGTTTATTGGCAAATTATCCAAAATGGGAGATATTGTGGTAAAGAACTGGGACGTAATTCAAGTGTTGGATATTAATGATTTTCAAAATATTTCCAACATTACTCGAAAAATTATAGTACATAATATTAATGGACCGTTTGTTGAAATTAAAGATCAGATACCTGGAAAATACCTAGTCAAATTTATTGATCAGAAAACTGAAAAGGTTATTTATTCATCAACGATTGAAAATAATTGTTGGACAAAAGCAAGCCGAGAGTGGTATACGGATTGGAGAATTATGATCACTGACATATCAAACGGACAAGTAATATATGATCAAAGAATTAACTTAAAAAATCAAAGAGTATTTATTTGCTTTGATTCGTCTTCTTTGGGTGATACTCTTGCTTGGATTGGATATGCTGATGAATTTAGAAAAAAACATGATTGCAAAGTAATTGTCTCGACTTTTCACAACGAACTATTTGTTGGGCAATATCCAGAATTGGAATTTGTTGAACGAGGTGTAAGTGTTCATAACATTATTGCTCAATATAATATTGGATGGTTCTATGACGGCGACAGTGATAAATTTAGTGAGATTAAACATCCCAATGATTTTAGAGATCAAGAAATGCAAAAAACTGCCGCAGATATTTTAGGGCTGGAGTACAAACAAGTTAGACCAAAAGTTTATGCGCCGCAACAAGAAAGAAGCATTCAAGGGAAATACGTTTGTATAGGAATACATTCAACCGCCCAAGCAAAATATTGGAATTACCCAGGGGGCTGGCAAAGAATAGTTGACTATCTCAAAAACTTAGGTTATCAGGTTGTCTTGATCTCCAAAGAATCAGGTGAATTTATGGGCAATCTTCCACCTACAGGTATTATTGATAAAACAGGTGATTATGATTTTGCCGATAGGATTAATGATTTAAGACATGCCGAATTTTATATAGGTATGGGTTCAGGATTAAGCTGGCTTGCTTGGGCTGCAGGTACACCAGTAGTTTTAATATCTGGGTTCAGCGATCCTAAAACCGAATTTATAGGTGATGATGTTGTGAGAATTTTTAATCCTGAAAAATGTAACAGCTGTTTTAACAGATATCGTCTTGATGCAGGAGATTGGAATTGGTGTCCTGATCACAAAAATACTTCAAGAATGTTTGAATGCTCAACATCAATTACGCCCGATATGGTTATTCAAGGAATTGAGAAATTCTTAAAAGTATGATAATATGAAACATTGTGTAAGGATAAATAAATAAAACAAATCTATACAATGTTATCATTTTTGGAATTTCTTAATGAATCACAATCGGAAAGTGGGGAAAAGTTTGAGAAATTAATTGGAGGAATATTATCAAATTCAAATATAATTAAGGATGTATCATATAAAAATGGCGTTTTAACCATTTCTTCGGATGGAACATTAAAAAGTATTGATACATCCTTAATTGTTGGTCTTTTGCAAGATCAGGCAAATATTACAAAATTAAAGAAAGAATATTCAGGTTTACAGAGTATTCAATTTAATAATATCAAGATTGATATTAAGTAAAAAAATATTTGAATTATGTACACACTCAATCAAATCAAGGCGGCGGTTACCAAAAAAGGTTACAGATGGTTTAATGATGATGCCAACGAATCTTACAATGTAAATATTGTTGGTGTAAGAAACAATGCTCCTTTAATTGCTGACAAAGTAACAAATGTATTTGATGATTATTTAACTATTAGTTATAAAGATGAATTGGGTGTTTGGAAATTTTTCTGCTGGAATGCAACTACTGACCCAGGAAAAAAAGGAGTAATTGAGTTTTCAAATCGTAGAGGAGTTGCTCGATTGGTTCCCAATCAATATTTAGGAGTCTGGCGAATAGATAAACATCAAGGCAAATACGATGCTTTATGTCAAAGAAACGGCAATGTGACAGTTTATCGAGACGCTGACCGTAACATGAATTTTTCTGAACAGGTTACTGATACGGGAATGTTTGGCATAAACATTCATAAAGCGGGTCAAGATTCAACGTGGGTTGAAAATTGGTCAGAAGGATGCCAAGTGTTTAAACGCGTTAAAGATTTTGATGAATTTATGAGAATATGCAAAAAAGCTGCAAAGATTCACGGCAACAGTTTTTCTTATACGTTAATTGAGTCAACCGATATAATATAAGATATATAAACTATGAAACAATACATTAAATTGTTTGAAGATTTTATTACAGAAGAAGATCCGTTGGCTTTTTTAAATAAAGATAAAGAAAAATCTGATAACAAAGATAAATCTGATGATTCAGATAAAAAGGATAAATCAAAATCCGATGAAGAAGATCCTTTTAAAAAGGAAAAGAAGGCAATAAAAAAGAAAAAGGAAGAGGAGGAAGAAAAAATTGATAAAAAAGTTTCTAAGAGAAAAGCATCAATTGAAGAAATTCTTGATGACCATCCAGAAATAGACAAAAAATTGGGTGATAAAATAATTGCTGCGGTTAACTCAAAAGATAGAGTAAAAATACATAATGCCTTTAATGATTTAATGGCATTGCAAATTAAATATCAAGAAAACGGAGATACGAGTAAAGTAAATCAGATAGCAAAGTTAAAAGATGAGATAGATGATTTAGACTATTCGTATACAAATAATAAATTGATATAAAATAAATACATACCAATGAAACAACACATAAAACTTTTTGAAGAGTTTGAACAAATACAAGGAAATGGTGTTTTGCCAGCTTGGGCAAAACCAAACGCACAGGTAGGTAGCATAGGACATAACGTTGTTAATAATAGTTATGATGAATATTTAGATGATTCACAGTCAATGGCTAATTTTTCTATCGGAGATAAAGTAAGGTGTGTTGATCCTTACTCAGGTTCATATGGACAAGTAGGATCAATTGTTGCATTTGAAGACGTAACTATTCGTTGGAAGATTGAAAACTCTGATATGCGTATAGGAACTGATGCAATTGAATATAGATGTCATCCACAACATTTACAAAAAATTATTTAGTATGCAACAGAAAAAATTTATTAAGCTATTTGAAGAATTTATTGCTCTATTTGAAAAATATGAATATGGGTGCTCAATGTTATTTTTAAATCTTCCTGAGATTAAAGAAATACAAGCACAAATTGATGCTGCTGATTTAGATGAAAACGGTTTAGAAAATGAACCTCATATTACACTACTATATGGGATTCACGACGGTGATAAGCACAAAGAGTTATCATCAGCTGAAATAACTAAAATTCTTAATATTAGTAAAGAAGCATTGGGTGATGATATAACATTAACAAAGATCTCCACATTTAATAATGATAATTATGATGTACTTAAATTTGATGTCAAAGGAACGTTGCTTGATGAAATAAATCAAAAGTTGGCAAAATTTCCAAATACAAATTATTTTGACGAATATCATCCACATGTAACGATAGCTTATCTTAAAAAAGGGATGGGTGAGAAATATATCAAAAAATTCGAAAATTTTAAAAATATCAAGCCCGCAACGGAAAAAATTGTTTATAGCAGACCAGACGGTTCAAAAGTAGAAGCGGATTAATTATGGAAAATATTAATTGTGAAAATAATCATTTTTGTGAAGTTTGGGAATTAACGGTCATAGATGAATATGAAAACGGATATTTGGTTATTGCTCCAACTGGAGAAACTGCTTGGATGAGTTATCAAGAATATGAATTATATTTAGAAAATTCCAAAAAAGACAAAACTTTATTTTAAATAAGAATATAATTTAAACAGTCATAATTTATTCTTATGAACATATTTATTCTTGATACCGATCCTGCGCTTTGCGCCCAATATCACTGCAACAAGCACCTCGTCAAGATGTTGGTTGAACATTGTCAAATTTTAGGATCAATAGCATATACGGCACGCGGCATTAATCGTAAGTCCGATATTACAGCAAATTTTGTAAATAAAACTTTTCAAGGGTTTCCAAGAACACTAGAAGGAAACCCACACCCTTATGGTATAGGATATCGCAATCATCCTTGTACTCAATGGGCTGCAAGATCTCTTGATAACTATAATTGGTTGACTGAATTAACCAGCGAAATGAGTAAAGAATACACAAGGAGGTATGGCAAAAAACATGCGTGTGAAAAGATTAATGAATGGTACGCAAAAAACATACCTGATTTACCACAATTAGGTTTAACTCCTTTTGCACAGGCAATGCCTGAAGATTGCAAAGATCAAGATGCCGTCAAAGCATATCGAAAATATTATAAACTATACAAACATAATTTTGCTAAATGGCCCGAAGGGCGCACTCCACATTGGTGGTAATTAATCAACACAATAACTATGAATCGTACTGAAATTGAGAAAAGTGTCATTGAGATAACACATAAAAAGTTTGGTGAAGATTATAAGTTTAGAAAAGGACAGCTTGAAGCTGTCGTCGATATTATTGATACTTATTTTAACACTGATATTACTACATACATATGTGAAGCGCCAACAGGTTCAGGAAAGAGTCATATTGCTATGATATGTTCAGCTTTTTTTGAATCAATTAATTTACGAGGATATATTCTTACAAGTGAAATTGCTTTACAGGATCAGTATGTAAAAGATTTTAAAAGATATAAACTTAATTGGGGAAATATCAAAGGATCTGATACATATACATGTTCGGTAAATTCTATGCCGTTTACAATGGGTGAATGCCGTTTACAAAAAATGTCTTATGAAGATGCTGAATCTTTGCCTTGCTGGTCAAGCTGTGGATATCTTGTTAACCGCAAAAAAGCAATAGAAGCGCCAGTTTCTTTATTAAATTATTCGTATGCTTTAATTCAGCGCAATTATGTTGAAGAACAGCAACAAAAAAACGGATATGGTGTTCCTTTTCCTGCAAGAGACTTTGTGTTTTGCGACGAAGGACATCGACTTATTGATATTGTGCAGGATCACTTTTCGCCAAGAATAAACCATGAATTTGTGACAGCAATTAAAAATTTAGAAAATTTCCAAAAAAGAAATAAATATGGCGGAGAAGTTTTGTCATCAAACATAATGTCTCTTCTATTTTTAATTGAGGAAGAAACCGACAAAAAAATCTTAAAAACACATTTACAAAAATTATATTCATATCTTGTTAAACAAAGATTTAAAGATAGGATTGTTTCTGAAGATGCGGGTAAAAAATTTAAAGAATGGCAAAAAATGCCACCCGAATGGAAGTCAGCTCTTAAGCAAATTGATTTTATTGCTGACATATGCTGTAAGATAGAAGATTACCTAAAAATTCTTGAAAACGGAAGCGTTGATAAAATGGTAAAAACTGTTATACCTGTACTAAAAGGAACACCTGAAATAATTTTTAATTATGTAGACGAAGGATCTATGGTTGATAGATATTTCAGCAAAAAATTTGGGTTTAAAGTTTTAATGTCAGCAACATTTGGTAAAGCAGATTTTTTCTTAAATTCAATTGGTGGCAAAAATGCAAGATATAACAGGCTTAAGAATTCTTTTAACTATGAAAAATCTCCTATTTATTTACTTAAGAATAATCGTTTAAGTTATAACAATGTTGATGCCAAAGCACCATATTTAGCCGATCTTATTGGTAAAATTTTGGATAGACATCCTAATATGTCAGGAATTATTCATAGCGGTTCATATTCTTTGACTGAAAAGGTTATCTATCACCTGGACAAAAAATACACAGACAGAATTATAATTTATAAAGGCACAGGTGGAAAAATTAATGCAATAAGTAGTCTAGCCGATGACACATCAAATAAAATTGTTATGGGACCTTCATTACTTGAAGGTCTTGATCTTAAAGATGATTTTAGCAGATTGCAAATTTTCTTGAAGGTACCGTATCCCAGTCTTGCAAGTAACTTTGTTAAAGAAAAAATAAAACATTATCCTTCATGGTATAATTGGAAAACATCAGTTAACATTTTGCAAGGAATTGGACGAAGCATACGTAACGAAAATGATTGGGCTGTTACTTATTTTTTGGATTCATGTTTAGAAGACATAATGAAAGAAACAGGTGTATTTCCCGAAGAATTTTTAAATAGAATAATTAAAGTATGAAAATAGCTTTTATTGTAGGATCTTTTATAACACCCTATCAAGGAGGTTCAGCAAGTGCATACAGTGTTAAAGAAAGAATTGAACAAACGCATAAAACGCTTAAATCAATTAGAAGTAAATGTCCTTCGGCTAAAATATTTTTTGTTGAAGGATCTGAAACCGATATATCTGAACTTAATTTTGATTATGATGAATTAATTAGGCCAGCAAAAGATTTTGAGGCAAAGAAATTAATTTATAGTATGCCTAAATCACCTGGTGAGTGTGTAATGATGATATACACGGCAAATGCCGTAGCCCTTGAAGAATATGATCTTGTTTTTAAAATGTCAGGAAGATACACTTTAACTGATAATTTTGATGTTAATAACTTTTCACTGGAAAAATTTACTTTTTATGATCATATACAATGGGGATATGAAACAACTCTTTATTCTTTTCCAGGAAACCTAAAAAATATTTGGGTTGAAACTTTGCAAAAATCATTGCTTCATATGTCAAACAAAAAGATAGATAGTATTGAAATTGTTATGCGGCAGTGGTTAAATGTTAAATATGTTCATGGTGTTGACAAATTAGGTATTCAAGGGTATAACGCTCCTATAAAAAGATTTATTCAATATTAGAAAAATTTTAACACTTTTTTGAGAAAAAAAGTTGCCCAAAAATTTTTTTTATTCAACAAATAGTTGTATATTTGTATATAAATTAAAAACAACTATTATGAGCAAAACTAAATCTACGGCAAAAGCTAATTTTGAAAAAACTTCTTCACATGAAGCACTACTTATCGCAAATGAACTTTGCTGTCGCATTGATGAATTTTGCGAAAAATACGATATTGCTGGATCCCTTCGTCAAGGCAAAGATATGGTAGGTGATATAGATATTGTAATCATACCAAAAACACCGGTCCATGAATTTATTGCCAAAATTAAAGAAACGATTGAGTTTGAATATGGCGGAATGAAAAAATTATTTGGAATGTATTTAGGACGCCCAGTGAATATTTTTATCACCACACCTGAATCATACGGTGCTTGTTTATATCAAAGTACAGGACCCGCCATGTATAATATTCATATTAGAAAAGTGGCAAAAACAAAAGGATTTAAACTAAATGAATATGGTTTATATCAACGTGAGACAGATGTCAAGGTTGCAGGATCTACCGAGGAATCCATTTTTGAAGCATTAGGCATGGATTTTAAAAATCCAACAGATCGAAAAGCTCCTGAGTGGATTAAAAAGTAATTTAAAAATGAATATATAACAAAAGAAATTTTTTTACAAAAAAATAAATAAATAAATTATGAAAAACAAGCACATTCAAACGTTTGAATCCTTTTTAAATGAATCTAATATGCAAGAATCAGTATTGGTACAAAAAATTCAAAGCGCATTGGAAAAGCTTAAAACAACTGTAAGCTATCTTAAGAATGGGAAAAATATTGAAGTTAGCTATTTTGACGGAAAAATGATGTCAGGGATTGTTAAAAATAGCGCTGGTAAAAAAATTGCGGATTTTAGCACAGAGGATGGATTGAAACAAGTATCATTTTCAAATTCAAACGAGGATAGCCTTCAAATGCCTGATAGGAAGTCTGTTGTGTCAACTTCTTTGTAAAATAGATAGTGAATAATAAATCTTAAGAGATGCCTTATACGGCGTCTCTTTTTTTGTAAGTTTTTCTAAGTACTTAGAAACGTTCTTTTCTGCAATGATATATACTTTACCCAAATATTTAAGTATGAAATGAATATTAAAAATTACACAGATTGGTTAAACGAGGCAAATATCAGCAAAGATAGCTGGTCCAAAGATGATTATCAAAAATTAAAGGATTTACAATTTCAAAATTTACAAGATTTAATTGCCATCTTTAACAAACACAATGCCAAGTTTTGGGTTGATTGTGGAACTCTTCTTGGTATTTACCGAGATAAAGCTCTTATTGACGGCGACAGTGATTGTGATGTTGGTATTTTAGCTGAAGACATAACACCTAAATTGATACAAGATTTACAAGATAGACTATCGGTACCAAACAGAATGTTTTATGATACTGAAGATATATTAAATCATTTGGAAAATGATGAATTTGTTAAATCAAGAAATCTTAAATTTGTATTAAAGAAAAACAATAAAGTTGTTAAATTTAAAGATATTGAAATTTCATGTGACATATTTTTATATTTTCCGCATGAAGATTATCATATGTTTAAATATGGCGGGCGCGAACAGTACATCAGAACAAAGAGTAAGTATATACAAAAACTTGATACCATGCAATTCAAAGGTGTTAAATTTAAAATACCTTCTGATGTAGAAAGTTATTTGGAACAGTTATACGGAAAAGAGTGGAATGTTCCTGATCCTACATTTGACTATCGAAAAAATAAACCCTGGTGTTTGCTAGATTTGGACGGGCATTATTATTATAATTTTAAAAACAAAGAAAAGGAAATAAGAAAATGATAGCACATATTAAAGATAATAAATATTGGAATGAATATTATGAAAAAAAGCAAAACGCTCCTGAAATATCCAATCCATCAAACTTTGCTCTTTTTACACAACAAATATTAAATTCTGAAAATAAGGACAAGAAATACAAAATTCTTGAAATTGGATGCGGTAATGGCAGAGACGCTGAACATTTAGCTTTAAAAAATGAAGTTTACGCGTGTGATCTTTCAGAAGTTTCAATTAATAAATTAAAAGAAAAAAATACTCGGGTTAATTACTTTGTTGCGGATTTTACTCGTCTTGAAATAAAAGAAACATTTGATGTTGCATATTCAAGATTTTCTTTACATAGTGTGGATGATGTAAGTGAATATAGGACAATTAAATCCATATACGATTTAATTGAGGATGGAGGGTTATTTTTTGTTGAGACAAGATCAAATTATGATGAACTTTGTGGACAAGGACAAATGATAAGTAAAAATGAGTGGATATTTGACGGACATTACCGTAGATTTAATATTTTGGAAGATTTTTTAAGAAGAGTTAAAGAAATAGGTTTTGTTCCAGAATATGTAATACAATCCAACAATTTATCACCTTTCGGGGATAGAAACCCAGTAGTTATACGTGTAATATTAAGAAAATAAAGAATTATTTTTTTATGAAAATGTGTATGATATATACATAAATTAAACATTCAGCAATTTGTTTAATTTTTAAAATTACGTCATTTGTTAAGACAAAAATATAAAAAAGAAATGAGTAACAAGCAATACTTAATGATACTTGAAAGATCTGGTGAAAATCTTTCAGTAAGTAAAAAAAATGACGATTATGTTCTTGAAGGTGTTTTTGCACAATTTGGAGTAGAGAATAATAATAATCGTATATATGAAGAAAAAGAATATCTTCCTCACCTGGATTATTTAAAAAAGAAGATTTCTGAAAATCGTCTTTTGGGAGAATTGGATCACCCAGATAAATTTGATATTTCTTTATCAAAAGTAAGTCACTTGATTGAAGATATTAAATATGATGCAAAGAAAAGACAAATTGTAGGAAGAATTAAGCTTCTTGATACACCAAGTGGACAAATTGCTAAAAATTTAGTTGACACGGGTGTTCCTATTAGCATTTCGTCAAGAGCAGCAGGTGTGGTTGGTGAAAACAAAAAAGTTCAGATCAAAAGAATTTTTACGTATGATCTTGTTGCTGATCCTGGATTTGAAAATGCACGCTTAAGTAAAATTAATGAAAGCCTTGGTTTTGACAATAATGATCAAGTTGCAATTTATGATGTAACCAATGAGTTCCCAGCTTTTTTTGAAAGCATGGATTCTAATGAGATATATACTCAAAAGGAAAAAATAAAAGAAAATATGTCACAAAATGAATTTGTATCCATTGAGGAAATGAACAAATATTCGTTGATTATTAAAGACGAAATTGCTAAGATTAACGAAAGATTAAACTCTATTTCCACCATTACGGAAAAAGATGAAAAAATTGACAAGCTTCAAGAAGAAATTCATAATCTCCGTAAATACGCAAACTATTTGTCTGAAACACAAAATCAGGCATTAGCTTATTCAGAATATCTTGGTGAAAAACTGGACCAAAATATTAAATATTCTGAATATGTTGCAGAAAAATCTGATCGTGGTATTCAGTACTCAGAAATGATTGCTGAAAAAATGGACAAAGGATTTGAATATAGCAATTATCTTGCAGAAAAATTAAATAGCTCTATCAACTATAATGAATATGTAGCTGAAAAATTGGAAGAGAGCATCAAGTATGGCAATTATCTTGCAGAGAAAATGAATCAAACTCTTTCATATGCAGAATATATTGCTGAACATACCGATAATGCAATTCGTTACACAGAATATATAACTGAAAATGTTGCATCCAAACAAGACTTTAAAAATCTTACTGAATATGCAGAACATATGTTTGAAAATATGATGCCTTCAGCTGATGGAAAATCATTTGATGTATCAGAAAACAAAGAAAGAGACATGGTATCTTCTTCAATCAAAGAAAATATTGTAAACAGATACGCTAGTCTTGATAATAAAATTGAAGCAGTATTGGATTCTATCAAAAAACAAAAGGTAGATGAAAAATCTAATGATGCTCGTTATCCATTCGTAAAATTCTTAGGAGAGAACAAAAGAAATGAATTCTTTTCTTTGAACGAGACCGAAAAGCAAAGGGTCACCAACGCTCTCAACGCTAATCCTTCTTTCAGCGAAGAAAGAATTGTTAAAGTTTGGGAATCTGCACTTGCAAATGTTGAAACTAACGAAAAGTGGTTGACTAACATGCCTGTTGAATACCTTCCTGTTTGGGAAGCAGCATCAACGGAAGTTAAAGACCGCATCACACGTCAAGCCAACCTTTACAGATTGGAAACTCAATACCAAATCAATAACTTCTGGCAGACAAGAGGACTTGGCAAAACTGATCAAGCCATTGTTGAAAGTCTTAATGAATCAAAAAGAATTGAGACTGCTAAGAATGACATTAATCCTCTTGGCTACTCAAATGATTATGTTAAGAATGTAGCAAACGGATTGAACAGATTCGTAAAACGTTAAAAAAAACAAATCTCTAAAAACATGAACTTGTTAAATGAATCACAAGTGTTTGAGACTTGGGCCCCTATTCTTGAGGAAAAGACGGGTATTAAAGAATCAAACAAACTAACATGGATGAGTAAGTATGCTCATTACCATTCACTCAATGAAGGTTTTGCTTACCCACAAGCATCACTTTTAAATACACCAGGTATGGGTAACGTTGCTCCAGCTTCTACAGTTGCTGGCGGTGCGGGTGCCTTCTACAGCGCAAATGCATTGGGATCTGGCGATAAATTCCCATCTTTACTTCCGTTGGCAATTCAGGTTGCTGCTAGAACAGTTGGCTTCGATATCGTTCCTGTAATTCCTATGAATGGCCCTGCGGGTGTTCTTACATATCTTGATTATGTATATGCTGGCGGACGTGATGTAAATGCTCCTGGTATCAAAGGTCAAAACGGTTTGACTGGCAACACAGGATTTACTGATAAATTCTTGGTATTCAAGATTTCTCGTTCTGGCTTGGGCGCAACTGCACTTGCTGATCTTGCAACTGCGAATGCTGGTGACGGTTATGTATTTACCGCTGCTGCTGCAGGTGCTGGCATCGACGGACTTCTTGTTGCTTATGTAGGTAAATCAAGAATCGACGGCGGGCAAATCTTCCGTATTCTTGGCGAATCAACTGCTGTAACAAGCACAGGCGCTCAAACATTCAATGCTCTTCCTGCAAATACACAAGGTATTACTCTTGCTGATGTATTGGACGGTGCTGCAACATTGTATTCTGCAACTTCATACTCTGGAAATGCTCTTACTAATCCTTCCACTTACACAACAACTGGAATGACAATTGTAGGTGCTGCTGGAGATATCACTGGTTCTGCTGAATTGGTTCGCGCTCTTGAAGATCACATTGCAGGATTTGCTGGATCAGGTCCTCTTGATAACGATGCTTTTGCAGGTGATGCAACCAACGGTTTGACTCCTTACGAGCCAATGCGCCGTGGTGTTGGTGAAACTACTCAGTACAGAACAATGGGCTTGCAAGCTTTCACCAAATTTGTTGAAGCTGAAACTTACCAAGTTGCTGCAACTGTAACAACTGAGCAAATTCAAGATCTTAACCGTCAGTACGGTATCGATGTTGTTTCTATGATGGAAAATGCGTTGGTTAATGAGATTTCTCAGTCAATCAACAAACACATCTTGTCTCGCGCATTTGCACTTGGCTGGCAGAACCACTATGATTTCTACAATGTAGACGGTGTTAACCTTAACCTTACCCTTGTTGACCAAACATCAACTGGTAATGCTCGTTTCATTGGTAAAGAAAACTCATTGGTTTCAATTCCTTGCCCAGATGTTCAAGTATACGGAACTTCTTCTGCAACTACTTTTGAAAACCAAGGTACTTTCCAAAGAAGAATCCAATCCAAAGTTCTTGCTGCGGCAAACGTTGTTGCACAACGCGGCCGTCGTGGACCAGGTAACTTTGTAGTGACTAACTTGCAAATTGCAACAGCACTTCAGGATTCTGCACAGTTTACTTTCTACCCATTGGCTAACACAGTAAATCAAAATAACGGCGCTCTTTACCCATTGGGAACGATCGCTGGTATGACGATTTATGTTGATCCAAATATGAAGTACGAAGATACTCGTATTCTTGTTGGTAGAAAAGGCGCTGATGAAGAGCCAGGTCTTAAGTTCATGCCATACTTGATGGCTGAATCTATCCAAACAATTGCAGAAGGTACAATGGCACCAAAAATTGCTGTTAAATCTCGTTATGCACTTGTTGAGGCTGGTTTCCACCCACAAACGCAATACTTCACATTCTTGATTAACTTGAAAGATCTTAACGGTACTTTCTGGGATCAAGTATCTACTTCTTCAACTATTGCTTAAGCATTATAAGAAGATACGCTTAGAGGGTGGCCAATGGCCACCCTCTTTTTTTACTTATAAAACTTTTTTTAAAATGTGTATAAAACAAATATGCATATTGGTCCTAAAGAAAAAAAGATTCTAAGAACATTATTCTCATTAACTATAAAGATATATAGATAAACAAAAAATCTTTTTAGTTTATGAAGTTTAAAGATTATCTTGAAAGAAAGACTGTTGTTGAAAGCAATGAACATCTTTATGAATTTTCAGGTGATGAGGCAACTCGATTAGATATTGGTCCATTTTCGTGGGGTGGAGGAAATGAATTGGAATCGGTTGCAAATGTAGTAGCAGCAGGAACGTTATCCATTGCTTTATTGGCTGCAAAGTCTGTGTATAATAGAACAATTTATACGTCATTAAAAAGTTCATTAAAACCATATATTGAAGCTTATAAAAATTCCAGCGCTGATAGATCAAAATATGTATTTGATCATAAATATAAAACTGAAGTTATTGAGCCGCTTAAAGCAAAAACCAAATCATCGTCTGATGATGAAGATAAATCAGCTGTAACACAAATTGAAGACGAGTACCGTGAAATGATTAAACGAGCTGAAGGGAACTCAGCAAAACAAGAGCAGTTAAGAAAACAGCGAGATCAAAAATTAGCAGCGGCAAAAGGTAATACCGAAAATGCTAAAAAGGAATTGGAAAAAGCTGAAAACATGAAAGAGGTTGCGTGGAAAAAGGCAGAAAATAATTACACAACCGAAAAAGAAAAAATAGAAAAAAAACAAGAAAAATTTATTGAACTTCAATCCAACATATTGGGAAGTTCATTTAAGAAAAAATGGGATCTTGAATTTGCTGAAGCAAAAAGAAATGCTGACATTGAGGTTCTTGAAGAAGCAATTCAAATAGCAACTGATACGGGAGATAAAAAAACATCTGAAGAATTAAAAAATAAGCTGTCTGATGTTAAAGATGATGAAAATGTTGATGAAAATGTTGATGAACAATTTGAAAAAGCAAATAAACAAATTGAATCTCTAAATAAGTATGGAATTACTCAATGGCAAGATGCATACACAGAGTACACAAATAAAGCAAATGAAGTTTACAAAAAGTGGGTCGATATAGAAAAAGCTATTCAAGACAAGCAAAATAAAACATCTGACAAATCTTCTGATGAAAAAACTGAAGATTCAAAAACCAAAGAACTTAAAGATAGAATTGAGTCAGCTGAAGAAAAAATTAAAAAAGCTGAAGAAGAGTTAAAATCTGCTGAAGAAGCAGGCGACGAAGAAAAAGCTAAATTAATTAGTGATGCTTTAGAAAAAGCAAAACAAACGGTTGACGGTTATAAAGAAGAATTAAAAAATATGAGTGAATCAATTTCTTTTGCTTCATTCAGAATGATTAATTTTAAATTAAGTGAGGCAATTAATTTAATTATCGAAGAAACTGAATCAAAAGACCCTTTAGGTACTATCAAAAGTGTTATACTTAAAAGTATTAATTCTTATGATGGCGAAGATAAAAAGAAAATTGCAACCGAAGGAATCACTGATTTACAAAAAATTAAACAAGCAAAGATAAACCAAATTAATTTGCGCAACCGTATGGTTGAATTGGTTAACAAAGGAATAGAAAGCGAGGATGAAGAAATGCCCGACGAAGCAAAAGCATTTAAAGAATTTCCTAAATTGGAGCCTGAAAAAGACACTGAAGCTATCACAAATGCAATACAAGAATTGAAAGATTTAGGTGGCGAAGAAAAAGAGCCTGAGGAAAAAACTTCAGATGTTAAAAAACCCGAGGAAGATAAAGAAGATAAAAAGAAACCCGAGGAGGAAAAGAAAGATGACGAAAAAGCGCCTGAGGAAAAGAAACCTGAGGAGGAAAAGAAAGATGACGAAAAAGCGCCTGAGGAAGAAAAGAAAGATGATGAAGATGATATTAAAAAGGAAAATAAAAATGTTCCAAAAAGATTTATGAAATTTGAGGAATATATGGCATTTAAAAAATAAATCAGATAAAATGGATTTTAAATCTTTTGAAGAAATATTAGAGTCTGATATTTTTGTACATGGAGGTGGACTTTTAAGAAAAACACCAACCGTAAAAAAATGGGATAAAGTAGCCGTTGGTAATTCACAAGTAGATGGATTAGGTATTTGGGCTATTGAACCAATTACCGATAATGAAGTAATTGAAGAATGCCCAGTTTTAATTGTTGCCAAAGAAGAAATTGTTAATACTTCACTAATTGATTATGCGTTTAAACTTGAAGATAACAAGTATGCACTAGCACTAGGAAACGGATCATTATATAATCACAGAAACCAGCCTAACGCTAGATGGCATTACGATGAAAACAAGGAAAGAATTGTTTTCAGAGCTTCAAGAATTATTAAAGCAGGAGAAGAAATATTCATATCATACGGTAAAGATTACTGGAAATCTCGCGACGTGGGTATGAAAGGAGAATTAAATTTAACAAATACATCATTAACAAGATAATATTGTATGGCAACAGTTAGACCTTTTTCATATAATCCTTCAATGTCTGCAATTACAGGTGCAACGCAATCAGGAAATTTAGCGATTGGCAATAATACCGTGGATTATTCAAAAAATCCAGGAGGTATTAAGTGGTTTGCTGGTCCTGATGAAGATTTGGGATATATAGTTGCTTTGGCTGTCACAGGCGCAAATTTTCCTACAGCTGATGGAAGTAACGATGGTAATGTTCAATTTTGGAGATCTGTAGAAAAAACCGATAATTCTTTTTTGGGATTAGCAAATGTGTTATCTCGCGAAGTATCAGGCACAGGCCCCTTTGCGTCTGCAAGTGACGCAAAAGATTGGATGACATTAAACAATTTTTGGACATCTTGGTCACCTACTGTAGGAATTACTGCACAATTTTATTATGATGCAGGAATTTCTTCTTCATATTCAGGATCAGGCACCGTTTTAAATAATATAGGTTCTTTAGGAAATGTAACAGGAGCCGTCGGTACTATATCAGGCGCAGCTTATAATGCAGGAATTGCAAGCGGCGTTTTTGATTTTGATGGAGGCGCGGATAAAATATCATTTGGTCAATATAATTTTGGAAATACTATAACAATTAATGGGTGGGTATATCCAAGGTCAGAGTTTAGCATTAATTGCTTGATGTCAAATGCTGCAGCAAACACCAACACAAACGGTTTTAAAGCATCATGGAATGGGTGGCAAACACAAAACAGAAATCTTAATTTTGAAGCTGGGAATGGTTTGGCTGGCGGAACACAATTTACAGCAAATGATACCGTAACTGAAAATACATGGCAAATGATAACTTATGTATTTAACAGGACCAATCAAACAATTAAATTTTATAAAAATGGAGTTGAAATTGCAACTACGGGTGGAGGAACACCTGTAGCAAATATAGGTGTTAATAACCCAAACTGGTGGATTGGAGCAATAGGAGGAAATTCTTACTATATGAATGCGTATATGGGTGCCTTTAAAATTTGGACAAGTAATCTTGACACATCTTCAATTTTACAAGAATTTAATAGCACTAAATCCAGGTACGGATTATAAGAGATATATAATTTTTAAACAATTAAACAGATTTATGGAAATTTACAATCAAATTTTAGAAGTAGTTACTGCGGCAAAATCCGACATTGAAAAGTTTTATGCGTCAGGAAACAAAGCAGCAGGCACACGGGCACGTAAGTATATGCAGGATTTAAAAGTTCTTGCTCAAGATTTGCGAATAGAAATACAAAATTCTAAAAAGCCTGAAGAATAATTTTTTCATTGAGGGTTAATATACTTAACCCTCATTTTTTATTAATCTATGAAAGTGACTATTTATATTAATCAAAAAGATTTTGATACTTTTTTTAAATGGGTTAAAGAATTGGAATTAGGCAACTTATCTACGCCTCCCGTTAAATTTTCCAACAATATCAATGATGTAGATGACCCTCTGCGTGTATCTCTTGACTCAAATACATATTTTATAATTAAAGATGCACAAGATGATTTAGAGGAAATTGTTACACTTACTGGTCCTTTTAAGATACAGTATGAACATGATACAAAAGAATTACATTTACAAAGGATTAAAGAAGGATTAAGAAATGCCAAAAGGCAAAATCTTGAAAATGAATTGGTTTATACCGCATTTGGTGTAATAAAAGATTTACCGTCTATTACTATTGAAGAAGCTGTTGTTATTGCGGAAAAAATTGTACTTAAAAATTCTTAATTTTAAGTGTTCAAAGACATGAATATATACTAAAGAATAAAAAAATACCAAAATAAAATGTCTACACTCAAAAGTACAATCAAATTGGAGTCAACGGATTTATTCCCATCTCCCGTTTCTTTTACCGTAATTAATAATAACCCAATCAATGGAGATTATTCATCTTTTAGCACTGTTACTGTTGGTACCGATGCTCAATTATTAAATGTTCATGATATTGACGGTTCATCAGCATATTGCTATTTTTCAACTCCAACATCAAACGCGGTTCCTGTGTTTGTTGGATTTGGTACAACCGGAGATCCGTTTGTTAAACTTTCTCCTGGTGATGTTGCATTTTTACCTGTAGGTGGCGAAGTTGTAACTGATAACTTAGTTGCCTATACTTTGGTATCAACAGCATCTATCAGTTATTTTATCGGAAATAAAGATTAAACATGGAAAACAAAGAAAAAACATTAGGACAAAACATAGTTGGCATAAATTTTAATCCATCAGGTGATGACAAAGTGGCAAGAGCAAAGCAACTTTGTGCTGAACTTATTGATCTGTTAAATGAAGCAAGAAATAATGCAAAAGATCAAGAAAGACAGCCGTTTGACTTTTACCAACACGCAATTGGCGAAGTATTAAATGCGCAAATGAATGTTGTTAAAGTGCTAACTTTACAAAAATAAAATTGCAATTATTAAAACTATTTGCAGAATTTGAATATAAATACTGCAAGGTTTAAAAGAAAAATAAAAAAGACATGAAAAAAATTAAAACGTTTGAAACTTTTTTAAATGAAAGTGAAGAATTAAATACCATAAATATTAAATTGGATAATTACACAATTGATGGTATTTCTGTTCCACTTAATCTTGACTTGAAAGTAACTTATGCTATCACAGATGATAGGCCTAATTCAAATAAAAAATATACAGCAAAAGGATTTAGCAGCGGTGAAGATGTGGGATATTATATGACAATAGACCGAATTGATTGGGACAAAAACATATATTCTTCCGCGACTAATAAAAAAATTCAAGATCATTTTTTTAGCGGTTCAAGACAAAGCGACTATAACTTAGGAGGTTTAATTGACGAAATTTCAAATTTAAAATATAAATAACCAATGAAAACAGTTAAAACATTTGAACAGTTTATAAATGAAGCAACACAAGAAACTGTTGTTCCTGCAAATCGAACCGAGCTTTTAAAATTGGTTAAAACCGAAATAGCAGAGCAAGGACCAAATGCTGATTTGAATCACATAGATGTATCCAAAATAACTGATATGTCTGACTTGTTTATGTACTCACCTTTTAATGGTGACATTAGCAAGTGGAATGTGGGAAAGGTAGCCAATATGAAAGGCATGTTTGCATTCTCGAAATTTAATGGTGACATTAGCAAGTGGAATGTAGGCAATGTTGCTAATATGAAAAGCATGTTTGAAGGATCCAAGTTTAATGGCGACATTAGCAAATGGGATGTAAGCAATGTTGCAAATATGCAGAGTATGTTTGAAGGATCTGAGTTTAATGGCGATGTTAGTAAATGGAATACTAAAAATGTTGAAGATATGAGATTGCTGTTTGCGGATTCAAAGTTTAATGGCGATGTTAGCAAGTGGGATGTTGGAAGAGTTTTGACTATGAATGGTATATTTAAGAACTCAAAGTTTAATGGAGATATATCGGATTGGCAAATTTCAACAGTTGTTGATAAATCAAAAATTTATAATTAAAAAAAAACACAAGTATGAAACACATTCAAAATTTTGATAATTTTATCAATGAAAATCTTAACGAGGCTTCTTTGACAGGAGGAAAGCCACAATGGAGAGTAGGTGAATACGGCGATTTAAGGTATTCTGCTACCATCCAATATGCTGGAGGCAAAGTACCTGTTATGGCCGTTCCAAGCAAAATAAGCACAGGTAGGTATGATGCAGTAACAAGTGACATAGCAGAAAGCGGTTGGGGAGATAAATACACAATTGTTTCTCAAGGTAGCGGACCGTATTTTAATGCAAACGAAATGGGCGATTTTTTAGCTGGATTGAAACTATTTGTTGATGCAGTGATGCAAAATGCAAACAATGATTTGGTGAAATCTAAGTTGGGAAAAGACATGCAAATCAGTAATATACCTTCGGCAAAAACTAGAACTGTCAATGTTTCATTTGTAGGAAGCGCACGCAATTACCGGAGTACTGCAAATATTTTTAAACAAGCATCTCTAAAACAATACTTTGCACAAAAAAGTAGGGCACAGCTTGAATCAGATATTAAACGTGAGGTTGAGACTCTATTTAATAAAGTTTATAATTTGGTAGTTTCTGAAAATCAATTAAGTTTTTCAATTGTAGGATAAAAAAACACAAATATGAAACATATTCAAAACTTTGATAATTTTATCAACGAATCGGAAGAATTTCTCAACGAAGGTAATGAAGTAAATTTATCTGACCAATTTGCTTTGGTTTATTACGGAGGTTCAATTGGCACTAAAAGAACATACCCAATTTTTGTTAAAGGAACTTGGGGCGATGTTATGGAAACAGGTAATGACAAAGAAGCTTTAAAAGAAGTTGCAAAACGCCGTAATAAAAATTTGACAGCAGCAGAAAAGAAGTATTACCGAATGGGGTACACTGTAATTGAGTTAACTCCAAGAAAACGCGATGAAATTAAGAATTTATCTTCATATCAACAATCTTCTTTCAATGACAAGATTGAAGATTTTACTCAAGACTAAAAAACACGCCTACCCCTAAAATACCAAATATCCTTAATAAGGAGTTAAATAATCTTGAGTTGTAAAATTCAAGATTTTTTTATTTAATAAGTAAAAAATTAATCGACAAAACAATGAAGAATTTATAATTTTAAATAATATGAGTGAAACTAGATTAGACATTGGAAAATTAAAACAAATTAATTTACAAGGTAAGACAATCGAAGAATGGTGCAAAGAACAGATTGGACCGTTAACTGAAGGGTTGCCTCCTGGTGTGACTTATTATGATTATTATTCAAGTGAGTGTGAAGATTTTGAAGACTATATTTTTAATTTTTCAGATAATACCATTTGGATGATTGAGAAAGAAATCTCTAAAGCTGCATATGAAGACATACAAGTATTTCACACCAATGCAGATGGCAGCATTTCTTATACTGCTGTTTATTATGATGGCGGTACTTGCATAAATGAAATTCTAGAAGATTTTATAAAAAATAACAAAATATAAATTATGGAAAAAACTCTGTTTGAACAACTAAAAGAAGCGCGCACTGAACTTGTTAAAAAGCAAAATGAAGAAGGCACTAATCCATCTTTTAATAATATCAATTATGAAAAGATTGCTGAATTGTGTTTAAGTGCTGTTAAAAAGAATGCATCTTCTTTGCAGATCACAGACAAAAAGCGCTTTCAAAATTCTTTGATACAAAAGTTGAAAGATAATGGAATAACGGTAAATGAAAAAGAAGAGCGCAACAATAAAGGTGAAATTGTACACACTTTAATCTTGAGTTGGGATCTTTAACAAATTAAATAATTATTTATATGAAAAAATTATCACAACAGGACATACCTGAAAATTGTGAATGGGCTGCTGTTGATCCTGACGGTCTTGCTAAAGGATTTAAAGATGTGCCACGACATTTTTCAGATATTTGGTATGGAGAAGGAATGGAATTTATTGATTATGGCTTTGACTCTAGTAATTGGGAACATTCTGTCATAAGAAAGATTAAACAGCTATCCGAAAAAGACATACCTGACCAATACAATTATGTTGCGGTTAATGAAAACGGATTAGCTTTTGCTTATGCAAATGAACCTGTTTTAATAAGATCAAAGTCTCAGTGTGGACACTGGTCATCAAAAGACAAGCATTTTATTTATTTAGGTGAAGGATTTGATACAAGCAGCTGGCAGAATAGTTTAATTATGAAAAAGAAACCTGAAGAAATTATGGATAATACTTTAGAAAATAAAAAAGATTTAGATTCACAAGAAGCAGTACTTATGTCAGCAAAATTTGAATTTTGGCAGGAAGGCGACTGCGTTAATGGAGAAGATCAAACTTTAACCATAGAAGTTGTTTCAGACTTAGGTCTTGACCGTACTGATGGAGGTTTTGTTATCCTAAAAACAGAAGCTTGGTCGGTGGATAATGTCGAAGAAATTTCTAGCTTAATTAACAGAGTTAAAGATGCGGTTAAAAAACATTAATTAACATTTAAAAAACATAAATATGAGTACACTATTCGCAGTTATTATTAAAGATAATTCATTGTTAGATATTAAAATTGATGAAGATACGGACATTTCAGATATTTTGGACGATGATGATGTGGAAATAGTTGAGGTTGCTTTCCGAGGCTATAAAAATTTTTATTGGAAATCACCAATCGCAAAATTTTTGCCGCCAAAAACAAAAGTCTATCCTGTTGACAATAGTCCACAAGGTATTTACACTATCAAGGATATTCACCGTGGAATGAAAGAATTGAATCAAGAATAGTATGATATATAAACAAATTAAAAATCTGTTTGAGGATTGGTGTATATCAGAGATTAATGCCTAAAATAAAGCTATATATTATGAAATACAGAATGCTAACTTTTTTTGGGATAAACGTCTACAAAGCACACAAACAGATTTTTAACTAACAAGATTATGGGATTTAATAAAAGAATTTTAGATACTGAGAAAATTATTCAATGCGCAAAGAACAGCGAGTATAATTTTTTTAAAAATTACATAGTCAACCCGGATTCATTAATTTTTAAAGATGAGTTTTCATTAATGATTTATAACGAGTTTATGACGGCAAAAGAAAACGAAAAAGTTAAGATTTATATAAATTTAAAGAATGAATATGAATAAGATTATTAAATTTTCTGCCAGCTGGTGCGGACCTTGTAAAGCAATGGCACCTTCATTTCAAAAATTTTCTGAAGAATACCAAAATACTGTAGAGATTCAAGATTTGGATATTGATGAAGATGCAAATTTTGAGCTGGCGCGTAAATATAACATTAAAAGCGTTCCACATACAGTTTTTATTAAAAACGGCGACGTTGCCACTCGTATATATGGAGTTGCTGATTATACTAAATTAGCCGAAATTTACAAAGAAGTGTATCAATCATAATATGCTTTGTTCATTATACATTTATGGATATATAAAGTAATTAAAAAATATGCCTATGTAAAATGAACAAAAAATGGTTTTTTGGTTGGACTAATATCAAATGGTTTATACAAGAAATAGGATTTATATACACATCAAAAGAATCCTTTTTTTCCAAAAAAAGAATAGAATCAAGTATTGCATTTATAATTGGCCAATCAGGAATGGTTTGGTTTTTTTATGAAAATGTAGAAAAATTAACAGCATCTGATGCAGTGCTATGGGCAGGGGCTGAATTTGCGGTTGCGGGATACATTGTGAATCAAATCCAAAAAGAAAAAAAACAAGTTGTTGAAGAGACAGAAGAATCTTCAAATTAATTTAAAAAATAAAACTATCGGTAAAAATAATATTTATATTTTAAGAACTTTTGGAAAAAGTAGTATATAATATTTGTAAATACCCGAATTGAAGTATAAAAAAACAAAGTAAATGAAAAATTTTAAAACCTTTGAGCAGTTTCTTAATGAAGCAGCAGGCACAACAATTATTGCTAAAGATAAAGCAGATTTAATAAAGCTAATTGAAGATGCAATCAAAACACAAGGTTCTACGGCGGATTTAAATCATATTGATGTATCAAAAGTTAAAGATATGTCGGGGTTGTTTAAAAATTCAGATTTTAACGGCAACATAAGTAAATGGGATGTTAGTCAAGTTGAAAACATGTCCTATATGTTTCAGGAGTCAGTCTTTAATGGTAACATTTCAGGATGGAATGTTCGGAATGTTCGATTAATGGCCTATATGTTTGCATCATCAGAATTTAATCAAGATATCAGCAGGTGGAATGTAAGCAACGTAAAAGTTATGACTGGTATGTTTGCTTATTCAGAATTTAATCAAGATATCAGCAAGTGGAATGTTAGTAATGTTACTGATATGTCTTGGATGTTTCAAGACTCAAGATTTAACAAAGACATCAGCAAATGGAATGTAGGTAATGTTTATGATATGGCTGGAATGTTTCAATCTTCAGAATTTAATCAAGATATCAGCAAGTGGAATGTTAGTAAGGTTGAGGATATGACCGACATGTTTAATAACTCAGCTTTCAAGGGGGATACTTCAAATTGGAAAATCTCTTCATATGCAAAAAAATAATGTGCAATATTAAAATTAATAAAAACATAGTAAATGAAAAATTTAAAAACTTTTGAACATTTTCTTAATGAAGCTACACAAGAAACTATTATTGCTAAAGATCGACAAACTTTAAAGGATATAGTAGAAAGCGAAATTGCTAGACTTGGACCTAAAGCAGATCTGAATCATATTGACGTTTCGCAAGTTACCAACATGGTATCCTTGTTTGAAGGGTCACAATTTAAAGGCAATATCAGCAAGTGGGATGTTAGCAATGTTACTTCTATGAAAAATATGTTTTTGTATTCTCATTTTAATAGTGACATCAGCAAGTGGAATGTTGGCAAAGTAAAAGATATGTCAGGTATGTTTGAAGGATCAGAGTTCAATAAAGATATCAGCAAATGGGATGTTGGTAATGTCATTGATATGTCTAATATGTTCAAAGATTCCAAATTTAAAGGAGATATCAGTGGTTGGAACGTGAGTAATGTAGAGCTGATGCGTGGAATGTTTACGGAATCACAATTTAACGGTGACATCAGCAAGTGGAACGTAAGACGAGTAACTGATATGTCATATATGTTTAGGTTATCGAAATTTAATCAAGACATCGGCAATTGGAATGTATTAAATGTTACCGATATGCAATGGATGTTTGCTGACTCTCGATTTAATCAAAACATCGGCAAATGGAACGTTAGCAATGTAGAAAATATGAGTTTTATGTTTAATGGCTCATCATTTAATCAAGACATTAGTAAGTGGGACGTAAGACAAGTGCAATACATTGAAAGTATCTTCCAAGGATCTAAATTTAAAAGAAGTGTTCATATGTGGAATTTGACAAATCTGCGAGACGTAACGTCTAAAGAAGATTTGTTTAACTAAATATATATAAAAAAAAACATAGTAAATGAAAAATTTAAAAACATTTGATCAGTTTCTTAATGAAGCAGAACGCGAAATTATTGTCCCAAAGAACGCAAAAGAATTAAAACCAATTATTTTAAAAGAAATTCAATTGCTAGGACCAAATGCTGACTTAAATCACATTGATGTTTCAGGTCTAACCGATATAAGCGCCGCTTTTTCAGGTACAAAATTTAACGGCGACGTTAGCAAGTGGGATGTAAGCAATGTTACTAATTTTAATGATACATTTGCATTCTCAAAATTTAACGGCGATGTTAGCAAGTGGAATGTTAGTAATGCTCGCACTGTGTGGGGAATGTTTCGTCATTCTTCGTTTAACGGCGATGTTAGCAAGTGGGATGTAAGCAATGTACGTGATATGTCTGATATGTTTGCATATTCTAAATTTAACGGCGACATTAGTCAATGGGATGTAAGTAATGTTGAAATGATGTCATCATTGTTTGAAGGGTCTAAATTTAATGGCGACATCAGCAAGTGGGATGTCAGCAAAGTTATTGATATGTCGCACATGTTTCAAAAGACAACTTTTAACGGTGACATCAGCAAGTGGAATGTTAGCAAAGTTAGAGATATGACGCACATGTTTGCAGAATCTCGATTTAACGGCGACATTAGCAAATGGGACGTTAGCAATGTCAGAGATGTATTTATAATGTTCTTAGACTCTAAGTTTAAAGGCGATATTAGTCAATGGAATTTATCAAAGGCTGATAATGTAGATAGAATGTATGGTCTGAAACATATAAAAATTTAAAAAAATGAAAAATTTAAAATCTTTCGATCAGTTTCTTAACGAAGCTGCTCAAAACAAAGTTATTTATGCAATAGATCGGAAATCTTTAGAGTCGATAATTGAAAATGAAATAGCTAAATTTGGGCCTAATGCAGATTTAAGTCATGTTGATGTTTCGCGAATTAAAGACATGTCATTCTTATTTGCAGAAATGCCTTTTAATGGCAACATTAGCGAATGGAATGTTAGTAATGTAAAAAATATGTCCTACATGTTTTATGGGTCAGATTTTAAAGGTGACATTAGCGAATGGGACGTTAGCAATGTAACCAACATGGAAGGTATGTTTGAAGGGACACCTTTTAAGGGTGACGTTAGCGGGTGGAATGTTAGTAAAGTAACCAACATGGCATCTATGTTTTATGATACTCCTTTTGATGGTAATCTAAGAAATTGGGATATTAGAAATGTCAGATATATGAAAGGCATATTTAGTAAATCTAAAGTTCATTCAGATTTTGATTGGGATTTGTCTAAAGTCAAGGATATTAAAAGTTCTGATGGATTGTGGTAATAAAAATATAAAAATATATGAAATTATTCTTTGATAGATTACAGTGGGAGGCATATTTTATTATTTATGTAATATTTCTCCCACTCTTTTTAGGAGTTTTGGCCGGTTTTTCTTATATGTTTGGGTACCAAATATGGCATCTAAAATTGGGAATTGCAGCTTGCATGCCGTATATTTTTGTTATGATTAAATACATTTTTTATATCATAGCAGAAAGCACAAAAAATAAATAAATATTTTTTATTTTCTGAAAACTATTTATTATCTTGTGTATATTATATCTACAAACGTTCTTTAAAAAATTCTTTTCTTGAAGCGGTACCGATGGTTACTTCAATATAGCTCTACTAAGCAATATAGGTTTTAACACTGAAATTTGCTTTCCCCCTTTCTTAACGCCTTTGGTTAAAATTCTCAAGAAAAGAAAAAATATATAATAGTAAAAATTGACCATATTCTGTTGGTAGAAAGCCGGAAAGGGCGTCCGCGCCGGTAAGCGAAAGTTCGATTCTTTCTATGATCTCTAAAACATTGCGGGGTGGTAATAACGGTAGTTCGCCAGGCTCATAACCTGGAGGTTCGGGTTCGATTCCCGGCCCCGCCACTAAATTAAAATTAAAAATATGAAACAACAAATCACATCAGCTAAAATTTCAAAAGCAACAAGCAAAACAGTTGCTACACCGGTTGGTGTTATTGGTTGTGTTCAACAACCGTCTACGTGGCCAGATACTGGACCTTAGTATAATAGTAATTATTATTCTTAAAAGGTCCAGGTAATTAAATTATCTGGACCTTTTTGTTTTTAATCAAATTTCCGAGAATGGGCTAATTGGCTAAGCCTCTGGTTTTGGGAACCAGACATCATGAAGGTTCGAACCCTTCTTCTCGGACACAAATTGCCTTCTTAGCTTAATGGTAAAGCTTTAAATTTGTAATTTAGAAGATGTTGGTTCGAGTCCGACAGAAGGCTCAAATATAGGCTTGTAGCTCAAATGGATAGAGCACTGAACTTTTAATTCAGGGGTTGCAGGATCGTACCCTGCCAGGCCTACATATTGTCTGATAGTGAAATGGTATCACGTAGGTTTTTGAGTCCTAAATTTCTGGTTCGAGCCCAGATCAGATAACTCACAATTTAAAAATTTTAATATGAAAAAATTTGTGATAACTTCAGAACAACTTAGGAAAATTGAAATGGGTAAACAAAGAAAAAATGCCCAGGAACAAGGATTCTATGATGGAAGGTTTGCCCCTAAAGTATTTAAAGATAAAAAGAAAGAAGAGAATAAATACAAGTGCAGAAAAAATAAATACTGTGAATAAATACAGGAGTATGGTGAAAAGGTATCATGGCGCTCTCCAAAAGCGTTATTTTAGGTTCGAATCCTAATGCTTCTGCTCTGAATATATAAATCAAATATATTTTTATGAAAAAACCAAACATATTCAATGCAAAGGAGTGCAAAGAATGCAATGTTCCTAAAGGATGGGGACATGAGATTGTATTTGAAAATAATGAATTTTATTGCGGAAAACTTTTGTGTTTTAAAGCAGGCGCAAAATTTTCAATGCATTATCACATGCTTAAAGATGAAACTTGGTATGTTAAAGAAGGCGAATTTATTTATCGTTGGATAGATACGCAAACCGCAAAAGTCAATGAAATAACATTAAGAGAAGGAGACTCTGTTCGACAATATCCAGGACAACCGCATCAACTTGAAGCTCTTACAGATGGCATTGTTTTTGAAGTATCAACACAACACTTTGATGAAGACAGTTACCGAGTTTGGGCTGGCGATTCGCAAAAGTAGTACACATGAATAAAGAAACCACTAAATTTCTTGATGATGAAGACTGGGATTTTTATTCCAGTCTTCCTGCGCCAAATCATTATAGTAAATTAAATAAAAAGGTTTGGGTTAACGGTACTTTTGATGTGTTACACAACGGTCATATTCGTTTACTTAAATATGCTTATTCATACGGGGAAGTAACAGTAGGAATTGACACAGATCGTAGAATTAAAGAGTTAAAAGGCGAATTGCGACCGTATAATTCTTTAAAAGATAGAATTGAGATGTTAAGCTCGATAGTTTATGTATCAAACATTATTGTTTTTGATGACTCAGAAGAACTTAAAAATGCAATTAAAAGATTAAACCCTGATTATTTAATAGTAGGAGAAGAGTATCGCAAAAATGGAGTTATAGGAAGTGAATATGCTAAAGAACTAATTTTTTTTCCAAGAATTGAAAAATATTCAACAACAAAAATTTTAAATTATGAAAGTAATAGTTATAGGTGAACTTTGTACTGATGAATTTATTTATGGAAAAACTGTTAGGCTGTGTCCTGAAGCGCCTGTTCCAGTTTTTAATCCAATTAAAACTACACAAAACCCTGGAATGGCAGGAAATGTTGTAGAAAACATTAAATCAATAAATCCCGAGACAAGTATAACATTTTGGCATCAGAAAGAATTGATTAAAAAAACAAGGATTGTTGATGAAAAGTCAAACCAAATGATTGTTAGAATTGATGACGGAGAATTGCAACCAGTTGGAAAAATTAACATCACAGAAGAAAATATAAAAGAGATTAAAGAAGCGGATTTAGTAATTGTAAGTGATTATAACAAAGGTTTTTTAGGGCATGATGATTTATTAAAAATAGCAAAAAATGGCAAATTAACTTTGTTGGATTCCAAGAAAATTTTAACTGATGAAATTGTTAAAGAATTTACATTTATTAAGTTAAACGAAAGCGAAATGTCAAACAATTTGCATATTTCTGATAAAAGTAATATTATTGTTACACTGGGCGCAAGAGGAGCGATGATAAACAACAAAACATTCGCTCTTAAAAATCCAAAAGAAACCATTGATGTAAGTGGTGCAGGAGATACTTTTGTTGCGGCTTTTGGTATTACTTATTTAGAAACAAAGGATTTGAACGCTTCAATAAGTTTTGCAAACTTTTTATCTTGTGCCGTTGTTGGAAAAAGAGGAGTTTCTTTGCCGTTTGATTAAATTTAAAAAAAAATATCAAATCACAAAAACTATTTATCATTACTTGTATATTATATCTACAAACGTTCTTTAAAAAAAATATTTTCTTGAAGCGGTATTAAAGGTTACTTCAAAATTGTTTTAGAATTTTCACACACCAACACCTTTAATAATTTTCTCAAGAAAAAATAAGCAACAATAGCTCAATTGGTAGAGTGTTAGTTTTCCAAACTAAATGTTGCGAGTTCGAGTCTCGCTTGTTGCTCAAATCGAAGCGGAAAAAGAGTTACTTCAAAATCAATTTGTAAATGATACTTTATTAAAAACTCTTTTTGATATTCTCGATTTTTTAACTTATTAAACCAATTTTTATTATGTCAAGATTAAGCTCATCAGCATCCAAGGAAGTCGTTCAAAGAAAAGCAGAAATCTCTATGTATGAAGCGCAAGCTGAACAAAACTTTATGGGCGGTACTTCATTTAAAGTTAACCCTTTGCAAACACTCAAAATGGTTGCAACGAGCTCAATTTTTGGCGAACCGCAGTACTATAGAAAAGGTATCAAGGTTGAATATCCTTCGAAATTATCTGCGGATTTTATTTTTGCTGACTTGATATCCCCAAATGAAGATGCTGGGCAAGTGTTTGAGCGAGTAATTGACAACGCATTGGATTATGATTATTTAGGAACCTTGGAGTTTGCCAAGGAATTACGTAATGAATACTTAATGCGCTTGAATCCCGCGGTTATTTATGTTAGAGCAATTCGTCACAAAAATCGGGTGGAATTTAATGCCAAAAATCCAGGTTATATGCGCGCTTTTGCTAAAGAAATTACACCGCGTCCTGACGACATAACTAACCAATTTGAATATTATATGTATTTAAACGGGTCTAAAAAAGGTTTACCTTCAATTCTTAAGAGGTCTTGGGCTGATTCTTTAGAATCAATGTCTAGATATCAAATTAATAAGTATAAAGGAAAAAGGCTAATTGACTTGGTAAGGTTATCTCACGCAAACAATGAAACTATCAATGAATTGATGCGTACAGGTACCGTTGCGATAAAAGAAACTGAGCAAACTTGGGAAATGTTAAAATCAAGTGGCAAGACATGGGTGGAAATTTTGAATACAATTAAAGTTCCTCATATGGCCTTGTTGAGGAATTTGCGCGGAATTTTTTCAAAATCTGAATTATCACAAGATCAAGCAACACAAATTCTTGAGCAATTAAAAGCAGGAGTTTTACAAGGAAAGCAATTCCCATTTAGGTATTATACTGCTTTTAACATTATTAAAAGCACTGACATTCCTTATAAGCAGCAAATTCTTGATGCTCTTGAAGAGTGTATTGATATTTCAGTTGCAAATATGCCTAAATTAAAAGGCAAGGTTGCATGCTTATCAGACAATTCTGGTTCTGCCTGGGGCACATTTAATTCGGAATATGGGAAAATTACTATTGCTGATATTGCTAATTTGTCTTCAGTTATAACTGCAAAACAAGCTGACAATGGAGAGGTTGGAGTTTTTGGCGACAGATTAACAATGACACCTATTTCCAAAAGAAACGGAATATTAAGTCAACTTACAGACATTACAGAGAAAGGTAAAAGAACAGGATCTAACACCGAAAATGGTCTTTGGTTATTTTGGAATGCTGCACTAAACGAAAAAATTCATTATGACACAGTTTTTATTTATTCAGATATGCAGGCTGGCCGAGGCGAATTGTTTGGGCATGATGAATTACCTAAAGAGTTTACTTACAGATCTTCAAATTATTCATCATATCTCGACGTTCTTGCTGTTATTCGACAATATCGTAAAACTGTAAATCCAAAGGTAAATGTGTTTTCTGTTCAGGTGGGCGGATATACAAATTCTGTTTTGCCTGAAACATTATATCGCGGAGCAATTTTAACAGGATGGACAGGTAAAGAGGCACAATATGCTGACGCAATTATAAAAGCGTGGGATGAAATTGAAAATAAATAGTTGTTGTTTTTTTAATTAATATAGGAAAGGTACTTAAGTGTACCTTTCCTTTTTTGATATATATGCTATAAAAAACGCATAAAGTGAAGGACCCAAGAAATGAAAAATTTGAGAGGCTACGCGAAGACGCGACAACAAAGCAACTTGAACGATTAAGAAATCATCCGCATGTACCCGAAGATTTTGACTGGCAAGATTATATTTTTATTAATTCGCAATTAAAAGCTAAAAACATTAATAATGAATTTTTAGCTTTAAGACATTGGCTTAAGCAAGGTAGAAAAACAGGACTACAATATAAAATTGACGAATTTTCTGTAGAAGCAATTACTGTACATAGACCTGAAAAAGCCAATGAATCAATCGAATTTTTTTATCAAAATATAGAAGCAAATGAATTTATTGAAACCAAAAATAAAAAAGTAATATACACATGTATTTCGGGTGATTATGATAATCTTAAAGATATAGGCAATTATGACGATTCTTGGGATTATATTTGTTTTACCAATCTTATTAGACCAGGCAGATATAAAAAATGGGAAATAAGAGAAATACCTAAAATTTTAAATTTTTTGGATCAAACAAAAAGAGCAAGAGCGTTAAAAATTTTACCTCATTTATTTTTACCTGAATATGAAACTTCTATATGGATTGATGGTACTGTAGAAATTATTAATTCTCCGCAACAATTTATGCAAAAATTTTTGACTCCTCAAGACATTTTTGCAGTTTCTGCGCACCCTGACAGAATTTGTGTTTACCAGGAAAGAGATGCTTGTATTAAATTTAAAAAAGATGATGAAAAAATCTTAATTAAACAAACAGAAATATATAAGAATGAAGGATATCCTGAAAATTGGGGAATGGTCCAAACAGGTATTATTTATCGAAAAAACGTTAAAGAAGTTCGATTTTTATGTAATATGTGGTGGGAACAAGTTTTAAAATATTCCAAAAGAGATCAGATATCTTTTAACTATGTATTATGGAAGTACCCAATTAATATTAAACCATTAAACTCTAATATTATTTGCTCAGATTACTTTTGGCTTTGGACACACAATTCAAGCATTGCAAAAAAAGTAAAAATTAGAAAAGATTACGGACAGTTGCAAAACTTTATAAACGGAAAACCAATATGATATATTATACAATCCCTTTTGATGCAAATAAAAATATAGGCCAGTATTATAATTCTTTCATGGAAATTTTGCCGAATGATGATGATTGGGCTTGTATAGTTGACGGTGATACAATTTTCACAACACCTGATTATGGATTAATCATAGAAAAAGCTTTAATGGAAAATCCCGACGCTTCTTGTTTTACGGGATTTACAAACAGAGTAGGATGCGAATGGCAAATTGCGCCTGGTGTTGATATTTTTAATGATAACATAAAATATCATAGAGATTTTGGTGAAAAAATGAAAGTTATTTATGATTCATCGGTTATTGATGTAACAAATAAGCCAAAAAATGCTGTTATGAGTGGCTTTTTAATTTTAATTAAAAAAAGCACCTGGAAAACAATCGGCGGATTTAAAGCTGAAGGTATGCTTGGCGTGGATAATGATTTGCATTGGAAATTACAAAAGCACCAATTAAAATTTTATTTAATAAGAGGTTTATATCTATATCACTGGTATAGAGGAGGCAATAAAAAATTTATAGAACACTTAATCTAATGAAAGAAACCTTAAATATTTATACATGTTGTAATAAGTCTTACAATAATTTTATTCCTTTGTTTGTTTTTTCACATTTGTATCATAATCCAACTGCATTTATTGAAATAGGTTATGATGATGAATTAAGTGAAGAGACACAAAAGGCTATATCTTACATTTCAAAAATATTTCCAAATAGGTTTTTAATCAATAAGATTGAAGTTGGCGTAATTATTCATAAAAAGAACAAAATAACTTGTGTTCCAAATTTATCAAGATTTATAATTGAACCAACGGTTAAATCTAAATATATTTACATTTCCGATATTGACATAATTTGTTTGCAAAAAGATTTGTTATCTCTTCACGTCAAAGATATGGAAAAAACAGGTCTTCCATACAGCAATATTGTTAGAAAAGTTGCTGATGAAAACCAGCAGTATCGCAGATTAACAGGGCTTCATTTTTCCTTGTGGGATAATTACTATCCATTACCTCCTTACGCCGATTTAATTGAAAAGAGATTACATAATCACGACGAAGTTTTTTTATATGAATTAGTTAAAAAAAGATTTTCTTATTTTGATTATGAAAATGAATACAGACCTGTTCATGGAATACACATTTCTTTGAATCGAGAACCTATTGGAAAAATAAATTGGGGAATCACAGAATGGGCCGATGAATGGGTTATTTTTAGAAACACATCAGAATTTAAAGAATTTGAGAAATATTTGGGCCAATTTTTAATTGAAAAAATTAATACAATAGACAAGTACGCATTAATATAGTTAAAACTAATTATTTATATTTGAATATAAAAATTTAATCAAAACATTTATGAGCATAGAAAATATTCATTTACTTTCTGCTGACAGAGGCACTTATTTTGATCGCAACATTAATATTATATCTTGGAGCAATTCATATCGAATTATAGCAGGTAAGTATAATTCTATAGGCAGAGATTGTAACTTTTTCTTACATGCAAATCACAGACCTGATTGGGTTACCACAAGTTCGCAATTATGGGGTCCTGTTACCGAAGAAATTGCCAATATGCACATGCAAATGGGACATCCTTCAGCTAAAGGCGACATTATAATTGAAAATGATGTTTGGATAGGCGCAAAAGCAACCATAATGTCAGGAATAACAATTCACAACGGAGCAATAGTTGCAGCTGGTTCTGTTGTGACAAAAGATGTGCCTCCGTATGCAATTGTTGCAGGAAATCCAGCAAGAATAGTAAAATATAGATTTACCGAATCTCAGATTCAAGATTTATTAAACATATCTTGGTGGGACTGGGACGAAAACAAAATAAAAATTAATGCAATGCAATTGTGGTCAGATAATATTGATGAATTTATTAATTTACATAAACAGAAATAATTAATATGAGTAAAAAAATTGCTATGATTAGCACTTATTGTGATACTCAAGAAAAACTTGATATTTTATTAAACAACATAAAAAAAATAAAATCTCTTGGCATTGATGTAATAGGAATAGGTCCTAATCATTTAATTATGCCTGATGAGGTAATCAAAGAGTTTTCTTTTTTCTTTTACACCAAAGAAAATCCAGTTTTAAATTATCCAATAAGGCAATATACTCATTGGTATTCTTTTTTTACCAATACAGGTAAAAAAATAACATTTCATAGAGGAGTTGGTGATTACGGCTGGGCTGCTTTATATCAAACTAAAAAAATCAGTGAAATTGCATTAACGTTTGATTATGATATCTTTTTTCACTTGATATATGATTTAGAGATAACTGACGAGGTATTAAATAAATTTGAATCATCGGATATTAATGTAGTTTATCCTAGAGTTGATCCGCATGACCCGACGCTAATTTGGTATTCATGTTTACATTTTATGGTTTTAAACCGCGAAATCTTAAAAAATATTGTTAATGAAATTGACTATGATCTTTATATAAAAACAAACGGTATTGCAGAAACACATGTTGAACGATGGATTAAAAAATTTAACATAAAATCTGGTGATCTTGTGGTTAAAGATTTAATTCACTATTGGACAGGGTACGATTTTTTTGATTATAAAATTCATAAAGACTTTAAATTTTTTATTAGTAAAAACCCCGAAGAAACCGTTTGGAATCAAGAAAATGATTCATATGATGTAATTCAATCAGGAAATCTTAGAATGGTTTTTTATGATTTAAAAACAGAAATTAAAGAAATTTGCATAATTGTTAATAATGAAGAATATATCATTAATCCTATTTCGTGGGATGTTTGCGAAATTCCGATACAATCAAGTAAAATTAATACAATAAAAATAAAATGGAATAATTCAGAAATGGATTTGACTGAACTTTATTCAAAAATAAGTTTTAACCAAATTCAATATGACTCTTTTTATTCATAAGATAAATAAATAAATTAAATATTAATGGAAACTATTCAACTATTCAAAGTTTTTATGGCGCCTACTGCCGCTGAAGAAGTAGGAAAGGTATTAAACAGTGGTTATATTGGTCAAGGCCCTAAAGTTGATGAATTTGAAAAACAACTTAAAGAATATTTTAACCATGATTATGTACTAACATTAAATGCAGGAACTTCAGCATTACACATGGCACTACACATGCTTAAAAAGCCTGAAATTTCCCAAAAAATGTATCACGGAGTTGCAAATGTAGAATATAATTGGCCCGGATTAGAACCGGGTGATGAGGTGTTAACAACAGCAATGACATGCACTGCAAGTAACTGGCCTATATTAGCAAATGGTTTAAAAATCAAATGGGTTGACATTGATCCCAATACATTAAACATGGATTTGGATGATTTAGCTAGAAAAATTACTCCAAAAACAAAAGTGATAATGGCTGTACATTGGGGTGGATATCCTATTGATCTTGATAAAATTAAACAGATACAAAACAAGGCATATCAAATGTACGGCTTTAAGCCTGCTGTTATCGAAGATGGCGCGCATTCTTTTGGGTCAAAGTATAAAGGTAAACATATCGGAACGCATGGAAATTTAACCATGTATTCACTGCAAGCAATTAAACATATAACTTCAATTGATGGCGGTCTATTATTGTCTCCACACAAAGAATTGCATGACAGAGGAAAATTAATACGTTGGTATGGAATTGACCGCGAAGGAAACCGCAAAGATTTCAGATGTGAAGCAGATATTATTGAATGGGGTTTTAAATTTCATATGAATGATGTGTGCGCAACTGTTGGAATGGAAAACTTAAAACATTCCGAAAAAATTATCAAAAGACACCAGGAAAACGCCGCTTATTATGATCGTAATTTAGCAGGTAGCAATGGCCTTACTTTGTTGGAAAGAAATCCTGACCATGAATCAGCATTTTGGATATACAGTATGTTGGTTGAAGACAGAGACGGTTTTTATAAATGGATGAAAGAATGCAATATTGTAGTTTCACAAGTTCACGAGCGAAATGATAAACATACTGCGGTTAGAGATTATATTTCGCATTTACCCGTATTGGATAATACAATTCCTAAAATTGTGTCAATACCAGTTGGATGGTGGGTTACAAACGAAGAGCGTGAATATATTGTAGATTGTATCAAAAAAGGATGGTAAATTAAAATGATTATAAAAAAAATAACAGTGGAAGATGTACCGTTTCTTAATGAAACAAGAAATCTTGTCGCTCAAGAATATTTACACGATTCAAGGACTTTTACTGTTGACGAATCTTTGGTCTGGTTTAATACATTTAAACCAGACTATTGGATTATATGGTTAAACGAAGAAAGAATAGGATATTTTAGATTAAGCAATCATTCACAAGAAAGCAAAAATATATATGTAGGCGCAGATATTCATCCAAAATTTCAAGGAAAAGGTTATGGATACCAAGCGTATAAAAAATTTTTGCCAATTCTTTTTGGCGACTATAATTTAAACAAAGTTTCTCTTGAAGTTCTTGTAACCAATAAACGAGCAATTAATTTATATCATAAGTTAGGTTTTTTTAATGAAGGAACAAAAAGACAAGAAGTACTAAAAAATAATGTTTACATTGATTCTTGTATAATGTCAATGCTAAGATCGGAATATAAATATGACTAATAAAGAAGTTATTTTAATAACTGCGCACACACCTGATTTAGTTAGGAAAAAATTATTGATTAATTTAATAAATTCAATTAATCGAGAAAAATATGATGTGGTGGTTTCAGCAAATTCAAAACTTTCTGATGAAGTCTTTGAACTATGTAATTATGTTATTTATAATAAAGAAAACCAACTGCTTACTAATTTTTATCATAAATTTTCGTTAGCTTGGCGTAATGATTTGTTTCATATTTCTACATCAGAAGTGAAAAAATTTAATCATATAATTGCAGCAGGAAAATTAATATTTGATGGTATAAAATTTTGTAAAGCTATTGGGTACAACAAACTGCATTTTTTAGAATATGATAGTATTATTGTTGATCACAAAATTTTAGAAGAAAACTCAATTAAATTGGATAATCATCCAATAATTTGGTATAATCATCCTGCTAATTTGGGCGTTTATTCATCATATTCGTTAAATATTTCGGTTTTGACAAATGATTGGATAAATTATTTTGATAACAATGTAGAAAGATACGTAAATTCAAATAATTGCAAAGTTTTAGAAGAATTTAGTAAGGAATTCTTTGATTTAGATGTTGCATATCAAGAAAATTTGGATAAATACAACGCTTGCATAAAAACAAATTTATTTAACACTGATAATAATGATGATTGGGCTATTGTTTTAAGTGATGGAGAAAGCATATACAGCTTTGTATTAGGATTTAACAAATATGAAAAAGATATTGACACTTTTTTTATAGTTAATAATCAATCAACATTAAATGTTAAAATGAGTAATAATGTTTGGAGATTAAATAGAATTGGAAGTATTGATGAAATTGATAGTATAAAAATAATTATTGACAAAACATTGGAAAAAGAATATGATTTTACACAAATTGATAAAAATCATTTTTTTGCCATAAATTATATTAAACATTTAAAATAATGAATAAAGTATGTTATGTATGTTGTGTTTGGTTTGGTAACAGAAGACATAGTAATTCTGTGTATGACCAAGACCGATTAATTTATTTAAAAACACAAATTAATGATTTATGTAATCTAGAACATGATTTAGAAAAAATAGTTTTTGTTGTTAATTATGAAAATGAACACTCAGAATTATTTGCGCAAGCACAAGAATTAATTCCTAATAAAATCAGAAATGCTGATGTAGAATTAATACAAAGAAAAAACATTGGCATGAGTTATGGAGCATGGTCAGATGTATTTGGAAAATATAAAGATACGTATGACTATTACATATTCACCGAAGACGATTATTTCTTTAACATAAATAATTTTGACCAATATTTAATTAAAAAATTTAATAGTTTACCTAATACCGGATATCTTTGTATGGTTGTTAGAAGACCTACTCCTGAATATCCAGCGCCTGTACACGCAGGAAATTCAATAGGTTTTTCTTCTTATAAAGTTCTAAATGAAGCATGGGAAAAATATGGATGTTTACCTCATACAACAGAAATAACAGAAAATGCTGAATATAATTATCGCAGGGCTGAGGAAGTAGGACAAGTAGAACAAAGTAATGCTATTTATAGATTAGGATATAATATTTGGGATGTTAGAGAAGATTATGCAATCCCACATGATATGGGATATCATTCTTATCCCGTTCATCTTATTCACATTTATTTTTATTGGAACAAAGAAATGCTGATATTGCCAGCCGCAATGAAATTATCATTACCAATTTTTTATGTTAACATTATTGATTCTCAATACCAAAAAAATAGTTTATTGGCAAATTTTAACTGGGGACCGATGGAACACACATCGACTAAAGAATTTTTAATTAATGAAATATTTATCGAAAAAGTTTATAACAAGCTTTATGATGTTCAAGAAGGCGATATAGTGGTTGATATTGGTGCAAGTGTAGGTCCTTTTACATATTTTATTTTAGATAAAAAGCCTCTTCAAGTATATACATTGGAACCTTCTAAAGTTGAATTTCCCATTCTTGTAAAGAATACTTTAGGTATGCCTGTTTGTAATATTAATAAGGCAATATATGAAGGAGATGGCATTACTAATGCATTTGATACATATTTTTGGAATGGAAACGTAGAAACAATTAAATTTAAAACTTTCAGAGAATTATATGCAATTGAATATATTGATTTTTTGAAAACTGATTGTGAAGGCGGCGAATATTACATATTTAATGAAGAAAACATAGATTTTTTGGTTAATAATGTTAAAGTAATTGTAGGTGAATGGCACCTTGAAAATCAAGAACGAAAAGAAAAATTTAAAAAATTTATATATGAATACCTACCAAGATTTAAACAGTTTGATGTTTATTCGTTGGACGGAATAGATATCAAATGGGATTTGTATAATGAGCATTTTTTAAACTATTACAATCAAGTAATTTTCCACATAAATAATAAAATTGATGAATAAATTAATTGAATTAGATCAAGTTAATCAAGAATTAAGCGAAATTCATTTTACTGTAAAATATCCAGGAATACACAAATATAAAGTGAGTATTTATGATGATGAAAGTTTACTTCCTGTATGTGTTTTTGATAATTGGGAATTATCCGAAAATTCTTCATATTATATCATTCCTGCAATAATGGATAGATATCTTACAAAAATATCTTTTATCGTAGAACTTGAAGAATTAATACAAAAAGAAACGGTTATTTTAGCAGGTTCTTATAGATCTCCAGTTGTTAACGGAAAAAAAATATTTTTTAATCACATCAATCTCCCAGCATTTTATACTTTGATGGAAGTTTTTTATGATAAAATTTATGACAGGGACTTTGTAAAAATAGAAAAAGATGATGTTGTTGTTGACATTGGGGCTAATTTAGGAATGTTTTCCGTCTATGCGCAAAATTTTAATCCAAGCAAAGTTGTTGCAGTTGAACCAAGCCCTAAAGAATATGAGTGTTTAGAGAAAAATGTAAGTAGTTTTAACAACATTAAATGTTATAAATATGCCGTTTCGGATAAATCAGGAACTATTAATTTTTTATTAGCTGAAGGTGGTGTTTCCAACAGAATTTATAACCCAGAAACTCAAAATAATTTTTTTGATGCTATATCACAAGAAATTTTTGTAAACGCAATTAGTTTAAATGATTTAATTGCTCAAGAAAATTTAGATAAAATTGATTATTTAAAAGTTGATTGTGAAGGCGCTGAATTTGAAATTTTTAATTCTTTGGATCAATCTTTTTTACAAAATAAAATTAAAAAAGTTGCTATTGAATATCATTCAAAAACAATTAAAAATGATTTGCTAAATTTATTTTTAAGTAATGGATTTATTCTTGAAAATATAGAAATTTTAAACGAAAATTCATCAGAAATAGGTATGTTTTATTTCTATAATCAAAAACTTTTTAAATTTTAAGTATAGAATAAATATGAAAATATTTATTTTAAGTACTTTATTTACATTATCTTCATGTGTTGATAGTTTAACAACTAAATGTCCTTGTGTTGTTGAAAGATCTCAAAAAACAAAAGTTTTGATGCATGGTCAATCTGAAAGAATCCAAACCCAGGTATTTACAAAATGCGGTACTTTTGTAACTAACAAAAACCTATTTCCTGGTGACACAATTTGGGTAAAAAAAATAAAAATTTTATAATGGAATTAATGACTTTTATTATAGATATTGACGGTACTATATGTGATGCTCCTAAATTGGATTCAGGGTCTTATGATTATCCAAACGCTGTACCTATCAAAGAAACAATATATAAAATAAATCAATTATTTGATGAAGGGCATAAAATTATCTTGTTTACCGCGCGCGGTTATCGCACTTTTAATGGAAACAAAGAAAAAATAAAAGAATATCACGAACCAATCTTAATAGATTGGCTGAGCAGATTTAATGTTAAATACCACGAATTACACACAGGCAAACCTTGGGGGAAAAATCCTGTTTATGTAGATAATAGAAATCTTTCTCTTAAATCATTTATTACTGAAAAATCTAAAAATTACGAATCAATTATTATAAAAGAAAATTTAATATGAGGACAGTTATTATCCCAGCGGCGGGCTTAGCAACTCGCATGAAACCATTATCTAATGGCGTTAGTAAAGCAATGATACCTGTAAATGGCAGGCCATTAATCAGTTATATTATTGAACATTTAGAAAAATCAAAAACAAAGTTTTCAGAATACATTATAGTTGAAAATGAACTTGGAGATATTCGAAAATTCTTGAAAAGAGTTTACCCGCAGTTAAATTTTAAATTTGTAACTCAGCGTGATAAAAAAGGCCCATTACATGCAATTATGTTGGGTGCAGACGCATCAGAACAGCCTGGGCCAGTTACTGTTTGGCTAGGTGATACTATATGTCTTGATGAATTTGATTATAATAATGATTTTTTAGCTGTCAATAAAGTAGACGACCCACAACGCTGGTGCCTGATTGACCATAATGGAAAATTATATGATAAATTATCTGACCCGCCAACTAATTTAGCATTAATTGGAGTGTATAATTTTACGTCTAGAGATATTTTTGTGGATTCAGTTAAAAGAGGAATGATTTGTCCAACACATAAAGGAGAACACCAAATTGCTGAATTACTTACTGAATATGCTAGATTATCTAAACTGAATTGGGGGGATTATTTAATTGAAGCACAGTATTGGTATGATTGTGGAGAGTTAAATTCATATTATGAATCAAAAGCACGTTTATTAAATAGATCCGCAAGAGCGTTTAATAAAATTGAAGTTAACACTTTTTTTGGGACTATTACAAAAACCTCAGACACAGAGATTAAAAAAGAAAAGATTGAGCAGGAAAAGAAATGGTTTAAATCATTAAATAAATTCCAATCTTTATTTTGTCCAAGAGTGTTGGATAGTGATTATGGTGTTTTAGAAATGTCACTTGAACCTGGCGTTGCCTTAAATGAAGTTCTTGTTTATGATAATTTAAGACTTGATGTTTGGCGAGAGATCATTCGTAAAATTATAAAAGTACATCATTCAATCTTTTTATGTAAAGATTCTAATTTAGAAAATCTGAATGTTAATGACGTTTGCTATAGAAATTATTACCAAAGAAATGCTGATCGTCTTGCAACAATATTTAAACAAGTTAAAATTTCTCAAGAACAACAGCAATTAGTAAATACTTTTTTTGAAAACACTGCAACCGAACTTTCCAAAAATCCAAATTGGTCAGGAGTAATACACGGTGATAGCCATTTAGCAAATATCATATATGATGCATATAGCGGAAACATTAAATTTGTAGACCCACGCGGGAGTTTTGGGGATATAGTAGGAACTGCTGGTGATATGCGATATGATATGGGAAAACTGTTGCAAGATTTTTATTGCGGGTATTCCATGTTAATTGCTGATAGATATAAGATTGTTAAAAAAGATAATCAAGAAGTAGTTGAAATAAATTGGGTTGAAAATTCTAAAGAATTACATTTATTTCTAAAAGAATTATTAAATGAATTGGGATATGATACGGAATTACTTGAAAGATTGGCAATTCTTTTACTTTTAACAGCAATTCCTTTCCATTCAGATGATCCAAACAGGCAACGTGCTTTTTTAATCCGCTGTATTAATTTAATTAAAGAAAAGAATTTATCCAAATAAATTATGTTATACACTAAATTTAATGATGTAGAGCCTTCAGAAAAACCTATGGCACTATGTATAATGCCAAGAAATTTTAAAAGAATGTCATACATAATGGGATTTTCTGTACCTGTTATGGAATTTTTAACAGAAAAATATAACTTAGTTATTTTAACTGGCCAAAAAGATGATAATGAAGAACTTTTAAAATATGGGCAAGTGTGGGGGATTGATCAGATTTATATTAAATATTTAAAAAGTGAAAGATTTAAGAGAGTAGATGATTTAGAAGATTCTAACTGTGAATATAATCATAATATTTTAACAGAGGAATTTGTCAAAACTTTTGGAAAAGGATTTTTTTCTAAATTATCCAAAATATTAATATTTAATCCTGATGATTTTATTTTGCCGTTGACTTCTTATGTTTCTAAAAAAGAACATTTAGATTTACATTTGCAGCAAAATGAATTCCATGATTCTATTAATCCTGATACTTTTGAATTGGAAAAAATTAAAATTGCCAATCGAAAGATATGCAAAAATTTTGATGCAAAATGTAGGATTTTGGCTTTTGGGTCACATTTCAAAAACATAACTGTCAATTTAGTTAAGTATGCTTTCAAAGAAGCCAAAAATTTTGATACAGCATATGCATTTATAAATGATCCTGCTTTTTATTCTCCTATTTTTGAATATGAAAATATTCCGTTTAAAGCATATTATTTTAAAGATGATAAGAGAGGAACCAGAGATTATTATGAATTTCCGATAGGGGAATTGCAACATATTATATGGGATGGCAGAAACAAAAAAATTGATTTATTATCGTTTGGCAGTGATAAGCGTAAAAAAGATAAATCAGTATTTTTTGCAGGTACTATATTTCAAGAAAAAGGAGGAAGGATTGAACTATGGGAAAAATATCTTAAAAATTTACGAGTTCCGGATGCTGGCTTATACATTCCGCTAAGATCTAATGGAATTTTGCACTCTAAATCACGCAACGATAAATATCTTAATAAAGTAAAAGAGGTTTTTTCTGAACTTTTATATGATGTGGAAAATCATCCTCATTATTTAGGACATTTAGTGCCTGATGAATATGAAGATCAAGTTGCACGCTATAAATATGGAATATTATTTAGATGTGTATCAAATTATGATTCTTTAAATTTTCGTCCGATATTATATGCGCGGTTAAGAATTCTTCCACTATTGGATCCTCTTTATGATCCTGCTTATTTGCAAATACCGGAATATATACAATCTAAATTGTTAGTGTATTCACATAAAGATATAGAACAAAAAGTCAAATATTTTGACGAAAACATTGAAGAACGTGAAAAACTTCTTGATGATTTAGAAGAACTTTTTAGTATTAAAACATTTAACAAAAATTGGAAAAATAAACTTAACAATTATTTTTAATTATGAAAACTGAAAACATAAAGATTGCCATTTTCCCTATCGGTTCTTCTTTAAAATTTAACAAAAATAAAATAAAAAGGTCAGACGGCAGTTCAGAATATTATAAATTATTTTTTGGTCTTGCAAGAAATGCCTCGGTGAGTGAACTTTGGATTATGCAAAGAAGCGACTGGAAAAAACTCACAAATCAAGAAAAAATTGAAATTGATCCAAGAGGAATAATTCGTGATATTTATACTGAATTTGGTATTAGTACATCTTCTGGTAGAACAAAAAATGAGGATGGAAGTTTAAATGATAGAAGTAATAAAGACATTGAAGCATACAAAAATTTGTGGGAAAAAGTATCTCATTTAGAACAGCCTGATTTTGGTATAGGTTTTGCTTCACAAGGTTTAACGATGGTTAATATTCCAGGAATTATTCCAAGCATTCGTGATAATAGCAGAATGACAACTACTTTGGACATGACACTAATTTATAGTGCTCCGATTGTTCATTGGCTAAATATGTCAAAAATTCCATGGTACATGGTAATGACTGATCCCAGATACATTAAGAAAACTCAAAAATGGCGGGATATGGTTAATGCACCCAAAATGGGAATAGCGCAATACAATGAAACTATAAATTTGGTGCATTATGATACATATCCAAATCCATCACAAGGACAGGAAATAACTGAAGATTTCTTTCTTAAATATTCAGGAATTGAAAAACTAAATTTAATTGGAGAAGCCATTGAACCGCCAGATAACGAGAGAGATGTTAAATTTTCGGTTGTTGCAATGCAATCTGCTTACGGTCATCAAGAAATTGACTACAGATTAGAAGCTCTTAAAACGTGGATTTTAAATCGTCCTGGTTCAGATGATTATCACATATATGGAAAATGGGACGAACGGTTTACTGCAAATTATTCACAATTTAAAGGGTTTAAAACAGCTGATGAGATTGATGAAATCTTTAAAAGAACTCGCTATACTTTAATTATACCAATTCGTCCTAATTGGGTAACCAGTAAATACGCTGAAATGCTGCGAGTTGGAGTAGTTCCATTTTTTCACCCTGACTATGATACGCAATATTCTTTAGTACCAAAGGATCATTACATTAGAGTTAAAACTCCACAGGAAATGTTTGATAAGATTGAAGAACTTGAATCAAATCCTGCTATGAGAATTAAATTGGTAAAAGAATTGCAGGTTAAATTCCTAAAAGGTGTACGTAAAGGAACATTCCTAGCAAACATTTTCAACGGTTTTTTAGAAGAAACGAATGTAAATATTAAATTGAGCGAAGAATATAATGATGAAATTTTAAGAGAAATTATTGAGGAACCTTTGGTTCAAAAAATTAAAGAGTTGGCTAAAGTAAAAGCAAAGTCTTTATTCTAGCTGAATGAAAAATATTATTAAGATTAAATGAAAAACTTTGAAAAATTTTGGGATGCGGCATATGTAATAAATTTGGATTTTAGACAGGATAGGTGGAATGAAATTCAAAAAACGGCAAACAACGCTGGGCTTAATGTCCAGCGTTGGGATGCAACCAAAGCAGCAGATATTGATTTAGAAAAACATAGAAAAGGAACAAGAGTTAAAAAGCCTTCCTGTATTGCATGTTGGTCATCGCATATAGAAATTTATCGAGATGCCTTGAAAAAAGGATATAATCGAATATTGGTTCTTGAGGATGATGCTTTAATACCCGAAGATTTGTATGAACAATTAGATGCTTGGTTTAATTCATCAGGTATAGTTGAATTTGATCTATTATATTTAGGATGTGCTGATAAATATCCATCGGCTCCTATTAATGATATGGTTGCTCTTTCACAATACACATTGTTAACTCATGCAATGTTGTTTACACATAAAGGATTAGAAAAAGTAATACATATAGTTGATAATGAAGATGACGGTAAATGTTCAATGTCAATAGATGTATTTTTAGCTGAACACATTCAGCCTCAAAATATGACGTATCAAATAACACCTTCAATTATTAAAACAATATCTTCATATTCGGATATTGCTGGTTGGAAAAGGAGTTGGGACGAAAATTTAAGATCTTGCAAAACACAAGGAGCTAAAAATCCTAAAAAATGGGAATATTTTGAAGAAAGAGCAAAAACTGTTATATCTGGAAACTTGATAAATAATAAACAATTGTTTTAACAAAAAAATGAAGTCTATTAAAAAAATTAAATACGGAAGTGTTGTACCGCTTATTGGTGGGATGACAGTAGCAAATAAAAAAGTTACAGAATCGGAGCCATCTTTTATTCTATCTTATCCTGCGTTTCAGGATAATGATAGTCATTGCATTAATTATTTTTCCGAAAGCCCGTATATGTTGGTTGACCCAGATGAAAATACATTACCTGATGTAGAAAGTGCTTTATTTGAAGATGTTGATTTTGTTTCAAGCGTTTGTCCTTGTGCAGGATTATCAATGCTAAATAGCAATAATGGAGGTTCTGATAGAGCACGAGGGGCGGATGCAATACAAAATGAATGGATGTATAAAACCGCTAAATTGGTTTTAGGACAAATTAAACCAAAAGTTTTTTGGGGAGAAAATGCACCTGGACTATACAGTGGAATGGGAGAAAAAGTACTTGAAAATTTACGGTCAATCGGAAAAGAATTTGGGTATTCAATGTCAGTGATTAAAACCGATACTTTTTTACACGGAATACCTCAACATCGAATGCGAACTTTTTATTTTTTTTGGAAAGACAGCGAAGCTCCTATTCTAAATTTTTATAGTAGAAAAGCTCCTAATTTAGCCGAATATTTGGATCAAATACCTGATAACGTCAAACACATGGACGAATTTTTTGGAATTGGAGACATTAAAAATAATCCTTGGTTTCTTTTTGCAAAAGAAAAAGGATGGACTATTCAGAAAATAACTGACAGCTCATACAAAACAATGTTACAATGGGTAATAAAGGAAAATTTATTGAATGAATTTGAAAATTGGGGGCGTGAAAACAACGAAAAAGGAATAGAAAAAATAGCAGCGCATGTTAAAAATAAAATGTCAATGAACTTAGGATGGTGGGATGGTTCTCCTCTTATTTTTAAAGATGCAACCAATGCAATTATTTCTAAAAATTCTTCAATTATTCATCCAACCAAAGAAAGAGGATTAACGATTAGAGAAGCAATGCATTTAATGGGATTGCCACACGATTTTGAAATGACAGCCGTTAAAATGAATCACATTTGTCAAAATGTTCCTGTGACCACTGCGATGGATTGGACAAATGAAGTAGTTAGATTCATAAAAGGAGAAATCAAAGATTTTGGGGGTGAATTTGTGAAACAAAATAATATTTTACAAAAGATAGATTATACGCATAAAAATATAAAATCAAAAAACCTATTTTAATATGATACCTAATAAAATACATTTCATTTTTTTATCAAAAGAAAATAAACATAAATCATTTGGAATTACTCACTATCTTGCAATAGAATCAGCTTTTATCTGTAATCCAGGATTTTCTATTGATTTATATTGCGACCAAGAACCTACGGGAGAATGGTGGGATATTGTTAAATCTAAAGAATATGTTAAGCTAAATATTATTCAACCGCCAACAGAAATATTTGGTAATCCTGTTAAACACCCTGCGCATCAAGCTGATGTTTTACGTTTAGAAATACTCAAAAAAGTAGGTGGAATTTATTTGGACATTGATACAATTACAGTTAAATCGTATAATGATTTGTTAATTCATAAATGTGTTATAGGGTACGAAGGTAAACGAGAATTAGGTATTGGTAACGCTGTTATTTTAGCCGAGCCTAATAATAAATTTATTGCCGATTGGTATGAAGAGTATAAAACATTTTCAGCAACTGGGCTAAAAGATGATACTTGGAATATTCATTCAATAAAATTACCACTTAAAATGTGGGAGAGTGGTGCATATAATGATCATTTGACCATTTTACCTTATGATGCCTTTCATTACCCAACATGGTCTAAGACAGGATCCATAAAATTATTTGAAGAAGCACACGAATATCCTAATGCATACTGTCACCATATCTGGGAATCGACAAACAAGAAATACATCGATGCATTAACCGAAGTTAATATTAAAAATATTGATACTACATACAACATTATTGCCCGAAGATATTTATAAAACTTTATAAAATCTTTTGAATATAAAAACAATATGAAACTTATTATATTAGAAGGTACCGATAGAACAGGAAAAGATACTGTTATTAATAAATTGGTTGAAGAAAAAAGAAATGTGATTAAAAAACATTGGTCGTTTCCTATAGGTAATACGAATGAAGAAAAAACAAAATATCAGAAAAAAACTTTTTTCGATAACTTTCGTTTATATTGGACATTAAATAATGATAAGTATTATAAGAATGATATGATAATGTTTTGGAATAGGTCTCATATTGGTGAACTTGTATATGGACAGTTATTTAGGAATAGTAATCCCGAATCCTGGGTTTGGCATTTAGAACAAGATTTTTCATTTTATAAAAACACTGAAATTTATTTAATTCTTTTATATGCTGATGCCGAATTTGTTGCATCAAAAGATGATGGCAACTCATATTCAGCAAAAATAGAAGATAAACAAAAAGAAATTGATTTATTTTTAAATGCATATGAAAAATCATCAATTATCAATAAAATGAAAATTAAAGTAAACAAAGATAATAGTTATACAGACTTTAATTTAATATACAATCAAATCAAATCTTTTATTAATGAATAATTCTATAAATAATCAGTTTAAACAGCTAATTGAAAAAATTAACAATGAAGGAATTCATTCTTCACCCAGAGGTCTTCAGGTAAAAGAACTTGAGCTTCAAACACTTGAACTTGATCCTAATTTTACAATTTTAGATTTTAAGGCAAGACCTTTTGATTGGAAATATTTTTTAGGAGAATTATCTTGGTATTTGCAACGTGATACAAACACAAGTTTTATTAATAATTTTTCAAACTTTTGGCAAAAAATTGCAACACCCGAAGGGTATGTAAATTCAAACTATGGGTACATTTTGTTTGATGAACAATTAGAATGGGCAAAAAAATCATTAATTAAGGACAAACATACACGTCAAGCGGTATGTTTTGTTAATCGTCCTAAATACCAATATGAAGGCAATAAAGATTTTGTTTGTACAATGTATCTTAATTTTTGGATTAGAGATAATAAATTAAATATGAAAGTACAAATGAGGTCAAATGATATGTTTTATGGATTGACTTTTGATGCTCCTTTTTTTGCTTTTGTTCAACAGACAATGTGGCATTGGCTTCGTGAAACATATCAAGATATTGAACTTGGTAAGTATTATCATTGTGCTGATAATATTCATTATTATGAAAGACACTTTGAAAAAGCTGATCGTATATCCAAAGAATCTGCAAAAGATCCTGTCTATTTTATGCTTAAAGAACCGCTATTTAATTCTAAAGATGGGCAATATATATTATTGCCAACTGGGCAAAAATTTATTTCCGACGTACAGGAATTAGTTAATCAATCCAACGAAACTAAAATAACCAATGAATCAGCAAAAGAAATTTTAAGTAATTATTTTTGGATTCAATAATAAAATTATGGAAGAAATTAAAGAAAAGAAGATTAAAATTGCAAGAACAAGAAATGGAGTGCCTTGCTTATGGGAAAGCGTTATGACTTTTTCTGACCTTAGAAGATCAACTGTTATTTACGGAAAAGATAAAAATTTAAAATATGCAATTTTTGCTGATCAAGATAGAGAAAAACAAGCGTTAATACCCATAGAAGCAGGCGATTATATTTCGAAAGCGTTTGAAGATAAGCATGGGATAGCGCTGTCCGTCTTTAGAATTGACGAGATTTCACCTATGGGCAATAGCGCAATAATTACCCCAGTGTATCGCAAATCTTCCCTTATAAGTGATTATAACGTTGATGTGGAATATCAAAAAATGGTTGAAGAGACAATAGAAAAATTAGATAGCAGAAGAATAATTGCAAAAATTACAGTCTCAAAAGATAAATATGAATGAAAGGCAAAGTAAATTTTGATAAATATGCTGAAGAATTAAAAGAAGCAAAAAAACTTTATGTTCTTACTAAGAAACGTTCGCCATATTCAATAGAATACATTGAAGACCCGGATGATTCTTGGTTTGTTTATGTTGTGAAAATACGAAACACAACAAAAAAGTATGAACAAGTAAGCATGATTATTCAAAAAGACGTTGATACTTGGCTAAATAATTCATTATCCAAAGGTTGGGTTATTAATTAAATTTATACTATGGAAAAAAAACTTAGAGTAATTAAAGATTTTTTTGTTTTGCATGGAACAGAAATATTTAGCATAAGTAAGGATTCTTATGTAACATGGAAGTCAGATGGGTATATTACACTAACATTAGATGAAAATACATCCAAAGATATATTTCTTTCTATTGTACCAAATTACGAAGACTATTTTGAAATTGTCGATCCTATTGAAGAAGAAATAACTCAGTGCATTCAAAAGCTTGTTGGTCTTTTACAAAGTGATCATTCAGAAGAAATTTTAGAAGAAATTAAATTGCATAACAAAGATTTAATTGACTCTTTATACAAATTGCTGGGTTTGTCCGATGTTAATAATCTTAAGGAAAGAATTAAAGATCTTGAAACTCAAGTTTTTGTGACAGAATCTAAATTAAAAAGTCAATATCAAGATTTTGTTGAATCAATATCTTTCGGGACAAATTCTTCTTTTGATATAACATACCCAAATAAATTTTTCACCTCACAATATTAAATTATTAAATCATTATGGCAGATTTTTGCAATGTATGTTCAAAAGAAATGTTTGGAAAAAAGATTAAACCAGGCATTGATGTTTATAAAATTTTGGAAGAGATAAAGGCAAACGAGTGTTATCCTGTGTTATGCGAAGGGTGCGGATTAAATTTAATCGGCAAAAATAAAAATGATAAACCAATTTTGCATTTTTATTCCAGTGAACATACAATTGATGTTGAGCATACAATGGAAGATTGGAAATCTGGCCGTTTAAAACAATTTTAATGAAAATACTTGTTAAATTTACAACTAAATCTTTGGGTGATACCATAGGTGGTATGCCTGCTGTTCTTGAATTTCAAAAGCGTGAAAAATGTGAGGTTTATGTAGAGTGCGCTTGGTCTAAACTTTTTAGAAATTCATATCCAACGTTAAATTTTGATCATGTAAATGTTCAATTTGATAAAGTGGTAGAAATTAATTATCATTTTGATCTTCCATTGCAAGAAGGTTTTGCCAGGGATTTAGGGTTTACTGACTGGACTTACATTAGACCTAAAGTTGATTTTACACCTAAAGATAGACCTATTAAATCAAGATATGCTTCCATAGGAATGCACACTACCGCTCAATGCAAATATTGGAATTATCCAAACGGTTGGGATATTTTGAGTAAAATGTTGAGAAAAAATGAAATAACTCCGGTTTGTATAGATCAAGGTGAATCTTTTGGAGTCCCGGGCAATTGGAACTATGTTCCAAAATCAGCGGTTAGAAGATTGGATAATTCGATAGAAGATTCCATGAATTACATTTACCACTCTGATTTTTTTGTAGGAGTTTCATCAGGAATGGCTTGGGTGGCACACGCAATGGGCAAAAAGGTAGTAATGATATCCGGTGTAACGCATACTTGGAATGAATTTGTTGAAGATTGTGTAAGAATTATAAATCCTAATGTATGTCACGGTTGTTTTCACGAAGTTAATAAATTTAAGTTTGACCCTATGGATTGGATGTGGTGCCCTATAAACAAAGGAACTAATAAGCAATTTGAATGTTCCAAAACTATTACTCCTGAATATGTTATAAATCAAATTAAAGAAAACGGTTGGATTTAATTTCTGATAATAATTAATTTAAGATATATAAATTGTTAAAACAAAAAATTAATGAGCATTAAAAAGAATGGCAAGACAATCGTGCTTAATATGATTGTCAAAAATGAGTCAAAAATTATCGAAAGGTGTCTAAAATCTGTTTATGATATAATTGACACATGGTGCATAGTTGACACTGGATCAACTGATGGAACACAGGATCTAATTAAAAAATTTCTTAAAGACAAGCCTGGTGAATTAATTGAAAGACCTTGGATTAATTTTGGTCATAATCGTGACGAAGCTTTATCATATGCAACTAAGTGGGGGGACTGGATTCTTCTTACTGATGCTGACATGGTATTGGAAAACAGAGGATTTAAAAAATCCATGTTAGATCAAAGAATTGATGCATACGATGTGATGCAGGAAAATAATGGAACAAGTTATTACAACTTTCGATTATTAAATGCACAAAAAACATGGCGATGTATCGGCGTAACTCACGAATATTATGATTGTGAAGGAGGTTTTAAATCCAGAGAAAAAATGGATTCTTTGTGGTTTAATGATATATCCGACGGCGGATCAAAGCACGACAAATTTGAACGGGACATACGTTTATTAACACAAGGAATTGCTGATGAGCCTTGGAATGCGCGATATATGTTCTATCTTGCTCAATCATACAGAGATACGGATCAATGGGATAAATCAATTGAATGGTATCAAAAACGCGTAGAAGCAGGTGGATGGGACGAGGAAGTGTGGTACGCACAATATATGGTAGGATGGGGTAAAGTTAATCGAGGTGATAGTTGGCATGATTTTTTACCTGATCTTATGAAAGCATGGTCTTTAAGACCATGGCGTCTTGAACCTGTTTGGCTTCTTGCAATTGAGGCAAGGAAAAGACGAATGCTTGAACATGCATATTATTTTGGTAAGATTGCTGCGCAAACTCCCTATCCTCAAAAAGATTTATTATTCATTGCAACCGCTGCATATGAATTTCTTGCTCTTGATGAATTTTCAGTATCAGCTTTTCATACCGGTCGGTTTCAAGAATGTGAAACAGCATGTATGCACCTTCTTAAAAATCCAAAACTTGATGCAAAAAATAAAGCACGGATTAGAAAAAATATGTGGTTTGCGCAAAAAAATCTTGGGCGCTTTAACGAAAAAGAATTATTTGATTATCTTAAACACAAAAAGTCACAAATATGAAAACTTGTTTAATTGCAGCAGCTGGAGGTTATACAGTTGATGATTTAAAACCTTGGGTAAATAGTCTTAAAAAAGTAGAATTTGATGGAGATGTATTGGTTGTAGTATATGATCCTATTGACGAAACAGTACCTGAATATCTTAAAAGTCAAAATATCGGAGTTATTCTAGGAACTGTAAATGGAGATTTAAACATTGCAACTCAAAGATTTTTGGATTTTGCTGGTATATTAGAAGGTGAATACGGGAAAAATTATGATGTTGTTATCACCACAGACATAAGAGATGTTGTGTTTCAATCTGACCCAGGAAAATGGGTAAAAGATAACATTGAAGAATATAGTATTATAGCAACAGGCGAAGGAGTAAAGTATAAACATGAAGATTGGAATGGTGATATGTTACAACGTCATTTTGGAAACACCTTTTTTGATCTTATGAAAAATTATGAAACTTTATGTTCAGGTATTATTGCTGGCAAAAAAGACATGATAATTAAAGTATTTACCGCAATAGCTGAACTTGCATATTTTGGCAAAGACCCTGGTGCTTTTGTTGATCAGTGCTATTATAATTTAGCAATTCGCCGAATTTTTGATGAAAAAACCAAAATATGTGGAGGAGATTCTACGTGGTGTGCAAATTTAGGAACTTTGTATGCAATTCCTATGAACACTCCTGAATGGTCAACCAAAAAAAGAAGTGAATACGATTCGTATGAAAGATTTAGAGCGCATAAAAAATTTACTGATGTTATGTTGTGTGGATTGCCTCAAATGAAGGATGGACAAGTATGCAATGCGTTGGGTGAACCGTACGCAATAGTTCATCAATATGATAGATATCAACCTTGGAAAGAACTTTTAACAAACAAATTTGTATGAAAATAGCATTATGTTTTTACGGGCAACCCCGTTTTTATAACAACGCTGAAATCCTGGAATTTTTACGGGATATTAAAGCGGAAGGTGAAGTTGATGTTTATATGCACCTTTGGAAACCTAAAGATGCAAAAAATTACATGCGGTCTCCGTGGACTTCGATTGAAGAATCTTCAGCTGTAATTGATATAGAAAACATTAAGGAAAAGATTGAAGATATCTATGAACCAGCTGCGTTGCTGGTTGAAGAAGAAAGAACATTTGTTAATGATTCAAAAGTTTTTTCAAGAACACCCGCTCCTACTTCGCCTGAAATAGTTCATAGGATGTATTATTCGCAAGCACAAGTAGGCGAGCTTTTAAAACAGAGCGGAAAATCTTATGATTTGGTTTTTAAAATGAGAACCGATTCAGCCGTGAAAGGATTAAGACCACTTAAAGAATTGGTTGGCGATCGCATTTGGGTTCCTGATAATTGTCCTGTGATGGGGTGGTTTAATGATAATTTTTCAATCTCTTCACAAGAAAATTTTTATAAAATTGCTGGTACTTATGATAACTTATCAAACTTTTACCACCAAGGAGTAGATATGAACGGAGAACCTATGCTTAAAGCTCAATTAACCAAAGAAGGCGTCATAAACAATTTAATGAGAAATCGGTTCATTAATGTAGGTTTAGTCAGAAAAGAAAATCCGTTAAGAATCCAAGGGGTTTGGGTAAATGATGAATTTCATCAAATGATACAATTAGAGCAATGAAAAACTGTTTAATTTTGGCGGGCGAATTTAGAACATTTGAAAAAACCGCAGATACAATAGTCAATTTTATTAATGCAAATAATCTTGATGTTTATTGTCATTTATGGAGTAATAATGAAAAAGAATATCAAAAGATTGTTGATACATTAAAGCCTAAACAAATAAAATGCAAAAATCTAAATGATAATTCAGAATTTTTAAACATAGAAGCAAGAATTAAAAAGAAATTCTTAAAAGGACCTAATAGTGATAAATTGTGGCAAAATGCATCAATGCACTATGGCAGAAAAGAAGCATATAATTTAGTGCCAAAAGATACTTATGACAATATAATTTTTTCAAGGTATGATCTTGCTTTTTTAACAAATTTTACTATTAATCAATCATTAAATTCTGTAAAAACTTCAGTTGCTGAATCGTGGGGATTAATATCTGATGTGTTTGCTGTGATGCCTTATAAGTATGCAAAACATTTTTTTCTATATGAAGAATTTGAAAAATTACATTCTACTCCGTTTGAACAAGAATTTATTGATTTTTTATTAAATGATTTTAAATACGGAAAAGAAAACACAAGGATTCATGCGCATGAAAGATATTGCCCGCATATGATTTTAATCAGAAACTTTTTCTTAAATAAGGTTCCTTGGGAATTAGAAGAATACCCGGTTGCTTTATATCGATAAAAATGTTAATAACTTAAAAGTTCAAAGGATAATTTCCTTTGAACTTTTTTATTATATATGTATATAAAAATAAAACATTATGGATATTAACTCTGTCAAAGAAGCAAAAGATATCATTGATTCTTTTGAAAAGATAATCAAATCACAAAGCGATTTGATTCTTAAAAAAGATGAGGAAATAAGTATTTTAATAAATCACATTAAATTACTTAAAAATCAAAACGCAGAAAATATTCAAAAAATTATGACACGTTCTTTAAATTAAAATTATGTTAATAAATCATACCAAATTAGGAAATTGTTTTATTATTAATCACTTTATTGGAAAAAATAATCAATTAGTTCTGATAAAAAATGATAAAGAAGAAAAAAATACTAAAGTAAAAGACAGCCGCAAAACTAATTACTGGATCTTGTGGGGACCTAAAGATTTACATATTAATAATCTTAGTTATTCACATTTTAACAGAAAAGGTATGTATTTTGCAAAAGCTATAAAAATGTTTATTAATTTATCAAAAGATGTTGATAAATTGGATATGCATCCTATAAAAAAAAGATTAAAAAATGGAAACTATTAATTGGTGTGGATACGAATGGATTAAACAAGAAAGATGGGGTGATATTCATCCCGAAAAATCTGAACAGTGGTATGATCCACATTGTGTTGAGATTGACGGCAATGGATATCTTCATTTAAAAACAACATACAGTCCTAGATATTTTCCACACTTAGATGTTGTATCTACGGTTGGAATAGGTTTAGTATCATGTACGTATCGAGACTTTTTTCATGGTAGTTATGAAGTTGAGGCCAAGCTGCCTTATGGAAAAAATTTATGGCCTGCTTTTTGGATGTGGAGCTGGGATGATTGGCCGCCTGAAATTGATGTTTTTGAAGGTTATAGTGATTGGTGTCCAAATTATTTTAACATAAATTTACTTAAGCCAAGAAATATTTGGAAAGTTGAAACAAATTTGCATTATAAGAAAAACGGAATAAAAATGGATTGCGGCGGAGAAACTCATAATTTTGGGTTTAAAGATCCAACTAAAAATTTTATTAAATATCGAGTTGATTGGCAAAAAGATTATGTTAAATTTTATTATGATAATAAGTTAGTCAGAACAATTGATGACGCTTCAATTCTTGAAGATTTTAACCGCACACGAATGAATGTTATTCTTAATAACGCAGTCACAAAAAAGGTTAATAAACAACTTTTTCCGCCGATATCAGATTTTGTAATTAAATATTTTAAATATGAAAGAATTTTATTTTAGTCAAGTAATTAAATTTATTGTGGCTACTTTTCTTGCTATTTCAGCCGCTTATGGTTTAACATTAGATACATTCAGAGGCTATTCTATTTTTATTTTAAGTACCTTGTTTTTTTGTATCTATGTATATGATATGCACAAAGAGATGAAAAAAGCAACAAAAAATATTAATGATAATGAAAAATAAAAAATTATCCAAACAAGATATTCCAAAAAATTATAATTTTGCTGCGGTTGATAAAATTGGTACCGCATACGCTTACACAAATAAGCCTTCTTTAAAAGAAACACAATGGAAAGCTGGCAAGGACAAATTTGTAGTTATTGGATTTAATTATGATACTTCTGATTGGGATAAAGAAATCATCCAAAGATAAATAGTAATAAAATATATTATGGAACAACAAGTTGCTGGGTATGGGTTATTAAATCTATTACCTACAAACAAACAAATCCAGGGAATAGAAATAGGAGTTGATCTTGGAGATACAGCGCATGCCCTTTTATCAAATCGTTCATTATTAACTTTGTATGGCGTCGATCCTTACGTAGGATATAAGGATTGGAATGATTATGAGCTTTTTCAAAGTCAAAGGGATTTTTGTTTTGAAAAAATGAGTGAAAGGCTTGCTACTTTCGGCGAAAGATTTGTATTATACAAAGATTTTTCTGATAACGCAGTGGATAATTTTATAGATAATTCAATCGACTTTATTTTTATTGATGGTTTACATACATACGAGCAAGTTTTGTTGGATTGTCAAAATTATTATCCTAAACTTAAATCAGGTGGAGTTTTTTCGTTTCATGACTATCAAGCAATTTCAGAAGTTCAACAAGCAATAACTGAATTTGCAGCTTCTTTAAATATGAATCCAATTCAATCTGTTAATGATATGTGGTATTGGATTAAACCCTAAAACCTTATGAAATTTACTAAATTAATTAGTTATTGGTATTTTGCAGTATATGCATGTTTAATGGGAATATTGCTGTATTCTTTGCACAAGCCAGATGTTTTGCAAAAAATGAATTTTGATTGGTTCATTAAATTAATTATAATCGAAACTTGGATAACTATAATTCATCTAAAAATAAAAAATATAAACATTAATACATAATATGAATTTGGAAGTTTTTAAAGAAGTGGTTGAATGTTTAAAAAAGCAAGAAGAATTATTTGACGCATTTTATAAATTGGGAATTGATTCGTTAAATTTTATAGAACCATTACAAAAAGCAAATAGTCACTTAATTGGCGCTGTATACGGCAAAGAAGGAAAAGATATATTTGAATGGTGGTGCTATGACAAAAAATGGGGCACCCGTAAAGATTTACAGGCATTTGATGCAGATGGGAAAGTTATTTGCGAATCAATCGAAGATTTGTGGCAATATCTTGAAAAAAATGCAACATGGGATTATGAATTAACAAAAAAATAAAAAAATGAATAAATTTACCTCTATTTTATCTATTATTTTGGGTGGCTTTGGATTAATGATTTTAGTCATGGTTATTCTAGGATTTCCTACATTATTTTTATGGAATTGGCTTATGCCTTCAATTTTTGGATTAAAACAAATAAATTTCTGGGAAGCCGTTGGGCTGCAACTATTTATTTGGATTTTTACTCCTGTTAGCAAATCAAGCGCCGTTAAAAATGATGAATAAAAAAATAATAAGCAAGGTGCTTATAAGTATATTATTAGTATCTTGCTTATCTTTTTTAATTAATAACTATCAAAGACCTAAAGATACCAATATTAACGAAAAAAAGATTGAAACTTTGCAATCTGCACCTCCGTGTATTCAGATGTATTATTATGTTTCTAAATATTCTACTGAATATAACATACCCAAAAAATATGCTTTTGGTATAGCGTATCAAGAATCTCGCTACAAAGGCCCTGATGATTGGAAATACAAACATTCTTTAAAGTCAAATGCAGGCGCAGTAGGGCCTATGCAAATTATGCCTAAATATGCGCATCCTTTTGTTGATGTGGATTTTACTGAAGAAGATTTACAGACTGATATTGACATGAATGTTAAAGCATCAATGAGAATAATGAAAATGCTTTATGAAAAACACAAAGATTGGAGACTTGCATTAGGCGCGTATAATACTGGACATCCTTGTATAAATGACTACGCAATAAAAGTTATTAACTACAACCTTACTTTTTAAAACTTTTTAAATTCTTAGAATATAAAAATAAAAAATAAATTTTTTTATGAACAACCAAAATGTTATCCAAAAGATTCAGGAAGAATCTGAACGAATTTTTAAAGAAGCTTCAAACTTCTCAATTCAAGAATTTAAGTTAGGTGATCTAAAGATAGAAAACGGAATTTTCTTGAATGATGTTAAATTAACAGGAAACGCACAAAAAAGTGTATTAAATGCTTTAAGAGTTCGTTCCAATTTTACTGATCTTGAAAAGAAAATGAGTCCTGAAGATTGGTACAATGTGTCAAAGCGTTTGCAAAAAGCTGAATCCGAACATAAAATGTATGCTAAAGTAAGGCCGGGCTCTTCTATGACCAAAAAAGAAATTATTAGCGTATTTAATCGGAACGAAAACAAGAAAAAAGAGGATAATCGAGATATGGAGCGTTTTTTGGGGTGGATTACTGATTCTTTGGCTGAATCTGAAAAAGAATATTCACTAAAAAGTATCGGTTTGGATGCATCTCGTGGATTAGTTGACTTGACTTTGTTGGATAATAATTCTGATGTTGATATGTTTGGAACAGGCGTTGACATTTGGAAAACTGGCGAAAGATTTTCATTTGGCGGAGTACAGTTTAATTATGCTCCATTCTTTGAGAGGCTTTCTTGTTCAAATGGAAACACTGGAATGCAATATGGCTTTAATAGCAATATCACACAATCCAAATATAACAATCAAAAGATTCAAAGCATAATTGAAAAAGCATTGATTCAAAATTCTGAAACAATGTCACAGGAACTACAACACGCGGTTCGTCATTTGCAAAGTAATAATATCTCTATTGCAGAATTTTATCATTTTCGTAAGTGGTTTGAGCGCAAGAATCAGAATGATAACTATGATAAAATAATTTATTCTTATCTTGATGATTCACCTTTTTATCAGGCATACGGAACTGACGTAAAAGAAAAATCAAATAAATGGCAAAGCACAGCAAATTCAGGCATTTGCGCATATGACTTTTTTAATATGCTTACATACATTGCGTCACACCCGGAAAAAATTTCGATGGAATATACTGACCGTGCTGATTTGCAAATCAAAGCATCTGATCTTTTGTTCAAAAAACAACTTGATTTAGAAGATGTTGCTAAAAATGTTAAAGTTGATTATCCTCAATTAATTGAAATGCTTTAATATCAAAATAAAGGAGGGCCTAAAAACCCTCCTTTATCAAATGATAAATATATAAAAACCATACCATGGAAGTTAAAAGATTTGACGATTTTATTAAGGAAAAAGATACAAGCAAAACAAAGAATGCTGTTTCAGAAAAGTGTTGGGAAGCTTTAAAAAATTGTTATGAATCTGCATTAAATGAAATGAAAGAATATCATAATAGCAAAGATAAAGAGGAGATTGCCGAAAAATGGTTGGGCGAATATGCAAATCTAAATGAAGCTATGATAAGTGAATTAGCCAAAGAGTGTGAATCCATGATGAAGAGCGCTAGATAATAGCGATAAGTTAAAAAAATAATATTAAATGAATTACGTTCAAGATTATGATCAATTTATCAATGAAGCACAAGCATCATTAAGAAAAACTTATTTTGGTGAAGCACCTGGATGGGGTTTATCAAGAGATAGATATGCTCTTTCGTATGGAGGAAAAATTAAATATAGCGGTGGGAATTTAAAAGTTTTAGGATATTTGCAAGATAGGTTGATCCCAACATTAGTAGGCAAAGAAATAACTGTCGAAAAAGATCTTGACACTTCTACGTATGGATCCTTTGTTACCGTTAAAGGAAAGAAAGATTTATATGATTTATTGGATGGTATTAAACAATTTATTGAAATAATTAAAAAAAATGCTCACAAAGAGTTTAAAGCATTACCTGATGATATAAAAAAATATGCTTTTACTAAAAATGAAAGAGATGACAAACCTGAACTTTTAAAAACAGAATTAAATCGATTGGAATATATTACGGTAGAAATGCCAATTAAGGATCCAACCGATCCTACAACTCATTCTAAAGAATTTATAACAAAAGCAATTAAGGAAGTTATTCCAAACGCAATCGATGTTGGAAATTTTCCCAAAAATAATCCTTTATATAAAGATTATTACATTTATTTTAGAGTAAAAGTATAAATATTATAAAATTTTTTAACCTTTTTAAAATTATTAAATTATGAGTCATTGGACAGTACGAGTACGTGTAACAAGTGAAGATGTTGACACGGGTAAATTGCGATCAAAAATGGAAACTTTTTTGGTTAATGCTGAATCTATCGAGCAAGCGCAATCTTTAATTAGGGATCATTTTCGAACTATGATAGTGGACCACGAGATACGTGGAATTAGCAAAAGTGGGATTGTTGATTATATAGATGGTTTTGCAATTGTTAATAAAGGAAAAGAAGCTGAAGATTTTAGTGATCTAATTTAATTTTTAATAAACACAAAAATGAGCTTGAATAACGTAGAAATAGAAAAATATGAAATAGCAATTAATGCTCTTAAAGCAATATCAAATCCTCTTGAACACATTAAATCAAAGATGAAGGAAGGAGAAAGTTTGAATGGGTTATATATAATCAAAGTGTTGGATAATCCTAGTTATTATCAAGATATTGCAAGCAATGCATTGCGCCAATTAAAAATAGAACATGAATGAAAACACATTTCTTATCTTATCAAGATTTTCTTGTAGAAAATAATTTGGTATATATCAATGCCCAAGATACTCCCGGCAAAGATGTTCTTGGTACACTTGATGCAGACGATCCAAAGTTTAGCGAAAAAGTTAATTCAATTAAGAATACTTTAGCTGAATCTGCATTTAATCATTTGAAAGATATTGCTTTTGCTAAGTTACCACCTGCCGCAAGAGCTGAAGGAGCTGAAAAGGTTAAAAATCTTGCAAAAAGATTATACACAGGAGGACCTGAAAATTTAGGACAAATAATTGATTTGCTGGAAAACAATCCTTTGCCTATGTCATCTACTTCCATGTACGGAAATTTATTTGACCCGTATTCAGCATTAGCTTCATATTATAAAGGTTTTTCTGATAAATTTTTTCAGGAACTTTATTTTGCATTAGCAGGCGATATGGGACCTGGCGAATTAATGTTTTCGGTATTTACCACATTTCAAAAAGGAACTAAAGGAGATCTTTATGATCCTATTAACAAAAGAAATGTTGAAGTGAAAGGAAAAAACGGTAGGCTTTCTCCGATAGGAAGATTGGTAAATGGAGTTGATGCCTTAGATAACGTAAATAAAATTTTAGGTTCGGAAATTGTAAGTAGAGGTATTAGTTCAACTACTATCAAGAAAGATATTTTTCCTGCTGTTGCCAATAAAAAATTCACTAGAGCAGAAGCAGCTAAGTTTGTTTTGGCTTTATCACAAATGCCTGATTCTTTAACTTCATATAAAGAAGAAATGACAAACATGGTTATGAAAGGTATTAAAACTCCTGATGAGTTATCTAATCTGTTTTTGGCAATTCAAATGCTAACTTATAAAGACTATGCTGGGTTTGACGATATTATGGTGTTTACAGACGGTAATACCCATTGCCAAATTTTGCAAATAACTGGTGCTCCGCTATCACAAATTTTGAGTTACGGCAATATAATTTCCTATTCTAGTTGGTACACTTCACGTGAATCTACTGTAGGTATTTATCGGAAAAAACGCTAAGAAATTTTAATCAAACAAAAACCCGGAGATTTAAAAGTCCTCCGGGTTTTTTGTTTTTTTTAAAACCATTATTTTAATCTGAATATAAATAATTAAAACAAAAATATGTCACAAGAAAATTTTATTTATGATTGGGATTCATTAGTAATCCAAATTTCAAATGGAGAAGAAGTACACGGCTCCATTCGTATTATGAAACAAGATTTAGAAAATATGCAAGAATTACATAATATCAAACGAGAAGATATTTTGGAACTTTTGCTTAAAACATTAGAAACAACCGAAAATACTCAAAAATAATTTCATGCCGTATCATAAAAATTTTGATGAGTTGTGGGGTATAACAGAAATTGAAATTAAACCACAAAAATGGACTCCTTTAATAATAGAATATGGTTATGGATATGTTGGAACCTTAATAAATATGTTTTGGAGAATTAAAGGAACAAAACATACATTTAGAATACCTGTCAATCAACTTAATCAGCTCAGCAAAGGTAATTATGAAAAACACATTGAAGAATTTCTTGCAATTTTTAGAGAGGATTACCTTTCGTGGGCAGCCCAAGGTTTCTCAGAAGAATGGATGCGAGAATACCATCGAGAATACAAAAATCACATCATTATCTAACCCAATATATACTAAAATTAAAGAAATGACAAAAGAACAAATTTATCAATGGACTAAAGGTGACAAAGTTGGAACAATAGTTAAATCTTCGGGGGAAATTTGGAAAGAAGATAATATCGAGTACTTAGTTTTTAATGATGGCAGTATGATTAATACTTTACTTATCAATGAGTATTTGATCGAAATTCCAAGTGAAAATGAGGCAATGTTTTTATCCGATTTAATGCCGCAACCTGTTAAAGAAGTTAAAAAAGCGGTTCAAAAAAATAACTTGCCTGATATAACAGCAAGTAAAGAAGTTGCGCTATCTCCGCTTGAACAGCTTTTGCATAGTAGCAAAAAAACCAAAGAAAAATTCACAATTGAAGTTGATGTTAATCTGCCTTCTGTTGAATTAATGAAAGTTTTATCAGCATCTTATGATAATGGAGAAGAACAAATTCTAAAATTTTTAGCATCATCAATTCAGACTGACGCAATTAAAGAAAAGATTGCTGAACAAATTGCGCAAAAAGCATTTGATAAAAAAGTTAAAACCACAAAAAATAAACGCAATGAAAGATTACAAAGTACTGTATAGTTCCAAAAAATTTGATGTAATTGATATAGAAGGCCAAATAGGCCTAAAGGCTAAAACTATGTCAATTGCAGTGATGCCCTTTACGGTTGATGAACATAATATTGTGGATAAAATAGGTTTTTTAAAAGAATATAATCCTTTTAGAGAAAGTGGCTATGCAAACACATTAATAACAGGCACGGTTGAAACTGAGGATGAAGATTTGGTTCAAACGGTAATACGTGAATTAAAAGAAGAAGGCGGAATTGAATGTCCACAAGATCAGATAGGACGCATAATTTATTTAGGAAATTTTTATCCATATAAAGATAGCGATAGAATGATACCTACTTTTGCTATTGATGTATCTGGCCTTACTTTAGGCGAGGCAACAGGAGATGGAAGCAAAAAAGAAGAAATGTCAACATTTCATTTAGCACCTGCAAACGAAGGATTATCAACTGATGAATTACTTCCGCTTGCGGCATTTTTAAGATTATTTAATTTCTTTTATCAAAAATCAATACCAACAGATGTATAATCGCAAAGAAAGAAGAAAAATTGACAAGCAGTTAGGCATAAATAAACTTTTAAAAATTGCTCCGAAAGAACTTAAAGAAAAACTTTTGCAGAAAAGAAAAGAAGAAAGTTTAGCTATTCAAAAAGATCGCAAAGAAAATCTTGAAGCAATAGCGATTGAAAATGAAATACAATTATATACAAAAAGACTTCAATTTTATATTGAAAAAATGGGATATACCCAAGAAAAGGCTGAACAAATTCTGTTAAATGAAAAATTAAAAGATGAGGAACGTGAAGCCAGAAAAAAGAAGAATAAATAATGAATTTGTACGTAACGTACGGTGATAAAGAAAGATTGAGAAAAGCATTTTTGAATCTAAGAAAACAATTAATCATAGATACAAATGAAGTGGTTAGATCTTTAGGTTATTTATCTGAAGATCTAACCGATTATTCTTATTTTATAATCAACGAAAAAATTAAAAAACAAATAAAGACTGTATCCGCTGGCACTAGGATGCAGTCTATAATTTATATTAATCCTAACATAAATTATGAAAGTATAAAAGGGCTGATTAATTTTGCTGAATTAGAAACGTCGATTGAAAAGGTGATTTTTTTAACGGATAAAGGAAAGAATGAAGAATTATATGAACTTTTCCATGAAATAGTTTATTATCCAACCGCTAAAAAAGTTCATATAATAAAATGTCAGCCTATTAATTTTATAAATGATGAATTTGAATAACCTCTTCAGATAAATCACATCTTTTTAATACCCCTCTAATTTCCTGTAATTTTTTTGTTATTTCATATCTGTCATCCTTGTTAATAAATTTATAAGCACCTACCTCAATAGGCGCCATTGGTAATACATAATAGAAATTATTTGTTTTATATGTGCAAACAGGTAAAAATGAATATCTTAAATTTTGATATGAGTCTGACGTTATTACCATAACACATCCTGAATTGACTGGATATTTTTTATTAGTCATTGCACTATAAAAATTACCTAAAGAATAAATGATAATGCGATTTTCTGAATAAAGTCGGCCGCCTTGAAAATCATGAGGGTGAGCTCCGACGACGATGTTGGCACCCATGTCCAATATTGCTTCAAGATCTTCAATTTGTTTTTCTGTTGCGTATTCACCAAATTCCCTTATTTTTCTTGAATTTCTTTGATGGATTGTAGGAATGATGATATCACTTCTCTTTTTCGCAATATTAATCTTTTCTTTAATTTCGGCTTCATCGTAAAAATTGACGACTCCTGATGGGATTTCTTCGGAATTAATGTCCGTGAAAATTTTGCCTTCCTTTTTGCTTTTTTCTCCATTGATTGATGTTACGTAATTTAAAAATGTTACGGTATAACCGTTTATATTTGTGTCATATAAAGTTCTGGGTTTTTCTATAAACCCTGTTCCTATATGTGGTAATTTTAAATCATCTAATATTTTAGATGTGCGCACAGCACCTTTAATTCCTCCGTCTAAACTGTGGTTATTTGCTGTTAATAATAAATCAAAATTGTTTTTTAAGTATTCTGCAAAGACATCAGAGGATGAAAATTTAGGATAATCTGATTCATATCCACTGAAAGTTGTTTCAAGTTGGCCTACTTTAAAATCTAAAGAATTCATCCACTTTTTGATATACATTAATGGATCTGAATCAATAATAGTATCTACCTGCATGGTTTCACATCCCATGTCACCGAAAAATCCTATTTTAAACGGTCTTTTTATAAAACTATCGTATTTTAATAACATATTACATTATTTCGGAATATGAAATTCCTTTTAAATTTATTCCAGCATATTGAGATTCTACATCAAATAGATCGTCTTCTTTAAGTCTTTTGATAATATATCCTAACGATAGTTGTTCCAATCTTTGTATTGTATATTTACTTAAAGGATAAAATGCATCTTCATAAATAAATTTATATACCAAAAAAGGTACATTAGCTATCATACTAGGTGTTATATTTTGCTCTATGTAATAAGGTTTAGAGTTATTTTTTTCATAAGCAACGTCAATTCCTACTATGTTTAATCCTGGGCTATGTTTAAATACAGCTGATGCAATTTCAAAAAGATCTTTATCTGCAAATTTATTTATATCAACTTGCGTCCACTTAAATTCTGAAGGTTGTTTTTCTTTCATAGAAGTAAAACTCATAGCCTCACGTAAATCTTTTGCCTTTTTGTTGGTAGGTTTACGATGAAAGCCGCATAATAATGTTATTTCTGTGTTAAATCCATTAAAAAAAATAAAACGATATTCATTTGAAATTTTAATTTGCTGTTGAAAAATATCGTATTCATTTGATAATTCTGAAAGCTCCTTTTTATTATTTATTTTTATAACTCCTCTTGATTGAAAAGAGTTTAAAGATTTACCTATAATAGGAAAATCCAAATTTTCTAATGCATCTTTTTTATTAAAATACGTTTTGGGCAAAAACTTGTAATTTTCTTTTTGATATATTTGAGTTAAATCTTTTTTACTTGTAATTATACTTTTTGGATTATTATAAATTCCTTTTGGAAAAGGATCAAATTTTGTCATTGCAAGAATTTGGCTTTCTTCTATTAAAGTTTTTTTACCCCAAAGTAAAAGGGGCATTTCTTTTTCCATTAAAGAACAAGCATAATCATCAGCATCATCTTGATATAAAAAAACCTTTTTAATTTTTTCAACAATTGTAGGATTTTGCTCCTGTTCTTGACTCATTGTTGAAAACATTACTATCTTTTTAAATTCTTCAGGAGTTTGTGGGTAATTTAAAACCGTATGATCATTAAAGTTTTTAAGTAAATAATCTTTATATTTCATCATTCATAGTAGTTTTTAAAAAATTTAACACAGCATCCATGTTATGTTCAGATAATGTTATTTTGTCCTGAACCCATGCAGGCAATTCCATATTTTCATCTATAAGATTGATTATTTCACTTGAGTGCGTAACAATATTATTCAATGCGGATAAATACATACCACCTTCTTTTTCTTCATTATTCTTCCCATACAATTCATGGTATTTAACTGTATGTTTAGATTTTTTTAATTTATCTTTTCCTTTTGTGTCGCCTGGCATTTTTTTATATGCAGAAGGATCGTCATCGTCCATTTTTGCTTGCTTTTTCATTTGAGCTTTTTTCCTATCCTCAGTTGAATCGCTAACCCATTTAGGAAAATACTCTTCATAGGTTTTAACTTTATACATTGATATTTTTTTTCTTTATATATCTTTTTGTATATTCTGTTGGATATATAAAAAAAATGTCTAATTATAAATGCCAAAAAATCCACAGTCATTAACATTTAGCAGAAATACTGATGCTAATAATTTCCAAAGCGGAAATCCTAATTCGGACTTAGGACCGCCTACAGTGGTCCAAACAAACACTGGCACTATCATTAGAGTAATTAAAACAGGCGGCTCTAAATATGCACAAGCATCAACAGGCCAAGAAACGTTGCCTGAACAGTTTGATGCAAATAATTCTTCACAAAATATCAGTTTAATTAATACTTTAATATCTACATATTTTCCCGACCAAACTATATCAAAAGTATTACAACAAGAACCAGCAACAACTACAGCAAGTACATCAACTCCTTTAAGCGATGAAGGAGAAGCAATTCAGAATGATAATGTGCCGCTTGACTTAAGATTGGTGTATTTAGTTGCAAATAACAAAGATAAACAACCACGGGTTTTGTATTCTTTGCAAACTGATGTAGAAAAAGAATTAGTGGACGGTTTTATGATTCCGCCGAAAAAAACAGATGACCCACGCATACCAAAATCAGCAAATAATAACAGTGTAGTTACGTCTGACCTTACACCTTTTTATGGTGTTCCTGCTATCATGAGTGAGCAAGCATACATAAATTTACAAGCAGCAGGTGGTAAAGGAAAAAATAAAAACTTAGTAGACAGATCAAATCAACCTAGATTTTATGATTATAATAATCCAGGCACAACTGATAATTTAGGAGCAGCAAAAACGCCAACAACTACAAATATAATTAATTGGTCGACATTAGAAGATAATGCATATAAGTTTCCATATAAATATCAAGATTTCGTTTTTTGTAAATGGTGGCAAAAAATTCCAAATAATTATATGGTAACTCTTAGAAGATATCCATATCCTGTAAGCGATGCTGTTACATCACCTCAAGAAGCAAGAAAAGAAGTTCCGCTTGATCGTTTGTATCCCGTGGCTACCATGGTTACATATTTAGGAGAAGATGCAGGCAATAAAATTTCATCAATAGTAGGACCTATTGAAACTGGGTTAAAATGGAAACCCGTTACTGCAAACGTATGGGATGTGTCGCAAACAACCGAACAACCAAGTATAAATAATCCCGCTGCAAATATTGCTAAAGTATTAGGTTTTTTACAGTCAGGTGCTGAAGGCGCAAAAAATCGTAAAGACCCAATGACTCCGATTGATCCTTATAATAATGGCCCGTATGTTAATAAAATATTAGGACCGGTAAACGTTATAACTGAAGTGCAGGCAAGAGAACGAGGATTAAATTTTAAACACGAGATTAATCTTGTATTTGAATATTCAATCAGAAGTATAGGAGGTATTAACACAAAGGCTGCAGGATTAGATATTCTTGCAAATGCTTTGTTGATGACTTCAGCTTCAGCACCTTTTTGGGGCGGTATGAATCGTTTTGCTCCTCACGTGGTAGGTGGATTAAATGATCCGTTTTTGGGAGGCGATGCTGGAAGATCTGCTTGGTTAAAAGGTGATCCAAACGGATTCTTTAATGCTCTTAAATCGCAATTTTCTGCAGTTTATAAAAATATAGCCGACTTATTTAATAATTTTTCAATGGACGGCGCTTTAGGCGGTTTAGCTACAATTATAACAAAAGGTGCAACAGAATTTATGAAGTTAAACACAACACAGCAAAGAGGACAACTTTCAGGATTACATGCATTATTAACAGGCGCGCCTACAGGTGAATGGCATCTTCAAGTGGGGAGTCCTTTTAACCCTTTAATGATGATAGGTAATTTAATTTGCACAAATTCAAAAATTGAATTTAATGATGAATTGGGTCCTGATGACTTTCCAACTGAACTTAAGATTACAATCACACTGGAACATGCTATGCCCAGAGACAAAGATGCAATAGAATCGATGTTTAACTATGGTCAAGGAAGAATATATGCATTACCTAAAGGATATGCCGATACGTTTTATAGTTCTAGAATGTCGGTTGTTGATAAACCTACATCAACCACAACAAGAGATGGACAAGTGATAGAATCAGGTAATGAAGTTGTTGGAGGTGGTATATCATCAACAACTGCAGGCAACGGCGGACAAGGATCCCGCAGAGCTCTTATGAAAGGTGTACAAGGAAATCGTGCACAAAGACCGTCAATTGTTGGCGGAGAAAAAGCATACGAACAAATGTACTCTCCAGTTAAATTAGCAAAAGATCCGATAACAAGATCAGCATATGTTTCTTTGTATGGTTTAGGTACAGCGCATCCAGTAGATGATCCTATCACAAATCAAACACCTCCTTCAAAATAAAATTTTAATATGATAGAATTTCCTAGTACAATTGATAATAAACCTGAATGGCAAAGAGACGAAAGAAGTCCTGTTATTATTGATTTTTTACCAAAAGATTACACAAATCCGCCAAATAAAGGGTCATTAATTGGTATTGATTTATTTTTAGTTGGGAAAAATGAAGCAATGAGACCAGACCTAATAACACAGCAAATGTATGGGTATCTTTCGCCTATTGAAAAAGTTTTAAAATTTAATGCAGTGTCAAATCCTTTTGCAATTGATGAAGGGCAAGTATTTACTGTGTGGGACTTAAATTCTGCAGAGAATTTTATTCGCCCGCAAAAAACAAATGCAGAGGAGAGAGAAGATATCAGAAAACAATATATGACTCCTGAGAAAAAATCTACAGTTGACCCAAGATTGCGAGATTTTGATAAAAGAAGTCAAGCTGTAAAACCAGATCCTTCTAAAGGAAATAATGCGCCGGCGCTCCCTCCTAATTTGGCAGACTTTGGAGATCAAGAAATAGCTTTGATAAACGGTAAGTTAGTTTTAGGCGGCGCTGTTAGCGGATCAGGTGTTGATTCACAGGATCCAATATCCAAAAGTGAATTTGTTGCAAGAATGATAAAACAGAGATTGAGAAATAATTCTTAAATATGGCATCTGAAGAAAAAACTATAATTAGATCCTTAATTAAACCAAAAATAGTTTTGGATGAACTTTCGCTTGCTGATGTATTTACAGGAACAAGTGAATATTTGCCTGAAGGCAAAAAAGAAGAAACGACAGGTCATCAAGAACAAAATAATTTAGGAACAGAATATCCATTAATATCAATTAACAACTATGTTATTAATTTACAAGAACTTGACACTTTTAGAATAGATTGTACAGGGTTTTTGCCTAAAATTTTTGTTATTTTTGACATGGTTGGTACAACCGCTTTTACATCACAGGCAATGCCTAAAGACGGCGATATTATTAATGTTTTTATACGAGCAAAAAATGATGTTTTTAAGCCTGTAAGAAATGATTATGTTATTACTAAAGTTGATATAGGTAAAGGCGGTGAAGAAGGGCTTGGCGCTCCAGTTGCTATATCAGGAGAACTATTCATACCTAGAATACGTGATGAAGTTGTTAAAGAGTATACAGGTAGTTCATTTGAAGTTTTGCAAAATATAGCAAAAGATTTAGGCTTGGGATTTGCTACAAACGAAACGTCAACAAATGATTCAATGAATTGGATATGCGCAGGAGATAGTATGTCTAATTTTATTAATCATATAGCAGATCATTCTTGGAAAACACAATCAGACTTTTTTAAAGTCTTTATTGATATTTATTATCATTTAAATTTTATTAACATAAATAATCAATTTGAAGGAGAAAGTCAAGTACCCGCTGCTATTTTAGATTATTCATTGGTTAAAGCATATTACCCAGATGATTTACCTTACAAAGATGCTGGGCAGGTTAATATGCCTAAGGTACTAACAAATATGTCCGATTTTCAAAATACCAATTTTTTTATAAAACAATATCAAATAATTAATCAAAGTACTGATGTTGCAAACAAGTGGGGATATAAAACGCATGTTCAATTTTTTGACCAAAAAAGTTTAAAATATTGGGATTTATACATAGATCCATTAACTACCACAGGCGCAGAGGAAAACAAAATTATTTTAAAAGGTAGAACATTCCCTAAAAGTGAAGGCACAACAGCAATAGGAGCGCCTTCGCAATACGAGTATTGGAAAACACAAAACAAAAAAATGTGGTTAGGTGTTCAGTCTAAAAATGTGCACGACAAATATCTTTATTCCGAAATACATAATCAAAGAAACCGAGAAGAACTTTCAAAGCTTTTTATAAAGATTGATGTACAACGATGGAATCCAAATATTGCAAATGGAGAAAAACTTCCGATATTAATGCAAAATATTGTTGATGATCAAAAAAGATTAATGAATGCAACAGGAGAAGTTGCAAATTCCGGTGAAAACAGTAGTTATGCCGCGGTGGATCAATTTTATACAGGTTATTATATGACGGACGGTATGATATTTAATTTTGATCGTATAGGGCCAGCTGGAACTTTTTCAAATAGAAAAAAATCAAATTTGCCTGATTTTTACCAAACATTATTTCTTAGAAGAAGAGAGTGGCCTGCTCCTTAAATATATAATTTTAATATGAAATACACGGATTCAATAACCAAGAATTTTTTAACTTATGGTCAGCCCAGAGTTTCTACAGCACAAAGCGGATATGCTCTTGAATGGCAAGATCCTACATTCTTGGGATTTCAATGGAGAATAATTAATACACAAGATTTTTCAAAGTCAAGCGGTGAACTTGATTTAGATTATTTTCCTCAAGGATTATTTTTGCCTGATACTGATACAGATTCAGCGGTAAGTTATTTTGTTAGAACAAATCAATTGGCAAGAGCTGATATGATACGGCAATTTAAACTTGGTTTTTTACAAATTCTTAAAGAAGCTCCGTGGTATTTTACAAAGGTTTCCGGTCTTTCAGACATTTGGAAAATTAATCCTAGCAATTCATTTAGAGGTAAAGATAAAAAATTAACATTTGAAACTGAGGAATCAATAGATCTTAAGATTACATATTTAATGGATCTTTACAGAAAGGCCGTTTTTGATACAGGATGGATGCGATATGCACTACCTGAAAACCAAAGAATGTTTGCAATGGAACTTGTTGTTGCTGAATTAAGACCTATGCATACTTCCTTAAGCAATTGGACTAATGTTAACAACGACAACACATACACCGGCGTAATTTTAAGTGATATTAATGGAGTTTTTGCAAATGCTGCTTCGCCTTCTGCTGTTGTTTCTGACACTCAAAAATCTTTAAAAGCTCCTTGGTCAACAACAACATTTTTGTCCTTTAGATTTGATATGTGTACGTTTGATATAATTGAAACATCTCCAAATTATTTAGAATCTGTTGCCAAAATAGTTGAATCAAGAGCTCTTAATAAAATTATCATTAATACACCATACATTTCTGAAGTTAATTCATACGGATTATTAGGAGCGGTTTTAAAAGAATCTTATTATAATGCCGATTATAGTTATGACATAAAAGATTTAAACACACAATCAAGGACAATCAACGAAACATTGGGCGGTAAAAATTTTTCCGCAACACAGCCAAGTGCAGCAAATACCGTTTCACGCGAATCAGTATTTCCTCCAAAACCTGCGGTTTCTCCGGTTGAACAAAAAAAGCCTGAACGTACTTTACGCGGTCTTGATCCAGAAGACATTTTGATAAATATTGCTCGTAAAATAATTACAGCGGCTGGTCTTGAAAATGTTTACGGGTTTTCGGCATCAACTACAATTAATGCTTTACAAGGTTTACAAAATAATCCACTGGCAACGTTTCAAAATGTACTTCAACAATTTACAGCCGAAAACGGCATTAATCCAAATAGTTTAGGTAATGTTGGTTTAACTGGTGAAGAAGTTGAATTATTAACGAATTTCTTAGGTAACACATTACAAGACCCAGGTGGCTCAAATTTAATTGTAAATAATATAGGAAATACGGTTGAAGATTTGCAACTAAATAATCCCAATTTAATTTCCAACGATTTAGGTAAAACAGTCGAAGACAACATTAATTCTAATTCAAGTTTAGTTTCGTCAAATTTACCTAAAAATATTTTAACAGGCCCAGATATAGTAAAAGCTAGATTGGGTAATATATACAATCCGCAATGAAATCATTTAACAAAGAAGAACTTATTGGCAAGTTTTTTATAGGTGAAGTGCTTGATGCAAACGATCCTGAAAAAGAAGGGAGATGCAAAATAAAGATATTTGGTTTATTTAATTCTGAAGATCCTGTAATTCAAAATGGAAATCCAACAGGACAAATAACCAAAACAGAATTATCTGTTGATAAAATTCCCTGGGCGTCGCCTGCAAATGGTAAATTTTTTGCTGGTGGAGAGACTAAAGGTTTTGGCGATATTTCAATTCCTAAAGTAGGAACAATAGTAAAAGTAGTATTCCCTACAGGCGACTTATATTCACCAGAATGGTCATTCATACAAAATTTAAACATTCAAGCATCTGAGGAAATTCAAGATTCTTATGAAGGTTCTCATATTTTATTATATGATAATGACGAACAAGTAAAGATTTTTTATACCCCTAATAAAGGTATGAACGTTTTTCACAAAGAATCTCAGATAATAATTAATCCCGATTCAAGTATAACAATTCAACACAAAGATACTGAAAGCATAATTGAATTAATAGGGGATACAATTAATATTGTATCTACTAGTCAAGTCAATGTTACCACCGAAAAAGCTGTAATTGATGCTGGCGCAATTGAATTAGGCGAAGGTGCAACTGAAGCTTTGATTAAAGGAAACACCTTTCAACAAATTTTTAATGCTCACACTCATATAGGAAATTTAGGCGCTCCCACAAGCCCACCTATAATTCCATTAAACGGTTCAGAATTAAGTTTAATATCAAAAACAAAATAACATGGCACTTATACCTGATACATTAAATTTAGCACTCAAAAATGCTTTTGAACAAGCTATGCTTGAGTTTGCCAATACAATTGCAAGTTCCCCACAAGGAACTGACGTTTCCTTCGAGGCAAGACTTGCTGCCGCGGAAACTTTTGCAGCGATTGCCGCACCTGCAATTGATTCTTATATTAGATCACAAACGATTATTATTCCTCCAGGGCAATCAGTTACAACAGCAGGCTCAGCTGTTGCTCAAACAGGCGCAACCGTTGCTCCTTCACCTGCTGCTATAATATCATAACATATTCATTTCAAATACAGATATATAACTTATAGACCAATTAAAAAAATATGAATTTAGAAAAAAAACAGTCCCCAGCATTTGATTGGGAAATTTTAAGTCTTACAGAAAGACGAGTTGTAAACAAAAAACTATCCAAAAAATATGGAGGAAAAGTTTTTTGTCACGAGCCTTATGCCGAAGAGTTATGTAAATTAATGGTAGCATCTGATGTAGTCAGTAAAGAAATTAATGAAGGTATGATTATGAAAATGGTTGACATCTACGGAGTTTCCGAAAAAGAGATGGCAATTACATTAGAAGGAATGATCGACGCAACAATTAAGCTGGATAGCGAACGTAAGTTTTTCTCTATGCTTGGTTTAACGCAGGAAGAATTTATTGAAAATGCAAAAAATGAATCTTGGAAAAGATCTTTTTTAAATCAAGGTTATCATGTAAAAATTGAAGGTATTAATCCGTATACTCGAGCATCATTATATGCAGGGCAAACCGAAAAGACGCGGAATGAATTTATGGAACAAATATCCGCAAATGAAACCGCTTATTATGGAAAAATAATTGGAAAAAATCATGGCGGATTTATTATTAACGTTCAAGGAGTAGATGGTTTTTTGCCAGGTTCGCTTGCTGCAGCAAATATTGTTAGAGATTTTGATGAAATGATAGGCAAAGAGGTACCAGTTATGGTTGAAGATTATTTAGAAGAAAGTTCAACATTTGTTTTTTCATATAAAAAATACATTTCTAAAATATTGCCGCAAAAAATTGATGAATTAGATAGAGAAAAGAAATATTCTGGAACAATTACAGGTGCGGCAAAATATGGCATATTTATTGAGTTTGACGATATATTTACTGGACTTATACACGCAAGTAAAATGACACCCGAATTAAAAGAGAAATTTAAAGAAGGGCGAGTTAGGCCAGGTGATAAAATTTCTTTTTGGATTAAAGAGGTGACCAATGACAAAAAAATTATATTGACTGACGAAGATCCTGCAATTAGATTAAAAGAAATTACAGAATTTAAAAATGCTAATTTGGGAACCGTTAAAACAGGGGAAATTATTTCAATTCAATCTTTTGGAGTATTAGTTAAATTGCAAAAAGATATTATAGGAATGATATCTCAAAAAGAAGTCAAGACTAAGAAAAAGAAATATAACGTTGGTGAAAAAATTATGGTTACAGTAGATAAAGTGATTAATGATAAAATCTACTTGACTATACCAAATGAAGCATAAAAATACCTTAAAAAAATGAAAACCAAAAAGGTTTATACTGAAGATGAAATTCTTGCAGGTAGCAGGATCGGGGTGGAATTTGAATTTTATTCATCAATGGATATTATTGAAACAGCACGTTCTCTTTCTGCATTTCTGAAAAAAAGAGTGGTAGTTCCAATGGCATTAAGTAATATTCAAGAACCTAAGCCTTTGTATCACTCGCCAGTACAGCCATCATCATCTGTTTTTAAGTTGGAGCCTGATTATTCAGGCGGCAAAAAAATGTGTGAATTGGTTACTGGGCCTTTAAATTATTCAGAAGCAAGAAACGTTATCATTAAAGTATTTGAATGGATTCAGTCAAACGGATACACAAATGAAAGATGTTCAATTCACGCAAACATCAGTATAGACCCAAATAAGATTCCAACAAGAGTTGAAATTCCGCAAATGAATATTGTAAAATTCATTTTGGGATTTGATGAAGAAAAAGTTTATGATATATTCCCAAAAAGAAGGGATTCAGTTTATGCAAGAAGCATCAAAGAAATTCACCCCAATGCAATATTATTTTATACGACGGAAACTGATATTAGCAAAAATGTTCTTAAAGTTCCGTCAGAAAAATATTATGGGGTGAATTTCTTAAAAGCTGAAAAAGGTTATCTTGAATACCGTTATATGGGCGGGGCTGATTATGAAAGAAAAACTCGTAAAATTTTAGATCTTATAAATTATTACATATTAAATTTATATGAAGTATTAAATTTTGATGGCAATTTCAGCCAAAGTGACCGTGCCTATTTTAAAAAGTTAATGGAAAAACAAACCAAACTTTATGAAGGGTTTGTTAAATATTCTACGTTCAAGAAAAACTTTCCTAAAATAGAGGTAGGAATAGATATGCGAAATGATGATCAGATATTGGAATCATATTGGCATGTAATTAAAGAACCTCTATTTAAGTTATTGTTGTCTAGTGGTATTACTAAAGGCATATTTAATTTTGATACAGATTTATCGGTTTTACAAGTAAAGGACACAAAAATTAAAAATTGTGTAGCGCATGATATTGAATTTGTTAATTGTGAATTGGAAGGTGTTTTTAACAGATGTACATTTTATGGGTGTGAAATTAAAAATTCAAGAGTTGCTGAATGCAAACCAGTCAAAGAAAATAGTTTCATTTCTTGTAAAGTTGCTGAATCGCCTTTACATATTTCAAATTCTTGCGAAGATTGCTTTATTGAAAACAAAAGATTTCCTATTAATTGTAAAGTTGTAGGCGGAGTCATTAGAAACGGAGAAATAGGAAAGCTTGCAAATATTTCAAAAGAAACTTTAATTGTTGAACTTATTGAACCTGCTGAATCTCCCGGCAGCTATAAAGATCCAAATAAAGGTGCAAAAAATGCCGATAAAAAGAAAAACAAATAAATAATTTGTTTTCAAAAATTAAAGTAATAAAATGACGAAAGACGAATTAATACAGCTTGTTAACGACGAGATTACTGTATCTGGTTCTTTACCTTATTCTATTCCGCAAAAAGAAATGGAAAGAATTATAGGTCAAGCTGAAAATTGGTTTTACGTAAACTACGGTCCTGCTGTTGAGACTACATATTATGTATTGCCCAGAAAACTTTTTGCACAAAGTGAATGGAAAGCAACAAGAAGTGTTTTACTTCCTGATTGTGTAATTTCTATACAAGATGTTAGGGATTTTACAGGAGGAGGTATATTAGGAACAGTTGACCAGGATTTTGCAGATAATCGTTTAATAGCAGCTGAGTTATTTTTATCACCTTTTCAATCTGACGATTTGGTATTAAGAACAGCCCAATATTCTTATTGGGATTTAACTAAAAGTTTTATGCTTGAAAGATATGCGTTTGATTTTAACAGAAACACAAAAAGATTGAAAATTTTAGGTAGAGATCCAAAAAAGAACGTTTATATTTTAACTTATACCAAGATTGAAGACTACAAGTTGTATGATGATTGGTTTTTTCAAAGATATATTACGGCACAAGCAAAAATATCATTAGGTAGACTTTTAGGAACTTTTACATTTAATTTGCCTGGTGGCATACAAGTTGACGCGAGCGCAATTAAAGACGAAGGACAAGAAGAGCTCAATTCAATATTGCAAAAAATTGATGATGAGAACAGCCCAGATTGGTTCATGCTATTTCATTAATATATAAATTGTTGAAAATCAATATTTTAAACATGCTTAAAGAAATATATTGTAGAAATGAATCTGATCCAGGTTATTTACCTGGAATACTTGAGACAGGATCGCCTTACGAAGCTCTTTTAACAAAAATAAGAATGATTATTTTTACAAATAAAGGAGAGGTTTTAGGCGATCCCAACTTTGGATTGAGTTTAGAACAAATGTTATTTGAAATAAATGCAAATGAAAGACAGATTTCTGAAAGCTTTTACGGACAATTAGGTTTTTATGTACCTGATACAGCAAACATGCCAATCGAAATTAAAGTATCTTTTACCCAAGGAACGGTAAGAGATATTTGCTATATTGATATATACATAGACGGCAAAAAATATCTTGGTGTCGAGGCAACTTAAATAATTTTTACCTTAATGGCTCTTCAAATATTCAAATACAATAGAATTAGATTTGACCAGCTGTACGGAGATGTAAGAAATTTTATGACAACAAAATTCTTACAGGTAGGAGAAGTTTTTTCTCCGGCAAGTGCATACGGACAATTACTCTATGTTATATTGGATTTAGCTCGCTTGATGTTTTATTACATTGAAGACAGCATTACTGAACTTAATATAATGACCGCTGGTAGAGACCAATCAATAATTGGTCTTGCAAGATTAGCGGGACATAATCCCACAAGAGCAATTTCAGCTTCTGGTACTGTTTTGCTTGGATATAATGGATCTACGGTGGATATGTATGGAAACACCGTGATTATTCCTAATTATTCAAAATTAGTTGACCAAGCAACTGGTCTTTCTTACGTAATAACAACAAATACCGAGGAAGTAAGAATTAATTTATCGGGAAAGCAAGTAGTTGAAGTTAAAGTTACGCAAGGAAGCTTTGAGGTGCAAACAATCACGGGTACAGGATATCCATTGCAATCGTACAACATTAAACCAAGAAAAGGTACTCAGATTGATAATTTTATTTATAGAATATATGTAAATAATGAATTGTGGAAAAATTATGATTCTTTATATGATATACCTTATGATGCACCTGGCGTAATTGTTAAAACAGGTTTAGACACAGGTATAGATATCTTTTTTGGCAACTTGTATTTTGGAAAAATTCCGCCCGCTGGTTCTGTTATAAGAGTAGAGTATTTAATTAGCGCAGGCGATGCTGGCAATATATTGATGGATGAAATGCCTAATTTTCAATGGGAAGATGATGGATTTGATCTAGCAGGAAATAGCGTTGATCTAAATGCAATTATAAATATCGGTGTAGGAAAACCTATTATATTTGGATCAGATGCTGAGCCGATATTTTTAACTCGCATTTTAGCGCCAAAAACTTCAAGATCGTATGTATTGGCAAATGCCAATTCTTATGTTTACTTTTTGGAAAAATATAATTTTTTTGCTGTAGTTGATGCATTTAGCACTTTTGACGATAATGATGTATCTGATGATAATGTGGTTTATTTATTTTTAATTCCTGACGTTAACAAGAGAAAACCAAGTAATTCAAATTATTATACAATCCCAGAAAATTTATTTTTGTTATCTGACAATGAAAAACAAAAGATTTATGATGTTATAGAAGAGAGCGGTCAAAAAACTCTTAATACAATTGTCAAGATAGTTGATCCGATAGTTAAAAAATACGTTATCAACTTAAATGTTAGGGCTTTTGAAGGGTATAGCAAAGATATTATACGCCAAAACATTATATCAAAAACTTCAGACTATTTCTTAAAAAATAGAAGAAGAGACAAAATTCCTACTTCGGATTTGGTTTCAATCGTTGAATCTGTTGAAGGCGTAGATAGTGTAAATATTTGGTTTATGTCTGAAGAAAATGAAGCGTTTCATGCAATACCTGAAAATGCTGATTCCACCTTAGAAATAGGATTAGACGAATTTGGCGATATTGTTATAGGAAGAGGCGAACTTGCATTAATAAGAGGAGGTTGGCCCGATAGAAACGGAGTTTTTATTGAAGACAGCACAAGCCAATCAAAACCAAGTACAATTAATATCTCTTTTGGTAAAGATACCATAAAATCTTTAAACATAGATTTACATCGCATTAATATAGATAGTATAAAAAATGGCTAATAGAGAAGTAAATATAATTGAAAAAACTTACGAAGATCCCAATGAAGAAATAAAAATGGGTGCGTATTTAACAAGACAAAGCTTTTATGAAGCAATGATCCATCGTCAAGATGATTTAAAAAATGTAGGGTATGACTGGAGACCTAATCTTATGAAAAAATCTTTGTCTAATTATATTCTTGCAAATGAAGATGTTGATGCGGTAGTGACTCAATATAATAAACTTTTAACTTATATAGTTGATACAATTCAGCAAATCAGAAAATCGATTAATTATGCAGTAGATAAAAAATACAAATACATATCTTAATGTTATTAACTAATAGATTTGCGTTTTTTAATAAAAAAGGTGATAATTTAAACCCTCAAAAGAGATATGCCACATATGTCTCAATAATTGATGATGCCCAATTTCCTGGGATAGGTGCAATTATTAATGCATATACAAATTTTAGCGGCCAGGTAATATACATTGAAATTTTAGATGGAGGAACAAATTACGGGCCTAATACTTATATTGAAATAAGAAGTATAGATAATGACAATATTGTTTTCACTATACCAAATTCTAATATAACTTTTGATTCTAACGGTTCTTTTCAATCAATCATTATTCCCAACTCAATTAATAATAATGATTTTCCTACTCCGTCGACAGATTACATAATAGATTATAGTTTAGAACGTGTATCTACTGACTTAATATCAGTTGACCAAATTTACATATTGGAAAATATTTTTGATTCCAATGGAAAAAGTACATATACATTTCCAAGAATTGAAAATTATGGACCGTTTAATATAAATTCTTTTTCAGCAAACGGCAGTAGTGCTAAAATTGAAATTGAATCATTTACCTTTACGGGACTTGTTAGAGAGTATGATGCAAATGTTGTTGCAAGAATACCAGCAGCTACAATTGCAAATCTTGTTGTAGGAATGAATATTAGTGGTACAGGCATACCTGAAAACACTTTTATTTTTGATATTAACACAAGTTCACAATCAATTACTTTAACTAATCCAATACCCGGTACATCTTTAGGAGAAATAAATTTTACTGCATATTTTCCACATGATTTACAGGCTGGATCAAAAATATTTATAGACGGAGGTGCTCTTGATGGAGGGCCGTATGTTTTAACTAAAGTTGATACTTTTAACTTATATTTTGATACGTCTTTAACCGTTGGCACTACACCGGGTGCGGGAATAACATATCAAGTAGTTCCTAAATTTAAAGCTTATGTAGAAGGCGATGATTCTTTCTTTTTATTTGATGTAAATTACAATGAAGATTATCCTACAATTACCAAATCGGCTTCATTGGAATTTGAATTTACACAAGCTGCATCATCCGACACCATACCGTCGTCGCCAATTGGAGGACCTGCAAATAATCAGTTATATCAAAGAACAGTTTATGAAAATATTCAAAAAACTCCTTTAACGATAAACATAGGACATCAGTCAAATGTAGAAGGAGTATTTATAACGATTTTTAGGATTCTTGATATAACATTTGCATCAAATCCTGGATTATTAATGTACGGAGTTTATAGAGCTGAAACTGAAGCTGAAGATGAAAGACTAGGAATATTATTATCAAATATAGGTAGAGATGTTGATCTTGAACAGGAATTAATACTTAGAGATTCAGATGTAGATGAATCTAATGTTGACTATATTTTATTAAACCAAAAAAGACGTGAAATGCTCCTACAAGGAGATCAAATCTGGCCTTACGTTGGATCATATAAAGGATTGGTTAATATTATAAATTGGTTTGGTTATTATGATATCAGACTTAAAGAATACTTTTTAAATGTAAATAGCTTAGATACCGAATTTGGAACGTATAGACAAGTACCTATTGCTTTTCAGTTAAAAGACAAAAAACAAAGTGGAGAATCATTAAATTTAGTTCCAAGCAAGCACTATAAAAAAACCAGTATGTTTGGGCTTTTTTATGATTTGGTTAAAGATTCAGGGAATTTTGATGAAAATGGCATACCTATAACAACTGATGCATTTGAATTTACAAATGAGGAAGCCTTAATTAAATTCTTTGCTCTTAAAAAATATCTTAAAGAAAAATTTCTGCCTCTTAACAGTCAAATAACTGATATAACAGGTGAAGGCGTTTATTATGAAAGATATGCAATTAATTCTTGGCGAAATGTTGATGAACGAAGAGTTTTAGAATTAACGCGCCCTATTAATTTTACATGTGAAGACAGAGCAATTATTCAGGATTTACGTCCATATACATCAGATGCATATTTAAGTCCTACTTTAGAAAAGACTTTACAGTCTTTTATGAATAGGTATGATATTTTAGATATTTCAATAACTTCGCCAGGCGGCCCATATACAAGTATACCTAATGTAACATTTCCAGGAACTTCAAATCAACAAGCAACAGGATATGTTAAAATGAAAGGGTATACTGGATCATATTCATTAGCAAATCCTGCTGGTACAGATTTTATTGTGGGGGATATAATAACTCTTAATGGCGGAACATATGAATCTCCGTTAAGATTGATAGTATCAGGTGTTACAGGATTGGGTGTGGTAACTGATGTAATAATTCAAGAAGGGTCTTTACAAGGTTCAGGATATTCTTCGTTTCCTCAAGCTTTTGGCCAATCTTTGGTAGTTTCTCCTGTTGGAACACAATATGAAGTTGTAAATAGATCAGGATTTACTGCAGCACCGTCAGATTTAGGATTTGAAGTTGAAGATGTTTGGTTTTTAAATAAAGGATTAGGGTACTCAACATACCCAGTTGCAAATTTTACACCTAATTTAGGTACGGTTACAGAATTAAATTTAAAAATTTATGACGGCACCCCAGTAGGAAATATTAATAACGGAACTAGAACTCCCGCGTGGAATGATGCACCTAATATACCTGTAGGAGCTGTTGCTTCTTTGTCAACTGAATTTCCGATTACTTGGGATGAAGTTCCATATACTTGGTATGAATTAGGAGGAAGTACAAATGCCAATGTTATTGTTCACGTAGATCCTCTTCCAAACGGAACAGGTGAAGTTATAGCCGCTGAAATTATTAATCCAGGCACCGAATATAAATTTACACCAACATTAAAGGTTGTAAGTCAAGAAGGCGCAAATGCTACATTATCAGCTTCTTTAAGAAAAGGACAACTTAATTTACTTGAATATACTGTTGTTTCTGTTGGTTCAACAGGAGGTGGCACAAATAATGTTTTTAACGTTAGCCCTGAAATTGCGCCCGCAGGGTCATTTAATGTTACTTCTAACAGACTTGTTACAGGAGACAATATATCAAATATTGTACTAACATCAAATGTAACAGTAGGTCTTGGAACATCAACCATTACGGTAGAAAATTATGATTTAACGCCAGCATCAACAACTGTTCAATCTGGTGATAAAATCTTTGTCCATCAAGGAGTGGAAGTTACTAATGCAGGTACAGGATACATATCCACGCCAGAAGTTAATGTGAATAGTGGACACACTAGATCAATATTTACATGGAATGATTTAGGAAGAGGCGAATTTTATCAAATGCAATGGAAAGTGGTTTTATCAGAACCTGAAAAACCAACAAATCAATTTAATTATGATAGCGGAGTTCAACCCATAGATTTACTTATAGATCACACAGTCGTTCTTCCTTATGTTGGAAAATACACGGTTGAATTAATTGTTTATAATACAGATAATAATTTTGCAAATTTAATAAAAAAGAACTGCATAGAAGTTTATATGGCAGAGTCTGATTTTTCTTATATTGCAAAATTTTTAAATGGCTGTGTTAATACATGGGATTCATTAAAGCAATTACCTAATACACAGCAAAATCAAACGCAGCAAGAAATTGAAAATAATAGATACATAGATTTTAATTGGGATAATTCTACCGGTAGATGGATAAATCCCATATTTAATAATTCTATTTGGGAATCTTTTGATTTTAGATGGGATAATCTTGATATTTCAGATATTTCTGATATTAATAATTATAGCTTTCCTTATTGTGAAGAATTTCCGATTGTTGAAATATCGCCTGAAGATAATTTAGAAGGACCTGTTATTGGGTATCAAGATTCTACCACAAATCCGCCAGCGGTTAATCCTACAATTATTGTTCAAGGGCAAAGACTTTATCCGCCGATAGACCCGTTATATAATCCTGATGACGAATGGATATTTATAAGAAGAGATGAAACTGTGTATCAACTTAATGTATTAGGTTCGGATTATTCAAATCCTGAATATACATATATTGAGCTTTTTTCTGAACCGCCTGAAGCTTTTAAGGCTTCTCCTGCAACATGGGAAGTTTTGCGTGAAATAGGTGGAACTATTACCTTAAACGGAAATAAAATTTACAATGAAGATACTAATCCATCAGGCATAAGTGTAGGAAAGTTTATAAAAGCGGTACAAAGAAACAATTCGCCAATAAGAAAACGTATACCTATTAATGGAAAAAATACGTATAGCGGACAACCTTCAAATATAATACTTAATGGAGAAGGCAATGATTTATCTTTACTTAAAAAAGGAGAAATTGGAAAAATCTATAAAGTTAGAGACGGTGAACCTTTGAATGGTGATTTGAATTGGAATCCTATAATTTCATCTTCTGCTTGGGTAATTGAATCAGTAAATTCAAATATCCCTGAAAAGCGTGATCATTTAGGTAAAATTTATATTAAAAAATCCGCCGTCACATGTAATCCTCTTGATGAAATACGGCCAGGATTTACGCAAATTAAACTGTATGCATATTTAGATAATGAACTAAAATACACGCAAGATTTTAGAACAACGCACGTTTACTTGGACACAAGTAATGTTGGATCCATTTATGATATTTGGTCTGAATCTGAAATATATGTAATAGATATTGCAGGAATAAACGGTGGACCTATTGATGAATTAAATTCTTATTTAATTAATTTAGCAGCAGAAGGAATTGAAAATGTTTATTTAGAATACGAATATCAAGAATTTCCTACAAGAATTTACTATGGAGAAAATGTAGGAGGTGCTGCAAATATTTATTTTGATTTTAATATGTATCCTTCGTCAGGAGATTTTAATAATGCGCCTTCATCTGAATTTGATTCTACCGCAATAGCTAATCATACAAATTGGTACTTTGATAACGGAATTTTGTACGGAGATTTTTCTTTGCAAGTTACACAAATAGGTAATTGGAAAAATGGTGTAGGCACAATTTTATCTGTATCTGATCAAGAAAATGATTTACTTAAAATTTCTTCTTCATTTCAGGTGTGTCAAAGAAATTTTGATGAAGATAGCGCTGAAAGAAAATTAGGTTCTAATATTATTACATGGCAAAATTACAAAGATGTAATTTGGCAAGAATCTTGTGCATTATCTTGGAATACATTAGACTTTTCAAATTCATATTGGTGTAATTTTATCATTAATGATTTGGTACAAAATAGTGGATTAACTTTTAATGAAGACGATACTTATAATTTTACTGGAATTGTAGGAGGAATGAGTACGGCGCAAATTTATGCTCAAGCTCTTTATGAATTAAATAACTTAACATCTCAAGGATTAAACAAATTTTATTATTATCCAATATCAGAACAATATGTATCTCCAATCTTTATAAACATTAACACTTATTCTGATCCCAATTCATTTTTTACTTCTTCAGCTATTAATGTGGGAGATGTAATATATGGCGAACCTTTTGAAAAAGTTTCAACCGTATTGGGAATTACAGGAACTACTGTAACATTAGATAAAGATATCAAAAAGAAAGCTACTTTTATAGGTGACTGTATAGTAGGTGACTATAAAATTAAAAATGTTGCAGGTCTATTAGAAAATCAGATAGCTCCTGGTGATATTCTGACATCAGACTACTTGCCATTGTACCCAACAGCGCCTGCAACAGTTACAAATATTTTTGTACAGCAAGGTGTTATTCGTGAAATAACTTTATCTTCTCCTTTCACCGGAAGTGGAAATTCTTTATCCTTTTATGCTGAATGGAATACTGGAGTTATTTCAACACAGGTTTTATCCGGTGATATTGCTGCCAACTTTAAAATAATTGCGCAGGCAAAAACACCAAGCGTAGACTGTTTAGGGTATCTTACAGGTGAAGGTGGGTTAACATTTGAAGCACCCGATGGTAATATTTCTTCGCTATCCCACTCGTTTCCTGTTGGCAATTATTATTCTTGGCTGGGATTTGGTGAAAATAAAGTAGGAAGTTTTTTGACTGGGTTAAATGATTTTGTTATAAATTACAGAAACATTCAAACATATTTATTTGAAGGATTAAGTCCTTTTGGATATAAAGGTTGGTACCCAGCAAGTGATTTACCTTCTACATATTCATACATATCATCGCCTTATTTTAGTAATTCTAGCCTGGCTGAATCTGATTCACAAAGATTACCTTATGAAAGATCAATCGGCGGAGCATTAACATGGGAGGAAACTTGGGCCAACAATAAAAATGGAAAATTTCCAATAGGTGTTTCTATATTATTTACATCAGATACTTCTAAAATATCAGGTAAATCTAAATATTTATGGAAGATTAAAGAAAATGAAGAAACTTTAGTAGAAACATCTGATTCGAAAATAATGTGGACATTTACTTACCCAGGAATATTTGGAGTTGAACTTTTAATAGAGGACACAAACGGAAATTCTGCAACAATTAAAAAGAATACTTTTATTGAAATAGATGAAAACTTTGGATCGCAGACAAATTAAAGAAAAATCTGTTTTTTTATCAACAAATGATTTGAACAGATTTATATCGGTACCTCCAATAGAAGATGGTAATACGCCTTCTAATGCATTAAATCAAGGGTATATCTATACTTCTGAAAGTATAGATAATGATTATTATGATACTGAATATTCTTCTCCGATTCTTTCATTTAATTCAAGAAGAACTCAAACTAATGTAGGTTTTGTATATGAAATTGTAGTTGAATACACAGTAAAAGAAGCGCCCACCGCAAACACTCCAGGATTGTATGGGTCAAATTTAATTAAAAAAGGAGATTTTTTTACTGTAACTTCAATAAATGATAATCATAGCTATATAAAAGGTGCCGTCATAGATATATTGGATGTGGCAGTCAGCGGTCCTTTTGCCGACATATATACATATGAATATAATTTATTATGTAATATTAATGACGGGGATCCTTTATTAATGGAAATAAATGATAATTTTGTTTGGAAAAGAAAAATTTATACAGACATAACAAATGAAAAAATTAAAGAGTATCCTATTAATTTATTATCAACCATAAGAAACGATGGAATATATTTTAGATGGGAAGATCCTACAAATAATGTATTTAAGTATAATTTAAGAGTTAGAGAAAAAAATGTTTCTGACGGCGGTAATATTAATTATTTTGACGTAACTGGGACAAGAGCAAATGGAAATAATGATATTCTTTTAAAACCTTTTATAGGTACCACAGGCGCATATGAAAGAAAAATTACCACGGTAAAAATTGAAAATGCAGGGAGCAGCTATTCAGTTAATCCACTTGTAAATGTTGTAGGCACTGGAACAGGCGCAAACGTATCTTGCTTGCTTGGAAATGATGGATCATTGCAAAAAGATTTGTATCGAATTTATTATGCTGATTATACATCAGGAATTTTAAGAATACAGGCTAAAAATCATACATTTGTGCCTGAAATTTCCTCTTATGTTGAAAATATATCAAAGGATCTTTTTATTAAATCAAAAACTGATTTAGGAAATAGAAATTGGGAAATAACATTAGCGCAATTTAACGGCGCAGATTTTACATTTTCTTCTTCATTTGCAGATTCTATTATAGATAAAAATATTATTGTTCACTCAGGCGTTAATGTTTTGTCAGGTGGCAATAATTACAGAAAAATAGCATACACGGAAATTAAAATGTATTCAAATGAAGATATATATGTTATACCTTCGGGTACATTATCTGATGGAGAATATTTTTGGTCGGTATGTAGCATTTTTAATCTTAATGATAAAATTTATTCTGAATGGACACCTGAAACATATATCAAAATAGAATAATATGAACGAAGCAAAAATTAAAGGTAAAATATCCAACACAATCTAATATCTTAGATGATACATTAATAAGTTTTTTTTAATGATATATATTAAAAAACTTTTATGGTCATATACAAAATCACAAATCTTATTAATGGAAAAATTTATGTTGGACAAGATAAATTTAACAATCCTAAATATTTAGGTTCGGGTTTCAAATTACGCAGGGCTATTAAAAAATATGGTTCAGAAAATTTTAAAAAAGATATTTTAGAATCTTGTTCTTCAAAAGAAGAGCTTAATAGCAAAGAAAAATTTTGGATAAAAGAACTTAATTCAACAAATCCTGATATAGGTTATAATTTAGTAGACGGTGGACAGGGCGGAAATCTTGGTGAATATGCAAATAAAAAAAAGTCAGAAACATTAAAAAAATTTTTAAAAGAAAATCCCACCGCAAGAAAAGGTGAAAAAAATCCAAGGTATGATAAAACAATTTATCATTTTTTTAATATAGAAACTTTTGAAGAATATGTAGGAACTAAGTTTGATCTTGCAAATAAAATAGGTTCACTTTCATGTCATATAAATGCGGTTATTAACGGAAGACGCAATCGGCACAAAAATTGGATATTATACAAAAACAAAGAAACTTATACAAAAGAATTTTTTTTAGAAGAAAAAAGAAAAAGAAGTAGAGAAATACGAAAAAATACTTTAATGAAACAAAAATGAATGAAGTAAATATAAAAGGAAAAATATCCAGCACACTTGCCGTATTCGACTTGGACGAGACGTTAATTTTATCAACAGCAAAAATACATGTACTAGATTCAAAAACACATAAGATAATAAAAACTTTATCTCCTACTGAATTTAATTTTTTTAAACCCAATAAAAATCACACGTTATCTTTTTCTGAATTTGAAGATTTTGATATTTTAAAACAATCTACATTCATTTCACACATTCTTGACGAATTAAAGAATTTTTATAAATCAGGCACTCACGTTGCAATTGTGACTGCAAGATCAAATTCTGCAATGATACGCGAATTTTTCTTACATAATGGCATAGATATACATCAGGATTTAGTAATTGCTGTTAACGATCCTAAACATGGCTTTAAAGGTAGCATCGCCGAAAGAAAAAAAGAAGCATTGCATCGTTTAGTTGAAACTGGGTATAAAAATTTTATATTTTTTGATGATAATGATGATAACTTAAAATTAGCAAAAGAAGTCGAAAAAGAAAAAGGGGTGACAGTTAAAACGGTTAAAGTTTAGCTTTAACAATTCACAAAAAAACTATATATGAGAAGAAAGTACGTACAGGAAGAAAACATAGAAAAATGGTTATCACCAGCACAGCTTGCATTGACAAAAGTTAATTTTGATTTAAAATGCAAAAATGAAAGACAAAAACAATTTGTAAGATTAATTGATTCTAAAGACATAGTAATCTGCGCGGGACCAGCTGGAACAGGAAAAACTTATGTTGCTTGTGCTGAAGCATTAAAATTATTAGCAAAAAAATCAGATATTTACAAAAAAATAATCATTGTAAAATCGGTTACAGTATTGGAAGGAGAGGAAATAGGTTTTCTTAAAGGTACTATGAAAGAAAAAATGGATCCTTATATGATTTCCTTTATGGATAATTTTTATAAATTAATTGGTAAAGAATTATCCAAAAATTTAGAGGCGCAAGAATTGATAGAAATAATGCCTCTTGCCTACATCCGAGGAAGAAGTATAGATAATGCAATAATTATAGTTGACGAGGCACAAAATATGCCTAAACATCACCTAATAAGTACTGTTACACGTATAGGAGAAAATTCCAAAATGATATTTTTAGCCGATGAAGACCAAATTGATTTAAAGAAAAAAGAATCCAGTGGTTTAAGTTGGTTTTTTAATTCGGTAACAGATTTAGAAGAATTTGGAACTATGCGTTTTGAACGGTCAGATATCGTTAGAAATCCTCTAATAACTAAATTTTTGGATCATATACAAAACACATAGCTATAAATCAATTTTTGGAAATGGCTTGCTATCAAACCAGTCATTTCCGTAATTAACCAATAATTGCTCACCAGCATTAATATTTTTTAATGTGATGATATAAAGTAAACCGTTATCCATATCATTCATAAATTGACAATTATTATTGTCACTATGATTATAAATGCCGCCATATCCTAAAGGTATGGCGGCATAGTTTTCATTCCAGTTAAGGCTATACAGAGTAAAACCTAATGATGCATACGCATTTTTATCACCTTGTGTTTGCCAAGAAGCAATTTTTAATATTTCTTCAGGGTAAACAATGACAGGTGACACCTCAACAACAGTTTTTTCTTTGATATCCTCTTTGGTAAAAATGCCCCATCCATTAATTTCATTAACCCAATCAATATACAAAGATGATAGTATAAACGGGGAATTATTCATTGATTAATTTTGATGAATTAGCTTTAAGTGAATCAGGTAAGTCAGGATAATTTTTAAGTATGAATTGTGGAACTTTACCACATTTTTTACAAATAACAATTTCTATAGGAACATGTTCCTCTTTTCCTGAAGGACTCACTATAGGAGAAATTCTTTTAAACATAAAAGCTGTCTCAAACAGTTGAGGTTCTCCACAGCACTCAGCCCAAGGGGCATCTGAGATATCTATCTTCATTCTTTGTTGGTTTTCCATATAAATTATATAACACTTTTAAAAAAAGTTCTTGAAACTATTAATTAGACTTGGTATATAAACCATAAAAAAATTATGTTTTCTAAAGAAAAATTTTCCCGCTTTTTATTTTTTGACATTGAAACCTGCGGAGAATACCGCAACTATGAAGAATTTAAAAGTAAAGACCCAGTTGGCGCAGCTATTTTCAAGAAAAAAGCTGAACGCCTTAGCTTAGGTGATGTTAACCAAGCATACTTAGATAAAGTTTCATTATTTCCTGAATTTGGAAAAATTGCATGTTTATCTTTTGGTGTTTGGAAAGAAGGTGAAATTAAAGTTAATACTATTTCAAATGAAAACGAAGCTGAACTAATAAAATCGGTATACGCGCTCTTTGTAAAAGCAAGCGCAAACGGTATGACGCCTACTGGATGGAATATTAAAAATTTTGATATTGCATGGATTTATCGTAAACTTATGTCTTATGGGTATAATGTTCCTGAATGTTTAAATACTTTTGATAAAAAACCTTGGGAAATTTCAATTTTTGATATGAAAGATTGGTGGAAGGCATTTTCAAGTTTAGATGTTTCATTTGAAGAAGCAGTATATGAAATGGGTATTCCATCACCCAAAGACGACATTGACGGCTCAATGGTTCATACAACGTATTGGAATGGAGAAATTGACCGTATTATTACATATTGCGAAAAAGATGTAACGGCTATGATTAAAATGTGTGAGGCTGTATATAAAAATTCAAACAAATCTATTTAAAATATTATGCCTGAAATAGCTGAAGTTAAAATCATGGGAGATTTTATTAATTATGTTTCATCCAAAGAAACATTTTTTAATAAAGTTGAAAAGTCAGAAGTTTCAAAAGTTAAAACTCCGTTAGACAGTTTTGATGATGTTGTGTTTAAAATGCAAGCAAAAACTCGAGGCAAGGAAATGATTATTGATTTAATACCGTTAGGTGATGGTTTACCTAAAAAGAGTTTATCAGTTACTTTAGGTATGAGTGGGAATTTTGCTTATATTAAAAAGAACTCAGAGCATTTTGATAAAATTATGAAGCATGCTCATTTGAGATTCAAAACAATAGAAGGAAATTATTTATTTTTGCACGACGTTAGAAGATTTGCTAAATGGAAATGGGTTGACGGGTGGGCGAAAAATAGAGGTTATTGCCCGCTTACAGAATTTAATGAATTTTCGGAATACTTAAGACATAATTGGTATAAACAAAAAGTTTTTAATACTCCGCTTAACGAGATTCTTATGAATCAATCACTATTTAATGGCGTTGGCAATTATTTAAGAGCTGAAATTCTTTATAGAATGAATATTAATCCTTTTCAACCAGCAAATAAGTTGACACAACTGGAAGTGGATTCATTAATTAAATTCATTCATTTGTGCTGTAGAGATGCTTACAAATTAGGAGGAGGTGAACTTAAAGATTGGGTTAACCCAAACGGTACTGAAGGAAAAACTTTCAAAGAATGGATGCTATGCTACAATAAAGGCGCATCAATTGTTGATAAAACAGGTAGAAGATTTTGGTATGATCCGCAATGGGAAAAGTATTTACCAGCCAATTATATTAAAAATAGTTAAAACACAATGTATTTTTTCTGCCTTTGATATATAGAAAAAAGGCAGAAAAAATACATTAAATATGGCAACCGTATCAATTACAGAAATTCTAGGCAGCGATAATATAGCAGGCTCAAGAATTACAATCAATTCAAATTTTTCTACATTAGCAACAGCTATTAATAACATAGAGACCCGTTTAGATACATCATTTACACCTGGCGGATCTTTAAATGTAGGAAATGCTTTAATCAAAAGATATACCAATCCAGTCACTTCACAAATTTTTACATGTGAGGCATCAGCTTTATTTCAAGGAAATTTAAACGTTTCCAAAACTACTTCAATAACTGAAGCATTAAATGTTGGATTAGATTTATTGGTTAGTGGAAATGTTGTGTTTGATGATACTGCAACTAATGGAAGTAGTTTTGTGAGTGAATTGCCATTTGACCTTGATGCAGCTCTTTCTTCACCGCAATTGGATGGTCAAAGCGCTTCTAATGCTTATTTGCTAAACCCACAAACCCTTGCACAAACTCCGTCTTCTTCCGTAAGAGAAATTACAGCAGGTTCAAATTTTCCTAAGATTAGTGTTATTCGTTTAAATTATTCAACGTATGATCCTGCGTTAGCGGCAACAAGTTGCACTAAAATACAATTGCCCGCCGTATCTTCAGCAAACGTAACTCCTGGACAAATTATAACGGTTATTATAGATCAGCCTGCAGCAACAGGAACAACTGGTGCACAATTTGGTATTAGCAGTGTTAATCTTGCATCAGGATACAATCAAGACATTTTAATGAGTGGAATTACTGCAACTTTTGTTGATAGTGATAGCTATGAATTGAGAAAAGCGGCAATAACTCTTTATGCTGATACTCAAGTAGGAAACGGTTGGAGAGTACTTAATAGCACTCCGTATGTTGCATATTAATAAAAAAAATAATTAAATGATAGCACCATTAATTAGGCCTATTCGATTAGCGGGAGGTACCTTTTACACCTTTTCTTCAGCTTCTGAAGATTTAGGTCTTTCATTCAATAGTTCAGATAAAAAATTTAGATTTTCTAAATTTGCGTTACTAAATATACCAAATATCGAAAATCCAAGTACTAATTTTGAAAACTATATCGGACTTTCAAATTCGCCTGGAGCTTATGAGGAGATTGACGGAAGTAAAACTCAAAATGATTATTTAGCGGAATCTTTTCAAAATTATTGTCTTAATCTTGAATCAATGATTTCTTCATCACAAGATTATGACCAAAACGTTTTTAGAACAGTTTCTGAGAGGGTTTTCTTCAAATGGCTAAAAGAATTAGGTGCAATACGATTTAGAGAAGCAGTTGTTGGAACAGAACAATCTAATTCTTCGTTTGGTATACATTATGTTGAAGAAGACAACAGCTTATCATATGAAAAGGTAATTAAATACATTGGAGATATTGGAATTTTAAATACGGTAAAAAATAATGCAAATGCTTTTACCGAAGTTTATGTTTATATACCAACATCACATGGCAATACACCTACCGTAATGTTTAAATGTGTGGATGATGTAAATTATTCACCAGGTATGGTTTTCACAAATGATCCAGCTGATCCATTAAATGCTGAATATATTTATGGAAGATCGGCAATATCAGCGCATCCTGCAGGATTAAGCACACGTGCATTTTTTGACAGTGATACATTTACATTTACAACTCCCGATCCTTTTGGAGCAACAGCGGATTTTTATTATTATGATGCGTTAACGGCATCTTATATTCAGCAAGGAAATCCAGGGTTTCAATGGTGGTTTGCCAATCCTGTGCCAAATACGTTTTTTACTGAACCTGCTACATTTTTGGATCCAACAAATGATACTTTTAAAATTGAGAGTGTTAATAAATCTGTTGAATTTAAAAGAAGTCGCCTTGACGGTATAACTCTTGAATTTGACACGGCTACATATAGCGGTATGGGCAATGTAGGAATAACTGATTTTGGCAAGTTTAATGAAACAGCAGCCGCTCAGACGTTTGAATTTAATGCAATTCTTATTTATTATGACTTATATGATCCTGCAACTCTTGAAAATTCAACCTCAAATTTATTTGGTGTTCTCTTTCTTGATAACGTTGATCCTCTTCCATCAGGCGGAGGCTATATTCCACGGTTAACCAAATATAAGCCAAATAGCATTACAGGTGTTAATGGCAATTCATATTCTTTCAGAATCAACTTAAAGTTTGATGTCAACACAGAAGATACGGCAGTTGAAACTTCAATAAATGATTATAATCCTTATTCTCTTGAGCTTTATATGGATGTCCTAAACGAAATGATGGCATCTGTTACTCTAATGAATAAAAATAATCAATTAGTCAATAATTTACAAAATCAAGTAAATTCTTTAGTTAATTTAATTGTAGATTCACAAAATTCTGAAGTATTATCTCAAAGAATAAATTCGTTAGAACAACTTGTAAATGATAATAAAGCAATATTTGCCAATAATAATAGTTTACTTGCTTTAATCCAAAAGAATTATGAAGATATTGTCAACATATATAACAATACTTCGTCAATTCAAGTTTCTTATAATTTAGATGTTATATCAAGCGGAGAAGGAATATTTTTGGATAAGACACAAGAAAACCAAATAAAAATTGTTAATTCCAATCAAGAATTTAATTTAGGCCCGAAACCTTTAGTTTCAATTACAAATGATTTTACAATTTTTCCAAATACATATCAATACACGGATAAATTGTTGCCTTTTTCCAATTATTTAAAAATTACAGATGGGACATTAGGCGTTCCTTATGTAATAGATAGAGACATTGTTATTAGAATAGATGATACGGATCAAGTTTGGAAAAAAGGTCAGACATATAGAATATCATTTAAAAATGGCATAGATATGTCAAATAATAACGGTAATTTTAATCTGATTGTTTACACTGATGCTATAGACAGATTAAATACAGGATTTGCTTATGAAGCTGAAGCTGCATTTATAACATATCTTGAATTTGCTGAAAAAGGTGATAAGCCAATTATTGAAATTGTATGCTTGGACCCTGTAAATTATGTATTTACATACGACATATTCTAAAAGAATAAAAATTTAAAAAATGGCTGACACAAATAATAGTTTATCCTCAGTTCTTGCTGATTTTGTTAGACTGCAAAATAATTCATTAGAAACATTGCAACAGTTGCAACAAGCAACTGTTTCTGTTTCTGAAACAGTTCAAATTTCGGTCAAAGAAAATGACGGAACAACATCAACGTACTCAATACCTTCTTTTGGATATCTTAAATCCAGCATAGACAGGATTGACAACACGATATCAAAAATGTTGGGGTTTGACGGCAGTGATGCTTTTATAAGACAACCTGATGGCACTTATAAAAAAATCTATCAAGCAAAAACTCCTGTTAATCCTTCTCCAATCGGAGAAGTTGCTGTTCCATCAACTTTTATTTCAGAGAATAATTGGTTTTTTGAAAACCTGATGAGTCCTGCGTTAAAAGTAAGTTTTGATGTAACACGTTATATTCCGCAAGAAGAATCCAAGGTGTTTGTGAAAAGGATGATTCTAAACATTAGCAATCAAACACAACTTGAGTATTTTCAAAATAACATCCAAGGAAAAAATAATATAAATTATGTTAACTTATTGGTTGACTTACAAAAACAAGGTATAACATATTTTTTAGATGAAGGCGTAAATGATTTGCCGTTATCAGTTGTTCGTTATACAGGATCTTTTTTGCCTGTTAATTATGAAGATAGAACATACACTAATTCCGATGGCACCACTTCAACAAAAAGATTTTATCTGTTTGATAAATTAACTTATACTGATAATTTATCATTATCTGTAGATTCTATGACTTTAAAGGTCGGCGATAAATTAATTAAAGGCGAAACTATTTATGAAATAGCTGAAATTGATAGCTCAACAAGATACGTGAGAGTGACAAGAATAAGCGGATACGAACCGATAGTTATTGGCGAAAATGTTCAATTTTATTCAGAAACATTTTCGCCTAAATTAATTAATGTTGGGATAGGATATAATGAGTACACTGTTGTATTTTTTAGAACAATTAACGATGAAGCAAATTTATTATCAACAACTTGGTCACCAGGCATTGGATTTTTTACAAATGATTTAAACATTTCATTAACAACTGGAACCACAAATCTCAAAGATTTTTATCAGTCTTCTGTTTTAGATTTTGGTAATTATTTATTAACAAGCGCAAGAGATGGATCAATTTCTACGTTTGATGGATTAGTTCCAAATGCTCCTGTGCTTGACATTAATAATTTTCAAGTTGTTCAAATAAATGATCATAAGTTAGATCAAGCAGAAATTGAAGCAATCAGAAAAAAACAATCTGATAAAATACAAGTTCAGCAAACAATTAATGAATTGGAAAAATCGATTGATTTTCTAAAATCTAAAATTAATTCCAAAAAATATGCAAATGAGAATGAAAGAAAGTCTGATATAAATAAGTTAGACAGAGCAATTAAGCAAAAAACTTCACAATCATCTTTATATGCGTCCATTGTTGCTGATCTAAATTCTGCTGCACAAAATGCACCAGCTGCATTAGATACGCCTAAATATAGATTACGTGGATTTTTTCAAATACCAAATCCTGTTATCAGTCAAAAAACAGGTGCGCAGAATGTAATTCAATTTATAACTTATTATAGATATGTTAGGCCTGACGGCAGTGCAACTGATATTAAGCAATTCGATTATACCGATCCTAATGGATCAAAACAAAGAGCATCATTTTCAGCTTTAAACGAGTATAAATCACCGGTTCGTAAAAAAATATATGATGGCAATACAGGAAAATACGTTTGGGCAAATGAGGATATAACTAATCCTGATGTTATCAATATTAATCAAATAGATATTCCTATATCTAAAGGAGAAAAAGTTGAATTTTATGTAGTGTCTGTGTCTGAGGCAGGATGGCCAAATAATCCAATTCTGTCTTCGCCGTCAAATACAATATCGTTTGAATTTCCTAATGATTTGGTTACCGAAGACGAAGCTACAATTGCATTACAGCAGGCGGCACAAGAAAAGGTAAAAGTTGACATTGAATCTGATTTAGCTGCACAAGGTTTGGATCAACACCTATCATCCTCTTTTACAGCAAATGAACAATATTTTGCTCACAGTGCGGATGTAATTGCTTCAAATTTTTATACACCCGACGGCAACGTTATATCTTTGTATCAAAAGTTACAGGAAATGCAGTTGCGTATACAAGATCTTGAAAATCGCTTAAACGAAGTGGTTACTCCAATATCTATATTTTTGGTTGATGATCAAAGCAATACTAAATTACCTGTACAAAACGGTTCTACTGTTAATTTATTTGCAGGATATTATGCAGACCAAGTTGCTTCTTTGCCAACAGCGCAGCAAAGAGGCGCAATATTAACTAAAACATATTATTTATATCTGCAAAATGATAGTGCTTCTCCTCTTAAATTAATATCAAGATTCCCAGGAGGATTTGGGCAAATGGTTCCTTACAGCGGAACAGGAGCAACAGGAGGATCATTTACTGTAAATGATCAAGATTATAATAATTATAGAAAATATGATTATGTTCCTATTGTTAATTTAGGTATAAATACAACAGATACAAATAATGATAATACATTATCTGCTTCATTTTATCAAAGTGGACAATTATTAGGTCAATTTTTATATAGTAGATATACCGATGTAGGTTTAACTAATCCTATTTATGGACAAACAGCAACAAGAAGTTTCATTCCCGATCTTGGTGACACGGGAATTACTGCTATTCCTGGAACAACCGCATCGGGTATTTTTGGAACAACCGCTCCGTGGGTGTGGGACGTTGTTTCTCCTGTAACTCCTGGAAATACTGCAGCAGGAAATGGGTATTTAACAAATTTTTGTGTACATATTCAGCATCCTGCTATTAACAATGTTGGCACAACAGTAGCAATGAGTAATCTCCAATTACCTACTGTTAATCTAAACACAAATACTGGTTTACCGCAGGCGCCTGAGATTGTTTCAGAGTTTATACATTCAAATTATTTTAACGAACCTGCACCAGCAAGATTATCATCATATTTGCCTTTACAGCTTAGCTACAAAGATAATAATCTTAATATAACAGGATCAGCGCCTTTCCCATCAACCTACACACCATCATCTGTTGATGAATTGCCTAACAAATTTGGATTTATTGATAACGATAGATATTTAATAGGTTCACAAACAGTAGGAGCATATCTTTTTGTAGGACCTGCACAATTTAATCAATTGTTGGTTAATGGAGTTGATGCAAGATCATATAAGAGCGTTCAGCCTGGGTCAGATAATGCAATAGTTGTTCCGATTGTGTTTCAATACAGAATGACTGATTATTTTGGACCTTGGATATCTTCAACAGTTACAAGTGTAATTGCTGGCGGTTTAGGAATACTTGGAGGATATGATCCTCAAAGGGTTGGAACATTGCGAAATTTATCATACACTAAGAAAATAGGTATTGACATTTACCAGCAAGATGAACCTGTATTTTCGTTTGATGTTCAAGTGACTTCAACATACAAAAAAGACAGCATTGCTCTTGTTGATGCACAATCAGTTCCTGAAGTGGCACAAGTGGTCGAAAACATATCATTTACAAAAGAAAGTGTTCAATCGCTTTTCCGCTCAAATGTATAAAAATTAATGTATAATGAGTAATATAAACGGTCCTAATTTTTACAACATAGATTTTGAACGTGAAGTTGTAATGCAAGGAAAATCGTCAACATTTTTAACTATTAATAGAAATGATGACGTACTTGCACAAGATGAAACACTTTATGTCCTTTTTTATCCAAATACTCGTACATTTGAAAGTGTAGGAACATTTGAAATTTCTCAAACTTCTGCAATAGGAGGGCAATGCAACCTAACATCACAAGGTTTTATTGATCAAGATTTATCAACTGTTAATACTCTTGGTTTTAATAATATAGGCCCTGGATTATATGTTAAAAATACTCAAGATTTTTTACCTAATAGCGAAGGGCCTGTTATAATTGAAAAAGTTGAATACCTAAATACATTATCCGGTATTGTAACAAAAGTTTCTTTGACAGGACCAACTGGTGGTTCTGAACCATTTGTTGGTGCAACTGGATCTTTGTCAAGTAAAAACATTAATGTAGGATTTTATTCTGAAGTTGATAAAGAAAATTGGAAATTTAACACAGTTTCATTAGGCGAACTTGAAAATTTAGTGTATAGTGTTCCAGCAACAGGTACAGCTATTGATTATAGTTCAGTTATAAATCCGTTTGATGGCACAGCATATAATCCAACAGGAAGTTCTGTTGGTGGATTTACTGGAACAGGCTTTGTTTCCAGGGATTTATTGGGCTTCAGCTCATCAAAAATTATTTCATCATCACCCGAACTTGATAAAAATAGAGGTATTACTGTAAGAATAGATTATGAAGGCAATAATGACAGTCATCTTAAATTAAATATTCTTATTTTTAGGTATAATCCTAGTTTTGGCCCGTTATCACAAGCATTTCCTGTGATAATGCCTGAAAGTATAACAGGACCAAATAACCCTAATAGTTTTGCTTCAGAATTTTTAGGATTAAAATCTGGAAATGTTTCTATGATTCCTACTGAGTTCTCTGATAACATTGATTATCAAGAACTCCATATATTTGGATATGCCGAAACTACTGTAAGAACTTCAAGAACAACATATCAAAATAATAAAAATACATCCAATACCGTATATGATGATAGAAGCTCTTATGCTTTATTAAAGTCAAATCCTAAATTATCAGGAAATGTTAAACTGACAGTTGATTCTAAAGGAGAACTTTCATTAAATTCGTTTGATGCAAACTCTCAATTATCAGATAGCCGATATAAAAGATTCACTATTAGTCCTGAATCTACATATCAAAAAGATTTATATACATTTTTTAAAGACACACCTGAAGAGGTTGTTTTTGATTTATTTCAAGCTGATGAAGATTATCAAAGTACAAAAACATCTTTATTTCAGCAATATGATAATTTTTATAATTATGGCGTAGAACAATTAGGAAGTAAATTTTATGACGAAGATTTGTCTTTCTTAGCTCCTTTGTGGATGAGAAAAGTTTTGCCTGATTATTTTGTAATTTTTAGAGTAGAACATCCGCTATCTTTAGTAACGTATAATGAAGGTAGCGTTGATGATTTGTTTAAAGATGTATTTAAAGATGCTCGTATAATTAAAACATTTGATATGCGAGATACCTCTAAATTAGGTAAATACATTAGAAAAATTGTTAATGATCCAAGATTTATCGAACGTCCTATCGAAGTAAGTTTTGATGAAGACGCTTCAACTGTATGGAATGGTATAGTTTATAAAAGCGGAACTATTGCTGGAAAAGGAGAATTGTTAAATGATTTTTGGACAACGGATAAACCGATTAAAGAATTTGAAAATTTTATCACCAACGGATTTGAACGAAATGGCATAATTAGCACAAATTTAATTAATTTAGAATTTTTATTTGATGATCCTGAGGCAAATATTTATTCAATTAATAGATATTTTGGATTATATGTATCTGAAATTCAATTAGCTGAATTTGAATTAGCTTCGTCAGTGTTAGGAAAAATACCTAATCAGTCTCCACCACCAAAACCTGGTGTTGACGGTGAGCCATATTCAACAAGAAGTTTTGTTCAATCTAATCCAAACGGAATACAATTACCTATTGAATATTACCATAACACTTCTTTTAATAACAATACATCATCAATTCCTTTTTATCAAGGAAATGTAATAGGAAAGTTTCCTTTACCTGCAATGGTTGATGATCCTTTAAGGATCTTTTATATTAAAGATAGAGATGATGTTTTTAAAAGAGCAATTTCTTTGTCTGAAGTTGATTACGGTTTTACTGGGACTACCGATTATAAAAGAGTAACACAAGTCAAACTCTTTGACACACAAGAAGACATCAGTAAATATGGAGGACCTATACAAATGATCTCACAAAATGATGCCTTGTTGCTAAACGAAGGACAGTCACAATTGATTATTAATCTGATAGATCAAGGAAATAATGGAAGTATAATTGCTGATGACGAATGTTTAGAAATAAATGTTAAGAATTATAATAACACAGACAAAAATTCACAATATTATTTTCAAGTTTCTGCTGTAGGAGGAACGGCAACTTCATTTACTTTTTTCCAAGATCAATCTGTAACTTCATTATCATCTTCGTTTGTTCAACCAAATGTTGGTGAAAACGTAACAGCTTCATTTGATAGCACACAAGATTTAGTTGAAAATGAAACAATTTTTATTGTATCAGGAGGTTTTTATAAAATAGTTAATTTAATTTCTTCTACATCAGCTGAAATTAAAAATTTAGGTAATCCTGAAAATTCTGCACAAGGAACAACCATTAATGCAAATGCGTTAGTAGGTTCTTATCCTACTGGAATTGCAACGTATGCATACACTGCTTTAAGCTATAAATTGGATATTGATACAAACATATCTTTAGATTTAGAACAAGGATATTCAGGAAATAGCTCAAATTATGCTTTATTGGATTCTTACGAAATTATAATAGAATACCCTAAATACACATTATCAGTTTTAAATGGATCATCAGGACTTAACGTAATAATAAAGGAACAGTTTAAACAGTTTAGATGGAAAATGTTTGCAAATCCTACGGGATTGCAAAAAGGTAAATCTTGGGCATTTCCTGTACAAGATCCAAACGGATATGATTGGATATCAAACTTCAGCAATGATGGAAATGTTAATGACATTGCAAAAGCAATATCTAATTGTATAAATTCATTTGATAATTCACCTGCATATGCATTAGCTGAAGACAATAAAATAATTTTAAAATCTAAACTTAAACCATTAGATGGCAATACCATAGAGTTTAAAAGGCATATGATTAGCGGAAAAAGCTATATAAATAATTTAGGTTTTTATGAAAATGGAAACGTAAAAGTAGCAACTAATATTTCCACAGTATCTTATGCTGGATTAACGTCTAATGAAAGTATAGGATTAAATATTGTTAATAATCCTAACATTGCAGGCGATACTTTTTATTTTGTTAAAATATTAAAAACTTCATCAGGAGCAAATATAATTATAAGATCAGATGTTAATGCTCTTAATGTCAGCACAATACAAAATACAGGTACTTACTATTCTTTCTTTACAACTAATAGTAATTTTTCCGATACCACAATTCCGTTTTCAATAGATACGAGTAACATTTCTTTAGGCTCGTATCAAAATTTTGTTATTAAATTAACAGTTGACACCAATGCTTCGCAATTATTTATTGGAGGTGCACAAAGAAGGAGGTCTAGAGCAAGAATTGCAAAATTGGATGGGGAAAGATATTTTCAAAACAATAAAAGTGAAATTTTAACAGGAATTTCACTTGGTAGCAATATAATTAATGTTAGTACAACAGAAGGAATATATGTAGGAGGAGCAGTTTCAGGAACAGGCATACCTGTAAATAGCTATGTTTTACAAATTAATCAAAATACGAAGTCTGTAACAATAAATAATACAGCAACAGAAACTGGAAACTTTAATTTATCATTTGGGAACCTTTCTATATTAAATAATGAATTATTTTTGCAACAATGGTTCCAAACAGCAAAAAGTCAGTATTCACGTTTATTACCTTGGAACGTTCAAGGAAAATACGTTTATTCATTACCGTATTTAGACGAGCCTATATTTGATAATAAAAATTTAATAAGTGCATTTAATGAAAAAAACACTTATTCTATAATAGAGATAAATGACGCATCACAAGAATTTTATCTATCGGATGAAAAAAGAATAGTGGCATATGAAATGTATAGACCTACAATAGGTTTATTTTCGATGTTTCCTATTAAAGAATTTGATTTTGACTTCTTTTTATCAGATTATTCATATTCACCTATTCTTGAAACTTTTAGATATTTTTTGAATGAATCAATTGGTGAAAATGAATATTTAGAGTTATCTTCGGATGAAAATTATGTTCTTTTACCTCAAATCATTGATCCGTCAGATCCTGGTGGAATTAAAAAAATGCCATCATTTGGTTCATATCAATTTTCTTTTGAAGGTTTTAATGAAATAACATCTACATGGGATAACTTATCAACCGTTTCAGTTACTTCGGTTTCATCCGAAACAGGCTTTTTAATTAATACTTATACACCTTTTTATCACTATGACACATATGAGCATCCGCAAAAATATGATGATGGTAGTGAGTATTTAATAAGAGGATCGGGTTATAGAAATTTTGAAAGGTCATTAGTTTCAAATAAAAATCCTGATAACAGTATAACTACTATTGATGTTAAAAAATTTAGAATTAGATATTTAGGTGGAGCTGGTTTACCGTATCTTAATATTCAAAAATCTGATTATTCAAAGGATAATGATATCAAAGAATTTGGAGGATTTGTCGGCATAACTGACATTTTAAATATTAATGACCAACAAGAAATAACAAGATTAAAAGATGAAGGAAAATATGTAGAAGCATTTTTGCGTCAACAATTATTAAGTGAATATGATCGTTTAAGAGAAAATTATAACAAAGATTTTGCTACATTGTCAAGAGTTGTGCCTTTTATAAATAAATGGGTGCAAGAAGGCACGGATGCAAGAGATAATTATTATCGATTAAATACGTCAAGAGCATTTGGAAGAACAAATTTTTCTCCTGATGACAGCGTGGATTTTGCTGAACCCATCATATTATCACATGAATTTCCTTATTTGGACACTGTTCCTAAAGATTATCCAGAAGAATCTTTAGGATCTTCAAGGTCGTATATGTTTGCGAAGTTGTCCGACATTGCTTATGATAACAAGTCTTGGTATGATTTAATTATGACGGATAATAGCAATGATTGGTTTTTGAAATATTTTTCAGTGGGTTATCCGTCTGAACAGGATTATTATGGCAATTTAATTCCTAAACCCAGGGAAGAAAGATTTACATTTTTAACCCTTAACCCAGGCATACCAAGACCACAAACTTTGTTTAGAGGCGCCAAAATACAGGTTATTGACATAGATGATTCCAAAATAGATTTGCCCGAAATAGCTAATTCTGTTAAATATAATGAATATAAATTTGCTGCAATACAAAGAACCGTTCCATATAATTTTTATGAAACACAGTCTCCTTTAGAAATAGAAATAATTAAAAATGATAAATTTAAGTCAATTTTAATTATTATTACCAAAAGAACACACGACTATAGAACACAATCAGGGTTGCAAGATTATGTATTTAATTATTCTGCGTTGGATAATTTAAAAAATAATAATCAACAGCAATTTAATATATCGTCTGCAATTGGTTCCAATATTTCGACTGTTGCTCCTTACGGCGTAACAGGAAGCAGCTATGATGCGCAAGCAGCATATAGGCCAAGACAATTATTTTTTGGTGGAGGGTACATACAAGAAGGTGATCCTAAATTAAGTGGGGTCATTGATACTTCAAATGTTTTGCCATCATATAATTCTACATCCGATTATTTAACATTCTTTTTAAATTCTTCAGATACATATTATCCTTTTTCGGTATCTGATGAAGTAAATCCTTTTATTAATAAATACCCAATTAGTTTAGACTCATCATATCCTTTTATTTATGATATAGCTTCAACAAGAATTGTGCCAAATAGTTTTTCATTTGAAGGGTTTTTAAATAAATTTATATCAACTGGCTTTTCTGACAGTACATCCACATATTTTACATATGACTTTACTGATACAAGAAAGTCTTCAGATACAATTTTAATAAACAGCTTAGGAATATCTTCGCCTTTAAGATATCAATATTTTAAAAATTCAATCACATCATTTGGAAACAGCGAAGGTTTAAATACTTTTACTTACCCAAACAATTCTTATCCTTTTTTAACACTTGAAACATTTAATATAGGAGGTGGAATAGGTTTTTATCAAAATACAAAAAATTTATTTACATTTGCTAATATTAAAAAAAATATTAATGATTCCAGCCCTCTTGTTAAATATTACAAAGTAACAGATAATGGCAAAGTAGAAGCACAAGATTTTAAACTTACAATTATTGCAGCAGATCAGATAATTAAAAAAGGTGTTTTAAATTATATAGTAGATCAAGACAGGCCGCCGCAATACGCAAACGTAAATGTAATTGGATATAATATTGTTAATACAAATCAAAACGAAGTTGTTATTAGGCACAGAGGATATTATGAGCCTAAATCAATGGATATTATATCTTTTTGGGTTCGCGAAGATGAATCGGTTACAAATCATTTTGAAAAAGATTTCTTATTGGCAAATACCCGAATTAGTAGTTTACCTACATATTCTGGTGTAATTAGAAACTATGGAATAAATAAAGTAGCTGATGAAGAAATTTTAAAAATACCTGTTAACTCTGCATATAAAAGTGTTTATGAATTTATACATGAAGTTGCGGTTGACCGTAAAAATATTAATGTTTTAAACAGTTCTTGGGATGCAAAATATTTTAGAAAGTATATAGATTTAAACAATTATGTAGATATTGACGGATATAATGAAATGAAAGAATTTAAAACATTTATGGCATCTAAGGCTATGATAATACCAAAAAGCTTAGATGTTCAAACATTTTTGCCTAATGAAATTACTTTTACTGTATTACAGCCTGCAATTAGTAATGGTTTAACTGCACAAATTAATGTATCTAGGCCTAGATTATTTATTGAATTAGCACTACAAGAAAGATTAATAAGATTTATTAAGGAAAATATAAGTTATAGTAATTTTGATGAATTTAATTGGTTAAACACAAATTTAGGATTAAATCTTACTGAAAGCGAATTAGATACACTTAAAGATATTTACATAAGGGAAAATTTGCTTGCATTATATGAAGTAAATAACATATTTTTATATTCTGTTCAAAGAGATGATGTTCCTGTTTTTGTGAGCAATTTATCTGAGTCTGAAAAAACAACAAATGGATATAGAGTTGATAAAGATTGTCAAGTTTCCCAATTATCCAAATTTAATTACACAGTCACCAAAACTTTAGATACCAAAAAATCTTATGGATATACTGTGTCAGTCACTCTCAAAAGAGTCTAAGATATATAGAAAAAAGGAAGAAAAAGATCAAAAATGATAACATTACAAAATCTTCTTGAAAGCGACAGTTTATCAACAATAATTGCTAAACTTAATAATAACTTTCAAGTAATATCACTCGCGGGTGGAGGGCCTCAAGGAATCCGAGGTAATCAAGGATTACCGGGTTTACCGGGTAGAAAAGGAGAAACGGGGGCGCAAGGTCCAGTTGGACCTACTGGATTAAGTGCATATATGATTCCTTTTGCTGATGGAGTTAGCGGAACAACTGGTCCATCATCAATAGCAGGTCCTTGGCCTATTGCATCTCTTGATTATTTAGACATAACTATAGGAACAGGTGGACAAGGAGATATTTATATAGATCACTATAATCGTGGTTATTGGATGTATTTAACATCCGCTGATTCGGAAGGGCAATATGCAAATATTGGACCAACATATCCGCCAACTGGCACAGGATATTACGGAGGGCCTGGGTGGTATTTTTACCCTCAACCTGAAACACAAGATTTGAGTAATGTTTGGACATATGATTATTCTACATATTTTACAAACCCTCCTTATGCAACAGGACCATTTGATACATCTTCTTCTCCTCTTAAGATACCAAATGCACGTTTTAACAGCAAATATGGAACAATTTGGGTAAGTGCAGGCAATTCAGGAGCAACAGGATCTCAAGATTATAATACACCATCGATTGAAAGTTGGGGGCAAGATTACGGAGATGCTGCATTGCCGTTTCCTCAACCTGGTAGATGGAATGCAGGGGTTGATCGTTTACTGTTTAAATTTAGTTTAGATTCTTTACCATATCATAGTATAATTAATGCAAGGTCTACCACTTTATTGGATCAACCTGCAAATGCAGAGGACACGTCCTACCCAAGAGTAGGAATCGTTCCTTTGTCAGGTGATGGATATTGGGTTAAACCGATGTATGACACACCTCTTGATGATTATACTCCTCTTTTCTTTTGGTCAGAATTAAGGCCAGATAGCGGAATTGGCGAAGAACGTTTTAGTACATTAGGACTTTATCAATATACCGCTACATTAGCAACTCCGTACGGTGGTGGCGCTGGTATAACCGCAGGTTCAACAGCAGGTTCAATCTTTCCAAAGGAAACAAAATCAATGTTTTTATTGTCAACAAGATTGGCTCCGTCTCCTGAAGATTACGATGCAATGTCTGCTGGCGCTGGAATTTCCAATGCAAGAACAATAAATTTGGCTGAACTAGTTCTTGATGTTAAATCATTAACAACTTCAAATCAAATAATATGTGCTTTGCCTCAAGATTTAGTTTTATCATCAGATTATGTTAATTCTGGTGATGAAACATATCGCGAAAGTTCAAGCCCATACGCTTATAGAGTGTTTCAAGGATTTATATCCGCAGCAAACGGCAAAAATGTAGGTGGGCAAGTTTCTCTTGCAAATTTTATAGACTACGGCGCAGGAATTGCAAGCAGCGGTCTATTCAATGATACACCTTTATTAGGCAACCAAACAAGACGTTCTTGGTATGGTTCAGGATTTAGATTTGATGATGTTTCTTCTTGGTCAACTAATTCATCGGATCCTTTATCAGAAGGATACGCTCGTCTTGCAGGTATGGCTGAAAGAGGAAAGCGTACTTGGAACACAACAAATGATGATACTTATTTTTTAAGTGAACTTATATTCTATACTTCACAGTATAAATTAGACGGTTCGGTTGCGGGTGCTGATCATGCCGTGTCAAGTCAAGATATTGACGCTTCTATAAATGAACAAAGAAGTTTGCCTTCATTATATGTATCTCCTTTTAGAAATATAGGTATAGGTACATTTACAAGTGACGACAACGGCGTCTGGGAGCCTCTTGCTAAAATGCATATACATATCAATCCATCCGTTCTTTCTAATGATGGAAATGATCCTACAAACGTGTGGATGCAATTTGGCAATATTGCAAATAAGTTAGACATTAATACACAACTCAGCAAAGTTGCAGCATTTACTTCATCAACGTCTTCTGCAAATAATCAAGGTTTTATTGATTTTTATTTGGGAAGAACTGTTGAAAGTTCATATGAAAGTGCAAACCCTTACGGATCTGGAACATCTCCTATTACTTCGGCAACAGGTAATTTTAGAATAGGTTTTAGAAGAGAAGGATGGTATGCAAATGAAGGATTTGATTCATTTAGATTAGGCGTTCAGCCAGCAGCAACAGGAACAAATATCGGTGAAATTCTTGATAATTATCGAAATGAGTTTCAAGTTGCTTTACATCCATTAAATGCAAATGCAACTGAAGTCAGCAATACGGGAACAGCAATTACAGGATTTGGTGTTCATAATTTGTGGCCAAGAACGCGTTTTCATATTTACGGGAAAAATAAGTATAATGAAACTGATAGAGGAATAACTGATAATGATGCAGTATATGCTGGATATGCTTATGCCGCGCAAGGAAGTTTATCATCAACGTATCCTTATTATCAGCCAAATTATCGTTCAAATACGCAAGTAATTACCGATTTTATAGGAGATTCATATTTATATCCAACGGGTATTTTGGAATATCCATATACAACATTAGGAGGATCACCAACGGCAGGAGTAGGTACAGGAAGTTTAGGTGCATATTCAACAAATGCCGCAAACTTTCCTTTCAAAGAAATTCTATCACCAACTAGACATATTATACCTTACGGTAATACAGGAGACAGCGGTTCTTTGTATGCAGCTTTTTACAAAGATGATATGTCTGGTATTACTGCTTCTACCGGAGCATTTAATAATGCATTCAGACACGGAGGAATAGAGAATGCTTTATTTAAACCTGTTCATTATCAAGGATTTAATCTGTTTAGAGACTTGATGAATAAAGGAGATGTTAAAGATGAAACAATTACTTGGATATCTGGCACAAATGGAGGCACTGAAAATGGAGGCTCAGTAATTTTAACAAACGGTGATGGTGATCTTGCAATATCATCAATAAAGTCTGGACGTAATGGCGGAAAATCTTATAGATTTTGGGAACAACGATTGAGTACGCGAGATGTACTAAACAATATCAAGCTTATAGTCAAAAAAGATGGCAGTGTTGGATTTGGTAACGCCGCTGGTTTTGATGAAAATGCATATGCTTCAACCGAAAGAAATATCACAACTGGCTTCTTAAACTATGTTCCAAGACCAGCGGTTGCAAACGGATTAACTGCTTCGCCTTCAACGGCTGGCGCATCGCCCAATCACAACATAGCATATTATAGCGCGTCTGGCGCTTATGGATTAGTATTATATACAGGTGTTTCAGGAAGCTTTATTGAAAATTCTTCCACAAGTAATGCAGCATTAATAAATTCAAACGCAACCATTTCTGATACTTTCAGAGCAGAATTTGCCGCAGAAAAATTACACGGTAGACCAGGACGTACTTTACAGAACGGAGGTTGGGGATATCCGCCTTCTTCAACAATAAACATTACCAATGCTGATGCATTAAAGTATATAGTATTAAAAAGTCCGTATAATCAAGCGCCAAATACGTCATATGTTAATGCATTAAATTTACAAACTGATTGGGAAGGAAGAGTAACATCTTGTACTATATTTTTTGCTGGACAAACTGGCGGCTTTGGAATAACCGGCGGTACTCCTCCTTCTACTTGGTTGGAAGCAATAATGATTCCTCACCCAACAGAATTTGAAAGTGGTGCTCCACTTGATTCTTATGTTGGATCATATGAAGCACCCGTAGGCGCAGTTGCCGCAGCTTGGGATGGCGAAAATGTTACATGGAACGGCACCATAGGTTCAGGAATGGGATTCCGTCTTACATTTGAACAAGACCCTTTGATATTAGGAAACATAAGACTAAACAATTTTGTTGCCGGTGAAGGACTTGGATTATCAGGTGCGAATGAAAATTCGGGCGATGCTGTTGCTGTTAAAGAAGCAAGACAGCAATCACCAAAATTGGTATTTACATTCCTTGAGGCTGACGCAACAAAAATCCCGGGTGATACTTCAACATCAAGACCAATAACTTCATCATCAGCTTATCGCAAAGTCAATACTGTTGTTGCATCAGCGCAAAATGAATCTTCTTTGCGCGAATATTGGATTCCTAAAACGGATAATACAGGCGGAACGTTTATGGTATTTACCGATCATTATGGGCAAAAAGAAAAGAATAGCGGGTTTGATAATGTTACGGTAAATATGGACAATTTCTTATTAGAGGAAGTTGTTACATTGGAATTTATTTATGGATATACTGCAACAGCTGGAGTTGTAGGAGTTGCTGCGGTAACAGGTGCAACATCAAATTATGGAACTACCACGTACGGCGTGGTTTCAGGCGGAACAGACGTAATAGGAAATAATGGAGGCACAGGATATTGGCCTTCGCATGTAATATACACAAATCGCAGAATGCTTGATGATGTGTGGCCTACAGCAGGTTATACCGGTCCTCTTGCAAGCGATTATAAAGAATTGTTTACAAGTGACCAATATGCTAAAATGTATGCAATTGGACCGTCGATGCCCAATGGAAGAAGTTATATTAGTTGGCCAGATGGTAATGATACTACGGGAATGACAGGTGGTGGAACAGCATCCACCATGATACGAAATATTGATAAATTTTATAATATTTTTGATGGCTCAACAGGCAATTATGATGGAGGATGGGGTGATCCAAACTATGAAAATAAAGCATCCGAATTTAGATTCAAACGTATTAACAGTGAGTTTGCTTTAATTGATTTTAATGTTACGGTTGCTGTTAGAAATCCCAACCTAAACACTGGAATTGCGCCCGGTGAAGTTGGTGATTCTTCGGTATCAGGTAACCAATCTGAATTAATTGACAGAGGTTCACCAAGATGGACACAATTTATCAGATTAAAATACTTCCCATCTGCTACCGATTTGACCGATGATCACTATCAGCGCAATTTGTTTTTATATGATTTATTTGGAAATGGTTTAGGTTTTGCAAATTGGAGTTCTTATAAAAATTGGAACTCTGGATGGGCTGTTGTTGGCGATGATACTTCCGCAGGCACTTTATCAACATCTAATACTGGCGATTCGTTTTATATGTTAAATCAATCGTCAGGCGCAACAGCTTCAAATTATTTCAACCGTTGGAATGGCAATGTTATCAATTACGGTATGAGTTATTATTTTGCAAATGACCAATCATCAATATTATGGCAGCCTAGACAATCTGCCTCAACATCATTAGGGATCGAAGGAACTGCAAAAACTTACACATGGATTGACACAAAAAAGGCATCAAACAAATTTGTGTATTCCCAGTCCGTTAATATGGTAAATGAAATAGATGGTGCTGCTGATTTACGTCAAGCATATTTTCAAACTTATTTAGGTGCAACATTCCAACTTATGGGCAACCGTGCATTTAGCAGAAACCGTTCTTGTGCTTGGAGAATTGTTCCTCAATTTGGTAATTATTATGCGGATAATGGAGGTATTGTTCCTACAGAATCAGGTTCAGTTAACCGTAATTCATTTGCATTAGAAATTATGTTTGACGATCCGATTATGCACCATGATATACCGTTAAGAGATGCAATGTTTAACGAATCATCGATAACAGGCACAGGCACAGGTACATATTATAAATACTTGACCGTAAGCGGACAGTCAATTATTAGGTATTCTAACAATTACACTCGCAGTTGGACAACTCCTCCCGAATTTCCTGCTGAAGATGAATAAAAAATCACAAATATGAAAGACAGTAGAAATATTATAATTATTATCTTACTTATATGTTGCGGTGTATTGGGATCAATGTGGTATACAAGTAATAGTGGATATAAAGAAAAGATAGCAACACTTGAGGCAAAGAAACAGGAATTATACAAAGAATATGAAATTCTAAATGAAGAATTTCGTCGCCTAAAATATGATTATCAAGTTTTGGAAAAAAAAGAATTAACTCTTGTTGACAAAATTAAAAATTCTGATAAAGAAATTGAAATTTTACAAAGAAACTTGTATAGATCACAAAGAGAGTTATTTTTAATTAAAAAAGAATTAGCTGAAACCCAAAAAAAGATTGACGAGTTAAAAAGAAATCCCAATAATAGAACAAATGAAGATTTACTTAACTCTTTAAAAATTAAGTTGGAGATATGATTAAAAGTATTCTATTAATATTATGTATTTCTTTTTCTTTTTCTTTGTTAGGTCAGACAAATTATCCTATTTTTGAAAAAGATTCTTCGGGCAATGATGTAATTATAATGACGGTTGAACAAGCTCAAAAACTTGATAATTTAACTGACCTACTTTTTTGGTTTGAAAAATTAAATTTAGAAGTAGCCGAATATGATAGTATTTGTTTAAAGATAATATCATCAAAAGATAAATTAATCATGGAACAGTATGTTCAAATAAATATCCTAAAAGAAGCTGTGGATTATAAAAATACACAAATTTCTGAACTTAAAGAAATGATAATAAACAGGGAGGAAGCAATTGTAACATTGGAATCACAATTAGATAAGTCTAAAGAAATTGAAGATATCTATCAAAAAGAAATACATAGTTTAAAAACTAAAATGCTAGTAGGCGGTTCAATCAGCGGCATATCCTTAATTGGTTTAATCTTGGGAATAATAGCAATAAAATAAATTTTTTAAAATGTCTGCTACTTCACAGTACATACAAATAACAAATTATGCATTAGTAGAATACATCTATTCTAATGAAACAATTACAACATCACAAGCAAGATGTTTACGTTTGCAGAATAGATACACTAATACGTATCAGTTTTTAAATAATGCTCAGGCATACAAAAGAACTGGCAACATTCTTGATAAATCAGCTAGCAAACTAGGATTAGATTCAAAAGTTTGGGCATATCATGACATAGATACACCTGTTCCTATTATCCAACGAGATAATAATTTTGTTTTAACTGATGTTACCGCAAGTTTATTATCAAATCAAAAATATGATACTGTTCGTGTTCATTTTTTAGCTGGATTCACATTTCCTGGATTAGATGGTGTAATCACAGAAATAGCATTTAATGAATGGACTGCAAACGGGACAAATCAACGTCCTTTTACCGCTGCTGCTAATGTTTATTTAAGAAGTGAACCTGATGTAACATTTTCTCCCGATCCTATTTTTATTGCTGATAGATATTTTGATAGATACATAGAATTTAAAGTTCCTTCTTTATATAATGTAAATTTAGATTTCTGGACTTCTCCTGCGGCAACAAATTCAGTAGGATATCAATACACTTTTGGTAATGTAGGTTTTTCACAGTCTTCACAAATAAGCATTAATCTGTATGAAATAAATTCAATTACAGAAACCAATGGAAATAGATATCTTAATATTGGAACTACATGGAATAGCTCTGTCAATCAGCAAGATGAGTACTCTTTTGTTGGCGCAGTGATTAAAGAAAATGCAGAATTTGATTTTATAGAATATTACCCTACTTTTCAAGGAGGGTTTATTGAAGATTACATTAATCTATTGAACGAATCAGGTCAATGGGTTGTTATCAACCAATTAACGGTATACGAACAAATAGGAACCAACTTTATTAAAACGTCTGATGTGACAATTTTGCAAGAAGATAATTTTGACCAGCCGTCAATTTATAGGCCAGTATTAAGAAATGCTGCTGCAATATATTCTTATAATATTGAATATATTATGCGTTTAGTAAATAAAGTAAGTAACAAAGAAATAGTTAGAAGATCAACGTTTTCTTCAACAGACGCAAAAAAATACGGTTATCAATTAGAAAAGATTAATGCTTTAGAAGGATTTAGACCAATTAAAGTTTACAATAAAATTGTTAAAACCGATGATACTCCTGCTCCAAGTGTTTCATTTGGAACACCTAGAATAATAACTCAATACAGCTATGTTAATAATTATTATGATGTTAATTTTATTTCTGTTGCCTCAACAACCGAAATAGATTCGGCTGATTTAGGACAAGTTGTATATCCACAAGGAACAAATATTTTTTATATGAATCCGTTTGATAATTTTGTAAAATTCAAAATTTTTACAAAATCAAAGGATAAAAAACAAAATGTTACATTGGATCTTGCAAGTAACGGGATGAATGTAAAATTAAGTTTTGTGTTCAGTGATAATTCACAAATATTTATAGATCCTGTTCAAAATATTGAAGCAGCAAATCCTGGGGCAGGTGAAATTTTATTTAAAATAGACAGTGAAACCGCGGTTAAACTTTTAGGAGGGACAACAAGAAATTATTATTTGGTTAATAAAAATGTAGAAGGTGATGACGTTTTAATATACACAGGAGAATTTGAAAATATTGAATTTAAGACTTCGATATCTGCTGCCTTATTGCAAAAAGACGAGGAAATTACTCAACTTAAACAAAAACTTAAAGCATTAACATTAAATGTAACTACAGGAACAGGCACAGCTGTTGCAACTTCAGGCGTAACAAGCACATCTTCATCCCCCGCTAATTCAATAGCACAAGCGCAAATTGCCAATAATGCTGTTAGCACAACCAAAGGAATAGTTACTGCAACATCACAATCCGCCGCAGTGAATTATGCATTAGCAAATGCAAATAATAGCACAGCAAGTACATTAAACATACCTGAAATTCCTGGGTTAACTCCCAATATGGAATCAAACAATTGGGCAGCAACAGCACCTGTTGTTAAAAATCCATCTGGACAAACGATTCCTATTAATAACGAAAAACGCGAAGAAGGAATTGTTTCAAGTGTTAATGCTGATGGCACAACAAATTTTGAATTTAGATAAACTTTATGATTTTAAATAGCAAAAATACCAATTTTATTGTACGGCTTCAAAAAAACTTTTTCTACCCAGAAATTGTTAATAAATACGAAACGTACATTAAAAGATTACCTCTGCCATATGAAAATTTGCATGATTATATGACAGCGGGCATACAATCAATCTCATTTCCTTCATTAACCGCAGAAACGGTTGAACAGACATTATATGAAGATCCTGTAACTGCAAAGGCTGGCTTGCGACCTATATATTGGTTGGACCGCAATTTTACTATAACTTTTAAATCTTATGAAGGATATATAAATTATTGGGTAATGTTTGATATGTTTTTTGAATATTATGATTTGGACCAAAAAAATAAATATTTAGGAGATGTAACCATTTCCTTTTTGGACCAATCAGGATTTGAATTTGTTGCAGTTGAACTTTCACAAATAGTATATACTAGTTTATCTGAACTTGAACTTGATTATTCATCAAACACAGCGGATTTTAAGAATTTTACTGCTAATTTTAAGTATAACTACGTAAACATTAAGAAAAGATTTGATTAAAATGAAAAGTTTTAAAGAATTTAGAAACCCTCCAAAGATTGAACAAATCGAAATTTATGAACTTGATGAAGATCAAATCATAGAGGTTGGCAATTTTGAAAAAAAATTAAATGAAATTGTTGACAAAGAAGGAATACCCGGATTAGAGAAAGCAATAAGTGAAGGTATTTTTGGTGCAGCGTTAGGGTATTTAGTAGGGCCTTCAATAGGTAGGGTTGTTGCAAGAGCACTAGGTATTGAAAAAGGAATTTTATATGATATGTTTACATCACGCTTGGTATCAGCCGCATTAGGCAATGCTATACAAAACAATATGAATAAATGATTTTAGGGATTGACTTTTCAATCAAATCAGCAGCCGCAACTCTCAAAACCGAAAATTCTTATAATTTTTATTCTTATGCAAGAAATGGCATAATTAAAGAAAAAGATAAACAAGCATTTTTAGATGCGGAGGTTTTATTATTTGAATCAGACGAAGAAGCTGCTCCGCATAAAAAAGCTTCAATAGGTGAAAGAGAACGAACATCTGTAAAAGATGCTTTATTATTAATTCCACAAATAACAAATTGTTTTGCAGGAATACCTATTAAAGAATGGGGTATAGAAGGATTCTCTTTTGCATCCACTGGAAACCGTCTTGCACAAATAAGTGGATATCAATGGGTTTTGCGATGGGAGTTAATTAAAAATGGTTTGGATATTGAGAATTTTAATGTATATTCGCCTATGACCGTTAAATCAACAGCTGGCAAAGGAAACTTTAAAAAAGAAAATATGATAGAAGCATTTATTAATTCTACCGATGCATTCTTGATTAATACATCTTTACATAAATCTTTAAAAGAAAATCCTGAAAAATTTCAAAATAAAAAAGGTGCCTGGCTTAAACCTCTTGATGATATCGTTGATTCATATTGGGTATTAAAAACAATCGAAGCGCATCACAAAACTATTTAAAACAATTTGTATATAATAAGTATAATATGGAAACTAATAAAGATTTAATTACACCTGAGCCAATGATAAATTACAAATCTTCTAAGCTGTCGCAGGATGAAATTCAAAAAATATCCGAATTACTTGAGCAACTAAGAAAAATTTATGCCGAGGCAAGTAAAGTAGGTGCTCAAATTAGAAATGCCGAAGATGATATGAATATCATTGTTGCAAAAATGCAATATGTAACACAGCAAGAAAATAATTTTTATAAAGACTTAAGTGAACGTTTAAATATCTCTTTAGAGGAAGCAAAAAATTTAGTCTTAGAAGAAGTACAAAAAAATATTAATGAAGTACAAAACTAATGTTTTGTTCGTGAATATATAAATTGAATTCACTTAAGGCGTCTTAATGTAAACTTAAAACAAACTAAAATAAATCTAAAGTAAAATGGAGAATCTTAATGACATCTTTAATCTTTCGCTCGATGACTTCAAAGAGCCCGAACGTAAACAATCTTTAATTTTTAAACCTGATTCAAAATCTGGTAAAGATGGAGTTTACAAAGCAGTAGTTCGATTTATTCCTTGGCATAAGGATGCAAAAAAATCGGTAATGAAAAAATGGTCATGTTGGTTGGTTGATCCAGCTAATAATGAAGGAAAAATGGTTGACTGCCCTTCCACTGTTGGTAAAAAGTCAATTATCCAAGATTTTTATTGGAAATTTAAAAAGTCTGATTCTGTTGCTGAACAAAAATTAGCCGAAAATTTTTCTCGCAGGCAACGATTTGCTTCATTGGTTCAAATCATCAAAGATGACAACAATCCTGAAATGGTTGGTAAAATTATGGTGTGGCCTTATGGAGTCAAAATTTACAACAAATTACAGGCTGAAATGAAGCCAGAATTTGGAAAACCACACATTCCTTTTGATCTTTTTGAAGGAAAGCCATTTCTTGTTCACATTACGCAAGTAGCAGGTTATAATAACTATGATAATTGTCGTTTTTTGGATGAAAAAATGCCGCTTACCATAGATGGAGAAAAAATGGAAAAAACTCAAGAATGCTTTAATAAAATTAAATCATATCTTGACGAATCTCCTGATCTAAGTGCTTATGATTATCAAGATTGGGATCAAGCAACCGAAGATTTTGTCAATCAAGTTATCAGAAACACTGTCCCAGGTGGCCGTATGATTGAATCCGTGGAAAAAAACAATCGAAAAACTACATCAGCAATCTCTGAAAGCAATGATGATTTTGTTTTGCCGTCCGCGCCGACTAAACCAAAACCTGCGGCTGTTGAAACATCATCAATACTCGATGATTCTGATGATTTTGACCCAAATTCTTTTGATGATGACCTTTATGCATCACTTTAATTCAAATGAAAACGGAGAGAATGGGGGTAAAACCTCATTCTCTTTTTCTTATGATAAAGATTCAGTTGCTGTTAATCCTCAACAAATTATTGAAAAGATTAAAGTTTCTTTACAGGAAATTTTAAACAGCAACCATGCACACAGTGAAAAGAGAATAATTTATAATAAAGCTGGGCGTTTAAATTTTGCATGTCCTTATTGTGGAGACAGTAGCGTTGATACACATAAAAAACGCGGAAATATTTATATTGATAAATTATATTTTAAGTGTTATAATTGTGGAAAATACACTGATGTTTATAAATTCTTAAAGGACTTCAAAAAAGATGTGTTTAGCGTTGATGAGATGCTTTACATCAAAGATGCTGAGGAAAGTACAAAAAAGGAAATTATTCAATTAGACCCTTCTTACTTATTTGACATAGAAAAATTAAAAACTTTAGCTGTTGATAGGAATATAATTGAGGACAAGTTTAAATTAAAAAGAATTGATAAATCTCCAATAGCAACTTATTTAATTAAAAGGTTGCAGCCAAACATGGATATTTTTTCTTGGAGTAAAGAAAAAGAACAACTTTACATTTTTAATCTGATTCCTAATACCAATCAAGTTTTAGGTTTTCAGATTAGAAATTTTAAAACATATCCTAAGTATATGACATTTAGATTAAGCAAAATATACGAAATTTTTGGAAAAACTGTAACACATGAAGTAGAAGAAGTTGATCCAATGTCAACTATTTTTGGTTTACTTAATGTGGATTTATCATTGCCTATTACGGTGTTTGAAGGACCTTTAGATTCTTTTTTATATAAAAATTCGATAGCTACTTGTTCGTCAAATATTGATGTTCCGATTGATTTATCATCTTTAAGATATTTGTATGATTTTGATAAAGCGGGTAAAGAAGCCTCAATTAAACGCCTAAAAGAAGGCAAGCCTGTATTTTTATGGAAGAAATTTTTTAAAGAAGCAAATATCGATGAACCGACAAATAAAAAAATGGACCTCACAGACCTTGTCGTCTTGGCAAAAAGAAAAAACATCTCAATACCAAGATTGGCAAACTATTTTTCCAACGATAAATACGATGCATACTGGATCTAATGAAATAGGTTTAGACGAAGAAGTGAGGTTTAAAGGAAATGTCGAGTTTTCTTTTAATTTTGAAAAACCTGATTTTTCTGAAATTCAAGTATCATCTGTCAAGAAAAAGTTAATTATTAAATCTGAAATACGTGACACAAGAAAACACAAACACAAATCCTCAAACCTCTTCTAGTGAAATTAATGAGCAATTAATTGCAAGATTTAAAACTGAAAGAAACGAGTGGACGGATAGGATTAAAGATATGTCCGAAAGATTAAGGGATATTTACAAAATTGCTGATTTGCAGGTTGACATTTATTCGTATAGGCAAATTGCTGTTGAATATTGTCATACTTTAATGGTTCATTTATCTAAAGTAAATCAAATTTTTAGAGCAAAGAAAATTGAAAAGTGGGAACATTATACCAGAAATTATGATTTACGAATGGATAAAGAGCCAAAGGAATTACATATATATGTAGATATTGCTGATATTAACGAAAGAAAAGAATTATTACAAAATCACTTAGATTATATGAAAGAAACTGTTAAAACAATTGATACAATTTCTTTCGGTATTAAACACAGAATTCAATTAGAAGAATATAGAAGAGGATAATATGTCAAAAGTTAAAAGATTTGAAACACCACACGGGAGAGTTTATGTTTATAAAGAAAATGATGCAGAGCCGATATTTATGCCTTCTGTTACCACTATTCTTTCATATGAACCTTCAAAGTATCTTCAAGATTTAGAAGATGCAATCGGAAAAGAAAAGCTTCAAGAAATAGGAGAACGTGCAGCAGGCAGAGGTACGGCTATGCATCGGTTTTTGGAGAATTATATGATATGTATCAAAAATGGAGGTAATTCTGATATGTGTTTATTATACACGCAAAAGAAGACACCTGCTGATTTAAGAGAAGATGGGATGGCTGAAGATAAAATTTCTTACGGCAGAGATTTATTTTATAATTTTATACATGAAAATGTATTTGACAACATCAAAAGAGTAATTTTTACTGAAAAGTTTTTGTGGTCTTTGCAAAATTTATTTGCTGGAACAGCCGATTTTGGATTTGAACATATTAACGGCAAAAGAATTATCACAGATTTTAAAAGTGCTTCAGGAATACGTGGGATTGATGTGATGAATAAATATAAAAAACAAGGTGCTGCATATGCCCTTTCTTTTGAAGAACTTTTTAAAAAACCTATTGATGAAGTTCAAGTTTGGATATCACACCCAGGAGGAATGCAACTTGAAGTTCTTGCAGGCGAAGAATTGGACAAAAAGAAAAAAGAATTTATTGAATTAAGTAAAGATTTTCATGCAAATTGGAACTCTTTACCGTTTAAAGAATATTATTATGAAATAAATAAAGATAATGAAAGCACGAGTAACTCCTGATGGAAGATTTATACAGATTATTGAAGGCAATAGTACAGAGTTAGAACAAATACAATATTCTTTCAAAAAAAGAATCACTAATTGGAGGTTTCACCCACTCGTAAAGAAAAAACTTTGGGATGGGTACATAACATTTATTGATAAATATCAAAGAATACCTATTGGATTGTGGAATGAATTAAGTAATGTTTGTAAAACATACGAATTTAAACTTGATATCGAAGGAATTGAAGAAGTTATTGATTATAATTTTGATGAAGAAGATTTTAGAAGCTGGGTAAACGAGTTTTTTTCCGATCATCCAAAAATTAAACCCAGAGATTATCAGATAGATGCTTGCATTCCAATTTTAAAATACCGTAGAAGCATATCTGAAATTGCCACTTCGGCTGGTAAAACTCTAATCATTTTTATGATTTTTGCCTATTTATATGACCGTAAAAAAGCTGGAAAGTTTTTAATGGTTGTTCCTAACACCAATCTAATTATTCAAACCAACGAGGATTGGGAAGTTTATAATAATGGTAAATTACGTTATTTATTACAAATGGTTCACGGAGGAACAGATAAAACTAAAAAAGACGTTGATGTTATTATAGGAACATATCAAACTTTAGTTAAACGTGAAAAAGAATGGTTTGATGATATTTTTACTATTTGTGTTGATGAAGCGCATCACACTCAAGCAAGTTCCATCAAAAAAATTATTGGAAATTGTTTAAATACCAAATATGCATTTGGGTTGTCGGGTACTATGTTGCAAAATGGTAGCACCGAAGCATTAACAATTCAAGCATATTTAGGTCCGCAGGTAAACAATATATCTGCCGCATTTTTGCAAGCAAATTCTTATGCCACAAAAATTTTTATTAAAGTAATAAAGCTCAATTATTTAGATGCCGATTCCAGGGAAAAATTAGAAGAGCTAAGAAGCAGAAAAGCGGAAATTGACGGTAGCAAACTATTAGAAATAGAAAAGAGATTGGTTGTTGAAAATCGCCCTAGATTTTTATTTGTGTGTGATTTTATTTCCAAATCAACAAAAAATAGCTTAGTATTATTTCAAAATGTTAAAGACCAATATGGAAAACAAATTTATGACTATTTGCGAGAATATACAAGTGATAAGACGATATTTTATGTAGACGGCAACACTCCTATTAATTTGCGAGATGATTATATTAATCGAATGGAAGAAGGCGATGATAAAATACTAATTGCAAGTTTTGGTACTTTTTCAACAGGAATTAGTATTAATAATATTCATAATGTGTTTTTTGTGGAATCCTATAAATCCGAAAAAATTGTTAGGCAATCTATTGGGCGAGGTATGCGTTTAAAAGACGGCAAGGAAAGAGTTAACATTATAGATTTTGTAGATGACTTTTCAATGAACGGAGGAAATAAGAATTATTTATTAAAGCATGGTGAAGAAAGAATGAAGATATACAAACAGCAAGGATTTCCATATAAAGAATACAGAATTAACATTTAATATCATAAACGCATATGATATATAAATTATGTTACTATATAAAGATTTTTTGGCTGAAGGAAAAAAAGGCACAAACTTGTCTGGTCGGGTTATGAAAACTAATAGCCCACAAGAAGTTTCGGTTAACCATTCTGATGAAACGGTTGAAGGGTTTAGGCGGAAATTACTTGATGTATATTTTGCCAAAACCGATGACAAACAAGCAAGAAATACAATTAATAAATGTATTTCCACGTATGTGTATGCTCTTGATAAAAAATTGCGAATAAGTTCAGATATTGTTGAAATGCTTGCTGATTCTGTCGGCGAAACAGTTAAGGAAACAATTAAAACATTAACAGAAGAAACCAAAAAATATTTCGGAAATGAAGATAATCATTACGGAACAACTGCATAAAAAATAAAATCCAAAAGAATGAAAAAACTATCGGTTTATACACCACTTATACGCGAAGCAGAGGAAAAAGCTTTGTCAGATTTGCAAAAAAATTGGCGTGATTATTTTGGCGCTAAATTAGCAAAATATGGAGCAAAATCACCAGCTGATTTGGACGACGCAAAGAAAAAAGAGTTTTTTAATGATTTAAAAACCGATTGGGATAAAGGCAAAGGAGCAACCGAAGCGGGGGAAAAAGATATTGAAAAACACGGCGTTAAAGAATCTGCTAAAATGTATGAGGCTAAATCAATCGAAAAGGTGCATGACGAATGGGGCAAAGTAACTAAAGAAATGGCTGAACTTGCTAAAGTTTGGAAAACTGCAACAGGCGCTGAAAAAGATAAAGTACTTAATACATTAAAAGCTCTTACCGCCAAGAAAAAAGAACTTGAAAAAGAGTTAAACAAATTAATTGCAAATAAAGATAGAGACTTAGAGTTAGTAATAGACGAAGCTGAATTTTTGTATGGTTTATTCTTGAATGAAGCAAAAATTAAAACCGAGGAAGAATTTAAAGAATATGCACAAAACCTTCTAAAGAAGGCGCATAAAAATGATTATGATGAAAATAAAGCTGAAAAAACAATTGATGGTATTCTTAAAAAAGCTAAAGGCGATTTAGGCGCTGCAGTAGGAATTTTGACAGCAGGACTTGGATAAAAAAACAAAATCTAATGACTTTTTTAAAATATAAAGAATTTCTTATTCAAGAAAGCCGTATAGCAAACTTTAATGTTAATGATAAAATAAATGAAGGAGGTGCTTACGGGCACCTCTCGCATCCTTTTGAGGATATTGATTTATCAATGCAGGATATAAAGGATATGATAAGTGCTGCGGTGAATGGCTCTTTTGGACCTGAAAATTTTACACAAGAGAAATGTTTGTCCGGAGATACTATCGTTTCTTTAAAATCAAAAGGATTAATTTCAATTAAAGATTTAGTAGAATCAAAAATTGAAGATGATATTTTAACATCCAATGAATTAGGAGAAATTTCATATCAACCAATTATGGATTGGGTTGAAAATGAAGAAGCAACAGAATGGATTGAAATAGAAACCGAAGACGGACAAATTATTAGAACTACGCCGAATCATAGAATTTATGTTAACGGGTTTGACCTAAGAGCTGACGAAATAAAAGAAGGTGATGAAGTTTTAACTGTCTGGAAAAAAGATTTGCGGGATACCGAAAATTTAAGCAAAAGATCAAAAGTAAAATCAATTCGTAAAATTGTATCTACCGAAAAATGTTATGATTTAACAGTAGGTAATAATCATAGATATTTTGCTAATGGCATATTGGTTCATAACACAGACGGCCAGCAGCTATCAATATCATGGAAGGACGGAGAAATTAGAGCAGCTCGTAATAAAAGTCATATTAAAAATTTTGGGCAAGATTCTTTGACAATAAAAGGAATTGCCAATATGTTTGCGGGAAGAGGCGACATAGAAATTGCGTTTGTTGCCGCAATGAAAGACTTGAATTCTTCTGTAGGATCGTTAAGCAATGCCATCAAAGAAAAATATTTTGCAAACGGAAGAAAATTTGCAAGCGTTGAAATTATAACTCCAGTTACACAAAATACTGTACCTTATGGACAAAATATGTTGGTATTTCATGGAGTTATTGAATATGATGAAAATGGAAACCCTATTGGCGAAGATAAACAGGCTGGCAGAGATTTAGGTAAATTAATTGCTGATGCAAATGCTGCTGCGCAAGAAATGTTTTATGTAAGAGGACCTCAAGATATTTCATTACAACCTTTGCCTAATACCAAATCAAGGGAAGCATACTACTATTCTTTATTAAATAAAATAATGAAAGAAAGCGGTACTAATCTTTCTTCGAGCGTTGAAGAATACGCTTTAGGCAATGCAAAAAGGATGCTACAGGATCTTGCTAAAAGAGATAATATTGATATACCTGATGAATATTTAGATGCGCTTGGAAAGAGGATAGCAGGCATAGATAAGTCATTTACAGTTGCTAATATTAAAAAGAATTTAGCAGTAAACGTTTCCGAATGGTTTATTAATTTAGAAAAGACTCGCGAAAAAGAATTAAAAAAAAGAGTATATCTTCCGCTTGAATCAATATTTTTGGAATTAGGCACCGAAGTAATGAAAAATGTTTCTTCGTTTCTATCAGCAAATCCAACTAAAGCAGCTGAAGAAATGAAAAAAGAAATTGATAGTGTTATTGCTAAAATCCGCAAGGAAGGCGGAGAAGACGCAATTAAAAAAATGGAATATGAATTGGAAAGAGTTGCGGCGGCCGGCGGATTAGAATCAATTGTGCCTACCGAAGGTATAACTTTTTTATACAAAGGAAAATTATATAAATTTACAGGAATTTTTGCGGCTCTTCATCAAATTCGTTCTATTCTTGTATATAATAAATAAATGTTAAAAAAATGAGATATGTTCAAACATTTGAAAGCTTTTTAAATGAAAAATCTTCAGGAGAAATTTTTAATCCTGTTAGAAATAAAGCTATAACATTTGATCCTAAAAAACATCCTGAATTGGCTGATGAATTTTATGAATTAATTTCCATTGCATATGCTGAGATAGGAGGACACGTTAAAGTAAAAACGCCTAAAGATGTTTTTTCTGATCCTGATTGGAATTATTGGGAAGGGGTTGATATTCATAATGATAATAACTTTGATATTATTATTTTTGGAGAAAAGACAAAGCATGGCATAAAATATTCCGGAGTAGGACACGACGGCGATGCCGCATCCAAAAGAAAGTATTTAGAGATGCGTGGCACTGAGCTTAAAAAATTAGGACATTACATTGAAGTTTCGGGCAAAATTGCGGAAATTTTAATGAATAAATATAACGTTCCTGTTGTTGATGATGCTGAATTGGTTGCCAAAATTTTAGGTAAACCAATTAACTGGATAGGAACCAAAAATAATGCTTCAGGTGATGGATGGTATAGCAGAACGATTGGAGGGCATGTTCACGATAAAATTATGTTAGGCAGACCAAAAAAATAATTATTATGAAAGTTGCATATTTTCACGGATTAGAATCCGATCCTTACACAGAGAAAAATGATATTTTGCGCAAATATTTTGATTATGTGTATGATCCGCCTATGAACTACCAAAGTAATATTAATTATGATAAAATTATATCAGAAATTAAAGAAAAAAAGATTGATCTTTTGATTGGGTCTTCAATGGGCGGATGGATATCGTATTGCATTTCAACAAAAACCAATATTCCTACTTTATTATTTAATCCAGCTTTGCATAATCGTAGCATACATGTTAACATTTCGCCTGATCCCAAAGGAGGTAAAAAGGTAACCAATACTATTATTTTGGGTTTAAATGATCAAGTTATTAAACCTTTTCAAACAGTGCAATGGTTGCAAATAATGGGAAATGGTAACAATGTTTTTCATTACGAAAATATGGCGCACAGGACTCCTGTTACAGTATTTGAAAATTGGATTAAAAAATACAAATAGTATGCATTATATTAATAGTTTTAAAACATTTATTAATGAATCCGATACTGAATGGCAAGATCTTGTTCTTGACCTAAAAAGTTTAGGGTGGAAATATAACGACGCAACTGATGTAGCATCAACCACATATGTTTCCGAATATGGAGAAAGAAAAATTGAAATCACCAATGAACATGGCGTAATTATGTGGAACATATACGACAGTCAAGGAAATCTTTTAAGTTCAACAAAGTTTAATGATGAATTTCTTGGTGAAGGGTTTAACTGGGAAAACTTAATATATTAAATATAATAAGTATAAAGAATACATAAAATAATTTTTTTAAATGGAAAATTTTTCATCTTTTAGAAGTTCAAAATCTAAAAAACCCGCGGATTCAGGCGTTAACGAATCTTTTCACTCTATAGGTATGTCTTCAACAGTTTTACCTATTAAACCTAAAAAACTTTTGCCTGAAGTTGAACAATTATTAAATGAAAGATTGGGCGATGAATATACAGCATATTTCTTTTACAGAAATGCCGCAAACTGGTGTAAAAATGCAAATTATAAAAAGGCTGCTGATTTTTTTAACAAAGAAGCGGAAGGCGAATTGGGTCACGCAAAAGGTTTACAAGATTACATTACTCAATGGAATGCTTTACCTGTTATTCCGCAAGTACATACCACAATTAATTTTTCGGGTTTAGTTGATATTATTAACAAAGCTTATATGATTGAGGAAACCTTATTAAATGCGTATTCCGAAAATCAAAAGTTTTTGGTTAGCTTAGATCCTGCTACCTTTAATTTCATACAACAATACGTTGATATCCAAAATGGCGAAGTTGAAGAATATTCAGACTATTTAAACGCGCTTGAGTTAGTCAATCCGTCAAATCCGTTTGAATTACTTTTCTTTGAACAAACATACTTCTAATATGAAACACATATATAATTTTGATAAATATTTAGCAGAAAACGGAAAACATGCTGAAATCAATGAAGGAAAAAATAATAAAGCCAAATACGTCTGGTGGAAACTTTATTCTCGTGATAAACGAAATATTGAAAGTTGTTCAATAACATTTTATAATGAGCTTAAATACAATTCATCAATTGCGTGGCCAATGGAATTGCATTACCCTAAACTTTTTACTGAAGAAAGAGGCAAATTTAAACGCACACAGCTTGCTTTAGATTTGGGAGTAGTCCCTCCTAGCAGCAGTTTTTCTCTCACGTGTGGATTAGAAAAGAAAATACCAGAATTTTTACAATTTTGGGAAGATGAAGGATACATTATGGTATATGAAGAACCGTTAATGAATGCAAAATTGTATGAAGATTACATTGAAAAAAATAAACTTGTAAAATTTACAAAAGAAAGAATGTGATGAATATAAAAATACAAACTTGGATGACAAAATGAAATACGTTAAAGATTTTAATGATTTTATTGTGAGTGAAGGCTTTAGGTATCACATGGAAAACGGTTTGGATATAACTAATTCAGTGTATCGTTTAGGAAGTGATGCATATCGTAATCTTTTTGAGGAAACCAAAAAATATTGGGATGAAGGCAACATAATATTGAAAGGTAAAGCTGCATGGATGACAAAAAATTTAGAAGTAGGAAAAAAGGCAAAGTTTAAATCCGATGATGGCAAACTATTAGATGTTGAACTTGATACTCCTACAAGAGGCGGAGACAAGAAATTTTTTGTTTATCATAACAGTGGGAAAAAAGATGATGACGGCAACATCTTAGCTACAAAAATTGAATGGGGTGATACCAGCGGACTAAGCATAAAAAATGATGACCCAAAAGCAGCTGCAAGTTTTTGGGCAAGACAGCAATGTGACACAAAGGCCAGAATGGATCCAAGCAAACCTGGGTTTTGGAGCTGTTATGCTCCCTCATTATTTGGCAAGCAATTGGGTTTGCAGAGTGATGAGCCTTGGTAATTTTTAATCTTAATATATAAAATAAAATTTTAAACTATGAAATTCACAAGAGAACAAGTATTAGGCGTCATTAGACACGTACTTACATTTGCCGGCGGTATTTTGGTAATGAGAGGTTACGTTGAAAATGGAGTTTATGAAGAGCTATCAGGCGCTTTTGTTACACTTATCGGTGGCATTTGGTCTGTGATTGCTAAAATTAAAAGTGAGCAAGAAACTCCTGCTTAATTTTATCAATTAAAAAATCCAAATCCTGCTTTACTTTGTATTTTTGCATTGTAAGGCAGGATTTTTTATTTGATATATAAAATATATGATTAAACCTTTTGATGAATCTAAAGTGAATAGCAATGAATTAGTTCGTCATTTTGATGCCAACGTTGATGAAAGCGAACTTAAATGGCATTGGGATGAAGAAGACAGAGACGTTGAACCTTTGAATGAAAATGATTGGTTTTTTCAATTTGATAATGAATTACCTATTCCTATCAATAAAAAAATACATATACCCGCTGGTATAATTCATCGGGTTATCAAAGGATCTACTGATCTTAAAGTTAAAATAAAAAAATATTATGGAGTACGTTCAAACTTTTGAATCATTTATCCAAAATCAAGAAGCATTTGAATTTTTTTCTAATTATCAAGTTGAAGATTTTATTGAAATAAATAATGAAAAGCTAACCATCAAATCAATATGTAATAATAATTTAATAGCGGAAAATCAGTATAAAGAATTGTTAAGTTTTTCGGTTATTGATGGATTAGATAATAAAAAATTGATAGAAAGAAATATCGGAGCAATTAAAAGTACAATTCCTATGAAAGTTATTTTAAATACCACGACACATGCAGAAATAAGAAAGTTTAGACATGGGTATGATAACGAAATAAAAGATAATGATATAGTCGATCAAATAAATAAAGCATTACCTAAAATTGCAAACAATCAACTAAAAGGAATTGATGAGATAGGACAAAAGTATTGGATAAGAAACGATAAAAATTTTTTAAACATAATAGGTGCTCTAAAAAATGATTCAGGTAATTTGATTTTTGTCATTATCACAGTTATGGTTAAAAAAGATTTTATAGGATCTACGGATACAAAAAAAATATCTGTATAGAAAAATTTAAAATATTATGAGACACGTTCAAACATTTGAATCATTTATAAACGAAAACTCAAATAATGAGGTAGTATTTTTTCCTGGTAGATTTCAGCCTTTTCATAAGGGTCATTTAGCCGCCTTAAAGAGAACTTCAGAAATTTTCGGAAAACCTGTTGTTGCATTACAAATATTATCGGCAAAAGAAGAATCGCCTTTTCCTGATACTTTACTTCAAAAAATGGCTAGAGATGTTGTTCGTAACAATTCTTTTATTAAAGATTTTCAAATATATCCTACAGGTAAAAAAACTGTGATTCCTTTAATGGTTCAATACATCAGAGAATTGGGATATGAACCTTTAGGATTAGGCGCAGGCGCTGACCGCATGAAGGATTATCAGAGACAGGTTGAATACATAACAGGTCCTAAAACTGATACACCAGTTGATGCTAATTTTTCTGTTAGATTGGTTGATGCAAGAGAAGGAGATGGACCAAGTGGAACAAAAGTTAGGCAGGCGTTAAGAAATGATGACAAAGCTTTGTTTAATGAATTAATGCCAAAAGAATTGCATAAATATTATGATGAACTAAAAAAATACATAAAACAATGAAACATTTTACAACATTTAAAAACTTTTTAAATCAGGACTCATTAGATGAAGGCATTAATTACAGCTCGCAAAAAATTAGTCAAGTAGCCGAAGATGCTCTTGATGCTTTTTGGGAAAGTGTTGCTAATTCTTTCTCGGATATAAAATCTGGTGATTTTAGTCCTGCAGACACAGAAAAATTACGAAAGGCTGCTGAAGATGCAATTAAAGCATGGATAAAGACAAATTCTTAAATATGAAATATGTTAAACTTTTTGAGCAATACATCAAAGAAAGTGGAAATGCTGTTGACGACGTTCGCCCTATTAATCAAACTGAAGTAATTGAAACTGCAAAATGGATAGCAAAAGAAATATTTCCTAAAATAGGATTAGAAGGTTTGGATAAAGATGCTGCTCTTATAGGTTCAGCAGGTAAAAAACTTCCTGATCAGACAAGCGGTGATATTGACATTGCAGTATCGGCTGATAAGATTGCAGGTTTTTTTGGAGTTCCTTTGCAAAATGCTCTTTTTGCGTTAAATGACGAACTTAAAAAACTTGGGTACCAAACTAAATTGATGCCTGGTTTTAATCAAGTAAGTATAGCAGCGCCTGTTAGCGGATTTGTATCAAAAGGATACGCACAAGTTGACTTTATGCTTTCTACTGATTTAAGCTGGAGTAGATTCATATATCATTCACCTGATTTTAGAATTGCTGAATCAAGATATAAAGGAGCTTACAGAAATTTATTGTTAATGTCTGCAATTGGAAAATCTTTTTTTGAAGTAACTAAAAAATCTGAAAGCGGAGAGACTGCAGAATTTCAATCGTATGTTGTTAGGTTAAATCAAGGAATAGTGCAAGTAAGAAAAAGTTTTGAAGGTAAAAAAGGATTACTTAAAACTGCACAACTTTTAAAAGATTATGATAGATTTATAACAAATACTCCCGAAGAAGTAGTTAAATTGCTATTTACAGGTAAACACGCGCCTAATGATATTAATACATATGAAAAGCTTAAAGATTTAATTGATTCTACAGCTTTTAAATATCCTGAAGCAAGAGAAAAAATTTATCAAGATTTTTTTGATAAATTGGAAGATGCAAAATTACCTTTACCAAGTTAATGCCAAATGCCATTAAATATAGCGCTGAAGTTGCTGAAACAAATGCGTTAAAAAAAGGCAACTTTTATATTGGAACTGGAGATCAAGCAAAAGGCCCGACTAGTTTAACAAATTTTTGGAATGGAATTGATCCTCCTACTGGCGGTTATGCCGTATATCAAAATAGGATATCCGGTGGCCCTTCTATAAGAATTGCTTCTAATGAAGAAGAGCTAATTAGAATAACAAATTCTATTTCAGGTGCGGGATTCACAACTTTTTCGGAATGTATGAATTATTTTAACACCGAAAATGATAAAATGGTTTTAGGCGCTAATATAGAACCTATTATAACTGATGGATTAACTTTGTGTTTATTGCCTCATAATGTAATTAGCTATAATAGCGGAAGCACATCTTGGTATGATATAGCACAAGGATTAAAATTTAATTCCAATAATACTTTAACTCCGCTTCAATCTTTGGGAGGTTATCCAGGATTTGCTTTTAATGGTTCAGGCTTTTGGAATTGTAGTACAAACTCAAATCTTGTTGATTTAGGTGGAGACTGTACAGTTATTTTTTGGGTGTACGGTTCACAAGGAGCTGTAAGAAAGACTATTTTTGAAAAAGCTGGAACTATATATGCTTCATATGAACAAGAACTTGCTATAACATGGGAAACCACTTCTGCATTTAGTTATTATAGCAGAAAGACTCCTACCTACGATACTGGCGCCATTGCACAAACAACAGCTAATGCTTGGAATATGATGGCTGTTAAATTATCAACGGGAAAAACTACTGCTTGTAGAACAGGTTTTTCTAGTAAAAACGGTACACCTTGGGTTGCTGATTTTTTATGCCGAAGTAATACTGCATTAGTACCAGCAGGTGAAATTCGTATAGGTACAGGATATACCAACACATGTACAAATGGAGGAATAGGCGCGGTTTTATGTTACAATAGAATGTTATCAGATGCTGAAATATCTGCGGTATATGAAGCAATGAAAAATAGTTATGGGCTATGAAAAAATTTGTGAATATGGATTTTGACGGTTCAAACTGGTGGGTTGAATATTCCGAAAATGGTGAATATTATAAAAATTATTATGGCAAAGAAGAAGACGCTTATAATTTTTATATTTCTATCATTTATAACTAAAAATAGTTTTAAAATATGCCAGACAAACCTATACATGGCGTAGCAGGCGGTGAAACTGCGGCTGGGACAGATGCAAATGCATTACGTTTTAATAGTTTTAATTTTGGAGTAGGATACAGAGACTATGGTGAAACTCCGGTAACTGGATATTATTCTGTTCTTGATCCGCCGTCAAGCGGAGGAAGTGGGCCTGGTGAATTTGGGTCAACTGCAGGATGCGCTATTTATTCATATAAAGCATCTGAAGGGCCGTCAATTGTTGTTTTTAGCGGAGGCACAGGCGTTAATGAAATTTTTCCTATAAGAACGACGGATTTAGCAGGTGCAACATATTCAACTGTTCCTAATGCTATTCAGTGGTATATGACAACTGCTGTAACTGACACGGTTATTTCTAATAGATTTAAAACCATACCAAAAATAGGAAACTTATCTTATTTTTTTGACGTTAATCAATGGTTATGTGTTCCTCCAAGTTTATCAACCGACTATCAAATATACGGAAGTGGAAAAGATTTAAGCTTAAATAATTATGCATGGTCTTTTGTGCAAGCAGTATCAGGTTCACCTGTCGGTCTTTATGGATGGCATCCATCCGCACCTACTGAATTACCTTGGTTTTTGGACTTTGGTACTGACGCGCAAGAAAGAGGGTATATTGATACTGGAGTTACTGATTTACTTAAAACAAGTACAAGTTTTACAATTAGTATATGGGTAAGAGTTGCAGCTATTAATGCTGGTGCAAAATTATTTAGTTTTTTAGATGATGTAGGTAATGCTATATCAATCAGTCTTGCTGACGAAGGTTCAGGTATTGTAGGCGTTTCTTGTAATTTAAACCCTGGCGGAGCGGGCAATGTTAATCTATCAGCTGAACTTGGTTCGGTTCCAGTAAACTGGGCAAATATTGTTTTAACAAATAGTTCGGAATACGGATATGCTTTATATGTAAGTGGAGATTTTCAAAGCAGTACTACATATCAAACAATTGAAATAGGAAATACAGAGGAATGTTTTATTATGGATGCTACAACATATGTGCCTGTTCGATTTAATAGTTTAGCAATATGGAACACTGGATTTAGTGCAACAGATGTATCATTGTTGTTTGATTTACAATCTATTGAATTTAGACAAGTAGTTTAATGAATTTCTCAATATGATATATAGATAACAGGTAAAAGAAAAAACCAAAAGCCCAAAAAGAAATGGCAGGAATAAAAAATTTTAACACTTTTGTAAATAAATACGGTCAGGATAAAGCAAAGCAAATTCTTTCACAAGAAGTGCGCGTGACTGAAAAATTTGATGCTTTTCGGTTTTCATTTGAAAAAAATCCTAAAACATATAAGTTTCAATTTTACGGAAAAAATGGAAAAGTTCCATTATCACGCATAGATCGTACAATAAGTGATTTATATGAGTCTGCTATTGATTATATTGAAAATCTTCCATACGAATTAAAAAAATCCATACCTGTTAGACATAGATTTGGGTTTTCTTGGTTTCCTTCAAACATGCCTTTGGTTACAGAATATGAAAAAACACCAAAGAACGGATTAATATTAACAGACATTACTGTAAGAAATAACAAATTTGATGTAATTAATGAAGTTAAAGATACTACGGTTTTTGAAAGATGGTCGCAGCTTTTTAAAGTTGATTACGCAAAACCTGTATTTGAAGGAAAATTATCCGAAGAAACTATTAATTCTTTAATAGGAAATAACAGTTTATTATTAACAGAATCAGAAATTTATACACAAGGGTTTCTTAACAAGAAACTTAGAAACGTTGAAGCATTAATATTTGAATTTGAAAATGAACTTATCAAATTAGGCAAGGATACAGATATTATAAATGAATCTCGTAGTCATCTTTTTGATGTAGTTTTATTAAACATTTGCGAACACTTAGAATCATTCCCTATTAATAATATTAAAATTTCATCTGCTAACCCCGATGAATCTTATATTGAAATAGTTTCGGAAATTTTTAATGAATATGTTGTACAGAAAGGACAAGAATTTTTAGAATCTGGATTAAAACGTCCAGATTTTTTAAGTAAGTCAGGAAATTTATCCAAAAAATGGATTAAAAATCCCAAAACTTTAGAGATTCTTGAAAATAATAAAAATTATGAGTATTTATATTCTATATTTTTAACCAATCTTAAAAAGCCTAAATATAAAAGCGGATTAATTAGCGAAAGTGTAGCAAATTCTTTTAACGAAAAAATTGAAGAAATTAACAAATTAGCTGGAGGCGATTTTTCATTTTTAGAGTTTTCTTCAATACTTAAAGAAGAAAAAACTGAAAGCTTAGAAAATAATTTAAACGATGAATCGGCTGCGGATTATGTTAAAGCTGTAAGTTTACTTACTAGATTTTTTAGTCTTAGAAAGAATGAAACCGTTGGAAAAACACCGGTAAATGTTATTATAACAAATTTTAATTTGTTGACAAAAGATGTTATTGAGGAAGCTGATAGACTTAAAAAATTAAATGGCCACAAAATTTTGTTAATACATAGCAATTCTTTGGCTGAAAAAATGTATGGATCTGATGAAGACAATAAAGAAAAGATTGTTAATTCATTGTTACAAGATAACGATGAACTTCTGATAGATTATAAAATAATGGATCGTCCTTTCTTTAAAAAAATATTGGATTCATTAAGACCCAAATATGAACCCGTAATCATTGCAACAGAACAAAGTTTTAATGATCTAAAATCCGAACAAGATGGGCTTAAGACTATTTATTTTTCTAAAGAAAACAAACCTGTTCAGATTCAAAAAATAAATAATAAAGCAATATCTAAATTGCAAAAATGTTTAACTGAAGATAATTTAAAAGAGTTTAAGAATTTAACACCGGAATGCGTACATCCTTATTGGACACAAATTAAATCGTCTTTTGACAAATTTTTTTATAATTAATTGATATATAAAAAGATAAAAATAAAATTAATTTATGACTAACGAAAGACATACGCTTTCTTTTGATGAATTTATTAATGAGGAAAAGTTAACAATTAAAAGAAGATATACTGATAAATATCCTAAAATGGAAATTTCTTCAGTTGCGCCTATTCGCGAAAAAATTCTTTCATTTGTTAAAGAATCAGGTGAAGTGACACATGAAGAGCTTATGGAATTTATAGCTGGTATGAATGAAGAAACAGGTGGGGCCACCAGCAGAAAATGGATTAATAAAAACACTAGATATTTTAAAATATCTGAAAAGAATGGATCAAAGACTTACCGTTTATCTGGTTTAGGCTCACGGGTGCATTCAGCTATAATGAATCAAATATCGTAATTATGCCGGCATCTTCAAAAGCACAACAAAAACTAATGGGCATGGCATACGCTCTTAAAAAAGGAGACATGCCAAGAAGTGAAGCAAGTCAAGAAGTCAAAGACTTAGCTGACAATATGACTTTAAAGCAGCTTAAAGATTTTGCTGAAACAAGTCATAAGGATTTGCCTGAAAGAAAAACTAAAAAAATTGATGAATATAGTTTAGGATCATATTATACTGGATCATACTTTTGGTTTACACAAGCAAGCCAAGCAGGTGTTCAAAAGGTTTCTATGACAAGCGATAAACAAGATCCTGTTGTTCAACAATTTATAGATTATATTAGCGGAAAAGACGTTAATGAAGGAGATTTTGGCACTGGTATATCCGCAAGTCCTTCGAATGTTCCTGGTATGGGAAATGCAGCACCGCCGTCAGCAGATTCTGTAGGATCAGGCGATGTATTTAACCCTGAAGAAGATGATCCAAATCGTAAAGTTGGGTTAATGTCATTTTCAGACTATAAAAAATGGCTTAAAAAACACTTAAACTCCAAAGATAATTAATTAAGAAAAAATAAAAATATGAAAAAAGAAAGAGATAATGTCTTAGACATTATTAGAGTTTTTGAGAATGGAAACATCATTAATTGTTACAATTATTGTTGCCTTGATAACTGCGGTTATCGGCCCAGCGGTTTTGGAATATGTAAGGTCCTACATTAAAAGAAAAGAATCTTTAAAAGATCCGATGTATGAAGAAATGGAGTCGGATATTTTAATCAATGAACAATTAACATATTTATTAGGTGAAATAGATTGTGACAGAATATGGATAATGCAGTTTCATAATGGAGGACATTATTATTCATCAGGAGTTTCAATTAAAAAATTTAGTTTTTTCTTTGAGATAGTAAACATTGGTATTTCTACTATTAGAGATAAATTTCAAAATGTGCCAACAAGTTTTTTTAGTCGAGCACTTAAAGAAATTCATGATAATGAGGAATTATGTATAAATGACATAAGCGACGAAAATCAAAAATCCTTTGGATTAAGAGATACAGCTGAGTCAACGGGTTGTCAATCTTTATTTATAGTTTCTTTAAAAACCCCAACTGGCAAATTACACGGGGCAATGGGAGTTGAATTTGTCAAAGATATTCACGAATTTACAGAAGATGAAAAGGAATTAATAAGAGATACTGCAAATTACGTTTCGGGTGTTCTAGGATTAATTCATAAATTCAAATAAAAATTATAATTGTTTTGGAATACACAAAAACATATGAATCTTGGCTGCTTGAAGAAAAGCAACAATCAACTGACAGAAGTCCTATTGATAATCCCGATATCGAAAAAGCGCTCAAAAAGAAAAGCGAAGAATCAGGCGCTCCTATCGGAATAATTCGAGCAGTTATGCGAAGAGGCATGGCAGCATGGAAAAGCGGGCATAGACCTGGAGCAGGACAGGAGCAATGGGGTTATGCACGAGTAAACAGTTTTTTAACTGGCGGTGAAGGTACCTGGGGTAAAGCTGATGCTGATTTAGCAAAAGAGGCAAGAGACGCGGGGTTTAAGCCAAAAAAATAAAAAAATAAATTTTAATCAAAATATATAATAAAAATAAAAAAAAATTAAATGAAGAATTACATTCAACTATTCGAGGAATTTATTTCCGGAGATTTGCATTCTTCTGATAGCATGAACGAAAATTTAGGAAGGTCTCAGACTGATATAGAACCTAAATTAAATCAAGCATCGGAAATTATAAAATCCTTTTTAAACAAAAAGACAGGCAAAGCATTCGTTTTGTTTCCGTTTATTGGATATGATGATCATAACACACCAGTTGTTATGTTGTTTAGTGATAAGGATTTGTCATGCGTAAAAATTTATGGTGGCGGACGCAGAGGAATTATAGGTACTTTGGAATATCTTTCAAAGCCTAATTCTGGAGTTGCAGATTTTTCTGTATCAAGTGAAAATTTTCCAATCGTTTCTCTGTTAAGTGAATTTGTAAGATTGATTAATGATCCATCTTACGCTAAATCAATTGATAAATTGGTTGAATCTTCTTTGTATGAAGCACGTAAACCTTTGTCACCTGATGAACAATCTGAAATCCAATCAAGATTGGAACAAGGCGAGAGCGCTGCAGACATTTCAAAAAGTATGGGCATTTCATACGGAATGATCTTGCAGGTAAGAAAGGGTGTAACATCAACCACAGAAAAAATTCCAGCGGTAAAGCGTAATGAAATGCTATTGGAAGATAAAGTAAAACTGTTGGACGAAACTCTTGAAGACATTTACGAAATTACGCGAAGACTTGCTGCAGGTGGATTTAATTCATTGTTTATTTCTGGTAGAGCAGGTACAGGTAAAACTTTCAGTGTTGAACGTGCATTAAAAGATGAAGGCCTTGTCGAGGATGAAGATTACATTATTGTTTCCGGTGCGGTTTCAGTAATTATGATGTATAAGAAGATGTTCCAATACCGCAATAAAGTTTTGGTTTTTGATGATTGTGATTCTGTGTTTAGAGACGAAACAGGACGTAACATCCTAAAAGCTGCGCTTGACACTAAAAAGGTTAGAAGAATTTCATATCTTAAAAAATCATCTATAGTATTTGATCCTAAAGATTACGAAAATGATCCTGAGGCAGAATGGAATGCTGTTGAAGGTGGTATGATCCCAGCTTATTTTGAGTTTGCAGGACGAGTTGTATTTATATCAAATTTACCAAAAGATAAAGCGGATCCCGATGGCGCAATTCGTTCAAGATCAATTTTGGTTGACGTAAACCCAGACGACGTAACTCTGATGGAAAGAATTCGTTTATTACTCCCACACATGGAACCACGTGATATGTCTATTGAAGATAAATTGGAAGTATATGAATTTATGAAACGGGCAAAAGATGTTTCAATGAGAACCTTTGTAAAAGCCGCCGGATTCAAGAGCTTGGGTATGAAAAACTGGGCAAGGATGGCTGAAAGATATCTATAAAATAATCAGATTAACAATAAAAAAGCCTCGAGAAACTTTAAGTTTCTCGAGGCTTTACTTTTTAAAACAAATTGTTTAACTAACTGTGATTACTTTTCCTGGCTGTTTTGTCAATGAAAACATGATTTTAAGAATACCGTTTTCCAAAGTAGCGATAACAGACTCAGGATCAATGTCATCAGCTAAAAATGTTTTGGTTACTTTTTGATTAAGTGTTGTAGGTAATTCGCGTTCGGTTTCAGCCTCAACTACAAAGTAATCTTGCTCAACTGTAATTTTAATTTCTTCTTTAGTAAAACCAGGTAAAATAATTTCCTGCACCCACCCATCATCAGTTTTCATTGCCTTTGGCGAAGGGTAAGTAGTTGTGTTTGATGAAACGCTGAAAAGCGAGTACGGATCGTAAAGTTTGGTTGAATGAAAATGATGTGCCATAATGTATAAAATTTGTTTTTTTTTATTTATTATCTGCAAAGATTGTGCAAATCCTATTTTTATGACAATAAGACATAAATCATAAAGATGGTAATGTCAAGATGTCAATACTTTAAGTCTTTCTTTAAGATCTTAATTAAGTTATTCTTTAAGTTTAACTTGTAATAAGTAGCTTAGTATAAGTATCTCACCAACCTAAACAACGTATAGGTTATATACGCATTTAAAAAAAAGTTTTCAAACCAACATTATTCTTAAAAAAGAACTAAGTATAATAATTGAATATAAAAACAAACACTATAATAATATGGCAAATACAGATAATACTTGTTCGCATTTAAAAATTGATGACCTTTGGTCCAAAGCAATTGAATCAAACGAATTTACAGATACTTTGGGCGATATTTTAAATCTTCAAGCTGAAACTCAAAAAAATGTTTATGGTTATGACTTTGAAAATATGTCTCTTAGGGATATAATGAATTTTTGGCACATGAATAATCACGCAATGATCGATGAAATTCATGAAGCAACAGATTCTTTGGGCGGTGTTTCTTCAGGTGGGTCAGCTGTTTGGAAACGTTGGAAAAAAGATTACAATAAATATGCCAATTTAAAATTTTCTGATTTGTCTATTGATGACCAACTGGAATGCAAATTTGAGATTGTGGATATGTTGCATTTCTTTATGAATTATGCCGCTTCTATCGGAATGACTTCGCAGGAAATGTATAATATGTATATGTCCAAAAATGAGCATAATCGCGAAAGGCAAAAAAACGGATACTAATTTTTCATTTTAACATCTAAAAATATAAACCATGATTGATATTGAACAAAAAGATTCAACACTTACAATTTCTTATTTTAATGAAAATGGTGATGTTGCTCTTGATAGGATATCTGTTCCAATGGAAGAAATGTTTGAATGGGAATATTGCACAGGAAATGATAAACCGTTCCCAGGAGTTATGTCCTGGGACGGCAAACCTGTAAAGAAGAAAAAAACTAAATTCTTAAGTAAATGGAGAATTGAAGAATTTTTACTTTCATTACCTGAAGAACGCACCAAAAACATTTATTCAAATAATGTTCCCAAAAAATTCTTTATTGATATTGAGGTCTTTGTAGGCGATGAATGGCCTAAACCAGAATTGGCAAAAACTCCTGTCACTGCAATTACCTTTTGTCATAAAGAAAAAGTAATCTCGATGGGAACAAAGCAATTAACTGCTGAACAAATATTTAACATCAAGAAAAAAATTGAGGAACATATCAATCAAAAAGTAGATTTTAATTATCTATATTTTAAAACCGAATATGATATGCTTTCTTCTTTTTTCTTGAAAGCAGTTCCAAAAATGCCACTTTTGACTGGATGGAATTTTATTGGTTTTGACTGGACATATTTAATTACTCGATGCAAAAGATTAAACATTGACATCTCAGCATGTTCACCAACATACAAATTAGCAGGTGATTTACAGTTTCCTGTTCACCGACTTGTTGTTGACTATCTTGATGTATATAAAAAATGGGATCGGGTTATTGATATCAAAGAAAATAACACATTGGACTATGTAGCAAAAGCAGCGCTGGGAATAAATAAAATTAAATATCCAGGCACTTTGCAAGATATGTATGAAAATGATTTTGAAACATATATTTTCTATAATGCGGTTGATACCAAATTGGTTGAAATGATCGATGAAAAAATTAACACAATGCAAACTTTTTTGCTGCTTGGAAATATTACCCAAGTTGAAGCAAATCGGGCATTTTCCCCAATTTGGATGGCTGAAGCTGCAATGGCACGCGAAAATTGGTCAAGAGGTAAGGTTTTTCCTAAAACGGATAAAATAACTAAAAAGAAGGAACACTATGAAGGAGCTTTTGTCGTTGATCCCAAAACAGGAATATATGAATGGGTTGCATCGTTTGACTTTGCGTCTCTTTATCCTTCAATAATGAGGCAATGGAATATATCTCCGGAATCATATCTATACAACGTCGATAAAAATGAAGAAGTTGACGTAGATAAATATATTAAAACGTCGTCAGGAGCTTTGTTTAAAAAGGAAGAGGACTCGGTGTTTAGAACGATTCTTGCAAATTACTACGGTAAAAGAAAAAAGGCAAAAAAAGAATATATGGATATTGAAGATGAAATTGAACAACTTAAAAAATATATAAAATAATATGAGTAAGCTATTTACAGAAAGAATTCCTTATAAACCATTTGAATATCCTGAATATGATTTGAACGGCTGGATGCCACAAAGTCAAGCATTTTGGATGCACACCGAAATTCCAATGGGCGCAGATATTAAGGATTGGAATGAAAAATTGACCAAAGAAGAAAAACATTTAGTCGGGAATATTCTATTAGGCTTTGCGCAAACTGAATGCGCGGTATCAGATTATTGGACTGGAATGGTAACTAGGTGGTTTCCTAAACATGAAATTAAAGAAATGGCAATGGCATTTGGATATTTTGAAACTATTCATGCCCGAGCTTATTCATACTTAAATGAAACATTGGGATTAGACAATTTTGAAGGCTTTCTACATGATGAAACAATGAAAGAAAGGTTTGAATTATTAACCAGCACAACAGCTGATTGGACTCCTAATGATTTAGCAACGAACCCACAAGCAAGAGTTGAAGTTGCTCGCAGTTTAGCTATTTTTTCAGCTTTTGCAGAAGGGGTTGCGTTATATTCTTCATTTGCGGTTTTATACTCATTCCAAATGAGAGGAGATATGCTAAAAGGAATCGGACAGCAAATGAAATGGAGTGTTAGAGATGAATCTTTACATTCAAGAATGGGCTGTCAATTATTTAGACATATGTGTGAAGAATATCCTGAATTATTGGACGAAGCTAAAGAAGATGTTTTTAAAGCAGCTAAGTTAATCAGAGAATTGGAACATAAATTTATTGATAAAATTTTTGAGATGGGCGATTTGGAAAATCTTAAGGCAAGTGATTTAAAAGAATTTATCACTAAAAGAGTTAACGAAAAACTTAACGAATTGGGATATAATTCTGTTAAAGGCAGTGCTGATTATTTTGAATTTGACGAAGAAAAAGCCTCTAATTTGGATTGGTTTTATCATTTGACAGGAGGCGTTACTTGGACGGATTTCTTTGCTTTAAGATCTACCGATTATAGTAAAGCAAACGAAAATGAAAATTGGAATGCAGATGATTGGTTTTAAAAAGAAAAAATAAAATATGATGAATAACGAAAAAGTACAAGAATTATTAGATATGTTGGGCTGGGAACTTGGAGTTGATATTCCTGATTGGGGCGCAACAGAAATTTATGTTAACACAATATCCAAAGGATATCTTTTAGCGGGAGAAAAACCTAAAGATGCTTATTGGCGGGTTTCTACCACTGTTGCTAAAAGATTAGGAAAGCCACACCTTGCTACTAAATTTTTTGATTATATTTGGAAAGGCTGGCTAGGCTTGGCATCACCAGTTTTGTCAAATATGGGAACAGATAGAGGATTACCTATTAGTTGTTTTGGGATTGATGTTGGCGATAGTATTTATGAAATAGGTTCTAAAAATTTGGAACTAATGTTGCTTGCAAAACATGGAGGTGGAGTAGGTATTGGTATTAATCAAATCAGACCTGCTGGATCAAAAATAACGGGTAATGGAACATCAGATGGAGTGGTTCCTTTTTGCAAAATTTATGATTCAACAATTCTTGCAACCAATCAAGGTGCTGTAAGAAGAGGCGCAGCAAGTACAAATATTAATATTGAGCATAAAGATTTTGAAGATTGGTTGGAAACACGAGAACCTAAAGGTGATGTTAATCGCCAATCATTAAATATGCATCAATGCGCAGTTGTTGGTGATAAATTTATGCGCAAATTATTAGATGGTGATACCGAAGCACGCCGTAAATGGGGCAAACTTTTGCAAAAAAGAAAAGCGACCGGTGAACCTTATATTATGTTTAAAGGCAATGTCAATAAACAAAACCCCGAATCATATAAGAAAAACGGTCTAAAAGTATTTATGACTAATATTTGTGTGACAGGTGATACGATAATTGATATTAAAATAAGTGATGAAATTCATAAAGTAAGAATAGATGAAATTGGTGAAATACTTAAATTAGAAGATCAAATTTATACGCTATCACGTAATATTGATACTAACATAAATGAATGGAAATTAATAACCGATTTTGGTATGACTGATGATTCAGCTGAAGTATATGAAATTGAAGATTTAGATAATAATAAAACAATAAAATGCACAGCTAATCATAAATTATTTACACAAAGAGGTTGGGTAGAGGCAAAAGATTTATTGGAAGATGACATTTTAATTACAAATTAAGTAAAAAAGTGTTCATGACTTGAATATATAACATAAATAAAATTTATATTGGTCATGAACACTTTAGAAGTATTACAAGGGTATAAAAAACTATCTGTATTAACTATCAAAAAAAATATTGAAAAAATTGAAGATTTAATAGATTCAAGTATTATACATATTTGTAAGAAAGTCTATAAAGATAAATATTTTTATGTACTAAAGTATATTATAAAAAATAAAATCTTAACATTAGATGATTTCTTAAAAGTTTGTAAATCTGAAGTTGATGATAACAAATACAAAATTTTTGATAATATAACATTTAGACATGATGTAAAAGATGCTAATTATAATAGGGGACATTCATTTAGAGGTAAAAGAAGACCAGATCACTCTAAAAAACTTAAAGGTAGACCTAATTTAAAAAATAAGAAGGATAATTGGACAGATAAACGAAAATCTTACGATAAAGAATTTAATACTACAGATTGGAAAAGATTGGTTTTATCAAATAAAGGATATTTCTTGGATGGCGTCTCCAATGAAAATGTAGATAAAATTTATTCGCAGTTTCGACGAAAGATAGTTAATAGCGATGAATATAAATTATCTAAAATACAAAACTTTTGGAATAAAGAAGCTTATAAAAAATATTATGATAAAGATATCTTAAAAAACTTAACCGACAGTAATTTAGATGAGGCATATAAAATTATAAATTCTATAATAGGGACATATCATTCAATAATGGGTTCAAATTCAATGGGTAATCCAATATTTAAAAGAACAGAATTTAACAACGCAGATTTTAAAAAATGCCTTAATACAGAACCTTTTATTACTAGATCTTCTTTAGAATCTGAGTTTATAGAAAAAATAATTAAACCAAATGAAAATATATTAGAAAGTTGGTCTTATGAAAATGTAACTATTTGCATTGGCTCTAAATTATATACGCCAGATTTTATTATTAATATTGATAACGAAGAATATTTAATAGAATTAAAAGGATATATTAGAGATGAATCAAATTTTGAAAAAATACAAGATTGTGTTATGTTTTCTGCAAAGTATCATAATTATATTTTTCTAACAAACATAGAAGGCTTATCAATAAAAGACTTTAAAAAAATGAAAGAAATGGAAATATATCAAAAAACACATGAAATGGAAAATATAGAACCTAATAAGGGAATTTCTATAGGACTTACTAGAAATGAAATAATAAAGAATTTGCCAACCAAAAGCTATTTTATTAGTAACGGTTTGTTCTTTTATACAGTTGAACCAGACTGGGGTGAAGTAATGTTTTATTTAATAATAAACGATAAATGTATTGCAGAGATAAAGTATAATATAAATGAATCTAGGATAATTGAAGAAAATTCAAATTCTTCTAGATTTTCACAAAAATTAAAAGAAAATTTAGAAACTCATTTAGATCAATTTGAATTTATAAAAATAAAAAATAAAGTTGAAACATGTTAAAAATTAAAAAAACAACAAAACGTGAACCGGTTTATGATATAACAGTTGCTGAAAATAAAAACTTTTATGCTAATGATATATTAGTCCATAATTGTAGTGAAATTGTGCTTTTCACTGATGAATCGCACTCTTTTGTTTGTTGTTTAAGTTCTCTCAATCTTGCTAAATACAACGAGTGGAAAGATACGGATTTGATGTATACAGCTACTTGGTTTTTGGATGGAGTTTTAGAGGAATTTATACAAAAAGCCAAAAATATGAAAGGCTTTGAAAATGCTGTAAGATCAGCTGAAAAAGGAAGAGCATTAGGATTAGGCGTACTTGGATGGCATACATATTTGCAACAAAACGGAATTCCTTTTGAAGGCCTACAGGCTCAGTTTGAAACTCGCAGAATTTTTTCACAATTAAAAATTGAAAGCGAAAGAGCAAGTAGAGATTTGGCAAACGAATACGGTGAACCTTTATGGTGCAAAGACACAGGATTTAGAAATACACATTTACGTGCTGTTGCTCCAACTGTGTCAAATTCCAAATTAAGTGGAAACGTATCTTCAGGTATTGAGCCTTGGGCTGCCAATGTTTTTACTGAGCAAACTGCAAAAGGAACTTTTATTAGAAAAAACCACGAACTTGAAAAAGTACTTGAAGGAATTGGTAAAAATACCAAAGAAGTTTGGGATCAAATTTTTGTGGACGGCGGTTCTATTCAAGGACTGGACTTTTTGGATTCCTGGTGTTTTCTTGACGGAAAGGTGTGTAATTTTAACGAATTAACTCAAGATGAGCAAAACAGATGCAATATGGTTAAAGATGTATTTAAGACATTTAAAGAAATTAATCAATTGGATTTAGTCAAGCAAGCTGGGATACGACAACAATACATAGATCAATCTGTCTCTTTAAATCTTGCCTTCCCTTCAAGCGCTGAACCTAAATGGATTAACCAAGTACATATGGAAGCTTGGCGACAAGGTATTAAAACTTTATATTATACAAGGACAGAAAGTGTATTACGAGGTGATATAGCAGCAAGAGCAACTGACCCAGATTGCGTAAGTTGTGAAGGATGATTACGAAAATAACAAATAATTTATGGCAGTTTTAATAACAACTGAATCCATCGTCAAAACAGTCAATCCGCCATCAGACTGTTTTGACGTTGGTGGATTAAATGAATTAATTAAAGGATGGGTTGCTCCAATCAAAATTGGGCCTGTTTGGATAATTTATAATGAATCATTAAAAGAAGGCCCTATTAATAAAATTGCATCTGACGTTTTTAATATGTCTTTACGTGGAGAAGTTTTGGTTATACCTTCACAGCAATTACCTATTGAATGGGGTTTGTGCAAAGATACAGAATTAAGCCATTCATCATCAGAAATAGACAATAGTTTTTTATTAACCGTACAATCTGTATTAATACTTAAACAACTTATGCAAGAATCGGACATCGAAAATTCATATGAAGTTGATGATATTTTAAATTCCATAAGTATTAAAGAAGAATGGATATATGATCCTAATCTTAACGAGCAGGAAAAAGAAATAAAAGATTTTTTTAGGTCAATATTTGAATTTATTACAACATCGGAAATTGACATATTAAAAGATTTAATTTTATATGAAGATGAAGACATATTAGTAACTGTCAAAAATATAAATGATATGATTCTTACATTGAATCAAATGATAGATATGTATGTTGAAAGCGAAGAATATGAAAACTGTGCTAAGCTAAAAAATATTATTCTTAAATTAGATTAAATCTTATAGAAAATTTTAACACTTTTTAAGAAAAAAAGTTACCTAAAAATTTTTTTTATTCAACAAATAGTTGTATATTTGTAATATAATTATTCAAACAAATATGGAAAGGTTTCAATTAGAACAACTTTACTTTGAAGCAAAAGATGCCTATTATGCTGGGACGCCTATTGTTTCTGACGATGAATTTGACCACATAGAAAAACAATTGCTATTACTTGGATCTGATGCTCCACATAAAGTAGGAGCATCAGATCGTAAGGCAAAATATTCCCACCCATCTCCGATGCTTTCATTATCAAAATATCAAGCATCTTTGTCGGGAAAACCGCCAATTGAATCAGCGTCCAATTGGATGAAACAATTTGGTAAAGTTGAATTTGAGTTTTCTCCAAAATATGACGGCAACGCCGCAAACGTCATATATCAAGATGGTAAGTTGATACAAATATTGTCACGAGGAAATGGCAATAAAGGCAGAGATATTACAGAAAAGGTAAAGCACAATGTTCCAGACAGCATCGATGTAAAAGGTATTGTGGAGGTACGCGGTGAGGTTGTAATTAAAATTGCTACATTTAATCAAAAATATTCCGATTTTAAAAATCCAAGAAATTATGTTGCTGGTGTTTTAAACCGCGACGAAAATCCTACAAGTGTTATTGCTGATTTGGATTTTATTCCTGTCGAGGTTAAAATCCACGAAAACGAGAATGTTATTTATACTGATACATCTTCTTTGAATTTTAAATATCAACCATACACATTTAAAAATCAGGCAACAAACTTTGCTGATGTGTATGAAAAAATGTTAAAATACCGTAATACTTGTGAATATCAATTAGACGGATTTGTAATTAAGGCGCCCGAAGAAATTCGTCCTGTGTGGGGAGAAAATTCACATGATCCAAATTGGGCGGTTGCAATTAAATTCCCACCTAAAGAAGCAATAACCAAAATAACTGGAATATCTTGGCAATACGGCAAAACAGGTGAAGTAACACCGGTTGCTGTAATGGAACCTGTTGAACTTGACGGAACAACCGTTTCCCGCGCCGCTTTATTTAATTACGGATATTTATTATCTAAAGGAGCTTTTCCGGGTGCAACTGTTGCGATCGCAAAATCCGGAGACATTATTCCTCAAATTACTCGGGTTGTTGTTCAAGGATCTCGCAATAATCTAATTGTTCCTAAAACTTGCAAATGTGGCTCAGAATTACACACACAAGGAATTCACTTAATGTGTGTTAATCCTACTTGTGAAAACATTGCTTATAATATGTTTGCTCAAGGAGTTCAACAATTAGGAATTGATGGCGTCGGTGGAGCAATGATTAAACAACTTTGGAAAGCAGGATATAGATCAGCTGTTGAAATACTTGATCCTACTAAATTTACCAAACAACATTTATATGCAAACAGTGATCTCAAGCCTGGTAAAACTGTTGATAATATGTTTAACGAAATTGCCAAAATCAAAACACTTAAACCTGCTGATGTTGTATTAATGTTAGGATTTCCTGGAATGGGATATTCATCAGCAAAGCAAATTGGAAATATGCTCTCAGGTGTAAAATATAATTTTGCAGGTTTGGAAAAAACAGTAATATCAGGATTTGGCCAAGGTGAAAAAAAGAGAGAGAAATATGAAAGTGCAGTTCAAAATCTTTCAAAGTTTTTGGAAATAGTTATGCCTGAAAAAATTGCAGATGATATGATTCCTTGTGAATTTACAGGTTCTCCTAAATCAGCTGGATTTAAAACAAAAGAAGAATTTTTAGAATTTGCAAAATCAAAAGGTTATTACCACGCAGGTATAAAAGATGCAAAAGTTTTGTTTACCGATGATTTGGCATCCTCAAGCTCAAAAATGTCAACGGCAAACAAAAAAGGTATGAAAATTATGTTATATTCAGAAATAAAATGATATATAAAATAAAATTAAAAAATATGAAACATATCAAAGAATTTGAATCCTTCTTGAACGAAGGAAAAGGCGAACATTTAAAAAATAAATGGGATGCCGATGAGTATTGGGACATGAGCATAATAGGTGATGATGTTGACCTACTTAATACTTTTATGGAAGATAACAATGCTTCACCTGATGACGTTGCATTTGTTAATGTAACAATGAAATCTCAATCTCAGGTTAAGCAAATGACAAAAGAGCTCGAAACAGCTAATCTTCCTTATATTGATTGGCATAATGCTGATGACGATGAAGATTATTTGGTATTTGTAGTCGATTAAAAATAAAAAAATTATGAAACACATCAAAGAATGTGAAGCCTTCTTGAATGAAGGAAAAGGCCAGCAATTCAAAAATAAGTGGAATGCCAATGAATACTCAGATATGAATATAACAGGCGTTGATAATTTACTTAATAATTTTATGGAAGATAATAATGCATTTCCTGAGGATCTTGCATTCGTTGATGTAAAAATTCAGACTCAATCAAATAGAATGGCAAAAGAACTTGAAAACGCTGATATTCCTTACATTGGATGGCGTAATACAGATGGCAAAGTTTACTTAGTATTTGTAGTCGATTAAAAATAAAAAAAAAAAACATTTATGAAAAACTTACTAAAAATTTTATTATTATCTATTTTTTCAACTGTAACAGCTTATGCACAAACTGACAGTATAGCAACCGACACAACAGTCTACACTCAATCCGACAGCATAGCAACTAATGCAAAAGTTTTTGCTGTCCATGATGGTGACAGTTACAAAATTAAGTTTGATACTTCTACCACAAATACATTTGTTTGGGTAAGATTGTATGCAGCAGATTGCCCAGAAGTTTATTCTCCTTATGTAAGAAAAACCCAAATTTTTGGCAGGGAAGCTGGCGATCATGTAAGAGAAAAAATTAAAGGAGAATGCGTTTATGTAGTTCCTATGTATGCTGATATTTATGACAGAATGGTTGCAAAAATTTATGTAAACGGTAAAGATTTATCGGAGTACTTAATTGAAAATGGGTATGCTTGGTTTTATGATCCGGGTAAAGAAATGCCTAAAGAAGAAAGAGAGAAACTTAAAGAATTACAAAAAAATGCAAAAAAACAAAAACTTGGTCTATGGGGTCAAAAAGGAATTAAAGTTAGTCCTTGGACCTTTAGAAAAAGAAATGTTTAATAAAAAAAACACAAGCATGAAACCCATTAAAGATTTTGACAGTTTTATCAACGAAGGAAAAATTACACCAGAAAAATTGGTAAATAAAATCATTAAAGCAAATCCAAGCTTATCTTGGCTTAAAAAAGAATTGCCAAACAATTATTCATTAGAAGATGTTGAAGATATTCTAACAAGTAATGGCTACGGACAGGAATATGATAAATTTATCAATGAAAGCAACAAATTTGCCAAAGACCCCAAATTTGAAGAATTACTTACAAAAGATGCTTGGGAAATAGGTGCAAACACTCAAGAATTGGTAGAATATAATGGAGAACGTAGATTGATTTATCGTTGTGAGACTAACAGAGGCAGGGATGGTGTTATTAGCCGATTAAAAGCAATGGGTTTTAAATCCAGTCAAATAGGTAAATCAATGGAGATTAAAGGATTTATGTATAGATACATGGTTACTCTTTCTGAAAATTAAAATATTTAAAATATTTAAGATACAAAGTTCTGTAGATGACTTCTACAGAACTTTTTTCTTTTGTGTGATATAATTATAACAACAAGAAAATAGCATCTTAAAAATAACAAAAAAATAAATTATGGCAAATAAAGATCCGAAGGATTTAGAAAAAGAAAAAAGGTCAAAATATGACAATAAAACCATAGTTGCATTAAGCGATTTTGAACACTGTCTTGCTAGACCAACTATGTATATAGGAAGTGTAGAAAAGACAGAAGAAAAAGTTCAAATTGTGGAAAATGGCAAACTTGTAGAAAAAAATAAAATTGTTTCAGTTGGATTCTACAAAATGCTCAATGAGATTGTAGACAATGCTTTTGACGAAGCAAAAAGAATGAAAGGCACAATGCCGAAGATTACGGTAGAAATAAATTCCAAAACAAATCAGGTAACCGTAACAGATACTGGAAGCGGATTTATAAATGCAGAAAAGCCTAATCCTAAAACAGGACAATCAAATGTTGAGACAGCAATGTCAATGTTGCGAGCAGGTTCAAATTTTTATAACGAAAATTCATCAGACTCTCTTATCGGAACAAACGGCGTAGGCGCTGCATTGGTTAATATGTTGTCTGATGAATTTAGTGTATCAACCACAAATAATGAGGTTCATTTTGAAGTTCATTGGACAAAATTTGTCAAAGACAAAGAAGAGAAAACCGAAAAGAAAAAGAATGCTGTTACAGGAACAACAGTAACTTATATTCCAAGAAAAGATGTTTTTAAAAATTGCACATGGGATAAAGAGTATTTGCATACAATGTTTATTTTTCGGCAATTCCTTAAAAAGGAAGACCCGGTAATTTCCAATTTGGAAATTGAATTTGTGTTTGATGGCGAGAAGCTTGATCTTAATTTGCCTTTTTTGCCTGATAATGCACTTATGTTTAAAACCAAATTGGGAATATTTTTTGCTTGGGAAAAATATGAAAACGGCGCAAGCGCATCTTTTGTGAATGGCGCTATCTGCACAGGCATTCATCAAAAAATATTTATTGATTGGATCAACGAAATGCTTGACTATCAATTAGGCCATCACTTTTATGATACATTTTTAGTTTTAAATGTACCTCCTAAATTGGTTAGATTTGCGGATCAAAATAAAACTAAATATGCTGCAGGCCGGTGGGAAATTCAACCTTTACTTGAAAAAGAATTTTATAAAAAACTAAAAAATGGAGTATTAAGATCAGAATTTTATGAAAATGTAAAGAAGAAAATTGACGAGCGTAATCTTAAACAAGATTTAAATGCAATCAAAAGTAAAAAGAGAGCAGCAGCAAAGAAAATCAGCGACAAGTATTTTCCGCCGTCAGGAAGTAAAGGAACTTTATTTATTGTAGAAGGGTCTTCGGCTATGGGTTCAATTTTACAAAAAAGAGATCCGCGAGTTGATGCTGTTTATTCATTAAAAGGAAAAATTAAAAATGCAAGGAGTCTATCAGATTTAAGTACAAACAATGAAATTATTGATTTAATGAATATCTTAAATCTTGAACCTAAAGACGGAAGTAAATGTTCTTTTGCCAACATTGCAATTGCAACTGATTGGGATCCTGATGGAATTGGACATATTGCATCTTTGGTAATTAATCTTTTTTATAAATGGTTTCCTCAAGTAATTGAGCAAGGCAAATTAAATATTTTAATAACTCCTCTTGTTTCAGCCGAAGTAAATAATAAACGCAAATATTTTTATTCATTGCAAGAATGGGGTGAATTTGAAAAAAGCGGACAAGCTTATAAAGGAGTTCGATATTTAAAAGGTTTAGGATCTTTAAGCATTGAAGATTGGCAAGTAATTATGGCTGAAAGAAAAATGTTCAAAGTAAGACAAGATAGGTCAGCTGGAAAATTTATTGACATTGCATTTGGTGTATCATCAGACAAAAGAAAAAAGTGGCTTGAAGGAAGAATTTAATAATTATTAATAAGCTTTGCCACAAAAATGATATATAAATAAAAATACAAAAATAAAATGGAAAAGGACTTACTTGCAAATATTGTCCAAATTCAAGGACAGCTTAAAATTTTACATTGGCAAACTACTTCGTATGCAGAACATAAAGCATTTGGTGAAACCTATGAAAGCTTAAGCGATAAATTTGACAGAATAGTTGAAGTTTATAGCGGAAAGTATAAGAGACCTAAGTTTGATGGAGTTAGGCAAATAACCCTTGCAGATTATGATAATCTTAAAATTGATGCATTTATTGAATCGTTTGAAGATTTTATGAATAATACTTTTATGGCGCAACAAGATTCAGAATTAGCAAATATTAAAGATGAAGTTATTGCGGATATTCAAAAACTAAAGTACTTACTGTCTTTAAAATAAGATGCTTTAATTAAAAACAAAAATAATAAATATGAAACATTTAAAAAGCTTCGGCGACTTTATAACAGAGTTTGAGAAAAATAAATTGTCTGAAGAGGAAGAAGACCTTGTGAAAAAAAACGTAGAAGATTCTGAAGAGGAAGAAGATTCTGAAAAGGAAGAAGATTCTGAAGAGGAAGAAGATTCTAAAGAGGAAGAAGATTCTAAAGAGGAAGAAGATTCTAAAGAGGAAGAAGATTCTGAAGAGGAAGAAGATTCTGAAGAGGAAGAAGATTCTGAAGAGGAAGATTCTAAAAAAGTAAAAAAGAAAAACAAAAAAGAAAAAGAGGTTGAAGATTTGGGATTGGATTCAATCTAAATATATCTCGTCTAAACAGAGGAATTTTAAATTCCTCTGTTTTTTTGTAAGAACTTTAAAAAATTATTGAATATAAATTTAACAATATTAAACTTATCAATATTTTGAAAACTAAATCATATCCATTAAACATATCAAAGCAAATTGATGTTAATTTTAGAAATTATGCTTTATATGTATTAGAAAATCGAGGAATCCCTTCCTTTTACGACGCTTTAACAAACGTACAACGATTTATCCTAATTAATGCACCTCATAATTATAATAAAACTATATCACTGGTCGGATCTTGTATATCTGATGGATATCACCACGGTGATAAGTCATTAACAGGCGCAATTAATAAATTAGCTCGTCCATTTGGAAATAGCGAACAACTTTTGTTAGGTGATGGTTTTTTTGGTACACCTATTAATCACGAAGCATCCGCTGCGCGTTACACTTCAATTAAAATCAATCCAAGAATTGCAGAATTAATTCGTAAGAGTGAATTTTTAAATGTTAAAAATGAAGAAGGATCTTGGGATCCTTTATGGTTAGATATGCCAATCGGTATCACTAATATGATTATTGGTATAGCCGTCGGGTATAAAACAACAGTGTTGCCCAGGGATTTGGAAGATGTTCAAAAATTTCTTGAAGGCAAATCCAAAGAAATTATTCCTAAGTTTAAAAACTTTAAAGGCAAAATCAAGAGGTATAAAGGGATGAACAAAACTTGGTTGATTGAAGGAAGTCTTCAAGTAAATGAAGACGTAAAATCAATCAGGATTTTAGAATTGCCTCCATTGATGAAGTATAGCAGTTTTTTAAAGAAATTGGAAACAATTCTTGAAAAACATTCTGTAAAAATGATTAATAATTCTTCCACAAATATTGATGTTATTTTAAATTTTACGGGTAACAAAGAAGAGTGGCCAGTATTTTTAGAAGCTGTAGATAAAAGTGTTAAAATGCTTATCACAGAAACACCCGTCTTTGTTAAAGATGGCTTAGTTATTGAATATGATAGAATTGAAGATTATATCAATGACTATCGTTATAGATTAGCGGATTTACGAGTTAAACGGATTCAACATTACAAAAATCTGAATGATGATGAATTATTATTTTTGACATTCAAAGAAAAGTATTTTATCTTTATGTTAAATAACAAAAATAAAATGCGTTCAGATTCAGAAGTAAATGATTTTTTAACCGAGTTAACAGTTAATCATTCTCATATTAGACGTCGTCTTGATTCAATTTTGTTAAAAACATTAACCGAAGAAGAACTTACAAGAACGCGAGAAAGAATTGCATTCCTAAAAGAGGAAATTAAAAAACAAGAAAAAGAATTATCTGAAGCAATTAAAGATTTTGAAAAAGCTGAAGACACAGCATTAAGCAGAGCAACAACTAATAGATCAATATCATCAGTAAATTTATTTGAGTCTGAAGAAGACGAAATTGATGGTATTGAAATATTCCAGCAAAATGAAGAAGAAGACGAACTATGATTACACAAAACACAAATTTATTAAATTTAAAAAAGAATGATTATGATTCAGACTTATCTACGCATCAAGCAGTTTCGGTTATAGGTGACCACGTTTGGTTTTATGGCGGAGTGGATGAATCATCAGCAATGGCTCTTAATCGCGCCTTGCATGAACTATCAATGAGATTAGCGCCCACCGCATTTTCATCAATGCAAGAAGTAGGATCACCCGCGCCTATATTTTTACATATAAATTCTATGGGTGGCGAAGTTTTTTCATCATTTGCAATTGCGGATACGATTGAACGCATTTCTTCATTAACGCCAGTTATAACAGTAATTGAAGGAGCTGCAGCATCTGGTGCAACTATTATATCAACAGCAGGAGCAAAAAGATTAATGAGAAAAAATTCATATATGTTAATTCATGAATTAAGTGATGTACATTGGGGAAAATATAGTAGACTTAAAGATCAGATGACAAGCAATGATAACATTATGAAAACCATAAAGGAATGGTATACAGCAAAAACAAAAATTCCTGCTAAAGATTTAGATAAAATACTTTCACATGATATTTGGTGGAACTCTAAACAATGTTTAAAATACGGATTAATAGATCAGATAATTTAAAACTATATGTTTAAATATGAATAAAATAATTAAAATTATACGCAATGAAAAGTACTAAATCTTTACAACTTACTTCAACCGAAGAGCTAACAAATTTCTTAAAAAGATTTTCACCCGTTTCATCAAACCTTTTACTTGAAGTTGAAGACGGTTATTTAAAAGCAAAAACGCATACACCTGAAAGATCAGTTGTTAAATCTTCAAAGATACCAATTGGGCGAATGTTTAGCAATGATGATGCATTTGACGAAGATGTCAAATTTGGTCTATTTTCTGTTGAACGAATGATGAAAGCTTTTTCGCATTTTGGTAACAGCGCAATTAACTTTGAGCTACACCAAGAATCAACATCAGACGGAAATGTAGGAACAGATATTAATCTTAAAAATGAATCATTGGACATCAACTTTCAATGTGCAAGTTTAAGGCTTTTTACCTATATCACGGATGAAATGATGGACAAAATTGCCGATTCTTCATCTTCAGAAATTTCATTTGTTCTTACTAAAGAAATTCAATCCAAAATTAATAGCTTAGCTGGTATTGATTCCGACCAAAAGCTTTTAACTCTTGGAGTAAAAAAAGGAAATGTAATAGTATCAGGTAAAAGCTTTAATCTTAATATTGGTCAAATTGAAAATAAATCAGCAGACATATCTGTGTCGGTTTATAAAAACCAATTTGCTTTTTTGGATAAAGAAGATACAATGGTTTATCTTTCCGAGGACCGCTTAATTTTTCACTCAATAGAATCTGACACCAAAATGATTATTGGTAAAGCAGAATAATTTAAACAGCGGTTCTTGTCAAATAAACAAGAACCGCTAAGTTTATAAAAATTATAAATATGAAATATTGCCAAATAGATCCTAATAATTCCAGCATTGATGAAATAAAAGCTGAAATATCAAGATTAACCAATTTAATGAATCTTAAAAAAAATGAGGAGCAGGCGGTAAAGATCTAACACACAATTCATCAATTGATTCTATAATAATAGGTTCATTGGCATTTCTACTATTAAAAATAAATATATGAAATGTTAATGGGCCTTTTTTTAAATTGTCATATACAAAATTGAGTTTTTCTTTATGCAAATTAAAAGTATATTTGGATTTTACTTCAATTACTAAGTTTTTTGATGCAATATAAATATCAGGATAATACCTATGAATTTTATTACCTGATGTATATGTTAAAGGACCTGTGTATTTTTCAATTTGGGCGCGCCCTATTATGATATCCGATTCTTTATAATATTTAAGTAAATAATTAATAGCAAGATCTTCATATCCTTGTACTTTAATTGTAGTCCCAGACGGTAAAATAAAATCTTTATATGAATATATTGGTTTAAGCAAATCTCCATATTTATCCATTTTAGTATCAATCATTTTTTTTACAGTCAACGGATTATGTAAAGGATTTGTATATCCTGTAAGTTTTTTGTGTGTTTCAGTACATTTATTTAAAATTTTTTCCGATTGGAATGGATAGTAATATCCATGTTTTTCAAATGTTTTATTTTTTGTGTATTCTGAATTAACTACCCACTCACTGCCATATTTTAATAAATTGGTTTTTTTAATTTTTGATACACGCATTTCTTTATTTTCTTTACTCATATTTTCGTGCATATATTTTGCTGAACATTTAGTTGAACAGAATAAACGTTCTTTTTTTCTTGGCTTGAATTCATATTCATTATTGCAATTTAAACATTTTTTAACTTCTTTGATGTTTGGTTTTTCATAGTTTATCCATTTTTGTTTTAACCCACATGGTTTACAAAATTTTAAATAACCGTTTGCAAAGCCACGAAAAGAAACGCTTGAACCACAATTACATTTAGGTCGTTCTGTTAATTCATAATATTGAAAATAAGCAAATTCTTGAAATGAATGGTAGTTTATAATTTCGGTTTTAATTAAATCTTTATATTTTTGCTGAAATCCTTTTAGCGTGCCGAATTCTTTTAAGTGATTTGTAATAAGTTCTTTAAACATTTCTATGATATTATTTTTGTTTATATATAAAAAACATAAAACACACAAATGAAAAAAACATTAATTTGGTGATATTTTTAAAAAAAACTATTTAATAAATAATGAATATAAATTTAAACAATTTTTAATGAAATACTGTAAAATTGATCCTTCTTCTGCAACTAGAGAAGAAATTTTATCGGAAATAGAAAGGTTAACATATTTAATGAATCTTAAAAAAAATGAGGAACAATCTGTAAAAATCTTTATTAATAGTTGTTATGGAGCATTAGCATCAACTTATTTTGTTGGTTATAACGTAAAAGTAGCTGAAGCTATTACTTTACAAGGACAAGAAATGATTAAATTTACAAGCAGAATTATTAATCGTTATTTTTTAGAATTTTGGCATAAAGATAAAAAGCTTCATGAATTACTAGGATTAAACACAGTAAACCCGGTAAAAGATGAGGTTGCTGTTTATGGAGACACGGATTCTTGTTATATAACTTTACAAGAAATTGTCAATGGCTGTGATTGGAAAGAAGATACAAGAAAACTAATTATGATGATTTATGAAAATCGTCTTAAAGAATATCTTGAGAAAAATTTTGAATCTATGGCTAAAAAATCAGGCACAGAAAATATTCAAGATTTGGAAATGGAAACCCTTTCATATTCAGGAATCTTTTTAAAGAAAAAGAAATATGTATTAGATCTTGCTTGGAAAGGTGGTGCAAATGGCGGAATTTTTTATAATTCACAACAAAAAATTAAAGCAACAGGCGTGGAGATTGCTCAATCTTCAACACCAGCATTTGCAAGAAAAAAGTTAAAAGAATTGCTTGAAGTTATCCTAAGAGAACGTAAATCATTAAATTTACGCAAATTTACAGAAATTCTTAAACGGGAAAAAGAAACATTTATGTTGGATAACATTGAAAATATTTCTATGTCTTCAAGCATAGGAGATTATGAAAAAGGAATTGCTGATGATAGAAAAAAATTAGTAATTAATGACCATTGTCCAATGCACGTTCGTGCTTCAGGATATCATAATTTTTTAATCAATAATAGTAAATGGAAAAATAAGTATCAATTAATTAAAAGCGGCGACAAGGTTAGATTCTATTATGCAAAAAATAATGATGGCGGGGAAAACGTATTTGGATATTTGCCTGGTAATTATCCTGTAGAAATTGCACCACCGGTTGATTATGATGCGCAATTTGCACGATGTATTATTGATCCTATTAATCGCTTTATAGTTGCAATGGGTTTACCTGCGCTTTCACCGGAATTAATTGTCAGAACACAATTGTTTTAATGAGAAAAGAAATTCTTATACACTATGTAAATGTTAATAATCTTTCAAATTATGAATTGGTAAACTATATAGATTTACATTCAAAACCTGATATTTATACCGAGTCCTATATCATACCAATTGAAATAGGAGATTCATACATTGAAACTATTAATACCAGCGTTTTACCTGAAAGTGAATATTTATCAATCAAACAAACTTTAACAAGTTCACATACAAATCTACAAAAAACATTACAAGAATTTAAAAATACTATAAACTAAAAATGGCTAAATCATTTTCTTTTTCTGAATTAGATTCAGCGCTGTCAAAAATTAATCCTAAAGGATCGATCATCACTCACAACACTTTTTCTAAAATTGATGAATATATTCCTACGGGCAATTTTATGTTAAATGCGCAATTAACTGGCTCTCTCTTTGGAGGCATCCCAAACTCAAGATCAATATGTTTTGCGGGTGAATCAGGATGTTTGCCAAAAAATGAAAAGGTTAAAGTATATATACTGAAAACCCGCACATTTGATGAAAGGTACACAATCGAAGAGTAAAAATCCGTTGAGCATTTTTAAAAACAAGCTGTCTTACGATGATTATATCAAGTATGTAAGACAGCTTGTTTCAAATTTTAATTATGATGCAGACACAAACGAATTTGAGAAAATGTATCAACGTTATCTTGATAATTATGTTCAGATCGAAAAAAAACAGGCAAGCAGAATTTGTTTATCAATGATTGGTTTTTTTTCTGCAACCCAATTAAATATTAATTATTGGATAGACAGAGGATGGAGTAAAGCTCAAGCAATTGAAAAAATTAAGAAAAGACAATCAACCTGTACGCCTGAGATTGCTGCAAAAATACAAGCAACGCTTTCCAAAAAAACAAAAGAAGAAAAAGCAGAAATAAACAAAAGAAAAGGTAATGGTTTAAATGCAGATTGGCTTGTAAAAAATCAGGGTCTAACGCAAGAAGAGGCTAAACAAAAAATTTTTAATAGATGTTCACGCGCAGGTAAAATAAAAAATACTTTGTATAAAAAACTTGGGAAAGCTGTTTCTGATAGACAGTTAAGTTTTTATTTGGAACGCGGTTTAACACTTGAAGATGCAAAAAATGCATTAAAAGAAAGACAAACTACAACATCTCTTCAAGCATATGTAAAAAAATACGGTTATGACGAAGGTATAAAAAGATATGAAAAAAGAATAGACTTATTTAAAAAGAATTGGGCAAATAAACCAGATGATGAAAAATTAGAAATAATTTGTAAAAGAATAAAAAGAAACAAATTTTTTTCAACTGAATCATATATTTTCTTTAAAGAAATAGAAAAAAATTACTTTATAAATCTTAATTGTTTATACGGAAAAAATGAATATTTTTTATATGATAACGTAAATAAAAAGATTTATTTTTATGACTTTGTCATTCCTGAAAAAAAGATAATTATTGAATATCACGGAAGTTTTTGGCACGCTGATTCTAACAAGTCAAAAGAAAATTGGAAAAATCCTATTTATACTTATGAAGAATCATTGCAAAAAGATAAAGAAAAAAAACGTATTGCAGAAGAAGCTGGATTTTTATATTTTGTAGTTTGGGATTATCAAAGAAATAATCAAGAAACTATCAAAAACTTATTGAATATAAATTTAAAATAAAATACACTATATGCAAAATCTTGAAACAGAAAAAGCAATTTATGACCCTGAAATTTTACGCGAAGAATTAAAATTTTGTTATCCTAAAGAAAATTTTGATCATTTATCGGATAATGAAATTATACAGAGATTTAATTTACATGCTGAAGAAAATTCAATAGAAATTACAGCTGGAGAATTAGTATCTTTAAAAGATTCGGCAATTTTTATTGATACACCAGACGGTTATCAACCTATTGGAAACTTTTATATTAAGAAACCAAGAAAAATATACAAATTAGAATTAGAAAATAATTATGTATGCGAATCTTCACAAGATCATCTTTATGAAACATTAAATGGCTGGAAAAAAGCAGAAGATTTAACAACAAAGGATTCTGTTTTAACTAAAGATGGCTTTTATAATGTAAAAAAATGTTCTGCAACAAGAACAGAAGAAGTATATGACTGGGAGGTGCTTCATGAAAATCATAGGTATTGGGCCGGCGACGGTATATCTTCACATAACACAGGAAAAACATTCTTAACCTTGAATGCTTGCCGTGAAGCCCAAAAAATGGGATATCATATTATATACTGTGACTCAGAAGCTGCGGTTGATGAAACTACTATGCGTAACTTTGGAATAGACCCTGAAGGAGTTCGGTATCAACCTGTAAGTACATCACTTGAAGTACGACATTTTGTTTCTAATCTTTGTGACCAACTTAAAAAAGCAAAAGATAAAGGAGCAGAATTACCTAAAATTTTATTGGTTCTTGATTCTTTAGGAAATCTTGCAACAACCAAAGAAAAAGCAGATGCAGCATCAGGAAGTGAAAAAAAGGATATGACAAAACAACAAGATCTAAGATCACTTTTCCGTGTGATTACTACAGATCTTGCAGAATTTAAAATCCCGTTTATATTCACAAATCACACATATGCTTGTGCCTTAGGCGATACAGAAATTATGATGGGTAATGGCGAAATTAAACAACTTAATGAAATTAAAATAGGTGATACCGTTATGACTGTTTACGGCGGTAAAGAGGTGTTAAACACTTTTAAATATGATAAAACAAGAACAGTTAAATTATTTTTTGAAGACAATATTGAAATTGAGTGTTCTCCTTTACATAAATTTCTTGTGGATGAAGATCCGAATAAAGAGACTTCCTGGAAAACTGCAGATGAATTAAATGAAGGTGATTTTATTTTGCAGCAAACTCAATAAAGAAACTAAATGTATGATTTGTGAAGTTTCATGGAGATATATAAATAAAAACTTATGAAACTTCACATTACAGAAAATAATTGGAAAATTGTATTAGAAAAAAACAAAAATACTTCTAATTTAGGAAATGTTAAAAAAGAATTATATAAAAGAAAAGATTTACATAATCTAATAATAGAAAATACATCTTTTTGTAATTCTGACACCGATATTAAAATTAGGATAACGTATATTCTTAATGAATTAACAGAAATGAATATATGTAAAGAATGTAATACTCTGATAAATGACGGCGGGAAAAAAATGTTTTGTAGTCATTCTTGTCGAGCATTTAATCAAGCTAAAGATTTAGAAATAAAAAGAAAACGATCTGAATCTTATTCAAATACTTATTCAATGCTTAGCGAGACGGAAAAAAATGAAATTAAAACGAAGCGAAAAAATACCTTACAAGAAAAATACGGCGTAAATCATAATTTTAAAATAGAAGGATTTAAAGAGTCTAGAGCAAAAACTTGGAAAATAAAGTACGGAAATGAAATAGCACAAAAAAGTGACATTGTTAAGGAAAAAGCAAAAAATACATGTAAAGAAAAATACGGTGGTCCAAATCCGCTGTCAGACAAAAATGTTAAAGAAAAATGGTTATCATCATTTAATCAAAAATATAACACAAGTAATCCTATGCATGTAGACATTTTTAAAAGAAAAATGTTGGCATCCAAACTTGGTATAGACATTGAAGATGTTAAATTTATATCTGAAAAACTCATAAATCAAGAAATATTAACTCTTAATGAATATATAAAATTAGTTAGAATATTAACAGAAGAAACTTTAATCAACCATGGAAACGCAAAATTTGGCAATAATTGGGAAATAAAAAGAGGAAAAATGATGTATCACATAGATCATAGCTTGTCAATCAGATCTTGTTTTGAGATGTGTATAGACCCTTTAATAGCTTCCCATATTGCAAATCTTGAATTTATTCCATTCGTGGAAAATTTATCAAAAGGCGCAACTAATTCCATAACATATGAAGAATTACAATTAAAAATAAATGAATATGAAAAAACTAAAACTTCTTAAAAAAGAACAAGGCAACTTGAACACAGTATATGATATTGAAGTTGCAGATGAGCACCATTATATTTCTAAAGAAGGTGTCATTATGCATAATTCAATCGGTTCTTTTATTCCAGGACAAACAATTTCAGGTGGCGGCGGAGCTATATACAATGCATCAATCATAGTTCAATTATCAAAAGCTGGCCTTAAAGAAGGAGCAGTTGGTTCTAACGGTTTTGCCATGAAAACTGGAATTATCGTAACTTCAAAACCAGCTAAAAATAGATTTGCTCGTCCTTTACCTATTAAATTCCATATTTCCTTTTATAAAGGAATGAATCCTTATGTTGGATTAGAAGAATACATAAATTGGGAAAATTGCGGGATTCAAAAAGGTAAACTAATTACACAAAAAGAATTTGAAAAAACGTATGCAAAAGGACATGAGAAAAAAGATATAATTGAGTCAACAAGATTCGTCAAAACTAACGAAGACGGAACAGAAACAGTTTTTTATTTTGAAGATAAGCCAACGGCACGTACCATTGCAGTCAGACATTTGTGCGAAGAAATTAAACCACAGGATTTATTTACTTCAAGAGTTATTACTAAAGAAGTATTAGAAGAGCTTGACGAAAAAATTATCAAAAAAATGTTTATGCTTCCAAATATTGGCGACGTTAATCAAATTGAAGACGACGAAATTATTGGAGATATTTTTGAAGATGAAAATGAAGATTAATCAAAACAAATTACCTATTAAATATTTGTTAAATGTGTATAAAGAGATGGAAAGCTTTCCATCACACACTGATTTAACATATATGCTTCTTAGTAACTTATCAGACAAAGAAGAACTAAATAGTCCTTTTACACCGTCTCAAGTGTGGCCTTACATGAAAGACGGTGTAGGCACTATTAGTGAGCTTTCAGGATTTTTGGATTATGCAGCTGATCCGGAAGATTGCCCAGGCGCTTTTTTACAAAGAATAGGTTTGACGTCAGGTAAAAAACCTGAAATGCAATATCAAGTTATTAATAATCCTTGGTCCTAAAAACAATTAGTTATTCAATGTATATAAATTAATATGGTAGCTGTACATTTAGAAAAAATATTTTTTCATTATCTTCTTTCAAGAAAAGAATTAATATCTGTTGTTAATAATAGATTTTTTGAAACTGATGATATTAAAAAAATATATGATATAACCAAAGAATTTACTGAAAAGTATAATTCTATTCCAACTAAGTCTCAAATAGTTGAATTAACTAAAGTAAAAGGCATCGACGGAGATTTGGTGCCTTCAAAAATCGAATCTTTATTTGACGTTAATCTTAAAGAATATGATGACGATTGGCTGCAGCAAACAGCTGAATCGTGGATTGAATATAAAAATCTTGACATTTCCGTTCTTGACTTAATAACATATTTAAAAACAACAAAAGTTTCTGTTGATAATGTCAAGGATGTTGTGCAAAATGCAAAGAATATTATCACAGAAAGAAATAATATTCAATTTGGATTTGATGAAGGACTTGATTTCTTTAATCCCGATTCACATATTCAGCCTACATCAGATACTTTTAGTTCTGGGTTTTCATATATTGATCTTGTCCTTGGCGGTGGATTTTATTCAAAAGCGTTATTTTGCTATATCGGTGAAATGAAAATCGGAAAATCTATTTGGCTGGCAAATATTGCAGCTAATTGCGTAAGACTTGGATATAACACAGCGGTTCTTTCATTAGAAATGCGTGATCGTAAATTGGTTAAACGTCTGGGTGCAAATTTACTGAATGTAAACATGAAGGAATATGCTAAGGCTGCTGAAGACAAAGTTATGATGAAGAAAAAGCTAACACAGATAGGTTATGATAGTTTACAAGTTCCTGGTAAATTATACGTAAAAGAATTTCCTACTTCATCGGCTGGCGTTCCTGATATTGAAATGTATCTCCAAAAAATGGAAGAAACCAAAGGAATAAAATTTAAAGTAATTGTCCTTGACTATATTAATATCTTAAAGAATTGGAGAAATCCCAATTCAGAAAATATGTATATGAAAATCAAACAAATTGCTGAAGACTTACGAGCAATGGCAATGCGAAATGATTGGGCAATTATCACAGCAACACAGATTAATAGATCAGGCTTTGGCAGCACTGATTTAAATGCAACAAACATTTCGGAGTCAGCTGCACTTGGGCATACAGTTGATGCAATGTTTGGTATCATACAAGATGAGATTATGCACGCTAATCGTGAATACATTTTAAAACTTATTGCAAATCGTGATGATGGATATAAAAATTCACGTAGAAAATTTTTAATTAATTATGACTACATGCGAATTGTAGAAGATCCAGACTCAACAATAATCACAGAATAATGAAAGAAGATAAAATATTTAATAACCGTTATAATACAGGCGATTTAGAATTTGAACAATTTGGAAAAATTGAAGTAAATGATATTCATAGGCCTAAAGATTTTTTTGAAGAATACATAGAAAATCAGCTACAAAAAGATTTATACCAAATCTTTATATCTTCTGAATTTTACGATGAATATAATAAAAGTAAAAAAGTACCAAGAAGTGAAGTTGCGCAAATTTATTATTATTTTGATGAAAGATTAAAGGAAACCGAAGCAATTACGGCAATTGAAAGATTTATTAATATTGCGGAATTTATGAGTATATCTTATGATGTTTTATATGATGAGCTATCTCCCGCATATAAAGAAAAACTTTTAAAAGAATTGGACCTTAAATACGGAATTTTTAAAAAACGAAAAATTTATAGATTATTTTAATATGATAAAAAAAGACGTAAAACGGATTTTTTTAATATCGGATACGCATTTAGGTGTTCGTTCAAATTCGCGAGAATGGATGGATATCATAGATGATTATTTTAAAAATTTTTTTATTCCACTTTTACAAAAAGAAGGAAAACCGGGAGATGTGGTTGTACATTGTGGAGACGTATTTGATTCGCGGCAGTCAATTAACCTATATGTATTAAACAAAGGTATTTCAATTTTTGAGGATATAGCAAAAATTATGCCGGTCTATATGATTATAGGTAACCATGATATTTTTATGAAATACTCAAATGAAATTAATTCATTAAAAGTATTTCGTAATGTTGATAACATAACCGTAATTGAAAAACCTGAGCATATGATGTTTGGCAAGAAAAAAGTGTTTTTCTTGCCGTGGGTTGAAAAGCATGAAGATATTAAAGAAATAATCCAAAATCCTGAAAATGCATCAGACATCCTCTTTTGCCATACTGATATTCGCGGTTTATCTTTTAATCGTTTCACAAAAATTGATGAAGGAAACGAAGCCGAAATTTTTAAATCGTTCAAAAAAGTCTACTCAGGGCATATTCACTACGCGCAAAAAACAAACAACATAAGAATGCTTGGTTGCCCTTATGAACTTACTCGTTCAGATTCGGGAAACACTAAAAGTATTTGGCTGTATGATTTGGAAAATGATGAAGAAATACAATTCATTAATGATTATTCTCCAAAATTTTTGCGTTACAAACTTGAATGGCTCCTTGAACAAACATTAGATGACCTCAGAGGACTTTTTAAAAATAATTTTATTGATATTATGGTAACTCCGCAATGGTCATTAAAATTCCCATTTGCAGCATTTACAGAAAAATTTAGCGGTTATAGAAAAATTAATCATAATATAGTAACTGAAGAAGAACAAAGAATAGAAGATGGCAATAACACAGAAAATATTGAGACGGGTGAAATTAATTTGCCGTTTTTAATCGAAAGACATATAGAAAATTTACAATATTCAGATGTAATCAAAGAAAAATTAATTAAAGTAAGTAAAAAATTATATTACGATGCGCTTCTTGAATTGGAAGAAAAGCGAAGTAATGAAAACTAAAAATATTAAATATGAAAATTAAAAGCATTTCCTGGAAAAATTTTGGTAGTTATGGAAATAATGCACAGCAAATAGTATTTGATGAAAACCAAGGAAATTTTTATATAGTTTTAGGAAGTAATGGAGCAGGTAAATGTTTAGATAAAGAAACTAATATAGAAATTTTCTTTGATGATAAAGATAAAGAAGAAAGGTTTAAAAAATTTCTTAAAAATAGAGAACCCGTTTAATTGTTAAACAGCGGAATTTCTGATGATGAAATTTTTTTTGGATATAATGACAAGAGAGAATGGTATATTTGGGCAGAATTAAAAAATAAAATATTTTTTTACGATTTTTGTATTAGGTCTAAAAAAATTATAATAGAATTTCAAGGTTCTAAATTTCATTTTAATAAAGAAAAACATAACGATTCTTGGCGATCACTTTATTCCAATCAAACTCCTGAAGAATCTATGTTATATGATAATAGTAAAAAAATATTAGCCGAACAAAATGGTTTTATTTTATTATATGTTTGGGATACTGACGATGTTGATGAATTTTTAAACAATTTAAAAAATATTTATGAATTGCACGCTAAAAGATTTATACGATTTTATTCATTTTGAAAATGAAAAAATAGAAGGTATTAAAGTTAAAACTCGATATGGGAAACGTGATATTAAAGCTATTGATATAACAGCAAGAAATTCTGAAGTTCATTGTGTTAAATTAGTTTCTGGAAAATTTATTAAAACTTCACCTGATCATTTACTTTGGAAAAATGAATGGGTTAAAGTAAAACATTTAAAAATAGGAGATTATATAGAAACAGAGCATGGATTAGAAGAAATAGTTGCAAACGATATATTAAATTACAAAGATGATTTGTATGACATAGAAGTTGATACTGTTCATGAATTTTTTGCAAATAATATTGTATCACACAATTCTACTCTTTCGGATGTTATTAAATTTGGATTGTACGGAAAAGTTGATGGCAAAAAATTAAAAGAATTACCTAATAGGTTTAATAATGCTTTATATGTTAAAATAGAAGTAGAAAAAAATTCAAGTACACATGTTGTTATAGAAAGAGGAATTGCACCAAGTATTTTTAAGGTTTATGTTAATGGTATTGAATATGACCAAGCAGGAAAAAAGAATGTTCAAGATTTTTTAGAAGACGAAATTTTAGGGGTTCCGTACTATGTATTTAATAATATGGTATCTTTGTCCATTAATGATTTTAAGAGTTTTATCAGTATGGGTGTACACGATAAACGAATGATTATAGACAGGTTGTTTGGATTAGAGGTTTTAGGAAGTATTAAATGGAAAGTTAAGTATCAAATCAAAACAATGAAAGAACAAATAGATTTGATAGACACAGAAATTTCGGTGATAGAACGCAATATAACGGCATCAGTAAATGAACTTGAATTATTAAATCAAAAAATTAAAGAAGCAAGCGAAGAAAAGAAAACTATCCTATTAGAGAAAATACAAAAACTAAATGAGTTTATAAAGAATGCCGATGAAAATTTAAAACAAATAAAAGAAAAGAATAACGATGTAGAAGCAACTTTAAAAGAATGGGAAAATATCATAAATGGTCATAAAACGGAAATTCACATATGTACTGAAAAAATAAGATTATATGAAAATGGTAAATGTCCCACTTGCGAGTCGGATTTAACAACCGAGCATCACAAATTTTTATTGCATGAATATATCAAAAGAGATGAAAGTTCTAGAAAAATTATAGAGGAAACTCGAGAAAAAATAAAAGAATTATCTGAACGCAAAGAAAAAATTAAATCTGCGTATTCAGAATTAAATAATAAAAAAATAAATGCATCATCCCAATTATATTCTTATACCAATGAAATTAATTTATTAAAAGAAAATCATGCAGTTGATGAACAAACGCAATCATTAAAGAATATAATTAATGACAATTCAAATAAAAAAAATGAAGCAATACAAAGAAAAACTGTTGATGAAAAAAAGGCAAATTTTTACAAAATTATAGAAGACATCTTTGGAGACAAAGGAGTAAAAGTATCAGCATTAAAAAGAATTTTACCTGTATTAAATGTTGAGATCAAAAAAGTATTAAATGATTTAAACATGGACTATAGAGTAAGTTTTAATGAAGAATTTGACGTTGATATTCAACATCTAGGATTTAAAGTTTCAGCGGAACAATTAAGCACAGGTGAACGCAAAAAAGTTGATTTTGCGGTTTTAATTGCTTTAATACGACTAATGAAAACTAAATTTGCAGGTTTAAACTTAATTTATTTAGATGAAATATTTTCTTCAATAGACTCAGATGGGATATATCACATTTTAAAAGTTTTACATAAAACATGCAGAGAATTAAATTTAAACATATTTGTAATTAATCACTCACAATTACCTACGGAAATATTTGATTATAAGGTGGATATTATTAAAAATAACGGTTTTTCCAACTTAAACATAGAAAAGATTGGATGATATATAATTAAATGGGTCAATTTTTACATAAGTACAACACGGATAATGTTCATACGAGAGCAGTTATAGTAGGATTAATAAATCTACTTAATTCGCGCATCCAATATGAAAATGTGTTATCGGATACTGTTGCAGAAATTATAGGTGTTCCTTTTTTGCCTAATATGGGTGGAGATGAAAGATTTTTACAAGATTTTTTTACTCATTGGAATGACTGCAAACACCCAAGAATGGCTGACGGCAATTATGATGTTATACCAAGAGGATCTGTTACTCTCAAAAGTAATAGCATTGTCACAACAGCAATGACACATAGATTTGTCCGTGGTACTTATGTAAAAGAGGTTAATGGAAAATTGCAAAGATTTAATGCTTTTTTAAATTCTTTGCCTCTTAATTTAGAATTTGAAATAGAAGTTACAACTGATACAGTATTAGATGCATATAAAATACAACAAGCAATTTTAGAAACTTTTTATAATACACAAGTTTTTTCTATTTTATTTAAAGGTTTTAGAGTGCCTTGTCAAGCTGGATTTTCTGATGATTTAGGTATAGACAAAACTTTTGAATTTTCTTATCAAGATGAAAATAAAGTAAAATTTATTTTTGCCGTTTCTGTTGAAACTTATTATCCTGTTACTGATCCTACTACAGAACGTTTAGATTCTAACAGAATGACACAAATTAATCCGCAACCATCCGAAGGCGGAAAACTTATTCTTGGACAAAAATCATTAAATTCTGCGTCAAACGGAATTGGTTTAAGAATATATCCAGCAAGAGAAAAAGATAATCCGCCGTATTATTTAGAGTTTACTGCGCCAGCTGCAAAGGATACATTTTTTTCAGCAGGCACTTTACCATTATCTTGGGTTAATACAGGTTCAATACCTATTGTTAATTTGTATTATAAACTTAGCAATACCGAAGAATGGATTCCTATAGTTACTAATCTTAAAAATACAGGTTTTTTTGAATGGGTTTTGCCATATTTTGATGAAAGTGGACAACAAATAGAATCAGATAATTTAGCGGTAAATGTAATATCAGACACTGGCTATGATTCTCGTTTGCGAGCAATCATAGGAGGACTTGGCGAAGTAGAAAATATAATAATATTTAATCCAGGACTTGCTTATATTGGAGAAGATAACATAAATGTGTCAATTGTTTCAAAACCTTTTTCCCAACCAATTTTAACTGATGATCCATTAATATCCGCAAATGTAGATGGAAATGGTGGTATAATCGGATTTGAAATTATAAATCCAGGCGGAGGTTTTCCTGTGACACCAGAGACTAGAATTTATATTAAAATAGAAGATGCCTTTAATACGTCTGTATATGATGTTTTATCCAAAAATATAGATTTTATTGGTGATATAGATAACACAACTATTGTCGAGGATACTTACTACATATCTAATATTAACCCAACGGTTTTTGAATTAAATATCCAAGGTTATATAAAAATAGGTTTGGGGGTAACAGGATTAGGAATCCCAGATGATACTATTATTGAAGAAATAGATATCGTAAATAATAGATTAAAATTAAACAATCAAGTAACATTAAAAAATACAAATATTAAATTTCAACTTTCTCATATAGACGCTGAAATAATTATAAAATAGCGCCTATGTGAAGGTTTGCCTAAAAAAGTTGAAATATATAAATACAGAGAAAAAAATCTTTATAAACATGTCAAAAAATTTGAAGAAAAGAATAGAAAGCCTAATGGAGCGAACAGAATCAACATCTGTGTTAGAGTCCTGCAAGGCAGCAATTAGTAAATTCAATGAATACGCTGCACTTGAATTGCCAGCATCCGTAATGGAAAAAATGGAAAGTGTTATTGCCGAAGAATTTATTAGTAAACTTAATGATGAAGGCGCTATATTTGAATTTTCAGATATTGCAATTAATAATCTAGGAGTAAGAAATGCAATAGCTGAATTGGGAAAAATTAATACATCTCAAAATATGCCTTTGCGGTATGTTCTTGAAAAAGTATCTTCATTAGGAAATCAACCCGAATGGCTGGTGTATGAACAATTTATTTCTGCATTAAAACCATTTGATTTTGAACCATCTGTTCTTGAATCCATTAACTCAATTAAAACAAATGCAAATAAATATGCGGAAGATATCAAAATTCATAAATCTATATATGAAGCAAAGATATCCAAGTCAAATTATATTTTACCTACAGTTCAGCCTGAAATAGATGATTATTTGGCAAAAAGAACAGCTTCAGCAAGATCAGTATTATTAGAAAAGCTAAATAAATATCTTTTTGATCCAACTATTAAAAAACTTTATAATATTATAGTTGAATCAGCAAAAACTTTTGAAATTAAGGCAACAAGTAATGATGCTGTTGTTAAAAAAGTTTATTCGCCGGTTATTATAACCAACGAATCAGAAATTTTTGCAGTACAAGGAAAAGCTTTCAGAAAAAGAGGAAATGATATAACTCCTCTTACAGAAAACGAAGTTGCGCATTTACCTGAAGAGTTTATTGGGCTTGCTAATTTCATCAATCAGTCTAATGTTGAGGTTAGTGAAAATAACATTAAGATTTTTTCAAAGGACAAAAAATTAGTTATATCCGAATCCGAAACAGGTGATCTTACAATTTCGGTTAATGAGAAGACTACGTCTCCTGCTGAATTTAGTAAAATTTATTTGACTTCTGGTATGTTTAATTCTGCAGAGATAGGTATTCTTCGTTCTGTCCATGCAATTGTTGAAAATTGGAATAACATCTTTGAGATTGATTATGTTAAATCAATTTATTCAAAGGCATACCCAAATCGCAGAGCAGATGTGTTTAAGTGTGGCAATACAATGCACATAAACACGGTTGATACTTTAATGAACGAAAATCTGTTTCACCCAAACTGCACAGCACACCAATCGCGTAATCATATTCTTGAATTTGTTAATTATGATTTATCTTTGACATTTAATGAAATGATGTCGCCCGAAAAAAGACAGCTTTCAGTATTAGAAAACAAGAAGTCTGAATATTCTGAAGCAATTCAATTTTTAGAAAAACGTAAAAAAATGCTTGAAGGACAAAATGAAAGCATTTTAAGTTCACCTGAGATTAAGGAATTAATAGAAGCAATCGAAGAAGAGATAGATATTCTTAAGAAAGAATATTATAATAATCAGTCCAAAATTAATTCTATTACAAAAATATCTGAAGGCGTAGGTTATTCCGTTGGAGATACCGCAGAATATTTAAAAAAAAAGTAACAGTAATTGGAGCAACACAGGCAAATAGAACTGTGACAGTTGAAGACGAGTCTGGCAGAACGTATGATGTTAAACCTGCTGATTTAAAAAATCATAAACCAGCCTCCCAATCCCAACCAGGAAACGATCTTGAAATAACCACTCAAGTTGACGGCGCCTCAGTTGGGATTAGGGAGGCTGATGATTATGTAAGAGCTAAAATATTAATTCCCGGGTATGGGGAAGAAGTAAAAATGAAAGCTCTTGATTTTACTAGCCGTGGAGATAATGACGATGTGGAAATAGTTTATGGTGCAGGAAAAAAAAAGTTAATTAAAAAGAGCTTTTTACAACCAATTAATATATTAGAGAAAAAGAACCTTTATGAAACTGGAGTATATAATTCTGAAACGGATGTTAAATCCAATCCAAAAACTTCAGAAAATAAACCTGATAAATCAGGCGCATTACTTGCTGCTGTCGGAGACAAAGCTGGAGAAGTTCTTTTTTCATTGGAAGAATTAAAAACATTTATTAAAGATAACTCTGATATTTCACATGATTTTATTGATAAATCAATATCAGATTTTAAATCATTTTTATCATCAATAGACTCTGAATCCGAAACATTAGCAAGCGGTTCAATAAACTAACTAACTATGGCAAATTATGTAGACCCGGAAGAATTTAAAAAAGAAATTCTTTTATCAAAAGAAAAAGATGAATTAACACCTCGTGCGATTGAAATGCTTCAATTAATGGCAAAAGAGTCGTCCAAAAAATTAAAATACAAAAACGAAGAAGACCGCAAAGATGTTATTGCGTTTGCTCTTATGGATGTAATTAAATATTGGCGAAGTTTTGACCCAGCTAAATCAAATTATCCTTTTGCTTATTACACTCAAATAATTAAAAATGGTTTTGCAAAAGGTTGGAAAAAATTACATCCTATTAGAGACGTTGATAAACTTTCATTAAGTAACGAAAACCTTTATAGTCTATAAGGCAATAATGAGCATTAAAAATAATAAGCCATCAAAAAAAAGTACATATCGTCAAGGTTATTATGTTTTAAATAACCCGGACAAATATATTGGAGACCCCACTAAAATTATTTACAGGTCATCCTGGGAATATAGATTTTGTAAGTATTGTGATGATAGCGAAAATATTATTAAGTGGTCTTCAGAACCTTTAGGGATTAAATACATTAGTCCAATAGATAACAAAGAGCATACTTATTATATTGATTTTTATGCAAAGGTTAAAAAAGGAGATAAAGAAGAAGATTATTTAGTTGAAGTTAAACCTGAAGCAAGTCTTGCTAAACCTGTTATGGAAAGCGGGAGTCAAACAATAAAAAGACTAAAAAATTACAATTATTCTTTACAGACTTGGATAACTAATCGTGCCAAATTTCAATATGCAAAAAAGTATGCAGAATCAGTGGGGTATAAATTTGTAATAGTAACAGAAAAATTCTTGTTTGAACAACAGTGATAGAAAACGATGAACATATAGATATTAAAAATTTTTATATCTCAAATCAAAAAACTGGTATAAGAAAAGAAGCATTTCAGTTTTTTGAAGACAAGTATGTAAAAAATCCGTTTGAGAATTATTGGATTATAGAAGAAGAATCTCGATTCATAGCAAGAAAAATTAATTTTTTCTTACCAGGCTCAATTTATACATTTAGATATCCTGATCCTATTACAAAGGATGTTTTAAGTTATTATGATACAAGACCAATGCTTTTAGTAATGAATACATTTTTAGCAAAAACAACAAATAGAGTTATTCTTCAAGGGATTAATCTTAATTTTGTGCCTGAACTTCAAAAAGTTGAATTGCTTGATACATATTATAAAGTTTTTAAAAACAACTTATTGAACGCTGAACGAGATTCTGATAAAGGATTGATAGGGCAAGCAAAAAATATTGCTCGTTATTTAAGCGATTGGACATTTATGACCAAAGTTTTTGTAAATCAAGGAAAAATTCCATTGACATTTATTATTAGAAATTATGATATAACAGGAATTTTAAACCCAGTATTAATTGAAATTGAAGATTGGAGTATGATACCATTTTATGTTCCTCGCGAAATAGAAGGAAAAAGTCCTGCTCAAATTTATGCAGATTACACTGTATTTAAAAATCAAACATTAAATAAGAACAAAAAATAATATTATTTTTTAGAAATAAATAAAACAAAACTAAACAAAAAATATGGCGGGTTTTATAGATCGCGCGGGCGTTAATCCTGTTTTTGGTCAGCTATCAAAAAGTTTAAGAAAATTGGCAAATCTTGGTATGCAGTATGACGACATGGTCATTAGGCAATCCAGAGCAATTGGTGTAACAGAAGCTGAATTTGGAAATCAAGGATATTTACCAGAAGAATTTTTATACTCTCTTGCATTATCTGACGTAGGTCAGAAAAAATTTATTGCCTTTTTTGATAAAGATTATAAATCAAGAAGAGAGTATCTTAGAAAATTTGCAATGAATCCTGAAATAGAATTTATTCTTGATACCGTATCAGATGAAGCAATTGTATTTGATTCGGGAAATTATTTTTGCCAACCTGATGTTGCAAAGGTTAAAGAAATTGTGTCACCTGATAATATGGAAGATATTATTAATGAAATTTGGTCACAGTTTAAAAAAATATATGCACATTTTAATTTTAATCAAGGTCATGATTCCTGGTCGTATTTTCGTCAACTTTTAATAGATGGATTCGTTGCATTTGAAATTATATATGATCCTGAAGGAAAAAATATTATAGGCTTTAAAGAACTTGACCCAATTTCATTAAGACCAGGCGTTGAAAAAGGTGGAGATGGCTCATATAAAAAAATATGGGTACAGTATGAAGATATCCCTTCAATGAAAAGAGTTTTGCTTGATTCGCAAATAATTTACATTTCTTACGCAAAAGGAAATTTTGTAAGTAGGGTTTCATATGTGGAAAGAATGGTTCGATCATTTAATCTTTTGCGCATAATGGAAAATAGCCGAATTATTTGGAATATAATGAATAGTTCGTTTAGATTAAAAATGGTTATTCCAATTGGCACCAAATCTCCTCAAAAAGCAAAAGAATCTTTGGCTGAATTAATGTCAATGTACAAAGAGGACATTTCCTTAAATTTTGATTCAGGTGAACTTTCGGTTAATGGACAGCCATCGATGCAATTTTATAAAAATTATTTGTTTCCATCAAAAAATGGCGAACAACCTGAAATTGAAACTATCGGCGGAGACGGTTATGATTTAAGTGATACTGATGCTCTCAAGTATTTTAAAGATAAATTAATAGAAGATTCTAAAGTTCCAGTGTCTAGATTTGACAAAGGAAATTCAGGCAACGTAAATTTTTCAGCTGATGCAATCGATCGCGAAGAAATTAGGTTTGGAAGATTTGTTAATAGGTTAAGATCAATTTATCAAGAGATTTTGCTAAAGCCTTTATTTATACAAATGGGTTTATTATATCCTGAATTAGCAGAAGATGAGTTATTTAAGTCAGCGCTTGGTATTAAGTTTAACAAAGATAACTTGTTTGAGGAACTTAAAGAAATGGAAATTATGACTAAGAGAGTTGATTTTGCAAATTCTCTGATGCAAATTATGGATAAGAGAAAAGATGCCACAGGTATGGATGTTGATGTTCCTTATTTTGTTCCTAAATTTATTATTGAAAAATATATGAAATTAGATAAATCAGATATTGACGAAAATGAAAGACTCAAAAAACAAAAAGATATTGAGGATCTTGAATATATGAAAAAACAACAAGATTTACAAAGCCAGGCAGGCGATGATATGGGCTTCTAATATTAGTTAATTATTAATAAAAAACGTATGGATATAAATTCATACGTTTTTTTTATTCAATAAGAACTAAGTATACTATTTAGAATATAATTATCAAAAATAAATAAAAAAATGATTGGAGAATTATTCACAGAAAAGTACAGGCCAAAATCATTGGAACAAATGATTTTGCCTGCAAGGATTAGAAAATCAATCGGCGATGGAGTTTTACATCAAAACTATTTATTTTACGGATCACCAGGTTTAGGAAAAACGTCTTTGGCAAAAGTACTAGCCGATAAGTATCCGTATTTATACATTAATGTCTCAGATGAAAGTTCGGTTGACATCATTCGCGAAAAAATTACAAATTGGTGTTCAACTATAAGTTTGCTTGATGGCGGAGAATTATACAAAGTTGTGATTCTTGATGAGATGGATGGTGCATCGGATCAATTTTATAAAGCATTGAGAGCAACTATTGAAAAATTTGCAACAACCGCTCGCTTTATTGGTACTTGTAATTATATTAATAAAGTTCCTGATCCAGTGCAATCCCGTTTTACATGTGTAAATTTTGATTTTATTTCCAAAGAGGAAGAAAAAGAAGTAATGGTCGAATTTATTAAACGATCATGGACAATTTTTAAATCTTGTGGAATTGAGATTGAAAAGGATGCTATTGTGGAATTTGTCAAAAGAAATTTTCCTGATATGCGTTCGATTATAAATAAGATACAATCATTTGTAATTCAAGGAGTTAAAAAAATTGAAGTTACTGATGTTAAAAAATTAAATTACTCTTTCCGTGATGTTTTTGAACTCGTCTGTAAAACAGGTGATCCGCAAGAAAATTATAAATTCTTAATGACAAATTATTCGTCAAAAGTTGATGATGTCTTGTTTGCTTTAGGAAATGAATTGCCTGATTTTATACGTGATAACCACCCAGGAAAATCTGCAAGAATACCCCAAATTTTAATTAAAGTTGCTCACTATCAATCACAGCGAGTACATGTCATTGATCCTGCAATTTCTATGCTTGCTGCCGTTTATGAATGTCAAATAATTTTAAACCAATAAATATTATGCAAAAAGCTGACACTAATGCTATTCCTAATTCAGCTCATTCAACTGAATTTATCAATGGATTTGAAAAATGTACATGGGAATCTTCATTGCTTAAGACAACCGAATATTCTGAAGAACTTGAAGAATTTATTATAACATTTAGTAATGATGCTCGATATAAATATAAAAAATTTAATAAAGAATTATATTTGGATTTTTTAAATTCCGAATCAAAAGGTAATTTTTTCGTGTCAAATATTAGAAACAAATATCCAAAAGGTGAAAATGTCGAAAAATTATGAATAGAGTATCAGATGTTAAAAAATACATAACAGAAGTATACCCAGCTCTTTCAAAAAATAAATTTGATATTGCAAAAATAGGCGCAAGAATTTATATTTATTTAGTGGATCGCAACGGCTCTTTACAAAGAGAACTAATATTTCGAGGTTCTTTGCCTGCAGTAAATGAAATGCCAGTCTTAAAAAAACATCTTGAATCCACAATCAGGAATGTTATGAAAAAGTGGAACTATTGTTAATAACTTTTTTTGAAAAAATTTTTTTATTTCAATTAAAGTTTGTATATTTGTAATAATAAAAAAAATATAAATAATGGCATTAAATTTAATTATAGACGGAAATTACCTCTTTTATAAAACGCTATTCATATTTGGTGGGTACGCTTCAAAAGGAAAGGTTTTGGAAAGCAAGAAAGAGCAAGAAATGTTTGTTCGAAAAGTTGCAACTGATTTTTCACACGCTGTTCGTGTTTTTGGTAATCCAAATAAAATAGTTTTTACAATTGATTCAAAATCTTGGCGTAAGGATATTGAAATTGAAGATGGCGCATATAAAGGACATCGAGAAGAAAAATCTTCATCTATAGATTGGGATGCTTTTTATGGCTGCATGAATGAATTTGCAGAAATTCTAAAATCTAAAAATATTATTATTTCCCGAGAAGAACGCGCTGAAGGCGATGATTTAATGTTTTTGTGGGCTAATCATTTTTTTAACGAAGGATCAGACGCAGTAATTATTACTGGCGATCGGGATTTAACACAATGTGTTAAACATAATGACAAAAATTTTGTGGTTGTGTATAACCCAAATTCCAAAAGTCGCAAAATAACTTCATCATTGGGTTTTCAATCCTGGCTGCAATCCGAAGAATATAATCTTTTTGATGCAAACACATATATGAATCGCTCCAAAGATATCATTTCAGATGCGCTTGGTTCAATGCCACTTGAAGAAATTGATCACAAATACATTATATTTGAAAAGGTTATTACAGGAGATGCTGGTGATGCAGTTCCTCCTATTTGGTCTTGGACTAAAGATAACAAAACTTATCGAGTGACTGCATCAAAAGCAAAAAGAATGTATGATATTTTAAATATGTCAAAAAATGTTGATGACGTATTTGATTTACCTAATCGTGCAACTGAAGTTGCAAAGGCAATTGAAACTACTTGTAAACATTCAGCTCCTTCTGAAGTTATTAAATCAAGATTAGTAAGAAATTTACAATTGGTATTTCTTGATGAACGTATAATCCCTTCAGATATTCAAGAAAAATTTAAAATTTCGATAAATCAAGAATATAAAGATTTGGGTTCACGCTCCTATGATATGAACTCTTTGCTAGAAGGAACACGTTTTGTTAGTAACGGCAAACCTATTGAGGCAGATATCTTTTCCCAATTCAATTTTTAAAACCTTTTTAATCAAAAGAATATAATATACATGAGCGATTTATTTGGATTTATTAATACAATGTTTTCTAAGCCGGCTGAATTTCACAAAACCAAATTGAATGATAGGGCCAAACATTTTTTTATGATTAATCGCTTTATGAGTATCAAGTACCCTGTTCAAGCAGGGTACTTTAATCATATTAAAATTAATCCTGGACAAACGGTAACTTATTGGCAAGAAAACCTAAGCAAGATTTATAATAAAACTCCTGGCTGGATGTATGTAAAAACTGCAAAGGCTAAAGAAGCAAAAAAGAAAGCTGAACAACCTATATCCGACCAAGCAATTCAGCTGTATTGTGAATATAATAAAATTTCCCGTAAAGATGTTGATGATGCATTAAAACTTTTAGGTAATGCATTTGAAGAAGAGCTACGCAATTTTGAAAAAATGGTTACTCAGTAAATTGATTTTCTTTATGGGATATATAGAAAAAATAGTATCCCATTTTAAATGCAAGCTATACTAACAAGCCCAGGTGATTTTGTTAAATTTACGCAAGACGCACCTTTTTTATATGTTACCAAACTTACAGGATGGTTAGAAGATATAGCGGGCAGCGGAACATATAAAAAAGAGGTGCGTTGGGGCACAACAAATAGGGTAAGGTCTTCTTGGGTTGACCTTACCCAAAGTTCTTTAAATAGTATTATACTTGATCCTAATGATGATTTGTTTGTTGATTTTAAAATAACATTAATTGCTGGCGGTCCTATAACTATTAATAACATAGAAATTACATACGAACAAGATCCTATAGCACAAGATCCTTATATAGGATTTGTACCTGTTTATACAGTTTCAGATAAAGGTAACATTAGCAATATCACAAAAATTGAAAATTTTACTTTTAAACCATATCAAGTTAATCCTCTTGTTATCTTATATAAAGAATTATCTTTTACCATTAATCAATTGTTTGGAATTGATGTAATGTATGCAAGGGCCGTACCTATGGAAATAGGTAAAGACATAATTCTTAATGAATGGACGCTCTATGATGTTGATGAACCTAAATGTATTAAAGTAGTTGTTCCGCAAAATGAATTTCCCGATAGCAAATTAAATTTTAACCCTATGGGCATTGACTTTGAAATGCCATTTGAGGTTCACATTACTAAAAATTATTTTGAGGAATTATTTGGAGTAGGAACTGCTCCGCAAAAGAGGGATATTATTTATATGCCTCTTGAAAATAGAATATATGAAGTTGATAGTTCATATCTTTATAAAGATTTAATGCGAACAGAAATTTATTGGAAAGTAAGTTTAACAAAATATCAACCCAAGGCAAACCGCAAAGAAACCCAAAATCTTAGAGAAGAATTTGACGTTCTTACAACAAGTTATCAAGAAGAGTTCCAAGAAGAATTAGATTTGCTTGAAATTAAAACAACTGATCCACAGCAATTTGACCCAAAGATAGGTTCAAGAAATTATGACCCAATAAGAGAAGTGGTAAATAATGATCTTATAATAACACAACAGAAAGTTAATAATTATTCTTTATTATTATCCGAATCACAATATGATTTACGTTCAATTTTTAATGTTAACTCTCGAATTGAAGCTGTTAAGTATAGAGCAAATGTGGATTTACCCGAATCCGCTGAAAGGTCTTTTAGTTGTTGGTTTAAAGAAATTAATCCAAATATAGTTATTCCAAAAGATAATATTAAAGGTGGATTAATATTAGGACAAATTAATAATGATCTACAAGATATTACATTTAAACTTGCTGCAACCAGGAAATATGTGGCAGGCGATTTAATTAAAATATCAAAATTTAATGGATTATCTTTATATGGGGCATGGAAAAGTACAACCGCTGTTTCTGGTGGATTTAATTATACAATTTCCGTCTCAAAAAATATTATTGAATTTTTAAATTTATATTATCCTAATTGGTCAGGACCTTCTGGTAGCGGATATATTGCTGAAAAGACGTTTGAAAACATTTTGTTTAATGGTTTTAAACAAGAAAATTCAAAAGGAATTAAAATTAGTATTTATGCAAGTAGATATTTGATAGTTCAAAGAAACGAAACAGCCTCAATGTTTATATTTAAAAACAATTTGGTACAAGATTATTGGTATGGCTTGTTTATAAATATATCTAATTTTTATCGCCAGCTGTCAGTTGATTTATGGGTTAGAAAATGGAATGAATCAAATCCAAATCCAATACAAACAACAGATTTGGAAAATATATATAGCGCTGTAGAAACAATTAATAAACTTGATGCGTCAGCTGATATGAATTATAATTTATTAGCGTCAAACTTAGTTATTACCAATGTTAGGTTATATGATAAAATAGAAACTGAGCAAATTAAACAGATAAATATGCTTAACCAGGCAATTGTACAAGATGCGCAATTCAGCATCATCATAGATAATGCAATTCCTCGATTAAGCTTACCATGGATAGCAAAATCTAAATAATATGAGAAAACCAACAGAAGAACGAAGAAAAGAGCTTGATTTGCGAGATGAATTAGAAAAGTTAGTCAATTCCGATATAAAGGATATGACTAATCTTGTCGATGAAGCAAGAGGTATTTTACCTGCTCGCGTTACAAACTTTATGAATTATGAAAGTGTAAAAATAGATACGGACACAAAGGCTAATGATATTATAGATTCAATAGCCGAATTTTATTTGGACAAGTATATTATTAATGAAATCCCATACATTCAGCAAAAAAATGTAGTTGATAAAATTACAGTTTCAAATTTATTATTCCAAATGAAAACCGCTGAACATGCAATAACCAAATTGTTAGAGGAAATTGATAATGGGAATTTACATCCAAGAACATTTGAAGTGCTGTCTTCATTACAGAGATCAAAAATGGAAATTGTTAAACATCTTGCGCAATTTATGGTTATTATGGAAAATAATTATAAAAATCTTAAAGAGGACTATCGCATCAAAAAAGCCGAAGAACCTACTTTAATTGATTCTGGCGAAGAAACGCATAATGAAAATAAAAATACATTTCAAATAAGAGGAAGCCGACATTTGATTGAAACATTGCGTGAAGCAATACCAGAAAGAAAAGCATCATCAAAACCAAAAGAAAACTTAAAAGATGGCGAAAGGGAAGATATGGAACACTAAAAGAATTAATGAAGAAATTGAACGTATTGAAAACGGTCTAACAGCTGATACGTCTCCTTTTTTTGACGGTAAAATTGATACAAAAGCTGCTGATGTGGTATTTGAGTATACGCGAGAAGAAATGACAGAATTAGCAAGATGCGCATCAGATGTGGTTTATTTTGGTAACAAGTATTGTCACTCTATGACCGATGAAGGAATTCGGCAAATTACGTTGCGCCCATATCAAGAAGATATGCTTGAATCATTTCAAGATAACCGTTTTGTAATTATGCTTGCCAGCCGACAGATCGGTAAAACCGTTACGTCTTCAATTTTTATTGCCTGGTATGTAACATTTCACTCTGATAGAAATATATTAGTAGTTGCAAATAAATTGGCAACTACCAATGAGATAGTAGATAAAATTAAAACGATTTTAAAAAATCTTCCATATTTTATGAAGCCTGGTGTAGTATCAGGTGGTATAACAGGTATGCGATTTGATAATGGGAATCGTTTATTTTCTCAAGCAACTACCAAAACCGCGGCGATTGGATTTACAATTCACTTACTGTATGCGGATGAGTTTGCTCATATTCATAGCAATTTCTTATCGCCTTTTTATAGGTCAATTTACCCAACACTATCATCTTCACAAGTTTCAAGAATGATCATATCATCAACACCAAATGGTATGAATTTATTTTATGAAATTTATCAATCCGCAATTGAAGGAAATAATAACTTTAAGCCTATTAGAGTTGATTGGTGGCAAGTACCTGGGAGAGACGAAGACTGGAAGAAACGCGAAATTGCCAATTTAGGTTCAGAAGAATTATTTAATCAAGAATATGGTAATCAATTCTTAGCGTCATCTAGATTATTATTTGATCATAATACTTTGATGTTAATGAAAAAAACATGCAAAGAATATCGGTGGGTGGAATTAGATGCTTTATTAGATTACCCGGATTTAAGTGCAATGCTTAAATGGCACCCTAACTTTGATCCTGCTGTTGATTTTGATGAACGCGGGGATAAATTTGTTTTGTCTGTCGATTTAGGAGATGGCGTAGGCAGAGATTACTCAATCATTAATATATTTAAGCTTATTCCTAAATCACCGGCAAAAATTAGAAAAACTAAAGATTGGGCTGATGAATCTTCGTTTTTTAGACTTTTGCAAGTGGGACTATTTAGATCAAATGCACATTCTGTTGAAGAAGTTGCAAAAGTTTTAGAAATTTTAACATTTGAACTATTCCATTATGAAAGTGTAAAGATAATATTGGAAATAAACTTTAAAGGGCATGCAATTATTGATAGGATTGCTAAAAATAAAGATTATTACCCAGAAATATTCTTACACACAAAGCAGTCAATGGCAAATGACCAATTAAAAATTGGGATAAAGCTACAAAAAGATAATCGAGAATCTTATTTCCGAGAAATGAGAAATTATGCAAAAGACAGAAGAATTATTATTAATGAGCCTCGAACTTTTGAAGAACTTTCAGCATTTGGTGTAAATAATGTTGGCAGATATGAATCACAGATAGCGCATGATGATGTTGCGTTATCAGTAGTTAATATGGTTGCATTATTTGATTCTATTGATTATTTTGAAATGGTTGAAGATATGTATGATACAATACCGAGTAAAACAATCCAAGCAATAGACCAACGAATGGCGCTAGGTGACAAAGCTGCTGATGATTTCTTAGATGCATTTAGAATAGTTAAACAATTCAGCGATGATCCTTTTCAGATGACTCAACAATTAATAAATAATGCATATGAAAAACGAAGAAGATGAAAAAAAGGTGGGTATCTAAAAGATATATAGATTAAATTTATTTATGAAAGAAATAAATAGAAAAATAACAAATAAAGCAGAATGGCAAAAATCACGCTTGATCTAAACCAATTTAAGGCATCAGGTGTTTATACCGTAGAATTTGATGCGTCTGAGAGAATAGTGGTTACGTCACAAACGGTTCGTCTTGTGGTAGGTTTTTCTCGTATAGGACCTTTTAATGCTCCAGTATTTTTAAGAGACGTTGCAACAGCACGAAGAGTGTTTGGACCAATTGATGCATACTTGGAAAAACGTGGATCATTTTTTCACCGTGCGATTGAAACGTGCTTACAATCAGCACCAATATTTGCTCTCAATCTTCTTCCGCTTAACAACATTCCAGCAAACGAAGGCGGAGACGCTGTTCAATACAGGTCTTTTTCACTCGAAGCTGCTGGAGAAAACGGAACAGTAACAGAAGCCCTTCTTTCTTCTTTTTATAATAAAGAAAGATTTTGGTTTGCTGATACAAATTATTTACAGGCAACTGTTGATAGCAAACCAGCAAACAGAGGAAGACTGTTTAACCTGGTTAATTTAAGCCAACAAGAAACGAGTATTATTATTCGTAAATCTGTAAATGCTTCGTTGTATAATATTACAGCACAAGATTATTTTGGAACTGACGATGTTCCAGAATACGTTAATCCAACTGATTACGTATCGGATTATTTTGTTGATGTATTTGTAGTCAAAGGAAATTGGTCAGATTTACCTTCGCTGTCAAAAGATCCTGTTTGGTCTAAGTATTTTGATGCAAGAGGCATTAAATCAAACCAATTAGAAAACTTTTTAAGTCTTGACGGCGTAACATTGCTTGGAACTTTTACAGGTTGTGTAATACCAAACTTTATTGATAACAATGGCGTTAATCAATCAATTGATGTAATTGTTAATCAAGCAACCGCGCTTACTGGATTGTTTTTAAACATTAATGAAAAGGCTCTTGATGACTATGCAAACTCTACTTATAAAGTAGATATGGTAGGTCACTCATTAATAAATTCAACTGATGAAGTGTTGGATTTTCTTTCATATAATACGCCACTTAAAAACATTCTTTCGTACAATGGACAAGATTCTTTAGCAGGCGATGAATTAGCTCAACCTTTTGATACTGCAGGTGATTCTGTAGAACCTTATGTAACATCATATCCTTATGGAGGCAATAATGGTAAATTCTTAAATCAACTTGTTGTTTATAAACCAGTTCCTACAGATACGGTATTTACTCCTTCCATGTATGACGCTCTTTTGAGAGGATTAAATACAAATTCATTAATTGCTACTTATGGAACAAATACTTTGTTCAATTCAGCAGCGCCAAGCGATTATGTTAAAGTAGATAACATAATTGATTCAGGAGATTTTTTCATTGCTCCGTTGAGTAATCCGTTAAATAGCGATGCGTCATATATTGCAAACTATATAGAAGAAGGCGAAGTTTTAACAATTCCAACTATTGCAAATCAGATTAATGTTAACTTCCCATCTTTTACTCCCGCGGCAGGCGACATTATTTTAATTGAAGCAGCTGGATATGCTAAGTATTTTGAAATTGATGCAGTAACTGGCATAACAGGAGGGTTTCAACTTACGGTAGCAACAACGTTAACAACAGGCGCTCCTTTTTATCGAGATAAATTTTGTACAGCTGGGTTTGCTGCTGATGAATTTTCTTCATTCTTGCAGCCATCAGATTTAGCAATTACTTTACTTGACGTCAGCGTTGATGAAGCAGATTTTTTAGTACCTGATCTTGCAACAACCGATGAAATTACATATATCCTAAATCCTACATATACTTACAGCAAAATTGACGGTGTATCATTGTTAAATCCTGCTGGAACTGTTGCTGATGATAATGGAAATCTTGTAACCTTGTATAACGTAACAACATCAACCGCAATATCTGGTTCTTGGTATTTGAAAGGATGGGAAATCAACACAACAGATGCTGATTTTGGTAAAATACGAGTTGTGGATACAACGACAGGTAATCCTTTTAATGGCGGTACTTTAGGCGATGTTATTGAAGTAACTCTTTTAAATGGAAAGGTAATTACTGGTGAAGTATTGGCTACTTCAGCAACGGTTGTATCAGGTGCATTTAACTTAGATAATACTAATATTGCTGAGTATGCAATTATTGAAGCATACCCAGGAGCAATTCTTGCTAATAATATTAATAATCAATTGGTTATTGACGGCGATAGAATTAAGTACGGATCAGGATCTTCATCATTTAACTATGTAGCTGCTACACCAAATTATAGCAGAATAGTAGATGCATATAGCGGTATTGCTTATGGCTTAAAAGGAGCATCCGTTAAACAGTTTACAGACAGTTCTCTTTTAACGCCCGCAAATTCTACATTTGCTGATGTTAATGAAACTTACGTAGATGCAAACATATATGATGATGGCGGATCGTTAAATTATGTTGCTTTTTACTCGTCAATTGCAAAGAACATATCCGAGAACGTCAAAATTGAAGCGCCGGGTCTTTATGATGGAGGTAAAAAGTTTAAGCTTTCTTCAACAAACGGCGCTAAAATTGAGGTTGGCGATTATTTAGTGGATAACACTGAAACTTTCTTGACACGGATAGTTTCTAAAGTTAAGAAAACCGATCCTGTTACGGGTGTACCTTATTTTGAATATTCTACACTTGTTACGCCAAAAACTACGGTAACGAGCGGTTTAACTTATGTTACATGCTATCAATCAATTCAAAAATTTGCTGATCGTTTCCAATTTACTGCATTGTCAGGATTTACGTTAACCGACTATCATTTGCCTAATAATACCGACGCGCAACTTGATAAAATATACGGTGTTCTTGAAAACACAAATCTTGCAAAAACGCTTGCATCGGATGATGTAATAACATTTAGATATATTGTTGATACTTTCAATCTTGGTCTTCAGCCAAACATGGGGTCTAAACAAATTCTTAGCCGCCTTGCAAAGAATCGTCAGCAATGTTTAGCAATTATTAATGCTCCGTCAATTGCAGAATTTCAAGCAAGTACTGATCCAAGATTTACTGAATTGCCTGACCCACAGGCTGGTAATCCTGCACCTGTATTAAATACATTTTATATTTCAACAGGAGGAAATCTTTCATTAGGTCCATCTTTTGTTTGGGGTTTACCTGATGAAGAGCAAGGAGCAAAATTTATAGGCGTATTTACACCAAATCTTATAATTCGTGAGAATGCTAAAAACAAGAGTATTCCACCCGCTGCTGATGTTTCAAATAACTTTGTTCGCAAATTTATTAATGGAACTCCTTATGCAATCGTAGCTGGTCCAAGAAGAGGTGTAATTTCTAACCCTAGATTTGTTGGGATGGAATATGATTATCTGTTGTCTGATAGAGAAAATCTTGAGCCGTTTGGCTTAAACCCAATAACCAACGTCAAAAATGTTGGTCCAATGATTTTTGCAAATCAAACAGCATATCAAAGAACTTTATCAGCATTTAATAATTTGCACGTAAGAGACTTGTTAATTACTATCGAAACAGCTGTTATCGAAATTTTACAACAATATTTGTTTGAATTTAATGATGCAACTACTCGACTTGAAATTAAAACAATCGTTGAAAATTATTTGGATGTAGTCAGAAACGGTGGAGGAATTTTTGCATACTCTGTTATCATGGATGAAACCAATAATACTGCAGAAATCATAGACCAAAACTTTGGCGTAATTGATATTGCTATAGAGCCTTCTCGCGGATTACAAAAATTCATTAACAGAATTACTGTACTAAAAACAGGCGGAATTAGTTCAGGCGGTTTTAGCGCAGCATAATTATAAAAAATAAAAAAATAAAAGTATAAAATGGCAGGATTACCACATTATAGAAATTCGGTTGCCTCGATGAACAAATTTGAACCTGTGTATCAATCACAGTTTGAAGTTTTGTTAACTCCGCCACCTGCTGTATCGAATTGGCAGCTTGTGATGGAAAATGTTACAAACATTGGAGGTATTGAGGTAAATAAACTTCCTGGTGTTCAAGAGCAAACATATAAATTTGCAAGAAGATCGTTTGCTGGTGGAGCACCTGATAGCACAACTGTTGATATTACTCTTGATTTTGAAGTAAATCTTGACGATGCAAATAGTGCATATGTTTACAAAGCATTGCGGCAATGGTGTGATATTATTTATGATCCTCTTACTGGACGTATGGGTCTTAAACGAGATTATTCAGGTGGACCAATGATAATAAATTACTTTAATAAAAATGGTGATATTTATCGTCAATTAACATTCCCAACAGTATTCCCAACAACTGCAATAGCAGGTTTTGGAAATGAAGCAAACTTTACTGAACCAGGTATTTATAAAATTTCTGGATTCACTCTTAGAGCAGACTACTGGGAAGAAACTATTCTTTAATAAAACAAATTGTATAAAACAAATTGTATTTTTAATAGAGGAAAGGCACAAAGGTGCCTTTCCTTTTTTGGTTTAATCTTACTTATAAATGTAACATAGATATATACTATTATTAATAAAATTTTATCAATATGAACGAAAAAGAATTTATGGACGGTGATGAGCTTCAGAATAAAATTGAACGAGAAGCTGCATTATTCGCGCAACAAAATGAACAAAATGAAATTGATTTAAATGCAAAAAATCAAGAAAGCCAACAAGAAAAACCAACATCTATTGGCAAAGCGCAAAAGTTTTTGCATATTGAAGATGATACATTATTAGCAGCAGAGATTGGTTGGAAAAATATTCCAATGGAATCATTGCCATCTAAAGGATTATTTTATCAAGACACAACACAAGTAGCTATCCGTGCTGCTAGCGTTGCTGAAATTCGTCATTGGTCAACAATGGATGATAATGACTTGTTATCCACCGATGATATGTTAAATTTTATTATTGAAAAATGTTGCAGGATTAAAGTTCCAGGGAAACCAGGCAATTATAGAGATTTATTAGAAATAGATAGATTTTATTTAATTTTTGCCATCAGAGACTTTACATTTAAAAATGGAGAAAATAAACTAATGATTAATGTTACGGATAATGACGGTTTTGAAGAAAAAATTGAAGTAACCAAAGATCTTTTAGATTATTTTAATCCTGATGAGCGATTAATGAATTATTATGATTCTACTGAAAAGTGTTTTAAAATTAGAATGAAAAACGGTGAATCTTTTAATTTATATTTACCTACATTAGGAACTATGAATTTCATTAAGAGCTATATTAAACAAAAGCAACAAGCAAATAAGAATTTTGATAAAGCATTTGTAAAATATGCTCCATTTTTATTTCCTGAATGGAAAACATTAACACAAGCTGCTTACGATAAAGCAATGCAAGATAGCTTGACTTGGAGCATACAAAGAATTTCTGTTCTTGACAAACTAATTGAGATTTTAACTTCTTATATTAATCCGCAAATAAAATATATTAGCTCGGGGGGAGGCGAAAAGGTTAGTCCTTTGAACTTTCCAGGAGGATTCAAGTCTATTTTCCTTATTTCAGATATCTTTGGAGAATTGGTTTGAGTTGGAATTTCTTCTTCTTAAAATAGTGCGGCTTCAGCCATCTGAGCTTGAACTAATGGAATTTTATAGAGCAGAATTTTTAATTGAAAATTTGAAAAAACATGCTGAAGATGAAAATAAACAAAGAAAAGCGCAAGAAGAAGAGTATGATAAAAATATGCCGCAGTCATTCAGCGCTTCAAAAATGATGAATGATGCACAAAGAAGTTTACCTAAAACATCGTTTAAAATGCCTTCAGGCGGATTGGGAAGTTTAGGTAAATTAATGTAAAAATAAACTTGTGAAATGTCCGTTGCCATACAAGCAAATAATAAACTAACTCAACTCGTATCTTTAACGGCCAAGATTGAAAGTTATTTAAACCCCAATAAAAAAGGTGTTGGCGGCGGACAAGCACAAGTTGAAAGTAACGAAAGCAAAGAAAATGGAAAAGATGCCGCAGCAGTAGGAGGAATGGCATCGTCACTTTCTACATTAATTAAGCAAACTGAAAAACTTAATCCTAAAGCAGGGGATAAACTTAAAGGATTTGTTATTACATTATCCGAAGGGATTAAAGATACAGCAAAAAATATTGAAGGAATTGATACCGATGATTTATCTGCAAAAATGATTAATTTTTATACAGCAATTAGTCAAAATATTTTACAATTTGTAGGAGCAATGGTATTGGTTGCTGTCACAGCACCTTTATTTGCATTTGGAATATTGGTATTTTCATTAGGAGTCATCACAATGTTAAAAATATTATCTAATGCTGTTGCGGTGTCACCTAAAGTATTTCTTGGTGTTGTTTTAATAAACTATTTAGCAAAAAATGTGGCTAAATTTGTATTAACAATGACATTAGTAGGATTAGTTGCACCTTTATTTGCATTAGGCGTATTGGTATTTGCATTGGGAGTAACAGCATTACTAAAAATACTTTCAAATGCTGCCAGTGTTAGTGTTAAAACAATGTTAGGTCTTGCTTTATTATCATATGTTTTATCCAATATTAATTCTTTTTCATTAGCAATGGTATTAATTGGAATAACCGCTCCTCTATATGCATTAGGAGTTATGGTTTTTATATTATCAATTAATGCTATATTAAAAGTATTGGCTAAAACGGCAACACCTGAAGTTATGATCGGTGCAAAAGCAATCAGATCGATAAGTTTAACAACAGTTTTATTTTCGTTGACCATGTTATTTATAGGAAGCTTCGCTCCTAAAATTGCATTAGGGGCAATTACGGTTTCTTTATCTATACTTGCGGTCGGTGGGGCTTTATATTTAATAGGAAAACTTAATTCCAAAGGAGATATTACCAAAGGAAGCGCTACATTAGCCGCTTTAATTTTGCCTTTAATAGGTTTTTCTGCTGCATTATTAATATTATCCTTAATTCCTGGTGATCCCATGGACCTTGCATTAAAAATAGCTGTAATCGGAGCATCTATTGTAGTATTAGGATTAGCTGCATATGCTTTAGGATTAGTTGCGCCTGTTACAGCAATAGGAGCAGGAATTTTAACACTTTTAGCAGGAAGCTTAGTAATCTTTGCAGGAGCTTTATTTATTTTATTTAAAACTAATTTTACTAAAGAACAAGCAGATAATCTTGCTTATACTATACTTGAATTAGGAAAATCGCTTTCTTTATTGGGTTTAATGTCACCTCTTATTGCATTAGGTGCAGCAGCATTAATTCCAGCTACAGTTGCATTAATTCCATTAACAGGATCGCTTGCGATATTTAAAACAATAGGTTGGACAGAAACGGATGGCGTCTTACTTAAAAATGCCGTTCAAAGTACCGTACAAGCATTTTCAAACGCTTTAGATGGAGTAGGTATACAAGGAATGCTTAAATTAGTTGCGGCAATTCCTATAATTGGAATGTTAGGTTTTTCATTGTCATCAATCGCAATGGGAATTAAAAGTATGGCTTCGTTAACATTCACACAAATGGAATGGGATGATTCGCAAAAAAAATTAGTTGCAAAAGGACAAGTTAAATTAACACCTGAAGAAATTAAAGCAGTAGGGCCAAATGTAGCTTCTATATTAAATGCGCTGATTCAGCCACTAACTGATTTTGGACAAGCAGCTGCGGAAGGTTCAGGATTATTTAAAAATGGATATTTAGAAAAAGGAATTGATGCATCAGCTAAAGTTGGCAACATAATTGGTTCAATAGCAAAAGGTGTATCCGAGATGGCTAACTTAAGTGTCATAAAATACAAGGTTAAGAATAATCAACTTGTACCTTATGACATTGTTAAATTATCTTCACCTGATTTTGTAAAAGCGGGCGAAGGTGTTAAATCAGTATTAGAAGCACTTGTGGCTCCTTTAACAGATTTTGGCAAATCTGCAGCGGAAGGTTCAGGACTATTTAAAAGTGGTTATTTAGAAAAAGGTATTGACGCTTCGGCTAAAGTAGGCGATATTATAGGATCTTTAGCAAAAGGAGTATCAGACATGGCCAATCTAAATGTGGTTATGTATAAAGTTAAAAATAATCAACTTGTACCTTATGATGTTGTTAAATTAGGGCCAGCTGATTTTGTTAATGCAGGAAATAATGTTAATGCTTTGTTAACAGCATTAACACAACCTCTTGAAATGTTTGGAAAAAGTTGGGCTGAAGGTGGAGGATGGTTTAGTAAAGGTAATATTGAAAAAGGCATCGAAGGAATTTCAGAAATTACTGATCCAATTTCCAAACTTGCCAAAATGATAACGGAATTAGCCGCTGGAAAAGCAACTATTAATGAATTAAGAAACGGTAAGCTTGTTCCTGTAGAAACTATTTCTTTTGCGCAGGCGGTTCCTAAAGCAATAGAATCAATTAGCAATTTATTAACAACTTTACCTAATGTTTTAACATCATTTGGAAATTTTTACATAGCGCAAAAAGATATTATTAACGAAAGTATATCAGGTATTAAAAATGTTGGGAATGGAATTTTTGAAATAGCTAATATAGGAAAAATGATAACCGAAAGAAAAACCGAATTGGATAACGCGGCAAATGTTGCATCAATGTTGGTTCCTGCTTCAAATAGCATGATGATGGTTATCAAAAGTTATATTGAAATGCAATCTCTTATCTCTTCTAATGACGGCGGAGGTTTATTTAAAAAACAGTATTCATTAACACCGTTATTTACTGATTTAGGCAATTCACTAAACGCTGTACAACCTGGATTAGAAAAACTAAATCCTGCGGACATTCTAAAATTTGAAAATTTAACTAAAGTTATTGAAAGATTGACAACAGTTGTATCCCCATTTGAAAAATTCGTAAAGGCGTTTGGAACTTTTTCTAAAGATGTTGGAACTTTTACAAAAAATTGGAAAAACTTTACCGAAAAAGATGCGGCATCCTTTAAAATATATGGGGATGTAACGGAAAAAATATCTAAGGTTGACGTAGGAAAATTAAAAGAAGCGCTTAATGCATTAATAGTATATGAGCAGCAAAAACTTCAAGTAGAAATAGAAAAGGCAAAAATGATTAAAGAAAGTGGAGCTGACGGTTCTTCAAGTAGCGTATTTGATAAACTTAATAATTTGTTAGATTCATTTGTTGGCGGAGGAGAAACAACATCAGAAGGTTTATCATCTGAAGGGGGAATAATTTCTACTCCTAAAATACAGGTTAACGGAAATATATTTGTATCTGGGAATATTGACAAAACCTAATTATAATATATAAACTATAAAAAAAATATTTGCAATGAGCAATTTTGTTAAATTCACCGATTGGGAAAAAACCAAATATGAAATTACTGAAAATAAAGAAAAGGCGGAAACAAAATTAGAAAAAGAACCGTCGACGGCGCAATTAATTGCTGAGCTTGAAGATTTAATAGAATTAAGAAAAAAGGCGGTTAGAGAAAAAAAATCTTATGATGCTCAAATTTTGGAATTAGATATTAAACTAAAAAAATTAGATATTGAAAAAGCTGAACTTGTTAAAAAGAAACAAGATTTATCAGAAGCTAAAGATATTGCCAAAAAGAAAAATATAGAAGGAATAAGCCATGACCAAGAATAAAAAAACACAAAAATTTGTTGACTTTGAAGAAGGGTTAACCAGCAACTACGAACCGCCTAAATATGTGGCACAGCCTGCTGAAGGTGATAAAGGTTTTGAAATGTTTCATAAAGCATTTCAGGATCAAAAAGTATTTTTTACACCGTTTATTCGTAGTACAAACAAGGATTTAGAAGACTGATAATTTCAAGAACTATTCATCATTTTGTAATATAATATTAAAAATTTAAACAATGCAAAAAACTTTTCAAGTCACTCCAGAATTTAAAGAAAGAATAACGGAATTGTTACAAAAATTAAAATACGGCACAATTTTTCCGTATATGAATTTAATTAATCGCGAAGGATTTATTTATACTGAAGATGAATTAAATTCTTTTATTGCTCTATTATCAGAATTTCCTTACGCAGAAGTAGCCGAATTCTTTGCAACAATTAAACAAAATGTAATAGAAGTTAATGAAGGACAAGAGGTTTCTACAGAAAATTGAATCATTTAAGGAAATAGTTAATCAGATAGCAAATTTATCTGTTTCTTCTTCCCTTAAAGTAGGAGCCATTGCACTAAAAAAAGATTTTTCTAAAATTGGAGCATTTGGATATAATGGAAGTTATTCAAATGCTCCAATTAATCCTGCAACTGGAACAGAGGAAGATAGCCTTGAGCCTGGAAAAAGCGGAATGATTCATGCTGAAATTAATTTGGTTGCAAAATTCCGAGAAACTGATCCTGAAAATTACATAATTATAATTTCACATTCTCCATGTAAAATGTGTGCAAAAGTTTTGGTTAATGCTGGTTTTAAACACATCTATTGGCTTAACGAATACAGAGAAGTTTCCCACCTATCCGAAATTTTTAGTCATGCTGGAATTATCGGATGTAATATTAATAACCTCGAAAAAAATTTTTAAATTGTTAATAACTTTTGTGAAAAAAATTTTTTTATTTCAATAATTAGTTGTATATTTGTATTGTAATTAATTAAACAACTGATTATATGAAAAAGGAAAAAGAATTATCATTACAAGAAATGGGTATGTCTTTCTTTAATACTCGCACCGAAATGGATTTTTCTCGAGTGTATGCAAGACTTAAGCCTAGCATCTCATATTACCTTAGAGAATTGGTACCAAATCAAGATGACCGCAATGAGGTAATTGCTACAACCTTTGCAAAGGTATGGAGTAAAATCGAACAATACGATCCTTATTGGAACTTCAGTACATGGGTTTACCGAATTGCTCGAAATGAAGCTCTTTTATTTCACCGTGGCCGTAAACGGATTTATTCCTACGAAGGTATGGAGGAGCAAGGAATTAATATGGAAAAGAAATCTCCACACCACGAAGATGTTTACGAACAAGAAGAAAATCCAATTGATTTATTGTACAGTGAAGCACTTAGTGCTATTGAAGAACTTCCAGATATTTATAAAATCGTATTAACATTAAGAGAAGTTCAAAAGAAAAAGTACGAAGATATAGCCGAAGAGCTTGGCTGGAAACATAACACCGTTAGGACTCGTATTCGCAAAGCCCGTGAATTGGTTCGGCAAAATTTAATTCAAAAAAATTCTGATTTAGTAAAAAGATATCAAGAAACATGTTAAGATTAAAACTTATTTGGTATGACATTAAAGGTTTTCTAATTGCTAGAAACATAATTAAAAAACATAAAAATACCGTGGATTTTAATAAACATGGTTTAAGAGTAGATTGGATATGCAGAGTTTATACTGTAATTAATCCATCACCCGAAGATAAAGGAGATTCACCTGAAGTGTTGCGCATTAAAGCGCAAAACAAAATGTTGCCTATCCATAAGTATATGGATAAAATAGGTCTAAGCGAATTTGTGACGGTTTCAGTGGAGCAAATACCTGATGCTGAAGATCCTACAAAAATTACTGATTCGTATTTATTAGTTTATTATCCAATTTTCAGAATATTAACAACTTGGATTATAATAGGATTCATAGCAAGCAGTGCTATTATCTCTTATTTATTTTTTAAATTTTTTTAACTTAAATATATAAATTTATAATTTTAAAAACATGAGAAAAGAAACAAAAATGAAGGTTGTATTATCAACCAACAATGAAAAGCAAGAGCATCGTAAGAAACTTGCAGAATTTTTAGAAAACAAATTAAATAAAAAACGCGGAGAGTTGATGGAAAAAAAGTATGTCATCAGCGGAGGATTAGATACCGCGCGTGCTCTTCATAATTTTTTGAAGAATGAAGCACAATGGAAGTTTAATGAAGCTCTTGGTATTATTGAAGGTTGCCGAGTTTTAAACGAAGAGATTTTTAAGTTGACATCTGCAACATCTGATCATGAATTGGAATTAGGCCCAGTAACTATTGAAGCACTTTATTATTTTTTAACCAAAGAAGAAGGAAAAGGTTTAGAAAAAGCGGAATCTTTTATTAATAATTTATTGCGCCCAATTAATGAGGCACTTACTGCATACAAAACTGAATGGACTGAAGTTAATCAAATGGAAAGAGACTTAGGAACTCTTCAAGATGCTATTATGAATCGTATTTCATTTGAAGGAGAGGATGAATTTCTAAAAGAAATTGAACAAGAACTATCTGAAGAAATTAAAAATAATCAATAAAATATGAACAAGTTTAATGAATTTTTAGACAAAAATTTTAAATTGATTTTTTTGGGATTCCTATTAGTTATTTTTATTAATACTTGCGGGAATCCAAATAAGACAGTAAATAAAAAACTTATTGTTTTAACAGAAAAAATTGATTCACTAAGTACTGTAGTAGCAACGCAAAAAGATCTTCAAATCGAAGGATTACGATCAGAAAAACGTATGATTCAATCAACCGACAGACGTTTGTTAGACGTCGACCGTCAATCTGAAATTGACAAAGAAATTAAAATACTTGAGAATAAATGAGACAAAAACTTCTAAAAGGCTTTATTGTTACGACTTTCATATCGCTTTATTTAGTAGTAAGTATAATTTCAACTATTCACGTAATTGACTTTTTTAAATTATCCAATCCTGAATGGCTTGCAATTTCTCTTGCCGTTGCTTTTGAAATAGGAGCAACCGCATCTTTAGCCTCTATCATAGCAATGGATAAAATGAATAAGACCCTTGTTTGGTTTTTATTTATTATTTTAACTATGATGCAGATGATGGGTAATACGTTTTATGCATTTACTCATTTGGAAAATTATCAAAGTTGGGTAGAGCTTTTTGGACTAATTGAAGAAGAGACAATTTATCAAAAAAGAATTTTATCAATCATTAGTGGAGGTATTTTGCCGGTAGTTGCTTTAGGTTTTATTAAATCATTGGTTGATTATATTCGTCCGGATAAAGATGAAGAGACAAAGATTACCGAATTAACAACATCTGAACCAATATCTGATAATTCTCCTGAAGTAAGTCCAAAAAAAACTAAGAAAGCTAAGCGAGGTAAACCCGCTAATAGAAAGTTAAAAAATAAAGATAAATCTAAAGACAGTCTTAAACCTACTGAAAATGCTGAAATAATTGAAGAGCCTGTTAAACCTACTTGGAGCGACGTAACTGATTCTATAACTGAAATTTCTAAACCTTTAACTCAATCCAACGATTCTGAAAAATCTCAAGTATCTGAAATTATTGAAGATGCTGGCGATTCAAAACTTAAAAATGAAATTAAAATTGCTGAGGAATCTTTTAATCAAGAACCTGATAATAACAGCAATGTTAACACTTTTGAGGAGCCCGCCCAGCAAAATGCACCCGCAACTCAAGAGTCTCTTATAAAAGAAGAGATAAATAATATTGATTTGCAAAGCAATGAATCTAAAAATAAGGCAAGAATGCACCCGCAAATTATGCCCGGAGTTTTAGAATAAAATTACATATATAAAAATGTCTGTTGTACCCAAAATAAAATGTCCACCTGATTATTCAATACGTTGTTTTAGACTGATTGATCCGATGTCCTACGGAATTGTAAAAGGTGCACAAACAGAAATTGCTATTCCAACAAAAGGAATATGTATTCCTGTGAATAGGTATGACGACAAACGACTAATACTTAGAGCAGGATCAACGCAGAAAATTGATATTAGCGGGATTGCCGAATATGGTGAACTGTCTGAGCAATATCAATTTTCTGTTGATCTAACTAATACCCCTAATATAATCGGGAATGGAACTAAACACAAATATGAATTATATGATGATTCATTAAACTTAATAAGTTCAACCGAATTTACAGTAAACGGTAATTTTTCTTCCTCTCTTTCTTCCGCTGTAGGTCAAAACTCCGCTCTCTATTCGTTAGTTAATTTTGATACACAAAATATTTCCGTTGGAAGTTTTGTTGTTTCTGCTATTCAAAAAGGTGTTAAATATCGGCACATTTTTTATTTTGACATTGATGGATTTGGTGGGTCAGAACCTTTTCCGTATATACACCCTGGTAATTTAATTCAAAAGTATCGCAAGTATATTGACGGTGCAGTAAAGATTATACTAATAATACCTGAATTTAACAAAGTAAATACTGATTCATGTGGTTGCGCCGATTCATCAGGAATTATTCTTTCAAATGTCAAATATTTTCAATACACATCAATTTCTGAATATGAGAAATTTCAAAAAGTTTCTCCTATTTCGATAAATGGTAATGATAATTTATATACTTGGAATGGAAATAGCAAAGATCATATAGGTTATCATTTTTATACTAATGATTTAGTTAACATATCAACGGATACTTTTAAAAGAGCATTAATTCAATCAATTCAAGGTTATCAAATTACAACTGACACTAATATAGGCAATAATACCGAAGGTATTCTTAATCACGTTTGGAGTCCTAGTTCTGTTAAGTGGATTACTGGCGGAGAAATGATGCTTATATCAGGCGGGCAAGATGTGACTGAAACAGATAACTTATTTATAGAATCCGTATATTTAAAAAATCCGCATTCATTTGATATTCCTATGCGGATATTAATAGGTGTTTAATATGTCTTTTTTCGCAACAAATTATTTTCCGATAACAGCTACGTATTTTTCTGAAAAAAAATCGTATGTTCATAAGCCTGATGGACGCCGCCCTATTATAGGTTTGCATATTTTTAAATGGGATCCTAACATATCAGTTTTAAAAGTTAAAACATCAGGAGGATCAGTTGTGACTTTTAGCGGAAATGCATTAGTTGAAGGCGCCGTATATTGGGTAGGAGTTTCAGAAGTTATTGAAGTAAAAGGCTCACCTGAAAATACTGAAGTACACGGTATAATTTCCACATTTAAAACTGTTTAAAGAATTTTTTGTCTTTATCTTATTGATATATAAATAAAATCAAGAGACAAAGACATGTGTAATTGTAAAGTTAGATTAATTAATTTAAAGAATAGAAAAAAAGCCAAATTAATAATTAGAGGTTTAATAATTGAACGGTAACATTGTTATCGTTCAATTTGCGTTTTTTTAAAGCGCATTAAACATACGCAAACATGCTTTTTTAATATTTTTAAAAATATAAGCTTTGTGATGAAATTAAAAAAAATGAAAATATCTTAGGTGGCTACGCAAACTAATTTGATAACATCATTCGTTAGAAGAATAAGTAAATATTTTCTTTCTGACACAGCTACATGGTACAGACCACGTAGCATTGAACCCGGATTGAATCATATTGATGATCCGCTGTCTTTTGACGAAAAGACAATTTATAAAGGAGAAGAAATAATTGACCTAAGTAAAGGTAAATTATTCACACAAGATGGCTCAGAAATAATTGAATTAAATTCCAATAATTCCATTCTTTCAGGACTTGCTGTTAAAGAGCCGAGTACAGGCATTTCGGGTGGATCTTTATGGATATCTGTTGATTCAGGTGCAGCAAGAATTGACGGAAGAACTTATTGGCACACTCAATCATCTGCAAGTGGAGATATTCAAATTGCTCCCAACACTAGTTTAATAAATGGAAGGATTGATATTATTACAATATCAGGAAATTACCCTGTGCCAGCCACTGGAGTTACTGGAATGCCTTCTAATGCAACAGAATATGCAGCACAAATAAATTATCATCAAGGAAATGAAGCTCCTCCAGGGCGCCCTATTTCATTTATAGGAAACGTTACAGGAGGTTCAAATATTATAACTTTTGCAGGAGGAACAGGATCAGTGTACGGAATAAATCCTGGTGATATTATAGTAGGAAACGGTATTGCATCACAGGCAACCGTAATGTCTGTTTCTGCTTCAGGTATACAAATCAATACAACTTTTGCATCATCAGCAACTGATGTATCATTTGCCATTTCTGTAAATTCATTGGGTTTAAATGTTGGTTTATATGCAACTAGTTCAACAGGATCAAACGTTTTAACAAGAATAGGTGGAGGTGTTGTTAACTCAGGCGATTTAATATATGGATATGGATTTGATTTTGGTACTAAAGTTACAAACGTATCAGGAAACACTATAACCCTTTCTAATAGTTCAACTGTAGGTGGTAATAATATATTTGGTATAGGTGATGCGGCTGATGAAGCAATTTATAATCAAATTGCAATTCCTTCTAATGAATTAGTATTAGCGGCTGTTTTTGTTCCAGCAAATTATACTGGCTCAAGTGCTGCAAATAATTTAAGACCTTTTAGTGTAAGTCAAATATGGAAAACATTTGGAATAATGTCTCAAAATGTTTCAGACATTTTAGAAACATTACGACAAAGCGTTTCTTATTATTTATCAGACGCTTCTTATGTATCTGACCAAATAATTATAGATCGTTTTTCACATAAGATTTATCAGGTAGTTAGAAACCATTATAGTACATCGTTAACCGCGTCGGTTTTAAACGGTGATATGATTCCTATATCAGGTGGTAATACTGGAAGCGGTGGATCAAGTAGTTCATCAGGTTCAAGCGGCACTTCAGGTACAAGTGGTACAGACGGCACAAGTGGAACTTCAGGTATAGATGGTACATCAGGCACTTCAGGTACAAGTGGTACAGACGGCACAAGTGGAACTTCAGGTATAGACGGCACAAGTGGAACTTCAGGTATAGATGGTACATCAGGCACTTCAGGTACAAGTGGTACAGACGGCACAAGTGGTATAGATGGCACATCAGGCACAAGTGGTATAGATGGCACATCAGGCACAAGTGGTATAGATGGCACATCAGGCACAAGTGGTATAGATGGCACATCAGGCACAAGTGGAACTTCGGGTGTAGACGGTACATCAG